GGCGAAGCCCGACGACTGTTGCGACACTACCCAACAGAGTGGGATATGCAAAGAGCGTCAGACGCGGTTCCCGAAGTGTTCGCCGAACGCATGGAACCTGTTTACCGTATGATCCGACAGTACGAAGAGGAGAAGAAGCATGACGATGCATCTTGAAGGCCCTTGGATGACCACCACCAAGTATTCTAAGAAGGCACACAAGAAGTGGGCATCTTCGGAATCCAAGCAAAAGGCCGAGCGCGAAGCTCGTGAGTGGGAAGAACTACAGAAGTCGTGGGATAAACTCGCTCCACGCTTTTCGAACAAGTCGCCAGCACAACAGATGCCACGCGGTGCGTTCCGCCCATTACAGTCCGGGCCTAAGTATCCGCCTGGACGTGAGCCACAAGTCATACCTAGTCGTGATTCGGGTGGTGGTGTAGCGGCATTACCCCCACAGAAAGTCTATACCGGCGACAAGATCAAAGGTATCGGCACTCTACATAAATCCAACGCGGTACCTATCTTTTCTGACGAAGAAGCGGTAGCCATCGCACACATGAGGAGATAACGATGTTTACATTGATCGTAGGTATCGCTGTAGGTTGGTTGATCCCCAGGCCCGCTGTGTTCGGCCGAGTAGAAAGGCATATCTGGGAACCAGTGAAAGATCGTTTCCCGGGTTGTCGCAAATGGTTCGGTTAAGGAGACTGACATGATGACTAAACTCATTTTCGTGTTGGTGTTGTTTACCAACGATGGCAAGATCCAGCACTTCGCACAGTTCAAAACACAGACACAATGCGAATCTTTCGCGAAGACGTTTAATAGCTCAAATTCGTCACTGGGACGTGCGGTGTGTATGCCCGAGAACGTCCGGGCCGAAGTAGACATCGACCAAGCGATATCCAAGATGGCTTCGATGATGAACAAGATGAAACAAGAGATGGAAAAAAATGAAACTGTATCAAACCAGCGACCTACACCTTGAGTTCGCAGACTTAAACATTGAAAACCGCGATGGAGTGGATGTGCTCATCCTTGGCGGCGATATCTGTACGGCACATCACATCAACAAAGATTCCGAGCGTGGCGAACGCTACAGGAATTTCTTCCAGCGTGTCTCCCGGGACTTCCCCCACGTGATCTATGTCATGGGCAACCATGAACATTACTCCGGTGACTTCGCTAAAAGCCAGAGCCAACTACAAGATATATTCGATCAGCTAGAATTGCGGAACATCCATTTGCTAGAAAAAAGCTCCGTGGACATCGGGGGCTATACCTTCATCGGTGGCACTCTCTGGACTGACCTGAACCGCGGCGACCCCATCACCGTACATTCCGTAGAAGCATTGATGAACGACTATCGTGCGTGTAAGAATACCAACGACACGAACGTGTGGAAACTACTGCCACGACATACCGCAGAAGACCATCGCCAGATGCGAGCCTACATCAAGCATGTGATCGAAGAGCGACATGGCTGGGGCATCATCGACCGTCGTGTAGTGGTAGTCACACACCATAGCCCTAGCCTACAGAGCATCCACGATCTGTATCGCCATGACAAAGTCATGAACGGTGCGTTCCACAGCGACATGGACGAGTTCATCCTAGACCGACCCGACATCGCGCTGTGGACACACGGTCATACCCATTTTGATTTCGATTACATGATCGGAGATACCCGTATCGTGTGTAATCCGCGCGGTTATATGGGATATGAGTCACAAGCCCAGACTTTCCAGCCCAAATTAATAGAGTTAGATTAAATACATACTTTATCAGGAGATTAAAACTAACACATGGCAAGAGATGACACTCTCACAGTAACTGGTACTGTTCTTGAACTACTACCTAATGCTACGTTCAAGGTGGAATTAGAAAACAAACACGTCATAGTCGCATATTTGGGCGGCAAACTAAGACAGCATAACATCAAGATACTCATGGGCGATACAGTTGACGTTGAGATGAGTACTTACGATCTCAATCGAGGACGTATAACATATCGCAATAAATAATAGATCATGAATGAAATACGTGAAATCATTGATCTACTAGAATCAAAGAACTCCCAAACCCTGGAAATGGTCAAACTGCCTGGGGGCATGAACAGTTTCACTCCTGTATTGAGTTCGGCCTTGATGCAACTGCATTATGGAAAACTCTACAAGGGCTATGTCACCCGCTACAATGCCAAGGAAGGTGATTGCACTTTCAACGAAGCCGGGGCCCGCTTACACGATCTTTATTTTAGCCAGTTCAAAACACGTTCAGCCAGTAATCGCCCCACTGGGCGAATCCTAGACATGATCAACAGGGAGTATGGTGATTTTGTCACTTTCAAAAAAGCCATCACTGAAGAGTGCATGAAAGTACAAGGGTCGGGCTGGGTGTATGTGAATCGTCAAGGCAAGCTCAAACAAATCAAGAATCATCGTATTCCCAGCGACGGCATAGTCATCATCATCGACATGTGGGAACACGCTTTCCAGATGGATTATCACAGCGACAAGAAAAAATATATCGATTCACTCTGGAAGATCATGGATTGGTCCGTGATCAATCAACGTACTTGATAGCTCATTAAACACCCAGTTTAAATCCCACCAATTCCACGAACCACCATCCTTTCGATAAATAGTATATAAAAGGATGGTAATATGTCATTTTCGAACGTAAACATCGGTTCAGGTAACAGTACCGGGGACGGCGATTCTCTGCGTAGGGCCTTTGAAAAGATCAACCAGAATTTCGCTAACATAGCAGAAAGCAGATTTGAAATCACTGTTAATTCTGCGGTGATGAGCGTAAACGACCAAGTTGGCGATGTTTTACTCACAGTATCGGATATCACTGGGGCGGCATCTCAAGGATACGCAGACACCAAAGCCGAGTACGCTATCGCTGCATCAAGGAACTACACCGATAATAAAGTATCTCTGCTATCGTCTGTGATCGATGACAAGATCGGAACATCGATCAGCAATCTGATCGACTCAGCACCCAGCAACCTAAACAGCCTCAGAGAACTAGCAGAGGCATTAAATGACGATGCTGGATTCGCAGCCAATATTTCCAGCCGAATTTATGCCGTTGAAAGCAGCATCGAGTCCTTGAGTATCGGAACCAGTTCTGGCCTTGATGAAGAAATTTCCGCTAGGATTTCTAGCGACACTGATTTACAAATACAAATAACTGCTATATCTGCCAATGTTGCATCTTTGCAGGCTAATGACACTCTATTAGAAAACAACAAGGCCGATGTGTCAACAGTCAATGACATAATCGACGAACTTGCGACCAAGGCCAACACATCAACAGTCAATGACATAATCGACGAACTTGCGACCAAGGCCAGCATATCAACAGTAGAGGCCATTGATCAGGCGCTCGCAGACAAAGTTGATCGAACTGAAGTCGAAGATATAATCGCCCAACAGGGAAATTTCGTCACGATCGATCAGCAAGGTCGGTTGGTGATAACCAACGGAGCCTCTCTTGATGTCTCTAGCGAAGGAACATCTTACAGCGATACTTTTTTCAAGACCTACGATCCTGTTGGTGCATTATTTGTAACAGCTAAAGATTTAGTCAGCAACGGTTCTACAAATACACAAAACTATACCGAAATTGGTCATAGTTTCGTCACGCAAGTGCGTGTCACTGAAGATCTTACTAAGTATGACAGACTAAGAGGTTTCAACTCAACAGTTGACATTATACTAGATGGCCAAACTTGGGACGCATGGACTAAGTTTGCTACGATATCAGGAACAGCATTTTCAGCTAGTGCCATCGGAAAAGGTACGATCAGCCAACTATCGGGAGGTTCATCTTTCGCATTCGCTAAACCTACCACTGGTGCGCTAGATGTAATCGACACCACGACCACCGGAGACACCGACACCGACAAAGGAATGCTAGTGGGATTTATCGCTGGAGCCCAGTTGATGTCAACCAGCGACGAGGATTCCATAGTGGATGTTGCTGCTGGATTTGTACCATCTATATTGACTGACAACTCCACCGGTGCAGCTACGGTAAAAAATGCCGCAGGACTTTATCTGCCTTATCGTAGCAATAGTTCAAATTCGTGGGCGAGATCATTGGGTACTTCTGTGATCGAAAATCGTTACAGCATACTCTCTGAAGATCCTACTGCTATTCTTTACAATGCCGGTGACATAACGACTAACAACTCATTGATCGTCGGGCAAAGCATCATTTTTGGTGATGGACAGGCATTTTCAGGATATTATAACCAACTCAAAGAAATTCCACAGGATTTGGTGACACAATCGTCGTTAGATGACGAAGCGTCACAGAGATCCTCGGCTGACCAAGAGCTACAAGATCAGATTGATAATATTACCAACAATGTCGATCCGGCCGCACTCGATTCACTAGCAGAAATAGTAGCTGCATTCCAGGGAGCCGACAGCAACCTCAACAATGCCATCACTAATCTTTCTGCATCCGCGACCAGTGGATTAGCACTCAAAGCCAACATAGCCGATTTATCTCTTGTTGCTACAACTAATAACTATAATGATCTAAATAATCTTCCCACGATACCGACTATCCCTTCGGTAGTCAGTGTGTTCAGCAACGATGCAGGTTATCTAGTAGCCAGCGACGTCGCTGGCAAGGTCGATGCTGTATCTTTAGCGCCAGTCGCCACTTCGGGCAGTTACCTCGATCTCGAAGATCTGCCGACTAATGTAAGTTCTTTTGTCAACGACGCTAACTATCTCACATCCTATACAGAAACCAATGATCTCACAGCCGCAGTGACTTGGGCTACCGTACCTGACTCTTACGTCAGTTCTTCTAGCGTCACGCAACATCAGGCCAACATCTCTATCACAGAAAGCCAGATCTCAGATCTGGGATCATATCTCACCGCAGATTCAGAATTGGCCTTCGCAAAACTCACTGGTTTGCCATCCACTCTTGATGGCTATGGAATCACCGATGCCTTTGATGGTCAGTATTCCAGTCTCGCTGGTGCTCCAGTCTTAGCAACCGTAGCCACCAGCGGTGACTACAACGATCTCGTCAACAAGCCTACCAGCAATTTTACCTTCGCCAACAACACCATTGGTGTATCCACTACGGATAGTAGCATCACCATTGATGCCAATGGTGCAGGCGAAATCGTCATGAACGATCGAGTCGGTATCAAACAAAGCAACCCAGGTTTGACTCTACATATCGGATCAGTCAATGACAGCGAACCCACTGTTGGTGTCGCTATCACGTATGGCAACGACAATATTTCTGGAACTGCTTCTCTGCAATGGGATTGGAACGACGGCATTGGTGCTGGCAGCAATACCAGCGACACCACCGAACATGCACGATTTGGTATCTTCAAGAACGACGCTCTCGGTCATGCATGGTTGACGTTTGACCAAGACGCCCCTGCCAACGCATTAGCAGTCACATCCACTGGAGAACTCTTGGTATCTGGTACTGCTGTAGCACTAATCGATCAAGTTTCTAAAGTAACAACTGTTCCCGTGACCAGCCTAGGACAAGCAGGTGATGTCACAGGTATGATCGCAAATGACGCCAACTATCACTACTACTGTACCTCTGACTACGATGGTGTCACCGATATCTGGCGGCGTGTGGCATGGGGAAGCGATACTTGGTAACCATAAATATCAAAAACGGATGACATAAACATGGCAAGAATAGTAATTAGAAACACACCATCTAACTCGGGCGCTGGTATGAGCATCAAGGAAGCCTTTGATGCAGTCAACAGCAATTTTACCGAACTCTATGATACCTATATCATTGAGCAAATCAGCGAATCTGTGAGAGATATCGAAGCAACATTTTCCGGCGGGACTGTGACCAGTGCCGTTGAAATACTAGATCCCAGCGCCAGTACCGATGTTAATAGCGGAGCATTGATCGTTAACGGCGGAACCGGTATAGCTGGAAACCTCAATATTGGCGGATCTGCGACAATCTCCGGAAACCTTACTATTGGTGGAAATGTTTCCGTACAGAAAGTGACCACAGCCAGTGTTGATACTGGAACGATTACATCAACCTTGGCCACATCAGATGAAATCTCTGCGAGATTGATAAGCATAGAAAAAATTACATCCGACGCTTCATTGACTATTGACGTCGATACAATCCTTGAGGGTAATCTGTCGGCTGCAGGAAGCGTGTTTGTTGGTACATTAGATACTACTGATATAAATTTAACTGGATTGATCAACGGAACTACAAGATGGTTTAACGGAAATATCGTGATGGAGCCAGGATATGGCATCAATCAAGCCAGTCGATTGATAGGCGGTACTATCGTCGGTTCAGGAAACAGTCCATCAACTGATATTAACTCTGGGTCCTTACAAGTGCGTGGCGGTGCTGGTATCACTGGGAATTTAAACATTGGCGGCACAGCCAAGTTTTTGTCTAATGTATCTGTGGCAAATTTTTATATACCGTCCTCATCGTCAGACAGCGGCACACCTGGACAATTATCTTGGGACGAAAATTATTTTTACATCTATGCCGACACTCAATGGATTAGATTTCCCAAAGACACTGGGAGTTGGTAATGTCTAGACCCCGTTGGATCACCGCCGCGGGAAACTTGGGATCAATACCCGAGTTGTTTTTCTATGAAAAACGATTAGAAGTAAGTACCGACGGATCGTCAACAGCCGATGAATCTGTGAGATTTACATTCCAATCTGGAGAACTACCTCCCGGTATACAAATAGTGCGCTCCGGAATGCTACAGGGTGTACCAGTAGTACTTGATCCCATCGAAGTCGACGAAACAAGAGAATATCGTTTCACTATCCGTGCAACCACACAACAAGGCACCGTAGTCGATCGAACATTTTTCCTTTCAGTCAATAATGTTTTTCCTCCGGTGATTACTCCCAGGATAAACAACCTTGGCAATGTATTCGACGGGACTTATTTCCAAAAGCAATTACGTGCGGTAGAAGAGAATCCTAATGCCGACTTAAAATGGAAAATCACAAAAGGACAGTTGCCACCCGGAGTAATCATGTCGAGCTCGGGGCTCATCTCAGGTTACATACTAAGAGAAACCGACGAATATGCCTCGATAACACCGGGCTACGATACCTATAATCCTAACAATGCGTCGGTGAGGACTTTCTTCGATGATGTACCATACGATTCATTGGGGAAATCTAGAAACCGAGCCTATACTTTTACTGTCGAAGTTTCAGACGGTGCTAACGTCGACTCCTTGAATTACGTCATCAGCGTAGCATCAAAAGGTCTATTTACAGCCGACCAAGATCACTTTATTAACGGAGTGATCTACAAGTGGAGACCTAACACGCCATACACACGTGGTACGATATTAAGATATCAAGATCTGCTTTATGTCGCTAACGAAGATGTGCTATCGCGTGAAGATATCACGCCCGATACATCGTCGATCTATCGTTTGTATCAGATACAAAAAATCGCTATCACCGCCGATAACAATTCTCTCACTGTCGACCACGATAATCGTTACTTACCAGTGATCATTACGCCAGCCGGAAATTTACCAACTCTTCGGCAAGAAAACAATTTTGCTTTTAAATTTGATGCCATTGATTTCAATGGAGACGATTTGACTTGGTCGATCTCTACTAGTGGCGGATCCGGTTTCGATAAAAACGCAGTAAGATCAATTGGGTTTTCCCAAGACACATACGTAGAATTTTATTCTGATGGTAGCACCGACAATCTTTTGTTGGCTGGTATACCCGAATGGACTCCAGCAAAGAACTACAAGGAAGGTGAAATAATCAGCCATCGAGAAATAATTTATCAAGTCAATCAAGATCACGTTTCCTTGCTAAATTATCCTCCTGATGTCAGTTCCAATTACACATTAAAGAACCTCGGAAACACATCGGTTAACATTTATTCTAATTTTCCCGAAGTCGCAGAATTTAATATTTTTGGATTATTTAAACCCGACAGCGAAGAGGACGATGACCAAGATCCCGATATCGTTGAGCTCGACGTCGATGTTGACTATGTTGTGCTGGATCGCGGACAGCAACTCAAATTTACAGATCCGTTGCCCCAAGGGAAATATTTTGTTGGGTTGACTTTGACCTACCCCGAGATAGATCCAGCAAACGAAACAGGAATAGGTTTTGATCGTGACGGTACCGTATTCGACGAAGGAGAAAGTAAATTGCCTCCGGCGTTGTCGTTAGATGAAAACGGTTGGTTGCACGGGTACCTTGAACCACAGCAAGAAGAAATCAAAACATATGAATTTATCATTACAGCGGAAAAGAAATTAATTTCGCAGAGAAAAGTGTTATCTCCTGCTCAAGCAGAGAGTTTTATACTCGATCTTTCTTATGTACCGGGTACATCAACGGTTGGACGATCTATCATTGTAGGCGGTATACCAGAAGGCACTAAGATCCTCAGAGAAGAGATCGTCAATACCGGCACGATCGATGATCCAGCAATGATCACCCGGGTCGTCCTTGACCAAGCACTGATTTCTGATATCGGAGTTGGCGATATCGTTATCTTGAGATCTTCCACTGCCGAAGGTTTATATCGTAGTGAACCTATACAGTATAGCCTGACTGTGTTAGGAAGTCTCACTGATCGTATAATATGGAAAACTCCCGAAAATCTCGGTTCGGTCGTCAATGGATCAATCAGCGAACTCAAGATCGAAGCTGTCAGTGAACTAGGGCAGACAGTAAAATACAGCCTTGTTTCGGGCCCCGAGAGTCGTCTACCACAGGCATTGAGTTTGCAACTCATCAACGATGGTATCATATCGGGCCGGGCTACTTTCCGATATTTCCAATTAGATAAAGATAACACCACCTTTGACAAAAATCGCACTAGATTTGATAATCTTTATCAATTTGATGTCAAAGCCGAAACAGCTAATATTAAGAAAATCTATAAATCTTCGGGCCTGAACGTGTCGCCCAAGAAAGTATCCGAAACAATCAGCCTCGATGGCTACACGTCTACAGTTAGCTGGACAGAAGTATCCTATCCTAATAAAATCTTTTTGGCCTATTCGGGATCTAGCGATTTCCGACTGAAAGAAATTAGTGGAAAAAACATTTCTCCAAACACTATTATTGTAGGTCAGTTTAAGAAAATCGACGACAACGGAGCAGTTTATACTGAACTAATTTTAAATCAATTGTTGTTAGGCGAAATCAGGGAAGGAGATTTGGTTTATATACTTGACGGTGTGGTTTCGTCGGTCAAGAGATTTAAGCTTCGACTCGACCCAGTACACAAGAAACCTTTTGAAAATCTCTACTTCAAAGCATTTCCGACGCTGGAACAAAGACAAAAGTTTTTTGAGATTATCAATGATCAAGATATATTCCCCGACGAATTGATCTATAGAAGATCGGATCCATGGTTTGGCAAGGCGACTACTATTAAATTCTTGTCGGCGGCCGGAATCAATGCCAGCGATCTAAACGATTATATCGCTGCTATCGAGAAAAATCATTACTGGAAACAAATTAACTTCGGCGAGATCAAAACTGCTGTGGCTGTCGATGAATTCTATAATACCAAATATGAAGTAGTATACATAGAAATCATTGACCCCAACAATCTATCCGAAGCCCCCGTTAGCGAACAAGTTGAGTTGAGAGGGAAACCTTACATCGGACATAACGGTATACTCGTGGCCCAGTCGTCGTCGGGGTCACAGATCAATCTTTATAGATCCCCCTCCGAAGACATCGTTGGTGCAACTTTAACAGGACCGGGCATATTGCCAGGGACTAAAATATTATCAGTCTCTGAAAGTTTGGTAACAGTGAGCCGTCCTGTGCCAACCTTTACATCTAAAACCAATTTAACTTATCAATTCGAAAATCAGACGATTTACCCCAGTACTTTCGCTAACATGAACAATAATCTGATCAACGCTCTCGGTTATCAAGCTCGTGGCGTATTCCCAGACTGGATGACGTCGGTGCAACCCGATAGAACTGTGTTAGGATTCCGTCGTGCAGTGGTATTGGCCTATACTGTACCCGGTGCGGCTAAACTCATCGCTTATCGACTCAAGAACAAAGGCATTAGGTTTGACGAAGTCGAATTCACCATTGATAGATATCAACTCGATAGTGCTCTTAGTAAGTATTTTGTGCCTAGCATCGGAGAATTCAAGAACAGCAAAGAGACCACGTTTGACAGACTTACACTGGGCCCGGGAGTACATGGCGGAGGAATCGTTGAGTATGCTGTCGAGCAATCATTCGATTCTATCAACAAACGAACCGTGCAATATATAAAAGATAACGGCGGAATCGATGGCATCAAGAGTTTCGAGCATGGAGAACTTTTGGTATTCGCGAGGCAAGAAGAATATGATAACCCCACTGGACCTTTTGATGGCTGGGTTGATTATCAAAACTTTTATATTGGAGATATACCCAATGACGGCAGCGACATCGAAGCCGTTGGGCAAGACTCTGAAGGGACCGATACTAAATTTGGATTTGATGCTTATAGTGTGATACCCGGAATAAAAAATAAAGCTCTGACGGTCGAAAGTCAAATGCTAAGAGCCGGTGCCAATGCTGGCGACACAGAACTCGTGCTACCTTGGTTATTAGGAGTATCTTATCTCGGTAAGTCTGTATCGGCGCTAGGAATCGCCGACGGGACACAAATAATCGCACAGTCGATAAACTATGAAAACAACGAAGTCTCAGTGACTCTGAACAAACCACTTGTAAAAAGCGTCAGCCCGGGCATAACGATTTTACTAAGATCTACGGTGACATCGGTATCTTTTGATGAAAATTATGACCTCGATGCCGAAACAATAACATATGGCGTAGCCGTTGACCGGATACCATTGGGAATTTCTAATGGTATGAGATTATTTGGGCCAAAGATTCCTGCAAATACCTATGTAGTTGATGTCAGGGACAACATATTAATCACTAACAATGACTTATCAGCGGTGTCCCCGGGCACAGTAATCAGTTACGAGATAGATAACCAGCGAGGGGGAATCTGGAGGATAAACATCAGCGACGAAGATTTAGTCACGCTGGAATTTGTTCGCGAAGTAGTGTTCGGTGAAAAAATCAAGGTATTAAACGGAGTCACCAATGGTTTTACATTCATGGTCTACGACACCAATATCAGCGGAAGCCAGACTGTACCCACTTACCGACGCTGGAAAACAGACGTGGAGACCAGTGGCGGATACACCGTATTTGACAGAAATGGTACACGATTCTTTGATAATCGGGATAACTATCAAGGGCCCGAAACAGATGATAAATACTTGAAATTCCCACAAATTGGAGTATTTGAATAAATGCCAAGTTCCATTAACCCATACAATATCAACGGTAATTACCCCATTGCCGGACAAGACAATGACAGCCAAGGGTTTCGAGATAACTTTACCAACACTCGTAATAATCTGGTGTTCACGAAGAGTGAAATCGAAGACCTGCAAAACAAAGTTTTGCTGAAACGCCCACTCAGTGGCGGATCTGTCAACGATCCCACTTACAACGATCTCGCGGGAACTATACTTTCTAACCCACAACTCAAGGCTTGGTATCAGCGTATAGTTCCACATATCCCAGCCGGCGACAGCGTTAATGCTGATTTTACCGCGGGAAATTTCCATCACATTAAAACCAGCGAAGAATTAGTGAGTTTGACTTTTTCTGGTTTCCCAATCGGAACGAACGCAGGTTGGGCCACTATCTGTCTGCTAGTTGAAGTCACTTCACCGGGACATGCCGTTAAATTTCCACGAGATATCGTGCGTGGAATCACTAAGATCAAAGGCTACGACGGTATTGATACTGTGATATTCGATCAAATAGGCGATTATCTACTAGAAGTGAGCTCTTATAACGGTAGCGTTTTTTACATCGCTGACTTGTCTCGTAACTCCAACGAATTTTCGCGCGATGACATCGACGATGGCGAATCTGCCAGTGGCACGACTTCCGTGACTACATTTGCTACTTCATTGCCCACAGAAAATTCATCATTGGCCGACGGCAACGAAGGGCAAACTAAAACTTTCATCATGACCAGCGAATCCGGCACCATGTCTATTGCTGTAGACAGCGCAGGTTGGAAAGAAAGCCAAGGAACTCCTGCCGTGCCGCAATTAGGTACGATAACATTCACTGAAGTAGGACAAGCCTGTCAACTACAGTTTGTGACCGGAAAATGGTATTGCATCGGTAATAACGGCGCCACTTTCGCTTAACAGTTATTTCAACCAAAATATCGCCAGTGGCATTGACACCCACTGGCGTTTTCGTCTATACTAACAAATATATGCATCCATTGGGACAAGACCTTACCGGCATCGGAGACGACGAATTGCAGAAGAAATTGGGAGAACTGCAACGAAAACTCCTGCAGGCTTCTCGATTTGGGCCTTTTGAAATCGTGCCGCAGATACAGATGATAATCGAGGATTACCAGTGGGAAATCAATGAGCGCAATCGACGCAAAATGGAAGAGATGGAAAAGCGTGCCGAGCAATCGGGACGGGGATTCAAGGGCATAATTGACATACAATGATCAAAGATCAATACGGACGCAAGGTATTCGACGAAAAAGACGTCGTTGATCTGATATATCAGATCCCCGACATAGACATGTCTAACTTGCTGATTGACGATCCGGAGAAGTTTAATTCCAGCAATGAAAAATACTGGAGAGAATTTTCAGATCTGCAAAAGTATCAGCCTTTGTCGGTTAGCCCAGAAGAATTCGACGAGATATGTCAGAGCAACTGGTACATGCCCAAAGAATATCAAGACTTGGACATCGCGGCATGGATACTATCCCAGTGCCGCACACAAGAACAACTACAAAGGTGTGGCGAAGAACTGCTGTTGTACCAGGAAAGAAATCTCATGCCTCTTTTAAAATATCTTAAATATTTCGCAGATACCATGAAATCAAATGGAGTAGTTTGTGGTGTAGGAAGAGGCTCCAGTGTAGCCAGTTATGTGTTGTATCTCATGGAGGTGCACCTCATTGATAGCATGTATTACGATCTTGATATAAAAGAATTCTTGAAGTAAAGGACGAATATGAAAAAAATGTATACTACAGCCATGGGCAAACAAATTGATTTTGAAGGACTCAAAGCAGTCGGTGAGGAAACTATCGCTGTCGGCAATATGAAGGTCAATGCTCGTGGAGATCAACTGGGACCCGGTGGTACCATACAAAACCCACGGAATTCAGCTATCGCCGATCATTACCAGATTGGTGGCACAGAATCAAGGGAAGACAAGTTAAAAAGACAACAGATCGCTGGGGCAAAAACTTCACGATCGAAAGCAGTAAAAAAATCTAATCCGACGGAAGATATGTTTATGCAAAAAGAAAATGATCAACCCTCCCTTTCAAACAATCAAGATCCGACTACCACCAACGAAGCGGAAACGGAAACTTTTGTGCCGCCCGATAAAAAATTACGTGGTAATCTAGCTGATTCTATGGCTAAAGAAACTACTGTGGTACAAGAAAAGATGCCAGACCCCCGTAGACCAAAAGGACCGACGAGAATCTAAAGATGAGTTTCGACCCTATCAAACTAAAATCAATACGCCCTATCCGTGATCACGTATTAGTGCGCGACATGAACTTCGGTGAACGTAAGCTACAATACGGACTCATCCTTCCTAGTGACGACGGTAAGAGCTCCGGTATCCGTCCACGCTGGGCCAAAGTATTCGCTGTGGGGCCCGAACAGAAAGATATACAAGAAGGACAATGGATCTTGGTCGCGCACGGTCGATGGTCACGTGGCACGAAGGTAGAAATCGACGGCGAAGAAATGACTATACGTCGGGTAGACAGCAAAGATATTATGATAGCCAGCGACGAAGCACCACCAGCCGACGAGACCATCAGCGACGCTGTCTGATGTTGAAAAAAGTACACAATGATATCAACGTGGTCCATGACCACATACGATATCTCACTCACAAAGCTAACGACACTTACGACACCGGATTCGTCTCTTGCCGTTACAAAGAAGATCTAGTCAAACTCAAATGGTATATCGAAGATCAGATAGCGAAATGTCCAAATTTCGGACAGATCGAAGATGAGTGGTACAAAGAACGGACTTTACAATTACTCAAAAGAGATCCACATGGCAAACTGTAATACATGCGGCAAAGAGTATTCTGTGACTTGCGATTGGCGGCAAGGCAGATGCCCGAATCATCCCGCTTGGCTTGACACGCACAGCCTAAGATTCTATAATCTATTGAAAACAATCAAAGGATGGTTCAATCGTGGAAATACAACCAAAAGACCCTAGCAAAGGTCATTTTTATGTCAGCCTCGTAAAGAGTGGTGTGCGCATGCTCGCCGGCTTAGCACTAGGCTTTTCTCATTTCGCATTAGCCGGCGGACTGATCGTCGCCGCGGAAGTACTAGGAATCGTAGAGGAGATGGTATGAATCTAGACCAAGCATCCGCATTCTTGTCGGGATCGATCTTATTCGCATTGGCGGTCGTGGCGTTAGCGATTGGCGTGTTAGCCATCAATAATCTTTTCAACAAGTACTGGAAGCCAACTACTATCTTTTCCAAGGATAGCTTCACTCTATTCACTGGCCATGGCCCCGATATGCTAACAGACATCACTGACAGTGAATACCAAGAACTAAGAGAACATCTAGAAAAAATCCGTAATCAACGATCCAACAAAGGTACTAAATGAAAGAACTCTGGACTGAAAAATACCGCCCAAAGAAACTAGGAGACTATGTCTTCACTGATGAGCGGCAACGCGAACAGATTGAGTCTTGGGTGCGTGAGGGGTCAATCCCTCATATCTTGTTAAGCGGTTCCCCTGGGACCGGCAAAACCACACTAGCCAAGGTATTGATCAACGAGCTCGGTATCCAGGACTATGATGTCTTACAGATCAACGCCAGCCGAGATAACGGTGTGGACTTCCTTAAAAGCAAAGTAGAAGGGTTCGCCAGCACACTACCGTTTGGCGAATTCAAAGTAGTGCTCATGGACGAGGCTGATTACTTGTCACACAACGCACAGGCCATCATGCGTGGACTCATGGAGACGTATCACGCACAATGTCGATTCATCCTGACCTGTAACATGCCGCACAAGATCATGCCAGCCCTACACAGTCGTTGCCAGGGTTTCCATATCGATCGCACAGACCTCACTGAGTTCACTGCTCGTGTCGCTACTATCCTGGTCACCGAAGGAGTCGAGTTTGACCTTGATACCTTAGACAGCTACGTCAAGGCCACTTATCCGGATCTACGCAAATGCTTGAATCTCGTACAAGCGAATTCGACGTCGGGCTCGCTGAAAGCACCCGGCGAAGGAGATGTCGCTGTAAGGGACTGGAAACTAGACGCCGTAAACATGTTCAAGACTGGCAAGATCCGAGAAGGGCGGCAACTGATCTGCAGCCAAGCATCGATCGACGACATGGAAGAGATCTTCCGTTGGATGTATGACAATCTAGAACTATGGAGCGCCAAGCCTGAAGGGCAGGACGAAGCCATCTTGGCCATCCGCAAAGGCATGGTCAACCACAGCCAAGTAGCAGATCCAGAAATCAACTTATCAGCCACGCTGGTAGAACTCACACAGATCGGAAAATAAATGAGCAGACCCAAGGATATTTACTTAGTGGCGCATTACGTGATGCGACCCAAACAACATGTTCGCACAGCTAAAGCTGGTTGGATGACTAATCCGGCCAACATCCAGTACGATGAGAACATCGCTGTCGTCGCTGGATTGAAGAATCGCGACCGCCAGGCTAAAGTGATCCTTAATTTGTCGAAAGCCGTAGTAGAACAGAATGGCTGGACTGGGGAACGTGAGTTCGATAAACTGTTTGGCTACTTCCTTGAGAACTACAACGAGTATATGACCAAGGCCATGTCTATCGCTAACCCCGAGTTCCTCAAAGCGTTCATCGAGAAGTATTCGCAGGAAGAAGAAACCGCCACCGAGTCGGAAGTAGGCACTCCGCCACCTGCGGAGACTGAAAAGGCCGAGTCATGAAAAGCATGTATATCCGTAAACTAAAGAGACCGGTCGATCCAAACGCACCACCGCGGCCCAATCTCCTTAGCCACGAAAAGACCATCAAAGAAACACAGACCACAATCAAGACCCAAGAAGAAAAGATCGCTATCCTGGAAAGACGTATACAGGAACAAGAATCTCGTCTCCGTCGTCTGGGCGATTACGTGGACGGTATCCGTAATTACATGACCCACATGCGTGGCGACAGCAAATAACCCCTGCCGTGTGCGTAACGGGCGATGCCAATAAGTCCCGTTCCGAAAAAGTTATACGAAAGTATTAGGTTGACATAAAAATCATTTCCTGTTAATATACATACTCATACTGAAACTAATCCCGTATTGTACGGGCATCGAAAGGAGAAAAGTATGTCGAAGCGTCTTACCCGTAAACTCACAGATGTGGCTAAAGAAGTAGAAGCCACTATCAAACGAGAATTCGAAGTCTCGGACCGAGAACTAGATTCCTGGCGACACCGAGCTCGTAACCTCCCCCAATCATTCCCCGAATCCACGATGGCGCCCATCGACTTATTGTGGATCGACTACGAAGTCCAGCGTGACGTGATCCATAAGCACGTGATGCGGATCATGAAAAAGTGGGACCCACGCATCTGTTCGCCTGTGTCGGCTTGTCGTGTCACAGGGCGCGATACGGTGGATACATACGACGGACAACATCGTACCCTGGCCGCGGCAATATTGGGCTTCACTGAAGTGCCTTGCGCTATCGTGCCCACGGATGATCCCAACTTTCCTTCCTATGCTTTCGAGATGCTCAACGACACTGGCGTCAAGCGTCTGGGTCCTGGCGACTTACATCGTAACGCATTGGTGCGTTATAAGAACGGTAGCCGCGACATCAAGAACGTCAAAGCATGGAACACCCAAGAACAGTTCAACAATCTGGGCATCGACTTGGAAGACAAGAACACCCGGAAGAGCGAAGCACTACGTGGCGACAACAAGTATTTCTTCAGCCACTTCAAGTACGCCCAAAAAGCCATCGATGCTGATGTGTCGGGCAAGGTGCTGTATCGCATCCTGAAAGCCATCCGCGACAACTTTCCCAACAACGAAGAGATCGATCAAGGTGTGTTCATCGGACTCTACGAACTGCGCCGACTGGCTGGTACTGCTGGCTTGATACTGCCCGATGACTGGATGGATACTCTGCTCAAGAGCATCTCCAGTGTATGGTCGGACAGTTCTGTCGTACACGCCAAAGGTCGAGCACAATGGGCCTACTACAAAGGCGATGGTTCTACATGGACCGCCCCTACTGCTATGAGCAACTTCTTGCGCGAAGTACACATGGTCAAAGGTGGGTCATTGAAGTTACCATTCCATGGCGATGGCTCTAAGATGGGCATCGAAGAGGGCGTGATCGCCCCGGGGTTGTTCTGATGAAACACAATATCATAAAAAATTGGGCGCCGAAGTGCGCTATGCCTGATTGTAACGATCATGTTGGTTATCACAAGAAATGGATCAAAGCAGATGGCACGATCGGCGTTAAATGGAAAACTTTTTGTGATCCACACCGCACGGTTAAAAAAATCAGTCGTGACATGTTCATGAAGAGTCGTGGCGGTTGTGAAAATCAAGATGGTAGACTTGGTTGGGTATGCGGTGATCCAAATACAGACAGTCTTACTATTGACCATTGGGATGGTAATAAACACAACGACAATCAGGATAATCTAGTAGTATTGTGTGCCAATTGTCACAACAAAAAAACCAAGATTTTTAAAGACAATACGCAAAGATATCGGATAGTCAATCCCATGTTTTATAAACATTTCGAGGAAGTAAAATAATGGATCGCAATCTAGTCGAGAACTTCGTGGCGCCAGTATATGGGCGCACACCCAGGAACTCCGAGAGTTATCGTGCTACCTACCGCTACTGTTCGGGTAGGTTGTCCGAGATACTGGAGATCTATCGCAACTCCACCAACGACCAACAAACCCTGAGATTAGTACGCGACGACATGGACAACTTGCTGAGACGTTATCACGGCTACGCCATCAAGGAAAACATCGGCGCACACTATCGAGAAGTGGGCGTGGATCAGGACGCAGACTTTGAGCACTTGATCCCGGCGGCTCGTATCAGAGATATGATGATCGCCGGAGTAATCACCATAGACGAAGCACTCAATTGTCCTACTGTGACGCTGAGCCGTACCAAACATCACGCACTCAAAGAAGCGGGGTGGGCCAGCCACACCCCGGATGTTTGGTTTCCATTCCGGAGGTATACACAAGTGTTCGAAGCCCAGTTCGAGACCTACGATGGACGAGCCATTGATCCCGATGCCTGGACCCTAGAACAGCATTTTGACTATTTCCGGCACTTAGTGATAGGTTAGTGTATACTAACTTTTCTATTAGTTGACCAGTAATCGCATTTCGGTTATAATATAAGATATAGTAATCAAAACAAACAACAATGGCAAAACTCACCGATCGGGCACTATCTGCCAAACGTCAATTTTCTAAGCAACCTAACGCAGGCAAGATGCACACCATCTATATGTGGAGTACTGAGCGGTACAAGGACGAAACACGTCGTACTAAAGACGGTAAGATTTTTCCAGTACTTGCCAAGGTCGGCGAAACTAAGGAATATCGTGCCGAGGTTCGCATCGCGCAGACAGACACCACCGGTGTAGCAGAAACTCCGGTTGTTCTCAAACAATGGCATATTCCTGTGCAATACCGCGACAAGTACCTTCATGCTCAATTGAAAAAACTCGGTTATCCGAAAAATCGAGATGACAAAGATCGTGAGTGGATTTACTTCACTGATTGCAAGACCAGTGAAGAAGCAATGGAAATTATGGATCGTTTGATCAACAAAATCCTCACCGGTAAATCCGCCATCACCAATTATCTCTTATTTGACTATCAGCGCAAGATCATTGATTGGGCCGGCGAACGTTTCAAAGCTGGCGATCGAGCCATACTGATCAACGCCATCATGCGGGCAGGCAAATGCCTGATCTCCCATGCCATCGTCAAGGCATTGGGGTTCAAAAAGGTATTGATCGTCACGGGTAAACCCGGTGCTATCCCCAGTTGGACTGTGCTGGCCCGCGGCGGAGAGGAAGAGCATGTGGACTACTGTGACTACATCTTCCACAACTACGATGATCTCAAAAAATCCAAGATTGAGTTTGGTACAGGTGAATGTGATCTTGTGGCCATCAGTCTGCAGTTTGCCGCCAAGCATCTAGAAACCAACACCAGCGATCTGCTGAAACAGATCGTGTCTACGGACTGGGATCTAGTGATCTTTGATGAGCAACACTTTGCCACCAACACCGAAAAGACCAAAAAGTTTTGGGACAATCTCACATCCAAATTCTGGATCGAACTCAGCGGCACACCTTACAAAACCCTGCTGAGCAATCGTTTCCCAGAAGAATCCATCTACAGTTTTGATTACATCGACGAGCAGAAAATCCGTGATGAGTTACTGGCTGTCAATGACCTTGATGACGAACAGACTCGACAGTTCCGTTACAAGTCTCGTATCAATTGGGCCTTGATCTCTGTACCTGCAAAGATCCGATCTCTGGTCAATGACGAGAACTTCAATCTCGGCGCCCGTGGTATCTTTTCTACCCAAGGCGATCAGCTGGTATATCGAGACGCGGTAAACGAACTCATCAATCATGTCCGGCTACGTGGTTATAAAAATCTGCCACCAAAGTTTGAAAACATTGTGGAAAAAGTCACCAAGCACACGCTATGGGTCCTGCCTAAAAATGTAAAGGCTATCAAAGCAGTGGCTCGGATGCTACAGGAACACCCTTACTTCAAGAAGTATGACATCATTCTGGCCACAGATAAAGGCAACAAAGACAATATAGCAAGTGTAAGTGATATCGGTGACGTACAGACCCGTATCGATGCTGTAGAATCAGGTAAGAGCGACTTCATCGGGACCATCACACTTACCTGTGGACGTTTCCTGGAAGGCACCAGCATTAAGCAATGGTGGGCTGTACATCAGATCAATGATGCCAAGAGCGCCGAAGACTATTTCCAAGGTTCGTTCCGTTGCAAGACTCCATGGTCCGACGGCGACAAACAAGAAGTCATCGTGTTTGACTACAACCCCGAACGCTTCGTGAGCGTGATGTATCAGCATATACAACGAAAGGCCGACGCAACCGGTCGTGATCCCGAGCAAGTGGCCGCTGAGTTTGGCGAATGCAGTGACATCTATGACTACACTGACAATGGTTGGAACATTGTCGACGGTGTTGATCTCAAGCAGAGATTCCTCAGTAACATAGGAAATTACATAGAACGAATCGGTAGTTTCGTGAAATCCGCCTGCATCACCGACGAGATCAAACAATTGATGGCCGATAAGAACAAAGACTCAAATTCTGTGTCAGCTACCACACAGCTCAATGAAAATGATCTCGTACGGGGCTCCAATCAAAAGAAAGGCAAAAAGAACAAACCCGGTGGCACCACAACACAAGAAGAACAAGATCTCACCGAACTCAGGATACGCTACGCATTGAAACAAGTCTATGAGCTATCTCAGATAGCGCAAGGCGATGGATTAAAAATAGGATCCATGTATGATGTCGTGAACTTCAAGGATCCCGGACTGGTAGTAGCGATCACAGGATTGATGCCCAGAGAATGGAAGACGATTTTGCCTGCTATTGATGTGATCGGTATGGATCTTGCGTTAGGACAATTCAATGCTATCTAACAAGATTTCTCGGCAGATCGAAAAGATTCCGTACTTCAACAGGTCCGGTGCACAGAGCATCACCAACGAAGGTGATGCTCGTAAACTAGTGGCGATGATTCCAGTGAAGGATCGACGGAATCTTGCTACTACATACCAGGACAGTCAATGCGGCACGGGTCTTGATGCCCTGATCTTAGCCGAACAATTGATGATCGATCTCCAGGATGCCATCCCCGATGAACAGGATAGGTTATGGCATATTTTCAAGAATCAGATTTTCTTGGGCGATAAAGAACCTATCCAGGCCAGGATCGCCCGAGCCAATATCAAGCATGCGGTGGGCGATATGTCTTTTGAGCCTAATATCGAGGTACAAGATTGTTTCCAAAATGAAAAGAAAACCACTTATACATTTGGATCCATCGATTTTGACACAACAAATGAATTTATTGAACACTATAAAAATTTAAGTGAACATGTTATCGTAATCACAAAATCAAATTCGCATCGATATGTCGAAAGCAAATTAACTGAAATCAACACCTATCAGTTTCTTCGTCGAGTCAAAATGACTCCTATGTGCCTGATCCATGTACCTGCCATTAAAAAGAATAAAAAAGTAAAATTCATCTGCGGAAAAAATTCTCTGGTAATCGATAATCCAAAAACAGTGCCCACTGAAGATGCTGCTGGATTCGAGTTTGTTCAAGAAGTTTTACAGACAGGGTTTGAAGGTTATCGTTCTGAATCAGGCCCTGAAGATAACTCAAAATTCAATCCCGCAGCGGGATCTGTTCCATTAGTATTTCGTGAATGGTTAGATGATGTTATTAGTGGTAAAAAACTAAAAACTACTTATAACAAACAGCACAAAGTCAAAATCATGATGATCAGTAAACGTGATGTCACTGATAGGATGGGGTATGGTGTTCCTAAACTCATGGTACCAAAAAATGGAAATCCCGGTCGTATTCCAAACTTTTATTATGATGCCAAAGGAGAACTAGCTTGTAGTGCTCAAGTACCCTGGGTCGCTATGAGTAAAAGAGAATTCGACAAACTGACGGATGCAATCAACAACGAACTGTGCTACAATATACTGTTCAAAACTGTGTTGGTCAAAACCCATACCAAAGATTTTTGGAGCAAGATACCTAACATTAAGTATCTTGCCAAAGTCAAAGAGATATATGACAAGTATTACAACTAATCAAAAAATACTAGATTATTACAACCAACTGTGCCAACGATGGGGTTATACTCCCACGGATAAGATATGTACCGGCTACGAAGTTGAAATGCCGAGATTGCATCAGTTGAGCAAAGAAGCATGGCTGGCTGCAGACGATGCTGGCAAGGAGGATATCGAACAAGAAGTTTTTGATATCTATCGCAACAAGAACATCCTTCCCATATATTACTTCAATCTCGAAGGTTGCCAGGAGGCCATATTTGATCTAGCCCGACAACAAAAAAGGATAGACAATGGCATCCTGCAGGTTGGTAACAATGAAGGACTAACCTTGGGCAGGTTCTGGTTCGAAAACATTCAAGATGCATATACCAGAGACAATACAGAGGTCAGTCTGCGTGGTAGATTCATGAATGACAATAAACTACGTCGTGCTATCAATCTCTGTTACAAACATAGAGATGAAGGAGATTTGGCGGTAGTGCCGAAAAATCTGCGTCGAGCCTTTGATTTGGTATCAGGCGGTAGTATACAGAATTTCAAACCTATGAATGCTCGGGCGGTGTGGGAATATATCTGTCCTACATTGTTTGGAAATCTATTAGACTTCAGTTCAGGATATGGCGGTCGTATGATGGGAGCCATGACTAGCCGCATGAGATACCATTACACAGGTATCGACCCAAATACCAAAACCTATGAAGGTCTGGTAGCGTTAGGAGAACTTCTAACCGAATGCGGGCAGGGCAACGGATATGATATGAATTGCATGCCTAGCGAAGATTTTGATCCCGAACCAGGATTTTATCAGGCCGCTTTCAGTAGCCCACCTTATTTTAATCTTGAAACCTATAGCGACGAACCTACCCAGTGTATGAATCGTTGTAGCAATCTTGACGCTTGGTTTGAACTCTATGTAGAACCCACTCTTAATATGATCCATCGTGCTCTTGATGATGATGGTGTATATGCTGTAAACATAGCAGATTATCGTACTGGTAAAGAAAAGTTTGAAATAGTAGATCGCTGGCGTGAATTAAGCGAAAAGTGTGGATTTCAGTATCAACGTGAAATCAAGATGATGTTGAATGTGCGCCCAGGGCAAGGTAATAATAAAAAATCCAATGGTTTCAAGCACGAAGGAATCTATATTTTCACCAAAAAATAGCCCGGTTGACCAGAAATTTCCATTTTGCTACAATATAAGCATACAGTAAAAGATTGGAGCAGATTATGGAATATACACAAGAGCAAATCAACGATATAGTAGCCGAGGCCAAAGTGGCCGCACGTAAAGCCGCTGATCGATTCTTCCAAGAGAAATTGAACGGCCAAGATCAATATGCCTGTGGTTTCGCCTGGGTTGATATCTATGGCATCAAAGGCAACACCCGATTAGGCAAGATGTTGAAAGCCGCTGGTGTTGACCGCTCAGACTATAAAAAATGTTTTTCGATCTGGGACCCGAGTGGTATGCCAGTACAGAATGTCGATACCAAAGAGGCTGGCGCATACGCGGCCCAGAAGGTATTCGAGAAATATGGTTTCCGTGCTTATGCTGGTAGCCGTTTAGATTAATCAAGGAGCAACTATGTCTGGATTCGTTGACGTGACTGGTTGGACTTCGCTCGAGATCAAACGTCTCGGGCAGATGGACGACGACGAAGATACTCCCACAGAAAAAAGAAGCCGTCGAGCATCGGCTAAGCCCGTGAGCGTTCTCTACACCGCGGATCAAGTCTGGGGTGCGGCAGTAGTGGCTGATAGGGTTAATGGTGGCAACTATTACAAGGTGCCCAATGTACAGATCGAGAACGATCAGTATGTGACCAAAAATCGTACCAACCGAGATCTCATGCTAGATGCCCTGAACACCGGTGTGTCAGAAGCAGACCAGGCCGAAGGTCGTGCCGTGCGCGAGTGGCACCAGAAGAATCTCACGCTCAAGAGCCTCAAAGGCAATCTGTCAGACTTTGATCGCTCCATGATGGATATGATCAATCTTGACAACTTTGACACCCGTGCTGATCGCTATGCCCTGAGCCTGGTGCCCAGCCAGATCCGTTCGTATACGCACGGACGCCGGGAAGAAGATGCCCGTGAGCGTAGCACCGGTGGGCACATCGGTGCCGAAGGTGACAAGGTGTCGCTGGATGTGGAAGTGATTCGTAGCAATTACAGCCAGAAGTGGAACGTATGGTTCAACAATGCTATCACCGGCGATGGCAAAATGATTTTCTTCAGCTACCGCGAGCAACTGGCCGCTGGAGCGAAACTTAAAATACAAGGCACGGTGAAAGCACATCGTGACGACTCAACCCAACTCAATCGTGTAAAGGTGTTATGACGAATAGGATTATTTTAACTGACTGCGACGGCGTGCTCCTTAACTGGGAGTATGCCTTTTCTGTTTGGATGGAGGACCATGGCTTCGAGATGGTGCCCGGTGGAGAACTCAACTATGACATCGGCGAACGTTACGGCATCACGAAAACACAAGGCAAGAAGCTGATCAAGATGTTCAACGAAAGTGCCGCTATTGGGTTCCTCCCACCACTCCGTGATGCTATGTATTACGTGAAGAGGCTACACGAAGAACACGGATTCGTATTCCACTGTATCACGTCATTGAGCTTAGACAGGAACGCACAGAGACTCCGCGAGATGAATCTCGCCAAACTGTTTGGGGAGACTGTTTTCGAAAAGATAGTGTGCTTGGATACTGGTGCTGACAAAGACGAAGCACTGGCACCTTATCGCAAGACCGGGCTGTGGTGGATCGAGGACAAAGTCACAAATGCCGAATTGGGCTGGATGTTAGGACTTAAACCGATACTAGTCGAGCACGGTCATAATATGCACTACTATCACGAAGACATTCCTAAAGTCAAGGACTGGCGAGAGATATACGAGCTAGTAGTCGGCCAATAAAAAACCGCCCGGAGGCGGTTTTTTATTAGTGCAAGAATATTACTTACCGAGTTTGATGATTTCTTCTACTAATGTGTAGTCGATACCAATCTTCTCAAGATTTTCTTTCTTGTAAATTTCCTTGGCTGCTGTTCTGAGTCTTGTGTCGTCTTCTTCGTTAACTGGAACGATAGTAACGCCACGGCTTTCAGCATCCTGCTCATACTTGGCGGCATCTTCAACAGACCAAAGTCTTTCGATTTTGGCAACACGATGTGCAGCTTCTGTAAAAGCGGCACGCTGGTCTTCTGTTAACGAATTTATGAAGTTTTCGCTGGTCAGGATCGATGTCATGAACATGCTGTGGTTTGTTTTAAGAACATTCTTACCAGCAAAGCGCAGATATGTGGTCTCAATGGCACCACCTTGCTCAGCGATATCACCGAGGTCTTCTGCTGTTGTGAGGTAACGTGGAAGACGTGGTACGTCTGCGAGTCTGAACAACATATTGCTAGGTGCAGTAAAGCTGATGAATTTCTTTTCTTTAAGATCATCAAGTTTTGTAATACCCTCGGTACTACCGATGATTCGATATCCGCCCGAGTATGTGTAACCCAGTGCTTTTACACCAGTGTCTTTTGCTACTTGGTCGCTGATCTTTTGTCCGACTTCGCCGTCGAGTACTTTAGCTACGTGATCGTGATCTTTGAAAAGGTAAGGAAGATCGATGGCATGGAAGTTGGTGTGCAGATGGCTACCAACGATGTTGACCTGTGTCTGGCTCATCTCAAACTTCTGCTCTTTCATCACCTCAAACAATGTCTTCCACCAAACTTTGAGTTGGTTGAAGTCTTTAGCAAAAACTAGGCTGTCTGGGTTTTTAGTTGCAACTGTGTTCTTGGGATCTTCGAGTCCAGGAATACGTGGGGCCACGAATCCAAGATTCTTTTTCTGTTCTTCAGTGAGTTCGTTACCGTAAGCTCTTAGATAAGAACCGATAGTATGGATCTCGATGTCGAACTGCCCGGGGCAAAGTTTTTCAATTTCGAGCTGAAATGCCTTGGCCGCACGAACAAACAGTTCTAGTGGGAAGTGAGCTATGATCCAACGGACTTTTCTACGTCCATTTTTTCCAGTTAATTGTGTCATTGGGGAAGTCTCCATTGAGTGATATGATAACTTTATTTATGATTATGGCAAAAACCTTTAGATTTCACCGTAAAGTTTTAGTACTTCTGACACCGCTGGGTGGCGCTTTATATCACGATAATCAAACTCTACACCGGAAATATGTAGTAATTTTCCATCATAATCTGCTACTATTTTCTTGAAATCAAGTAGTCCGTTGTCAGGGTCCTGGCGATCTGCTTGTTTCGTGTCACCAGTTACTACCATACGGGAACCTTCGCCGAGTCGCGTAAGCAGCATCTTCATCTGCGAGGGCGTGGCATTCTGCATTTCGTCTGCGATGATCCACGCATTTTTAAATGTGCGTCCTCTCATGAATGCCAGTGGGGAAATTTCCACGATCTGTTCGTCTAGCATCCTTGCGATTTCCTGGGGTCTCATATATTCGCCCATGTAGTCGAATATGGGACGGGTCCAGGGTTCCATCTTTTGGTTCAAGTCTCCGGGTAGGAAACCGTGCTTCTCGTCATCTACACCCACTGCCGGTCTAGTGATCACTATCTTCTTGCACTCGCCATTCTTGAGTGCTCGCAGTGCTGCCAACACCGCCAACATGGTCTTGCCAGTACCGGCTGGGCCTGTGGCGAATATGATCGTTCGTGCTGGGTCGGTCAGCAACTCTATATACCTCTCTTGCCCAAGACTCTTAGGGATGAGCTGTATATTTTGTCGATTTGATCGATAATGTTCGTAGTCTATGTGCTGTTGTTGAAGGGCTTGCGGATGATGCGAATATGAGTCGCGATGTTTTCTTTTGGTCAAGTGTGCCTCCTTTGGCGGAAGTGACACAGATATTTAGGTACCCATATGCTCGTATAAAAACAGAAGAGTTCTTTTTTGTCACTGACTACTAAATATTTGGCTAACCAAATTCCTCCATACCCGCATTTACGGCCTTGACAGGCAACACCAGGTCATAGTAAAATCAACAAAATGGCCAAATCCCGAAAAATCATTTACTTCTCGCCCAGCACCGATTCTGAGGTCGAGTTGGAGTCTATCCAGCGTGTGGTCGACCATCATGCCGCGGTAGGCATCGCCATAACCATCACAGCCGGCTGGCCCAATCTCATGCGCCAGCTCGAAGAGCCCGAGGACGCCTTGGTGGTGTTCCGCTTGGACTGTCTGGAACGCAATGACATGATGATCGACGAAGTGTTGAGCATGCTGTCATCGTTGTCGCGCTTCGTGGCCGAGCGCCAGCGGGTGGACATCGCTGTGGTAGTACCCGAACTCCTGGACGCCGATCTCTTGGCCAAACTCAAACGCAACGATGTTCTAGGCGTGATTCCGGGCATGCGATTCTTTGATGCTGAACATTCAGTGACAGCATATCAGACTCTGGCCCGCGGTGAAAGCCACTGGCCCAGCATCGTGGTCAAACCCGAACTCCAGCGAGCAGTGGTGCGCAAGCGAGAGATCGGTCTCACGGATCGCCAGGCCGAAGTGTTCAAGTTGATCACACAACGCGGCCTGCCCAATCGCAAGATAGCTGAGATCTTACAGGTCAGCGAAGACACCGTCAAAGGTCATGTATCGGCCATCATTCGACGATACGGTGTGCAGAACCGCACACAACTCATCTTGGCCAGCAAGACCGGCGCTCTCAAACCCACCCACTGAAGTGGGGCGCACCAGTGATTTTCCATTGATAAATTTTTACATCGAATAGAGAAATCAATTGATCGAACTTTCAACAATCATAACTTTTGTTTCAGGAATCATGGCCGGGATGTTGGTAGGACTTTTCCCGGCCATGCCTATTGCTTTGGGCATGATGTTGATGTTCCCGTTTGTGGAATTCATGTCGGTGTTTGACATATTCCTATACTGGGCAGCCGTGATCATTGGGTCGCAGTATTTTGGCAGCGTGGCTGCCATAACCACTGGTGTACCTGGCGAAACGTCGAGTTTGATCTACTTGAATTCGATCAAACCCTTGGGCATCAAAGATCGTATCAAACTGATCAAATACACCGCACGTGGATCAGTGGTAGCATCTGTGGCTGCATCAGTGGCATGTGTGGCTGTGTTTGTGCTGGGGTCGTACGATTTCATGTTTTGGTTCAACAAAATCTGGGTCAAGGCCGTGATCTTCGGATTCGCATTGTTGTTTTTTGTATTACTCAGTAAAAACAGACCGGTGGCATTGGTGTTAGTGATGTTTGGTATTCTACTGGGCCCAAAAAACAATTATGCTTTGCCAGAAGCCTGGTATCACTTACAAGAGACTTTCCAGAACACCACGTTTTTTTCCATGGCCTTGGGCTTGTTGATCGTGCCCGAGCTGTTTAAAAAATATGACAGTGAAATATGGCAATCTCGTAATGCTGAATCTGTGATTGGTGATATGCCATGGACCAGTGCTGTCAAAGGCGGCGTCATTGGCAGCATGATCGGGCTCATACCAGGACCGTCGGCGACTTTGAGCAGCAACTTGGCGTTCCACACCGAAAAAGATTTGAGTAAAAAAGTCACTTCGGCAGAATCGGCCAACAACTCGGCCATGATCACTAGCATGTTACCGTTGTTGATCGTGGGCATACCCATCACTGTGGGTGAAGTCATAGTGTTACAGATCCTGCAGACCAAACTCATTGACTGGCCGGACCTGGCCAATCTCGAAGAAGTGGGTCGTATGTTGTTGACCATACAACTGGCCTGTGTGTTGCTGGCTGTGATCTACTACTTCCTGAGTACCAGTTTGTTGGACGTCTATGCTCGTGCCCTGTTGTTTCTACAGTCGAGATTTAGATTCATACTGTTGTTGTTGATAGCAGGCCTGGGGTTGATAGATTTCTACTATTCAGAGTTGGGAGCATTGAAATATGTTTGCTTGTTCTTGTTTTTTAGCGCGATCGGTTATGCACTAGATAAAAAGAACATCGATCCTATTCCCATGCTATTCGCGTTTATCCTGGGGGACAAAGTCATATGGACTGCTCTACAGGTCATCTCCACTATCTGATTCAAAAGGAAAAATACCATGAAAAAAATCATCTTATCCGCTCTAGCATGCCTGCCGCTGGTCTCGGTAGCTGCTGAAACCCTTGTAATCAATCCACAAGCAAAAACATCGCCGGTGGCCACTTTGGCCATGACTGTGCAAAAAAATATCCCTGGTAGTGCGTACCATCAGGGCGAAAGCTGCCAGGCTGCTGTGGCCAAATATGAAAGCACCAACAACAGTCTACTAGTCTATGGAACCAATTTGGCCATCACGGGTTTGAGAAAAAACAAACCCTGTGACACCAGTATCCGAGCCAATAATATCTTGTTCTATGGCGAGCAGTACTATCAGATCTGCACCAAAAAAGGATCCGGCAAGAATTTCCGTTCTGCCAATGCCACTTTTGGGATGGCCTCTGTGCAACCTGTAGACGCCATCGTGGCCGACATCAATGCACAAAACGCCACTACGCTACGCCCTGTGCCTTTTGCCGGGAGCAAGGATGTCTTGCTGCAGATCATGAGCGGCGACCTTGATCTCGGTCTGATCGGAACCAGCACCGCAGCCTCCCAGGAAAAACTAGGCACCATCGAGTGTATCGCATCCACAGATCCCAAAAGCTCGAAGTTTTTAGGTAGTGCTTTGAAAATGAAACAGCCCGATATCCGCATACAAACTTTGATACTTCACAACATCAAAGATAGCAAGGCTCTGTCTCTGGTACAACAAGGAATTATTTCCAACGACGTAAAAACTCTATTAAATAAAGGTGAGTATGCAAATGTGACTTACCAAGGTTCCGAGGAACTGGTAAAGAATGTAAATGCATATATCCAACGATCTCATTCAAACTACGGGAAATAATAAATGAAAAAAATCAAATTGGCTGTAATTGCTGCCTTTATGCCCTTGATGGCTCAAGCCTCCGACATCACAGTGATTTCTACTTCATCAAGGAACAGTCCAACCACTACTGTTGCTATGACTCTTCAAGAAAATCTTGCGGGCTCGAAGTTTTACCAAGCTGATAGTTGTCTCGACGGCGTCAAGAAGTTCCAGGATACCAAGGACAGTGTTCTGGTGTATGGCACCAGCCTGGCTTTTGCATCTGTTGCCAAAGGGCAGATTTGCAAACCACAGATCACAGAAAAGAACATCGTGTTTTACGGCGAACAATTTTTCAAGATCTGCACCAAAAAAGGATCCGGCAAGAATTTCCGTTCTGCCAATGCCACTTTTGGTATTCCATCAGTGATGCAACCCGGACCCATCGTGGCTGACATCAATGCACAAAATGGCACCAGCATCAAAGCTCTACCATTTTCAGGCAGCAAGGATGTCTTGCTGCAGATCATGAGCGGCGACCTTGACCTAGGCCTATTGGGTGCTTCTGCTGCGCAGAAACAAGAGTCCTCGGGTGCCATTGAATGTGTGGCCAGTACCAATCCTGTGGATCAAAACTACATCGGAAAACAGCTTAAGATGAAAATTCCCGATTTGCGTATCCCTGTCACGGTATTAGTCAATGGCGTTGACAGCGCAGATCAACGTGCTCGAGTCAAGTCGGCACTAGAGTCCAAGGGATTTGTGGGTCTACTAGACCAAGGAAATTATGTAGCAAGAACCACCACCAGCGATAAAGCACTGCTAGATCGTGTCGAAGTGTGGATTGATCGATATATCAAGAGTTATGTCGCCAAATAAAAATGCCCCGCAAGGGGCATTTTTTTATGCTTGACAAAAACTAGATCAGCATAAATACAGTACTATGGCACAAAGTATCGCAGACATCATTGAAAACACCCGAGAGATCTATCTCACCGACAGCAGTCTCAACACGCTCCTAGATTTTGAGCGTGTGATCGACGAGCTCGACATCTATGTTTTTGACAACTGGAAAAAAGGTGAGCTGGTACAGGGACCACACTACGAAAAGTATTTCGTGACTTGTGTGTTCATGTGGCCCTACAAGATGATGCCCGACCCCAGGGGCGGCGAGCGTCTCTTAGAGTACGGCTGCGAAGTGTTTTACAAAAAAGATCAGCTGGAAGTGCCACAAAAAATAGAATCCCTCGACGATTTCGAAGCCGGCACCAAGATGCCCAAGATGAAGCACGTTCCTGTGTGGCTGGTCGAGATAGTCATGCCCAAGCGTCTCATGCAAGAGATACACCGTGGTAGCCTCGAGCTCGAAGGCGAAAGCATCGACGCCGAGGACATCGAGCAGGCCTACGAAACTGGTGCCGACGAGGATGTCTATCAAAGTGAAGAAGGTCAGGAAAATGCCGAGCAACAACCAGCAGCCTAACATCATCACCGAAGGCAACGAGCAAGGCGACCTAGCTCGACTAGTCCATCCCGAACTGCACATCGACGAGTTCCGCAGCAAGATGGGCCGCGACGAAGATGTCTGTGTGCTCAGTTTCAAAGTCTCAGGCAAAGACCCCGCACAGGATCTGGCATCATTCGTGGAAAAAGGCTACAGCTGGGTCATCGACGCCGATGTCAGCTCTGGTGAGATGGACGACGGTGACTACTTGGTATTCGTTGAGATCGAGCGAGACGCAGACTTGCCCGACAACATCGTGAGCCTGCTCAATGATCTCGTTAATCTCACATCCCAAGACATCAGCGAATGGCATTTCCATTATCATCGAGTTCCCGGCGAATTCGCTGTCACTAGCGAAGAAATCTCTAAAGTGGTGCCAACTACCGCTGACGAATACGCTAGTCGCGTTGGAGAAAAAGAAATCAATGACATCAAGCTGGCGGCCGGCCTACCTGTAGAATCTCAAGCTCCTAAAAACGAATATACCGAGAGTCTAAGGATCGCCGCCGGTATCCGATGATGGACCTAGTCACGGTAGTATTCCGTGACGAACTAGATCTATTAAAAACACAAGCACAAAGCATACACTTATACGCACGTGATATAAATCGCATACGTGTGGTCATCAATGACGACGACGATTACGTGATAGACCCCGCATGGTGGGGTAGATATCAAGACCGCGTAGACATAAAGCATTACACATATTACGGCATACCTAAAATGTCATCTGGCTGGGATCAACAACAGATCTCTAAGATCATGGCCGCTAAAGAATCGACTGAGTGGGCGTTGGTATTAGACACCAAGACTTGGTTCGTGCGAGAATTTTCTTTAGATACCTTCATCGGGCCCGATGGCAAGATCGACATAAGGACACAAAAAATACAGCCAGTGTTTGAGCATGGTTGGAGGTTTTTGCTCGAGCACTTTGGGTTACCTTATATCGATCAGATAGTCGGCCCGGGCGGTGTCCCGTATCTCATGGATCGGCGGGTCGTGAACACCATCGGACATTACGCCAAACCCAACTTGGTAGAATTTTTCTGCGAAAACGTCATGGAGCCAAACTTCATAACTGAGTTTAATCTCTATTCTGCCATGGTATTGATGATACACAAAGATTACAGCCCTTATAGCCAGACACAGCGATTCCGCCCGGTCAATATCACACATGGCGAAGAACACGATTTTGAAAGATTATTTGAGGAAATGAAACGCGAAGATACGCTGACTGTCAGCATACACCGAGAAGCCCGCAAACTCATCACGGCTGACCAATTCGATCGTTGGAAACATTGGCTCGCAACAAAAGGGCTAAATACTTAATCAAAATTTTAACCTGAGGTATACAAACATGAGCTTCGATTTTGACTTTACCCAAGAAAAACTAACAGAATGCTTACATCGTAACCCCGACGTCACAGAACTCTATGCCGTCATGTGCGAACTGCTCCCTAAATACGAAATCGTCACACGCGACCGCGTAGCCGCCTTCTTGGCACAATGCGGGCACGAGAGTGCCGACTTCACTATCCTTAAAGAAAACTTGAACTACTCTGGTGATTCGCTTTGCCGCGTATGGCCACGTTACTTCAATGAATCCAACAAGGATCAATATAATCGCAATCCAGAAGCTATCGCTAACCGCGCTTATGCTAACCGCATGGGCAACGGCGACGAAGCGTCCGGTGATGGTTGGAAGTATCGCGGACGTGGTGCTATCCAATTGACTGGTCATGACAATTACGCAAGATTTGCTGCCGACATCGGAGCAGACATCGACAGCGTAGTCGAGTATCTAGAGACATTACGTGGTGCCGTAGAATCTGCTTGCTGGTTCTGGTACAAGAACGGTCTCAATGCTATGGCCGACGAGCGTGACAACACCAAGATGACCAAACGAATCAACGGTGGCACCATTGGCTTGGAAGATCGCAAACAGCATCTGATCCATTGCTTGAACATACTTTACGATAACGTCTGATCATGTTCGGGATAAGTGCCGTCGTCAAAGCCATCGTCGCACTAGTCATCGTGCTAGTATGCGCCGGTGGTTTGTGGTACGTCACTGGACTTCGTGCGGATCTGGCCATCAGCCAAGAGAACACTAAAAAACTCACCGAGGCTGTACAGCAACAGCAAGAAGCGATCAAACAAGTCCAGGCAGACGCACAAAAAATAAAAGATATCAACTCCGAACTCAACACGACCATAAAGTTACAGAACAAGGATCTACAGAATCTCTCTGACAGATTCAATACTAGTGCCAATGGTCAAAAACGAGACTTCGGAAAGACAGCCGCGGCCAAGCCGTCTAGTCTAGAACGTGCTATCAACCGAGGTACCGTAAACGCACTCCGTTGTCTAGAAATAGCCAGCGGCGCACCTTTAACGGACACAGAGAAAAATGCAACTAAACCAAGTGAAATCAACAAAGAATGTCCCTCGTTGGCTAATCCTAACTACCAGCCTGTTTCTGGTCAGTAGTCTCAGCGGATGCGCCAGTTTTGATCTCTTCGGTAAGAGAGAAAAGCCTATTGAGATAACGACCAAGCCGGTCGAAAGAACCAACCTAGATATTCCTCTTCCTGATCCGATCAAGACCAAGCCGATCGAATGGATGGTAGTCACACCGGAGAACGCAGATGCCGTTTTCAAGAAACTCGAAGAAAAAGGCCAAGATGTAGTGTTATTCGCTATAACCAGTGATGGTTATCAGCAATTAGCGATGACGATCGGTGACCTCAGGAATCTGATTAACACACAAAGAGCTATCATCATCAAATACAAAGAATATTACGAGCCTAAAAAAGACGACTCCAAGAAATGAAATCTCTCTGGCGTGTGTGGGCCAAGGCTCTAGGAGAAAAGAGTGGCAAGGACGAACAAGAAGCAGACAGGGTGGCGCTGGTACGAACTGTTATCGTTCTATTCTATATTGTTACTAATATTTTTATTATCGCTGGTGTTATAAGACATTGGTAGGGAGAGAAAAATGAAAAAGCTGTTGATCGTCCCAATATTCGTAGTACTGACAGGTTGCTCAACATTGATCGATGGTATCATGGGCAACTATCACAACTATGATCCCATCGAGTATGATCGTGCGGTAGCACAGTTAGTCACAGCCCGTGGACTAGAAGCCAAATGCTCGACGCCCGGTGATTATAAAGCCACTATCACACACATGGCTTCCCAGTTAAAGTATCACCAAGCATACTTAGAAGGTCGTCCTTATAACAAACGCACCTTAGAACTCAATGGCAAGTTATTGAGCATGGTCGAGGACACAGCCAAGCGAGAAACCATGTCAGCATTCTTTTGTAAAGAGCGTAGCAAGAACATAGTCAAGGCCGCAGAGATACTGCGATCATCTAGTGGGGAGAAAAGAGAATGAGCTTTGAACAGACTATCGCAGAACTCAACATATTCTGCGCACATGAAAATTCAGCTATCGCTGAATTCGCCGGGAAGGCTATAATCTATGGTCAAGCATTGGCTAATCGCGAAATCTCGCAAAACGAATACAACGACTTGATGGCAGACATCGAGACTCTCAAAGGCATGTGCCGTACCGCCGACGAAGAGTATCAAGTAGCCAAGATATTCCAATTGGTCACTAATTTACCAGCACTACTATGAGCGACAATCAAGAAGCGATCAGCATCCCAGAGATCCCCGAGTTGGGATGGTTAGCGAAACTGTTCCGCAGTCGCTTCTTGCTACAGTATTGGCTCAACGGAGAGCTCTACACAGTATGGGTGTCGGCGTTCAAAGAAAAGGCCGATAACTGTATAATATACCAAGATTATGGCACTAAAAAAGCCACTATCATCAAAAGCGATCGCCCCATAACTTACACCCTCACGAGCGACAAATAGCCCATTTTTAGTAAATACTAAAAAAAGGAGCTATTCAATGAGCGATCAAGCAAAACCCGACAAGAAAACCGAAGACTGGATGCAGAAAAAATGGCGTCCAATGATGGCCATGATGTACATGACAGTCTGCGCTTTCGACTTCATAGTATTTCCAGTTATGTTCACCATCGTCCAATTCTGGGAGACACAAGCGGCCAACGACGCATTCCGCCAATGGCAGCCACTGACGCTACAAGGCGCAGGTCTATTCCATATGGCTATGGGTGCCGTACTTGGTATCACTGCTTGGAGCCGCGGTCAAGAGAAGATGGCCGGAGTCACCGGTGGTTCATCAGCCACAGACGCACCAGCTATGCCTAAACCCAGCTTTGGTAGTGGTAGCGCACCGCTAGGTGGCAACACGGCGAGCACAGCACCAGCGCCAGCACCAATGCCAGCGGCAGACCCAGCACCAACGATTCCACCAGTCGCTAAGCCAGCGCCAATGGATTTTGGTATCAAGTAAATCAAGATCGTGCGGAAGTTTGTTGACTTCCGCACATCTTTTGTCATAAAATACATGGATGTCTCACTACGACACCCTTAAAGTAACCGAAACGGCTACGCCCGAAGAGATTAAAAAAGCCTATCGCCGCCTAGCGTCCAAACATCACCCCGATAAAGGTGGTAATACGGATGAGTTCCAGCGTATCGAAGAAGCATATCGTGTGCTTAGTAATCCCGAATCTCGACAACGATACGATCTCGAAAGAAAAGGTTTTGGCGGCGGTCCGCAATTTCGTTGGAATCAAGACACCGACGGTATGCCCGATCTCGACGACATATTCACTCAATTTAACTTCGGGTTCCGGAATCGTTCTGAAGATCCCTTTGAACGCATGCGTCAGCCGCGGCGCAACAAAGACATCAGGATAGAAATGGGATTGGGTCTTGAGGAAACTTTAAATCCCGTCGGAAAAACCATACAGATACAAACTACCAATGGTTACCGAGAAACAATCAACATCAATATCCCCCGCGGTGTCGAAGACGGATCAATGATCAAATATCCCGGGTTAGGCGACAACTTTTTTAGTACCTTGCCGCGCGGAGATCTCTATGTATTGGTGCGCCTAATTCCGCACCCAAGGTTCCGAGTACATCACTCAGACATCGTTTGCTCGCTTAAAATATCAGCCTACGATGCGATCCTGGGCACACAGAGAGAAATAACCAATCTCGAAAACAAGACTTTTTTATTAACAGTGCCACCGGGCACACAATACGGAACTAAATTAAGGATCAAAGATCAAGGACTATACTCAACTAATGGGGCGCGGGGGAATCTCTTAGTTGAAGTCGAAGTCTATATTCCCAAAGAGACCGATCACCACCGGAAAGAATTGTTAGAAGAACTCAAAAAAGGTCAATAAATATCACAAAGGTTGTGTATTTTTTTGATTTGTCGTAAAATCAATCAACGCTATCTTAAATTTTCAACGGAATAGGAACCCAATGATACAACCCAATCCTGAAATAGAAATGATCGTAGAATATGCCACTACAGCAGCACGCCAACTACGACACAAATACGTGACTGTAGAGCATCTATTACAGGGTCTTTTGACCTATAAACCTTTTAATGAATTTCTAAACAATTATGGTGTAAACGTCGAGGGCATGTCCAACGAGTTGTTGATGTACTTGACAACACAAGAGCATCTAGCTTCGGCAGACAAAGACGATGTTCCTAAAAAAACACATGCGCTCGAGCGTGTGTTTAATCGAGCATTCACTCAGGTGTTATTCTCGGGACGCACTCATATACAAGTCATCGATTTGGTGTTGAGCATATGGCAAGAAGGCAACAGCCATGCTACTTATTTTCTGATGAAGTACGGCATCGACCGCAGCGGATTAGTCGACTATTACAACGAAAATTGGCAAGACAAACGAAAAGAAGCCGGGGCATCAAACAAGGCCAAGGCAGCAGAAATACTAAAGGAGTTCTGTGACAATCTCAATGAGATGGCAGAAAAAGGCAAGATCGATCCCGTGATTGGTCGCGAAGTCGAGATAGCCGAAATTACACAAATCCTAGCCAAGCGCAACAAGAGCAATGTCTTGATGGTGGGCGATCCTGGTGTAGGCAAAACCGCGATAGCCGAAGGGTTAGCATTAAACATCATCAACGGTGAAGTGCCTGATTATCTCAAAGACTTCACTGTTTACAATCTCGACATCGGCGGACTACTAGCCGGCAGCAAATATCGTGGCGAATTCGAAGAAAAACTCAAAGAAGTAATCGCGGCTTTACATGCTATCGGTAAGTGCATACTATTCATTGACGAAGCGCATCAGATGAGAGGTGCCGGTTCGGGATCTAACTCCAGCGTAGACTTTGCTAACATGATTAAGCCGGCCCTAAGCAAAGGTCACATCAAAGTAATCGCATCTACTACCTGGGAAGAATTCACACAGAGTTTCGAGAAAGATCGAGCTCTTATGCGCAGATTCCATAGGTTGGCGATCGAGGAGCCAAGTCCGGTTGTGGCCAAAGACATATTACGAGGATTGCGTAATTACTTTGAAGAATTTCACGGAGGTAAGATTACCGACGAAGCTATCGATGCCGCTGTAGATCTCAGCGTGAGATACCAGACTGACAAGAAACTACCAGACAAGGCTATCGATCTTATTGACACAGCCTGCGCCAAATCCAAGATACATCTCAATGATTGGATCGTGGGCAAGAGCCAGATCGTAGAAGCCATCAGCAAGTTTACCAAGATTCCTGCAGATCAGATCGGAGATAGCGACGAGATCAAGGACGTCGATGATTTTGAAAATCGTATTAAAGATCGTGTATTTGGACAAGATTCGGTGGTTGACCAAGTATTGGAAAAGATCTATGTCAGCAAAGCCGGACTCAAGGCTATCAACAAACCAATTGGCAATTTCCTGTTTATCGGCCCCACTGGCACAGGTAAGACAGAACTAGCGAAAGCCCTGGCTGATAACTTGGGCATGAAATTATTACGCTATGACATGAGCGAATATCAAGAGAAGCATTCGGCATCTAAGCTGATTGGTGCTCCCCCGGGCTATGTAGGCTACGACGATAGTAATCTCGGTGGCGGACTCTTGATCAGCGATGTAGAGAAGAATCCTAACTCTGTTATCCTGTTTGATGAGATCGAAAAAGCACACCCCGATGTCACTAATGTCTTACTGAACCTCATGGATGAGGGTATGATCACTTCCAGCAATGGTAAGAAAGCCGATTGCCGCAACACTATCGTGATATTGACTTCCAACCTGGGTGCCGCAGACTCAGAAAAGAATGCCATCGGTATAGGTAGGAATTTCCAGAAAGTCGGCGAAGATGATAAAGCAGTCAAAGACTTTTTCAAGCCAGAGTTCCGCAATCGACTCGACGGCATCTGTAAATTCGGCAAATTGGATCATCTCAGCATGAAGAAGATCGTGATCAAGCTCATGTCGGAAATGAATGAACTGCTCAGTGATAAGAATCTGCGTGTGCATTTCACAGAGACCGCGGTTAATTATTTCGCAGAGGTTGGGTATGATCCCAAGTTGGGTGCTCGTCCGTTAGCTCGCAAAATCAACGAAATGGTGAAGGTCCCACTTAGCAAGAAGATCTTGTTTGAAAAGCTATCGCCGGGATCAACAGTAGTAGTTAGTGTCGTCGATCATGAAGTAGTCTTTGATGTTAAAGGCGACTATAAACTACAACCAGCCGTGGACAACAATGGATATATTGTACTGGATCAATCTTAACTCCGTCGTCGTCTTCGAAGAGACACGGAAAATATTTTTTAAAAAATATCTGTGCCGCATGAGGGTGTTTTGCCCCGGCGGCAGGGCCATCCACGACGAGGATATATCATCATCTATAAACACACGAGTGGTACATAGGAACCATGGCGGTAGCTGGATATATCGTAACAATAAATCGCTCGACCAATCTAGTCTCGCACAGCTTGAAGTGTTCAAGGATCTGCTCAAAGATGACACTATCAAGTTAAGGGTCGAAGAACCGTACATACAAGTCTACGCAGAGGATGAAACCTCATTGAAAAAAGTGATCGAGCATTTTACTGCTGTCGATCAGTCGCGAGTGTTTTCTATCAGCGTGCCACGCCCTGAACATATCCCGATGTTACAAGAAAACAAGATACTCAGGAAATCACGAAGGAACCAATACCGTTATAAAGTATTGTTACGAGATGGTAGATTAGATACCGCATCGAAATCTAGCTTATTGAATTACCTGCTTTCGATGGAGGACCTTGTCAGCCTGCCCGCGGCACCAAGGAAAATGCTGTCTTCGTCTTACTCTTCATTTTGGGGAGTATATTATTACACCAACGATATTTCGATAAACACATTCGTTGAGTTGATCAGCCCGGGCATAATCACAAATGTCCACGAGATCGTGACGGTAGAATAAATACTACTATTATTCAAGGAACGCAAAATGGCAAAACTCCAAGAACAAGTGTTGGTGATTAAAATCAGCCGACTACTCAAAGACACCGAAGAAGAGCATCCTTTATTGGGCAACCCAGATCTAAGGAGCTTGGAACAAGTGGTCCAAGAGCTCGCCGGTGAAAGATCATTGGTCGAACTACAAATCGCTTAATACCCCAAAGTCACCGAATGTCTAAAAAGAGTAAATCTAGCAAACCTGCGGCTGTGCCCAATACCCCCAACTTTGATTTTTCAAAAATAAATCTCCATGTTGGAATACCGTGCTATGGTGGGCAAATTAGCGAACCCACATTCACAAGTTTTTTGAAATTTGTGTTGTTCGCCCAGAACATCGGCATGCGATGGAGTCTTGATACTATGGTTAATGAGAGTCTGGTCACGAGAGCCCGGAACAATCTCATGGCGAAAATGATGTCCAACACAGAAGCGACCCATTTCATGTTCATTGACGCCGATATCAGATTCCAGCCCGAGTCGATATTCCAGATGATAATACAGGATCGCGACGTCGTCGCAGGATTATATCCCAAGAAAAGTCTTCCGTCCAACTATGTGATCAATCTTGCCGAGACCACTAAAGTATCCGGAGATATGTTTACTGTAGATACCGCCGGCACCGGGTTCTTGCTATTCAAACGTCATGTTTATGAAAAACTTTGCTCCGCACACCCCGAATGTAAATACGTTGACGATGTGAATCTGGGCAAACAGTACGAGCCTTACATGTATTCTATCTTCGATACTATCATCGACGAAAAAGGACACTATCTCAGTGAGGATTGGACTTTTTGTCGTCGTTGGCAAGCCCTAGGTGGAGAAATATGGGCACACGGAAAAGTGTTGTTGAATCATATCGGGCATCACGAATTCGCCGGAAATCTCGACCAGATGCCTAAATTCCAAAAAATTGATGCGTCTCAGAACCCCGATAACGTATCTTTACCGGCAGCACTAGCCATGACTATGTCGCAGCAAAATACCAAGGATTGAGAAAAATGTCAAAAGAATTTTCAGAAAAACTTTTAATAAAAATAGGTTTATCGGGTATATACTGGGATAAAAAGCCACTCTTCCAGATACTCGTTAACGGTGAAGTTATCAAGGAATCAGAAATAACTGCGCCCAGTGGGGAAGTTGAATATCACGAATTTGCAAAAGAATTCCGGGAATCAACTGATCATATTTTATCGATACGTTTTTTAAATAAAACTCCCGATCAAACAGTTAAAGCCGATGACTACACCGAAGAAAATATGTCTATAGCCAAAGACATGTTATTAGTCGTTGAAAATCTTGAAATAGATACCGTTGATATTCCAATTGGTGCAGATTACGGTGACGAAGCAAGATATGGCATCTACAAACTCGATCAGCCAGTCACTTACAAAGGTGAATCCGGAGTCACAGAAATACCCGGTATACGGCATATGGGATGGAACGGATCGTACGATATCAAGTTCGGTAGCCCTTTTTATATCTGGTTGCTAGAGAATCTCTAACCATAAATACAGCAACGAAATGGAATCCACATGTTTGTTGCTGATTTATTTGAAGACACGCAAAATCTTGTCGTAGTCTACCCCGGACGCTTCCAACCCTTCCACAAAGGGCATAAAGCGGTGTATGACTATCTCGTCAAGAAATTTGGCCGAGATCGCGTCTACATCGCTACCAGCAACAAAGTAGATCCCCCCAAGAGTCCTTTCAACTTTTCAGACAAATCCGTGTTCATGGCGCTCACAGGGGTGCCAATGGATCGTGTGATCGAAAGCCGTGAACCCTACAAGGTCCCTGAGCTAACAGCAAATTATCCAGCAGAATCGACTATATTGATCTTCGCGGTCAGCGAAAAAGACATGGCCGAAGATCCTCGTTTCCGTATGGGAACTAAAAAAGACGGTAGCCCAACATATTTCCAGCCTCTGCCCGCAGATCTAAAAGATGCCGATACATTCGACAAGACGGGCTATATCCTAACGGTACCTACGGTGGACTTCACCGTTCTTGGGGCGCCTATGCGGTCAGCAACAGAAGTGCGACAGCAGTACAAAGATGCCGACCCTGCGACTCGTAAGCAGATAATCGCCGACTTGTTTGGACGCTATAGTGAAGAAGCAAAGCACATCATGGACCAGAAACTGGTCGTTACCGAAGGATGGAAGCAAGCTCTCGGTGCCGCGGCAGTGGCCGCATGCGTCGCAGGAACTCCGGGCTGTGCCACCACTGATGCCGGTACAGCACGTGATGCATTAATCGCGTTACGCACAGCGAAAAATATTCAAAATATCAGCAAAGACTCAGTAAAGGGCGAGATAGATCAAGAAATCCGGGCCATAGCTCGCGGGGACCGGAATGCCAGCAGGATATTAGGAAGAAACGGTCGAGATGCCCACCAAGAAAAAGATTGGCTAAATCGACGTCATTCTAATGAAGATGCGGCCGGAGTCGGTGTCGTAGCATCAAATAAAAAGATGGCCCGCGATCCAAGATACAGCACTTCGATGACTGTTGATGTAAAAACAAATACATTGAAAAAGATGATGAAAGCGTTCAACCTTATCGAAAGTTTATACGCTAAGGATCCCACAAATCCAATGTCCGACAGTGAAGTATTGATACCCGGGTACGGACGCCTGACTATCGCGACATTACATAAAAAACTGGCAAATAACTTTAAAGATCTGTCAGACAGGATGTCTAGCATGGATGCCGACCAAGTTCGTCAGGCACAATATCTGTTACAGAAATCTCCGATGCCCGTCATGCTCGATGCTTTGCTAAAGGCTTACAGAGACCTATCCGCTCTTAGGAAAAAAGGCGGAGTAGGAGCACGAGGAATCCCACCAGGGATTTTCAGCGATGAATGACCGGCAGATAGAGATACGTATTGATGTACGCTGGTCCGGCGAAGATATACCCCATGGGTTAACTGGTGCTTATGTGTATCGACCTGCCTATCGCATATATGTGGACTCGGATCTTTTGACTGAACGTACCTATGTCTGGCAACACGAAGACACTTATGTTGAAGAACTGATCACAGTAAAGCTGGGGCCAGGGGCGCATCGCTTAAAGGTAGAAAAACTTAATGATCCACGAGATATGCTGAGAATCAGTAATGTGCGTATCAATGATCAACCAGCAAATTTCGAGTTTTCTATTTAATTCTGGGATTATAAATATTGTTATGAAAATCACCGACATCATCAAAGAAACAACTTCCGGCGCTATCGCTACAGTAGCCACACCTTTATTCAAGAAACCCATCAAGCGTGTGCGTGAGTTTGGAGCAGACAATGCTCAAACTACGACTTCTGATCCCGCGCAGGCTGCACAGCAAGCACAGAAACTCAAACAAAATCTCAACCAACTCAAAGGAGCTGGTGTCGAAATCGATCCCAACAAAGATGCTGAAGATCCCGCCAATGCCGCAGGTATCGCTGGGGCGGTAGAAAAAGCATTAGCCGATCCTACCCTTGCTCCACAGATCAAGAATACACTACAAAAAGCACAACAGAAGACAGGACAATAAAAATGCTTTTAGATGAATTTGGACCATTCAGACTCAAGACTCGAGTAGTGGTCAAGGAAGACCGTGATGCTGTAGCCGGTGCTGTAGCACGTCGCATCATGGGTCAACACCTTGACCTCATCAAGACCTATGGCGTCGACAAAGTGATCGCTGCCATCGACGACGTAGCAGACTTCGTGGGTGACACTGAAGAGATCGGCACCTCCGACGTCAGCGGATGGGTCAAACAAGTGGAACGCACACTACAGAGCATGGGCCCAAGGGAAAGCGCAGAGCAAGGTGTAGCGGAAGGCTTTATGAGCGAAATCGATATCGATCTACATGCCTTGGCTACACGCGGTGATGAAGAAGATCTGATCGCTGCTCTCGAAGGTGACTTAGGACCAGGTACAGCAGATGTCCTACAAAACATGATGGAAGAACTCAAAGACGAGTTGGCCGCAAAAGGCATGACGGATGTCATCAACGACCACGACAAGATGATCGAGATACTTTGGGATAAAATCGTAGACGAATATAGCGAGGGTGACATCGAAACCAACGAAAGCCTGCGCCCCGGTGAACATCATGAAGCCGAAGTCACTTTCGACGATGGTAGCAAAGTCACAGTGAGACTTCGCAGTGACGAAGGCTACACAGACATGATCAAACAGCATTTCGCCAAACAAGGCAAGACTGTCAAAGACATCAAAGTAGACTGGTCAGTACGATCCAACGAAAGCCGTAGTGTCACAGCTGAAGAGGTCAGTAAATACTTGGCCGAGATGAAAGAATCCGGCTACGACATCTAAGGACTGATTACTATGGACGAGCTTAAAAAAGCCATGAAGATCGCGTTCTCATCCGAGTTCGCGTTTTATCTAAAAGCACACAACTTCCACTGGAACGTGGAAGGCATACACTTCGCACAGTTCCACGAACTGTTTGGAGGTATCTACGAAGAAGTATACGGTAGCATCGATCTGTTCGCGGAAAACATACGCAAGCTAGATTCTTATACCCCGGGCTCGTTCACCCGCTTCTCCATGCTCAGCATGGTCGATGACGAGACTGCTATCCTAGCCGCTGAAGACATGTGCCAAGAACTGCTAGAAGATTCTGACAAGATGGTCAAGATCCTTAAGCGTGTATTTGACATGGCCACTGAAGCTGGGGAAGACGGTCTTGCCAACTTCCTGGCCGAGCGCATGGACGCACACCGCAAACACTCCTGGATGTTGAGAGCAAGTCTCAAATAACACGCCAAGGAGGGCGTAATGAAAAGCCAAGAATTCATCAACGAGGCACGCGAACTGCGTGCTGCAATCGCTCTGGCCGAGCGTGCTGTCAGCAAAGCCCAACAGCGTTACATGGGCATGGTGCATGCCATGCAAAAAGGCGAGCGTATTCCAGGCGCCAGCAAGGAACTCAAACAAACTGCTCGCACCATGAAGAAAAGTGATGTCAAGGATTTCGCCAAGACACCACATAAAGGTCTCCCTGAAAAGAAACCCCAAGAAGCCTTAGACCGCGAACAACTCGCGAAACTGGCCCCGCCCAAGGATCGTGTCACTTTCGCCGATCGCATCGCTCTAGCCAAGAACCCTAAGGCATTAGCAGAAAAATGGGGCACAGACACACAAGTCGGCCCCGAAGAGCGTGGCAAGTATGCTGGCAAGACCAAATCGGAACTTGTCAAAGCCTACAACGCACTTAAAAAGTCAGGGCCACATCCCAAGGGCAGTCCCGAATATGGTCGTATGCGAGAGTTGGCCTTTGCCATCCGTGCCAAAACGGGTTGGGGTAAAGTCGAGTAATAGTCCAGTGTCCCGGTAAATAAACAAAAAGGAGCCGGACATGGAGAATTACATCGATGATATCGAAGCCTACCAACGACTCTTGCCAAAATGCCCCTGTGGATGCACAAAACACTGCGGACACAGTTGCCTCGACTGCGACTCCTGTACAGAATGCGGGTGTCCTAGCTGCCGAGAATCAGCAGAACAGTAACCCTGATCTATATTTGGTATGGCCTGCTCCTGGGTTCGGAAAAAACCCGTACGGCCAACATTGAAATTTGCTATTGCAGAGCAATATAAATATCTAAGAACACTGAGGAGATCAACTAATGTCTGAAAACACTCGTAGCTGGAAAGCCTATCAGATACAACAGGATTGGAGTACCAACCCAAGGTGGTTGGGCATCAAACGAGACTACACCGCCGATGATGTAGTTCGCTTGCAAGGCAGTCGTGTATATCCCGATCAGTTCGCGATAGACCAAGCCAAGAAATTATGGAACCTACTGACCACTGAGGACTATGTCAACACCTTGGGTGCGTTGACAGGCATGCAGGCGTTACAGCAAGTCAAAGCAGGACTCAAAGCCATATACCTAAGCGGTTGGCAAGTGGCAGGTGATGCCAACTTGGCCGGAGAGATGTATCCTGATCAGAGCTTGTATCCAGTGAACTCTGTGCCCGCCGTGGTCCGCAAGATCAACAACACGTTTCGTCGTGCCGATCAGATACAGTGGATGGAAGGTAAAGATGATCACGACTTCTTCGCACCCATCGTAGCTGATGCCGAAGCCGGCTTTGGTGGCGTGTTAAACGCATTTGAACTGATGAAGGCCATGATCGAAGCTGGTGCCGCTGGTGTACACTTCGAAGACCAATTAGCGTCTGCTAAAAAATGCGGACACATGGGAGGAAAAGTCCTTGTACCAACCAGAGAAGCCATCAATAAACTTGTTGCCGCTCGCCTCGCTAGTGATGTTATGGGCGTGCCTACTCTTGTTATTGCACGAACTGATGCCGAAGCCGGTGACCTTATCACTAGCGATATTGATGACAACGACAAGCCTTTCCTTACTGGTGAAAGAACTGTTGAAGGATTCTACAGAACCCGTAACGGAATCGATCAAGCAGTCAGCAGAGCCGTCGCCTACGCACCTTACGCAGACCTCGTGTGGTGTGAAACAGGAAAGCCCGACTTACAATTCGCGAAGGAATTCGCAGAGCAAGTACACAAGCACCATCCAGGTAAGATGTTAGCCTACAACTGCTCGCCATCATTCAACTGGAGGAAGAACTTAGATGCAGACACAATTAGCCGTTTCCAACGTGAACTTGGAGCAATGGGCTACCGTTTTCAATTCATCACACTTGCTGGATTCCATGCTCTTAATCATGGCATGTTTGACCTTGCTCATGGTTATGCTAGGAACGGTATGTCTGCTTTCGTGGAGTTACAAGAACGTGAGTTCGCGGATGCGAGCCGTGGTTTTGAAGCTGTTAAGCATCAAAGGGAAGTAGGCACAGGTTACTTCGACGCTGTCACTACGACCATCGAAGCTGACGCATCCACACAAGCCCTCAAAGGTTCCACAGAGGAAGAGCAGTTCCACTGAACAAGTCGTATTAGAAAAACCATTTTAGCATAACCTGGGCCCTCGGGCCCAGCACAATCTACCATAAGTCTATTGACTAATCTTTTAAAAGATAGTAAAATAGAAAACTACCGTTGAGTTAGAAATTAAATGACAGCACATTTTCCCTTTTTTAGAAGATTCGAATCCGATGCCGACGTATATGGTCTTCTTGGGTTGCCCGAAAATTGCTTTTATCTAATAGATGATAATCATAAAGTCATGAAGCTGTTACAGTTCGTGCTTATGAAACAGAAGTTTTTTTTCTGTATCAACATATCAAAATTCGAATCTGAAAAAGATACTTCCAATATAGACAATAACAACTGTCATGAGTTCGGCTGTATACCAAAAGCAGTAAAACACATCAAACTCGACGCCGACCCCGGTATGCATCTAACTAAAATCGTGGACTCGCATTCGCCTCCAGACCCTATATTGAGATCCAACTTATTGTTATTGCAGAAAATTTTGCACGTCCTGGAAAAAATCGTCGACGAATTTGAGGAACAAGAAAAAAGAAGGTTCCGCGATGAAATCAACGGGTTTATCGAGTTAAAAGAGTTTGTAAAACTCACTATACCAAACGACGAAAACATCGATAACTTTGTTGACTGGGAAATTGAAATTAGAAACAACGCTATTCGACGAGCAAGACCATTTAAATCAGATATAATAAATTTATTGATTAACGTAAACTATCGAAAAGACGATGCAAAAAAAATCATCGAAGAAAAAATAAACTCATTGGAATTTGGTAAGTTGGACTACGTCAATACCAATTGGAAAAAAATATTCTTATCTGATGTTTTTAAAAAAACCTTACTATCAGTGTTAAAAGAACAATGACTATAAAAATAGAAGATTCCATCATGGTTGACGTGCGCAACTTCAACATTGCCGGCAACCTAAAAAATCCCTACGGAAAAATGTGGAAATCGACTCTAGATAGTTTTATCGGAGTACACGACCTAAGAGCACGATTGGGTACTTTCACTACTCCGTGGAATGCTCCTAGCAATAGTTTTTATTCTGCGCCCGAGTTCAAATTCATCAACGATTCTCTCTCAGATCTATTAGATCGAAGAGCATTAGAAATATTTTCTGTGGCCAAAAAAACAAATAAAAAAATATTTGTACTTTGGAGTGGTGGTATTGACTCTACCGCAGTCTTGGCGTCTTTTATTAAAAATCTAAGTAGCACAGATCTCGAATTATTGACTGTGGTGATGAACACTGGCTCAATGGTGGAAAATTTTGAATTTTATATGAAATTTATTTCTAATAAAATAAAATGTTTCCATTACTCGTTGTTAGACCTTAATGACGATTTTCTTGATAAAAATATTTTAGTGCATGGCGACCCAGCAGATTGTCTCTACGGCCCAACTACTGTTGCATATCGAGAGTTGATAATCAGTGGCGAACATAAAGAAAGTTATAAAAAACATTTTAAAAAACTCATTGATCTCTGTCAGCCCGGTAAACATCTGCCGTACTCTGTTCCAAATTTTGGAAATTGGATAGTCAAAAAAATAACCGATAACATCGAAGAAGTGAACCCCGACAACGTGACTACCGTCAGTGATTGGTGGTGGTGGACATATTACAATTACAAATGGGAATTCAGCTGCCAGAGACCTTTTATCTTTTCCCAAAAAGATGTAAAAAAAGGCATCAGCATCGAAAATCAAAAAACGTTCGCAGAAAATACTTTCTATAACACCGAATACTTCCAGCATTGGAGTTATAGCAATCTCAAAAATCTTTTAAAGGACGGCATGAAGTCTCACAAGATCGAAGCCAAACGATATATTTTCGAGCTCGATAAAAATGAATTCTATTTTGAGAATAAACCAAAGTTAGCCGGTGCCCCACCCGACGTCATTACTCGCACTTCATCCGACAACCCGATATGCTTTGATCGAAATTGGAAAGGCTACTTTCGTTGGGAAGACTATCTCAATGAGCAAGTTTGTTATCGACTTGAAACTTTTAAAGGATAATAGTTTTATGTCAAATGAATATGCATTGTTCAATACGTTTCGTAATAGATTCATTATGGTTAACAGTGATTACGAAAGTTTAAAATATTTGCAGTTGATAACCATGAACCATGAATTGCTGTATCTAGTAGATTTAAACGGCATCGTTAACTACCGACCAAATCTCCTGAACAATGATCGATGCATGAACGTCACTATAGCCAATGGAGAAAAAATACGGATAGAGATCGACATGTATTTTACAAATCCTTCATATAGGCTCGTGCCAGCAAGGACTAAGTTCACGCAGGACGATATAGAGTATAAAGAAAAAATGCATTTCCTTTTTGATTTTATACAAAAATCTAGAGATCATAACTATCATATACTTGATAGGGATCTACGACAGGTCGAGACTCTCAAAAAAGGTCTAAGAGTGTTTAAAAAGTTTATATCCTTGACAGTGCCCAATGATGTCGCTGTACAAGAGTTTGTCGATCGAGAAATAATCAACAAAGATGTACCGAAAAAAATACTCGAAGAATTCCAAGGCATACTTTTTCGCATTTTATCGGATCTAGATTATAGTCGTCCTCTCAATGAGATTAAAGCAGACATCGAGAAAAAGATCAGACTGATACCTATTAGTGCATACTATTTCACCGAATCGATCAATAAATCAATTGAACTTCTAAAAAATGAACCATGTTGAAGGTATAAAAAACAGCCTAGCTGTTGACAATCATCTAGTAGCCGAACTTGATATCAAGCACCGAAGCGGGCACCTATGGTCAAAGTTTGCGCACTTGGTGATAGGCGCTAAAGATCTGCGTGCCAGGACTGGAAATTTTTCCACTCCATGGCAAGCACCATACGATCATCATTATCCTATGCCTGAACTTAAATTTGTCGACTATAAGTTACACGACTTGTTTGATCAACGAGCTATAGAAGTCTTTAACTACGCTAAAAAGGCAAACAAAAGAATAGCACTGATGTGGAGCGGCGGAATTGATTCTACTGCTGTATTAGTTTCATTCTTAAAGAATCTTTCCGAATCCGATTTAGGGATCATTGATATAGTCATGAGCACCGAATCGATCATCGAAAACTTTGACTTTTTTAGAAAATATATATCAGGAAGATTCCGATACATACAACTGTTAGATTTTGAGATGTGCAATGAAACCTTAGAAAAATACATACTCATACATGGCGATCCAGGCGACGCTGTGTTTGGGCCAACTCTTCCGGCGTTCAAGCATCTGGTCAATAACGATCAACATCTCCTACCATTTAAAGACAATCAGCATCTCATCGCTAGTTTCTTTGATCGTGATCAAAGCATCAATGCCGATCCAGAATTCGGTCAATGGTATGTAAGAAGGATCACCGAAAACCTCATAGAAGTCAATCCCGAAAATGTCAAGACTATCTCAGATTGGTGGTGGTGGCATTATGTAAATTTTAAATGGGCTACCGCAATAGTGAGACCATTTATGCACCTTCGCAAAGATTTCAAGAAGCCGATCGACAGAAAACACCATAGTGATTATGCACAGTACAGTTATTTTAATACAGACGAATTCGTGCAATGGAGTTACAGTAATTTACAGCATCATTTCGAACATGTACACAAGGGCCGTGCCGGTGTGAAACTCGAAGCTAAACGATATATTTTCGAGTTTGATGGCAATCGTTCTTATGCCGACCAAAAAATCAAAGTGGCATCTAAAAGTCCCGATTTCGAGCGCAGAATAGTGTGGATCTCCCCGATGTATTACGATCATGATTGGGTAGGATACCATACCTGGGAACCCGGAGTCACTGAAGCGGCTATGGAACTATTAGAAAGTTTCCAGGGTTGACTATCTTAAAATAAGTATCTATACTGTGTTTTTTATCAAGGAGATTTGAATGTCCTCAAGAATGTTTTCCGGCGAACAGAAAGCCAAGCTCACACAACTCATCAATGAAGGCATCGCTGTGCTACAAGAAGTCGAAGACCTCAGCGCCGGCCTCAATGACACCATCAAGGCCATCGCAGAAGAACTAGAAGTCAAACCTGCTATCTTGAAAAAAGCGATCAAGATCGCACAAAAGAGCAAGTTCGGTGAAACCACTCACGAACACGAAGAGTTGACCACCATCCTTGAGACTGTTGGTCGTACGCTGTAAACGATCCTGTTATAATAGAGTCGCTGGCTCAACCAGCATGTAGAACGGCCAGTGGGCCATAAACCACAGGAGGACTATGAGTTATATTGATGCGCTCTTTGATAGAGAGCGTGATACTATCCATGTCGTGGAACGTATAAACGGTAGCCGCGAATATCGCGAGTTCCCGGCCAAGTATGTGTTCTATTACGACGATAACAAAGGCAAGTTCCGTACTATCTACGGCACTCCTGTCAGTAGATTTTCCACACGCAACAGCAAAGAGTTCCACAAAGAGATGCGGATCAACTCCGGAAAACGTCTCTGGGAATCAGATATCAATCCCATCTTCCGCTGCCTCGAAGAAAACTATCTAGGAGCGACATCTCCTAAACTACAGACTTGTTTCTTCGACATCGAGGTCGACTTCGACCCCGAACGCGGATATTCCAAACCCGAAGATCCTTTCAATCCTATCACATCCATCACGGTTTACTTAGACTGGTTGGACCGACTCGTCACGCTAGTGGTCCCGCCTAAGAGTTATTCCTGGGAGACGGCGCAAGAGATCTGTGATGGGTTTGATAATTGCTTCTTGTTTGAGCGAGAAGAGGATATGTTAGATACATTCCTTGATCTCATCGAAGACGCAGATATCCTGACAGGGTGGAACTCAGAAGGCTTTGATATCCCGTATACCGTAATGCGAGTGAATCGTGTTCTCAGCAAAGACGACACGCGACGATTCTGCTTGTGGGGACAGTATCCTAAGCAACGTACCTTCGAACGTTTTGGTGCTGAGAACTTGACCTTTGACATCATCGGTCGAGTACATATGGACTATATGCAACTGTATCGTAAATACACTTATGAAGAACGACACTCCTATAGTCTGGATGCCATCGGAGAATACGAAGTCGGTGAATCAAAGGTGGCCTATGAAGGAACTCTGGACCAACTCTACAACAAAGACTTCCCCAAGTTCATCGACTACAACCGACAAGACGTCATGCTCTTGGTCAAAATCGACAAGAAGCTCCGGTTCCTGGATCTAGCCAACGAACTAGCACACGACAACACCGTGTTACTGCCCACTACCATGGGCGCAGTGGCAGTCACAGAACAAGCCATCATCAATGAAGCACACCAACGCGGCATGGTGGTGCCCAATCGTCGCAGCCGTGATGACCAAGGTGAGACACAAGCCGCGGGTGCTTATGTGGCCTACCCCAAGCGTGGCATACACGAATACATCGGCGCCATCGACTTGAACAGTCTGTATCCTTCTACCATCCGTGCTTTAAACATGGGACCCGAGACCATCGTGGGCCAACTGCGGCCTATCATGACGGATCGATATATCAAGGACAAGATGGCTGGCGGCAGCAGTTTCGCAGACGCCTGGGAAAACATGTTCGGAAGTCTCGAATATCAATCAGTCATGAATATGGAGCCTGGCACCGAGATCACCATCGACTGGGAGGATGGGACCACGGATGTCACATCGGCAGCCAATGTATGGCGCTTGGTATTCGACAGTAATCAGCCCTGGACTCTCAGTGCCAACGGCACTATTTTCAAGTACGATGCTAAAGGTATCGTCCCCGGTTTGCTAGAAAGATGGTATGCTGAACGCAAAGAACTACAAGCCAAGAAAAAAGATGCCGAGACTCCCGAAGACAAAGCGTTCTGGGACAAGCGTCAGTTAGTCAAGAAGATTAACTTGAACTCGCTATACGGCGCTATCTTGAATCCGGGCTGTCGCTTTTTCGACCATCGTATCGGACAATCAACGACACTGACAGGCCGTATCATCGCCAAGCACATGGACTCGTTCGTCAATGAATGTATCACTGGCGAATATGACCACGTGGGCAAGAGCGTGATCTACGGAGACACCGACTCGGTGTACTTCTCTGCTTGGCCCGCTATCAAGGACGAGGTCGAGGCCGGGCGCATGGAATGGAATCGCGAGATCTGCGTACAACTGTATGACACTATCGCCGATTCTGTAAACGCTTCGTTCCCGGCGTTCATGGAACGTGCCTGCCATTGTCCCAGAGACATGGGGGCCATCATCGCTGCCGGTCGTGAACTAGTGGCATCCAAGGGCTTGTTCATCAAGAAAAAACGCTACGCTGTTCTGATCTACGATCTCGAAGGTGTGCGACTGGATACGCACGGCAAACCCGGCAAGGTCAAGGCCATGGGCTTGGACCTCAAGCGTTCAGACACCCCCAAGGTGGTACAAGAGTTCCTCAGCGAATTGCTCACTATGGTCCTAACAGGATCCGGCAGGGACGAGATCATTGAGAAGGTCCGGGACTTTAAACTGTTATTCACAGAAAGGCCGGCTTGGGAAAAAGGTACACCCAAGCGTGTCAACAACTTGACCAAATACACAGCCGAAGAAGCACGCCTGGGCAAAGCCAACATGCCAGGACACGTGAGAGCCGGTATGAATTGGAATAACCTCAAGAGAATGCACGGAGACAATTATTCCATGCAGATCGTGGACGGCATGAAAGTCATCGTCTGTAAACTCCGAGATAATCCACTCGGATATACTTCCGTAGCTTACCCTACCGACGAGTTACATATCCCAAATTGGTTCAAAGAATTGCCCTTCGACGACGATAACATGGAGTCCACTATCGTGGATCAAAAGGTAGAGAATCTGCTAGGTGTGCTAGATTGGAAGATAGAAGAACACACACAGATTAAAACAACTTTCGACAGCTTGTTTGAGTGGCAATAAATAACGGCGTATATTATGAAACTCAATAAACTAGTCTCACTAAAAAACGACGCCGATCTAGCTTTTGATGTTAGCAAAGTCGTTGCTGCCATGGCAGATCTGCGAAAGAAACTAGAATTGATCATCGATCGATATGAACTCACTGAAAATTATTCTAGCATAGTCAATAACACCATACAGCTTATTGATATCAAACTTGCTGAACTTGATATCATTGAATCAAGAAAAACCCTGCTGACAAATAATCTCTTGCAGGATATCGAAGAACTCACTAAAAAGTTTTTTGCCGCTAACTACGAAACTGAATTTGTTTACAACGAAGCAGAAGGTGTAAGGCAAGCTCGTATTCTTTATATACCGCAACATGCTGAGCCCATATTGATGAGCAGAATCGATGCTAACCTTGATTGGAGATATGCCACTCTAGAGATTGGATGCAGAGACGGAGAGTTCACTAAACATCTGGTGGCTGGAGACCCTTTGTATGTCACAGATGTTCACCAAGAATTCCTTGACTCTACCGTCAAAGCGTTTAACACGGATTATCAGCGTCGCATACGCCCATATCTAATTAAGGATCAAAATTTTTCTATGTTACCACAGGAACAGTTTGGGTTCGTATTTAGTTGGAACCATTTTAACTATCTTAGTCTCGACACCATCAAGCATTATCTACAACAGATATACAACTTGCTAAAGCCGGGTGGTAAGGTCTTGTTCAGTTACAACAACGGAGACTTACCGGCCGCGGCCGAATATGCCGAAAGATACTACATGACATATATGCCAAAAAGTCTGCTGATACCTATGTGCGAGATGTTGGGTTTTGAGATCATCAATCACCAAGACTTCGAACCGGCTGTAAGTTGGATAGAACTTAAACGACCCGGCGAACTTACTACTGTTAAAGCACACCAAGTCTTGGGTACAATCAAACCTAACAATTAAATGACAGGCAAGCCTTTTATCTGTAATGCCGTTTGGAATAGCATCACTGTCTACCCCGACGGTAAGATTGCTCCTTGCTGTATCTATGATTACAAGTTAGCCAGATCTGGGGAAAATTTCCAAGGGGTAGATACTTTTAAGGATCTACAGCAAGAGATGTTATCGGGGTCATGTCCCCAAGGCTGTCGAGGTTGTTGGGAAGACGAGCAAAATGGTTTAGAATCCTACAGGAAAAACTATGGTGACGATGTTGGGCAAAGAGATTCGATAAAATATCTCGACCTCAGAAACAACAACACCTGCAATCTCACTTGCCGTATCTGTAGTCCCAACTTCAGTAGCAGTTGGACTAGTTTGGTCGGAGATCTCGAATTTGAAAGATTCAATGTATGGCCTATGTTAGAGGGAATCACTAACGAAGAACTTACAGAAATCTATTTCACTGGCGGCGAACCTATGCTAAACCCCGATCATTGGAAATTGTTAGATACATTGATCGAAAATGGTCGGAGCAGAAACATTTCATTGAGATACAATACCAACCTCACTACTTTAAACTACCGAGGAAAAGAAGTCACCGAACTTTGGAAACATTTTAAGAAGACAAGAGTCTATGCCAGTCTGGAAGCTATCGGAGAGCCCGGGCAGATGGTAAGATCGGGATTAGACTGGGATCGTGCAGAAAAAAATATAGAATCTCTACTGGCATATCGGAAGCAAAGACCCGACACAGAAATATTTGTTTTTTGCACACTGGGACTACTGAATATATGGTTCCTACAAGAATTGGTAGATTGGTGCCGAGATAAATCTATAACTCTAAATACATCAGTATTAGAAGGACCGGATTTCCTTTCTTTGTCGACTTTGCCCTATGAGTTAAAGGACCTCCTGCCTGAAATTGATTTTGCGCCGGACAGAAATCAAAATCACAATCGACGTGTCTATCAGCAGGCTCGATCAATGATAGGCAACACAGAAGATCTGTTCCACCATACCATTGCACATACGTTGATGATGGATAAACTACGAGGAGATCGAATGTTTGATCTATTGCCCAAAGAAGTCCAAAATTTCGCCAAACGAAGAATTTTATTGGTATAATCATTGACAAATCTAAATACAATCATCTATAATCTAACTATCACTGGAGGCTCTATATGAAAGACTTTTTACAAGACATCGTTCAACACACACATGGCTTAGGCAACATCGACCTGGTCAAAGTCACCGGCGACTCTGCTGGTACTGCCATCAACGCTATCGCAGAAGATCGTAGCGTAATACTGGAAGCCAGTTTCAAACAGCCTGTGGCCGAATTCGTAGGCACATTCGGCATGCCCAACTTGGCCAAACTCAACACAGTTCTCAACATCAGCGAGTATCGCGAAGACGCCAGTATCTCTGTGACGCGCCAGGATCGTAACGGAGAAAAAGTTCCTGTTGGTATCCACTTTGAAAACAAAGCCGGTGACTTCAAGAACGACTATCGTTTCATGACTGCTGAGATCATCAACGAAAAACTCAAGGCAGTGAAATTCCGTGGCGTGAAGTGGAACGTAGACATCGTTCCCAGTGCCGCATCCATCCAACGTCTCAAGTTCCAGGCACAAGCCAACAGCGAGGAGACCACATTCGTGGCCAAGACCGACGGTGACAAGCTCAAGTTCTACTTTGGCGATGCTGCCAGCCACGCTGGTGAATTCGTGTTTGAACAAGGTGTGTCGGGCTCATTGACCAAAGCATGGAGCTGGCCTGTGTCGGCGGTGATTGCTATCCTGAGCTTGCCCGGAGACAAGACTTTCAAAATCAGCGACGAAGGTGCTGCCATGATCACTGTAGATTCTGGTATCGCTGACTACTCTTACATCATCCCAGCCCAAACTAAGTGATATCATTCGATTGGTTAAAGACTAAAGGCTATCAGCCCGGAGGAGGGATGAGATCGCCCGATGGGAAGGCCTTTTGTCTTAACATACCTAAGAATGCCAGCACTTATCTCACGAATGTTTTGTTAGCGAACGGGTGGGAACTACATATACTCAAGGACAGCGATCACTTTGAAAAAATGTTCGCCTTCGTGAGAGATCCTGTAGATCGCTGGGTCAGTGGTTTCGCCACATATGCTACCTTACACTTATGTAGCCAGAACTTCGGTAGTGACCACTTCGTTGAAGACTACACGGATCTCACTGAAAGGATCATCTTTGACACCGTATACTTTGATGATCATACCGCGCCACAAAGCATCTATATATCACAGTTGACTGACCCGATATTACTCAAGTATAATCATAACTTACTCGATCAGATACGATGGCTTCTTGGTGTCGAGATCAATGATATCAGCGTCGAGGATAATGTTTCGGAGAATAACTATGACACGAAACAGATTTCAAAATTCATGAAAGAGCGGTTACAACAGAATCCGCCATTGGTGGCAAAATTAGTAAATGCTTTTTCGATCGATTATGAACTAATAAATTCTACACATTTCTATGACAAACCGAGATAACCTGACTTCCAAACAAAATGACTATGCTGTGTTTTTGCCGGCTATCTCGGGCTTCTATGCCACGTTCATAGGCAAGCAACGCGACCCTGTAAACGGCCCTTATGTAGATCCTGCTCGTTTCCCGCCGGGCATGAAGGACATGGAAGAGTTGAACTGGCTCAACGATGCCAAAGGACTTTTCCCTTATAAGTGGAGTCTATACTCGGGTGGACACGCTAACTTAGATCTCAACAAGCAGGACTGGTCGGAGGACATGGTGCGTAACCGTGATCCTGGCACATTGATCCTAGGTGACTCGGGTGGATTCCAGATCGCTAAAGGACTCTGGGAAGGCGATTGGAAGGCCGGTTCTGGTTGTCCCAAAGCGCAGAAGAAACGAGAAGCGGTGCTGAAATGGTTGGATGGCATCGCCGACTACGGCATGATCCTTGATATCCCGACCTGGGTAGTGCATGATGAAAAAGCATCTCGGGCCTGTGGTATCACCACACACGAAGAAGCAGTCAACGCTACAAAATACAACAACGAGTATTTCATGACCCACCGTCGGGGTGTCAAGAACGGTGGAGTGAAATTCCTCAACGTGCTACAAGGTGCTAATCACGCTGAAGCAGATGATTGGTATGAAACGATGAAAGAATATTGTGATCCCGCAAAGTATCCCGACACGCATTTCAACGGTTGGGCTATGGGTGGTCAGAATATGTGTGATGTCCACTTAGTATTACGACGCTTGGTGGCATTGCGCTACGATGGACTCCTACAGGAGGGCAAACATGACTGGATGCACTTCTTGGGAACATCAAAATTGGAGTGGGCAGTCTTGCTCACTATCTTACAACGTGCCGTGAGGAAATATGTCAACCCATCGTTTACCATCTCTTTTGACTGCGCCAGTCCATTCCTCGCAACAGCGAACGGACAAGTCTACTTCGAAAACGTCTTCGAACACGACTCCAAATGGTCGTACCGCATGGCTCCTTCAGCCGATGACAAAAAATACGCCACCGACACCCGACAGTGGCGGCAAGGAGTGATAGCTGACGGCATCTATCCCATATGGCAAGACAGTCCAGTCAGCGACCTGTTGCGCATGAAAGACATCTGTATCTACAAGCCCGGTGATCTCAACAAAGTGGGCAAAGAAGGTAAGACATCCTGGGATAGTTTCTCGTATGCTTTGCTCATGGGACATAATGTCTATCAGCATATCACTGCCGTCCAAGAAGCCAATAGACGCTTTGACGCCGGCGAATATCCTGCCATGATGCGTTACTCAGGTCCCAGCCATGATCGTTTCCAAGACATCGTAGAAGAGATCTTCACTGCACCGGATCGCGCTACCAGCGAAGCTATAATCGAAAAGTATGACAAATATTGGATGGAGATCGTAGGCACACGCGGCTTCTCTGGAAAGAAAGCCAAGAACTCCATGACCATGTTTAACGCTTTATTTGAGACTGTAGAAGAAGAGGTTTCCGAAGAACCCGAACTTGACGAATCGAAACTTGATCAACTCGAGGAGAACCCAAATGTATGAAAATCGGATCGCCCATCTAGAAGAAGCACACCGCCTTTTGGACGAACAAATTGTTAAACTTGAGACGTCTGGAAACTTTTCGGACGAACATCTCCAGACTCTGAAGAAAAAGAAGTTGCTCTTAAAAGACGAAATCGCTAAAATGAAGAAGAAGCAATGGGAAGAAGAGCACGAACGAGTCAACTTCGACGAAGAGTAAAAAATGGATAGACCAGGACACGAAACAGCGACTTACTTTTATGGTCGCGAAGTAGAACACACACCTGCCTTGGGCATGGAGACACTATTCGTGGTTGGCTTGCGGCCAACTAGCGAGATCACTGTGCAAGTGGCCATGGCTGAGCGCGAGATCAAGCACATCTACTTTGGTGCCAATCAGAGTTTCCCCAATCCCGAATTCGACGATTTCCAGACCTGGGAAGATTGGGAAAACATGATCTGGCCTTTCTTGGAAGAAGGTTACTACTGCACATTAGATCTCGATCTTCGTTGTGCCGAGGGCTTGCTGGAGGGCAAACTCACCGAACATGACTTGTTCATCCCCATGATCTCCGTGAAACTGCCTTACGCCAAACTCTGGAATTACAACACCACCATCAAGATCGATGACCGAGATTTCCAGGCCACCAATCCTGGTGTGTGGTGCCACAGCCTACATGACTTGAAAAATCGTGCGGTGTTCACGCCGTGGTCTAAATATCAAGACGACAAAGTCTCAGAATAATGGCACAACTATATCGCATCACTCCTTTAGAAAAGAAAAGCGTAGAGTTCTTCGTGGATGTCTACGAAACCCTACCCGATGGCACCGTGCGCGGATTTGATGTCACAGAGACCTATCGTTGGGGGCAAGGCTTCCGCGACATGGACGACGAAGTCTGGGCGAACGAAGTGGATCGTGTGAGATGTGATCCCGGGGTAGGGTGGGGTTGCGAGCTAGATGATCTGTGTAGTGTATATTTTTCTTGGTTTGGTGATTTCACCGAAGAAGAAAAGGCCGAGATCCAAAGCCTCTGGGATGGTGTAGAAGATGAAGATGGGCGTTGGGGCACAGCCTGGTTGTTTGATGGAGAACACGATTGGGAGATCGAAGACGACTGTGTCTACATTTTGGGTCCAGTAAAGATTGACATCGTAGATGCAGATTCATACAATACAGTTATAGAAGAAAACATCAAACCCTATCAACATAAACCCAACAACGGATGGCCGTTCCCAACGGAAACAAAATGAATCAAGAACAAAGAGCCACAGTAGAACGCATCATGGATCGAGCAGATCGCAAAATCTGGGTCACTTTCCGCCGAGAAGGCATACATAAATACCCAGCGGCACTCGAAGATCCACAACTCGCTACCGGAGATGAATATGATGTTTCGTTCCTTGGTTATCCTCATCGTCATATCTTCCATTTCAGGGTGTGGATCGATGTGTTCCACAACGACCGAGACATCGAGTTCATCCAGTTCAAAAGATGGCTGGAGAACCTGTATACCCAGGGAAATCCCTCCAATCCCGATAATAAGGGTGGAGTTCTAAGCCTTAACTACAAATCCTGTGAAATGATCGCTGACGATCTGTATCTCCAGATCGCACAAAAGTATCCTGGCCGTAGCGTCTGGATTGAGGTTGCCGAAGATGGTGAGAACGGCGCCCTCATCAAATATGAAACTCACCGTCCACAAACCCTTTCTGTCTAAATATAAAGGAAAGTAGCATGTCTAATCCTAAGTGGTTGGAAAAATACCTTAAGATGAAACCTGAGGTCAGCCAGATCTTTGACGATCTCGACCAATACCGTGCGTTTTGTGTGGAGCACGGCCACCCGTTCGACGAAGCCAAGCTCTACAAAGAGTTTGGTCCCTGGGGCGAGTTCCAGCGCAAGATTGGTGGCAAAGGCTGGGCCCGCGATATGTGGTACTGGAAGCCACGTGATCCTAACAAACCTCGTTTTGAGAGGAAACCGAGATGAAAATCATCGTGACCGGAAATACTTCGGGGATTGGAAAATCTTTATCTGAAGAATTTTGTAAGCGCGGTCACGACGTGGTCGGTATCTCTCGGAGTGCTGGGTTTAATATATCAGATGTTGAAACCCAAAAAAGAATCGTGGAAATGTCAGCCGATGCTGACATGTTCGTTAACAATGCCCATGAACGTTTTTTCCAGGTTGAGATTTTTACTAGGCTCTGGCGTAGTTGGAGAGACCAGCCGAAGAAGATCGTTAATATTGGCAGCATAGTTAACGACATGAGATCGGGCCCCGACAGTCCACAACACCCTTTAGGGCGGGCTCATTATGCTTCCGAAAAAGCTGCTCTAGAAATGGCATCACAATGGGCGTGGAACGATCTCGAAGCAAGATGTGATGTGGTCTTAGTGAAGCCTGGACTGGTTGATACTCCCAGGACAACTGATGATCGTATTAGACTTTCAAAGATCGACTCCGACAAGATGGCCAAATACATCGTGCATTCGGTGTTGGATCAACCTTTTGTGGTAAGGCAATTAACCATTGGAAATTACAGGAAAAACAATGCGTAAGTTATGGTACATGGGCCTAGAGCCCTACAAGGCACGTTACACTCTACAGTTACAAGAGTGGAATCGTGCGGTGTTTGAGCGTCGAGGTATCGATTACGAAATCGTCGAAGGTGAAACACTCAGTAACGACAAGGCCATCGTCACTGGCCAGGTCCTGGATGCTCATGGCAGAACCTACTTTGGTATGAGCCAACTCATGAATCTCGTTAAAAAGATGAAAGCAGGAGAAGTCAATGGAGAAGATGTCATCTATTTTGAAGATATGTTCCAGCCCGGTATCGAGAGCTTGCCTTACATTATGGATCAAATCGATCCTGCTCTTCGCCCTCGTATCGCCGTTCGTTGTCTTGCACAAACTATTGACCCCGATGATTTCGTTCATGTCTGGGGCATGCAGAAGTGGATGTCAACTTATGAAAAGATGGTGGACTCATTCGTAGACACGGTCCTGGCTACCAACGAAGAGATGGTGGCACACATGAAAATCGCTGGCTGGGAAGCCCCAATCTACAACATCTCCGGACTTGCTTTTGGCAAGGACGAAGTGCGTGGCCGTGTGCCAGGTGAATTGAAACCTTTCCAGGACCGTGCCTTACGGGTTGGCTTTGCCGCTCGCTGGGACCAAGAAAAGCAACCTGACTTTTACATGGATCTCATCGAAGAATGGCATCGCCGTTATCCCGATTCGGGTGTGGAGTTTGCCATCTTCTCGGGCGCTAAATTGCGTAGCAACAACGATTCATACATGAAGCGGACACGAGACCTACAGGCCCGCGGATTGCTGTCATTACACGAGGACTTGGAAAAAAATGATTACTATGCCCTTCTTAATGATAGTCGTGTTCTCTTTAATTGTGCTCTTCAAGACTGGGTATCTAACACTGTATCCGAAGCCGACACTCTGGGGTGTAATGTTCTTTACCCTGCATATCGTAGCTTTCCTGAAACTTTTTCAAATGATGCTAGCCGACTTTACGTTCCATGGAGCCTAGATGATGCTATCAACAAACTGAAGCCATTGTTAGAAGCACCCCATCCAGACATGGGCAAGATTTCAGACTATAACGATGGCACCATCGATCGCATCTGTGACATCTTGGAAGGACAAGGCGAGCAGTGGTTACGCAACACCGTAGACTACAGAAAGCATACTAGTGAATCAAAGTATTGATACTATCCTAGTCACTGGCGCCGGTGGATACATCGGTGGCCAGGTTGGGTTGGAACTAGCGGACCAGAAAAAATACTGGGTCATCGGTGTAGATCGACGCAGCCGCCCGGTGTCCAATAACTGGCACCAGACCATCGTGGATGGGTTTGATAGTGCGGCTGTTGAACATGCTATTAAAGAACATAGACCACGTGCTATCGTGCATTGTGCTGGAACTAGCCTAGTAGGTCCTTCCATGACCGACCCCGGCGAATATTACGAAAACAACGTGGCACGTTCCATCCGTTTCTTGGATATGGTCCGTAAACACAGTCCAGAGACCAGGATCGTTTTCGCTAGTTCAGCGGCCACATATGGTAATCCCGACCCCAGCATCGTCCCGCTAAAGGAAGATGGACCCACTGTGCCCATCTCTCCCTATGGTTGGAGCAAGCTAATGTTTGAACAGATACTCGCCGACTACAAGATGGCGTATGGGCTCAAGTATACCGCATTCCGTTTCTTCAATGTATGTGGTGCCGATCCTGGAAGCAGGCATGGTCAAGAAAAAGAAGCCACGCACATCATCGCGAGATACCTAGAAGCCGTGCTACACGAAAAAGAATTCGTGATCAATGGCACTGACTTTGACACGCCCGACGGCACTTGCGTCCGTGACTACATCCATGTAGCAGATATCGCGTCGGCCATCCGTGTGGCTATCGAAGAAGATCTCGATGGTGTCTACAACATCGGCACCAATCGTGGTGCCAGCAACTTAGAAGTGGTCAGGACTGCTGAACAAGTCACTGGCACACGCTGGCCTGAAAAGTATGGAGATCGGCGTGCCGGCGATCCTGCTTTGCTGACGGCCAGTGCTGACAAGTTGATGAGTGCCAGCAGTTGGCGGCCTAAATACGATCTATATGAAATGATCGAACACGCATGGGAATGGTATCGCCGAGATGTCGTTTAAGAGCATAGCAGATTTCGAACAAGCATTGGCGCACTACACCGGGGCGCCTTATGTTATCATGACTGACTGTTGTACACACGCTCTCGAACTTTGTTTCCGCTACGACCAGCCCAGCAAAGTAGAGTTCACAGCATTCACTTATCTGTCTGTCCCTATGATTTTTAAAAGATTAGGAATAGAGTATCAGCTCATTGACGAAGAATGGGTAGGAGAGTATCGCTTCCGTTCTTCACGTGTATGGGATTCGGCTCGCTTGCTCAGACGTGATATGTATCGTCCGGGTATGTTACAATGCCTGAGCTTTGGTTTCGACAAACCACTCGAGATCGGCCGTGGTGGTGCTATCCTCACAGACGACGAACAGTTCTATAATAAAGTGATCCGCCAACGATATGACGGCCGCGACCTAAATATATCACCATGGCAGGAACAGCAAGTATTCGAAGTGGGATATCATTACAGACCCACACCCGAAGAAGCAGAAAAAGGTTTGGTAATGTTGGGCTCGCATAATGAAGAGCCTCGTGCTAAAATGTATCCTGACCTCAGGAAAATAAGAATAATCTAACGTCATCCACGACAATAACTCGGAGAAATAAAATTGACAGATAAACAACAAACAGCACTTGATGCGATGGCAGGCGACAGTGGTTACAAAGAAGCATACTTAGGCGATGCTATCCGCTTCAAGATGAAACGTGATAACAAGCGTTTCTGGGCAGGCGATAATGTCAGCGACTATGTAAGCGAAGAAGATAAAGCGCGACTGATCGACGAAGCCACCGAAGCGTTTGAACTAGTGCTAGACCGTTTGCTCATCGATAGGGAAACCGACCCCAATTCAAAGGGCACAGCACGTCGATTGGCCAAGATGTACTTCAACGAAATAATGGGAGGTCGATATGACCCAGCACCAGATTGCACAGCGTTTCCAAACGATTCGGAAGACCGTTACGAGGGCATGCTCGTGGTTCGTAGTGAACTTCGTAGTATGTGTAGCCATCATCATCAACCCGTTGTTGGGGTTGCTTATATTGGCATCCTTGCCGCACAGAAACTGATCGGCCTCAGCAAATACACTCGCATCGCACAGTGGTGTGCTCGCCGAGGAACCTTACAAGAAGAACTCTGTAATGATATCGCTCGTGAGATCATGAAGGCCACTGACAGCAAAGATGTTGGTGTATATATCCAAGCCACACACGGCTGTTGCGAGAATCGTGGCATCATGGCACATAGTTCGTTGACCCAGACTACTGTTCTACATGGAGCATTTAAGTTGGACTCCGCCGTGAAAAAAGAGTTCATCGACAACATCAAACTCCAGCAAGACTACGCACCTAGATAAAGGAAACGATCATGCAAGTAAGAGTAGATCAATTCAAGGACGGTGGTGTGCCATGTGGATGTGGCCGCAGTCCAACAGGAAAATGTATCGGTTGGCATGGGCTTACCGAAGACGACTATCTGATCAAAAAGAACAAATGGGAACTAGATCAATATCGTCAGCAAGCACAAGATTTATGGAATGATTCATGTACTTCGGGGAGACCAGAATGAAGATAGCCGCTATGTTTATCACAATTTCTTGTATTTTCATGATGTATGTTAGTTGGGGCACTCCTGCCGTATATGGCTGGTTGGTTGGATTAACCGGCTGGTTACCACATGTATTCGACTCGGTGAAAGGTTCAGAGAAATGAAACAGTTCTTAGCAAATGACGGGCAAGCCTTTAAAATCCGTGTCACGATCAATGATTGCGTGATGCCAGCGGATCTCAAGCACTTAAGATTCACAGGCGAACAATACGACAACGATGGTAAAAAGATCGATGAGAGTAGCTATGATTTCTTCCTTAACGCAGAACAGATCCGTGAACTCGGGGAAAACCTTAAAAGTGCCGTTGCTTAAAAGCATCATGCAAAGGTTGGGACGCTACCGCGTGATCATGGATCGCGTGGATACCGAACCTTACTTGGAGAGATATTATGTTTTTCTTCGCGACCGAAAGTGGTTCCCTTTTAATGTATTCGTCCACAAATTTCTTAAGTCAGATCCCGATGACGTGCATGACCATCCATGGCCTTATGCTACTCTGATCTTACGTGGCGGATACTATGAATGGACTCCTGATTTCGATTCCCAAGGCCTACAGATTGGGGAAACCCGACACTGGCGCGGCCCCGGTCATTTCCGTATCTGCTCTCCCGACTCTTACCATCGCATCGAACTAAAAGAAGGTGTGACGGCCTGGACGTTGTTTATGCCCGGACCGCACAAGAGAGAATGGGGATTCCTAGTAAACAATAAATGGATCAAGCATGACCAATACCTCAAAGAACGTGCCACCGGTGTGGAACACTGACGCGGCTACCGATCTCACTTACAGCACCATGACCACATCGGTGTCTTTACCGGCTACCCCTTATCTTGGGAAAGTGACTGTCACCAACAACACCAATGGTCCATGGACTTTCAACGATTCCGGGATGGTGGGACCCAATTCGGCTAAGATCTCGCTCAAGGGTGAAAATGCCGACATTGAGATCGGGGACAAGAGCCTCATGTCTATCTTGGATGCCATCGAGCGTAAACTGGGATTGGTCAAGCTCAATCCCGAACTAGAAGCAGAATTCGAAGAACTCCGCCGGATAGGCGACGAATATCGCGCTGTTGAAAAGCGCATGTTGGAAAAACGACAAATCTGGGAAACATTGAAACGATGAAAAAAGTATACGTGAGCTGGGGAGATGTCCAGCGCCAAGTCCAAGAACTGATAAGACAGATGTGGCAGGATCGTTGGGTGCCCGACTATGTGGTAGGCATCACTCGCGGTGGGTTGGTTCCTGCTAACCTCATCAGCCAATATCTTGATTGCCCAATGGAAACTCTTAAGGTCAAATTGCGTGATGGCGGCGAGGACGGTGATTGCGAAAGCAATCTTTGGATGGCCGAAGAAGCATTTGGGTATCATCGCACTGATGACATGCCAGGCTATAGCAACCCCGAACTTCGAAAGAAAATCCTTATCGTCGATGATATCAATGACTCGGGTGCTACACTAAACTGGATCAAGCAAGATTGGCCCGGCGGCTGTATGCCCAATGATCCCGTTTGGAATAGCATCTGGGGAGATAATGTGCGTGTGGCTGTGCTTTACGATAACGAAAGCAGTGAAAGTACACTACATCCAACTTACTCAGCCGAGACTATCAACAAATTCGAAGACCCGCAGTGGATCGTGTTTCCTTGGGAAGAATGGTGGAGACGTTGGAATCCCAACGAGGAGCATGTCTGATGCTACTGGGATTCCATCCTGCTCTCTATATCGATCATGACTGGGATGCACTAAAGACTACCGTCACTGATATAGCCAATAACTTTATCAAGACTGACATATACCGAGAATATATCCTCTACGAAGATGGCGCTAGTGTAGTCGCTGAGATACCCGGGGGAGGTTGGATCTCTAAGAGTGGTCCCAGCAAAGACTTCTTCGTCATGGGCGGCATCGATGAGACCGAAGACCTTGAAGACCGATTTAAACGGGCATTTCCTGAACTCACATTCACGCCTGCCACTGTATGTTTTTCTAGTCATGATGTACCAAGGCACCGCGACAGCATCAAGAATGGTCAGGCCAGTCTAGTCTATCCTTTACATATATGTGACTCTGTAGGAGTAGTATACGATCCCGATAACCAAAACGATTTCTTTTACTCAGGGAGGAGCATGTCTCCCACGATAATCAACATCACCCAGTATCATAGAGTACACAATCAAGGCCCTCGAGTTTGGTTTAGTATACATTTCTATCAGCCCATTGATGTGGTCAAGCAATTATTCGACAAACGTTCACCCGTAAATATATAATAACATCATGTTCTACGACAATTACTACATCGCTAAAACAGAAGGAAGAGCACCCTGGGACAATTGGGTCCGCGAAGGCATGACTTATATCGTGTTCCGCGATCTTTACCCAGTCACAAAAGGTCACTTACTCTTTATCCCAAAGAGCACGGACCCAGTATCGATGAGCACTACGCTATACGAGGCATGGGCATCAGGTCAACAGATGGTAGAACTCGGAGAGTGCGACGCTTTCAACATTGGGATGAACATGGGCGAGGCTGCTGGCCAGACCGTCATGTATCCACACATACATCTTATCCCGAGACGCAAAGGCGATATAGAAGACCCGGTAGGCGGTGTGCGCGGGGTCATACCCGGGCAAGCCAACTATCGTAAAAAAGATTACCAACAACCGTGAAATCATTGATACTGTCTTTGGCGCTGGTTTGTATTCCAGCACTAGCCAAAGAATCGACGCCTTCCATTTGGTTACATGATATCACTAAAAACGAAATAGTGATAGACAGTGATTCTAATGTTCCTAAGAGCATAGCCAGCATCACTAAGCTCATGACCGCTATGGTAGCACTAGATCATGACCAAGACTTAGATCGTCGCATCACAGTGCGCCGAGGAAGCAAATTACCCGCAGGATCACATACACGGCGAGATGTCATGAGAGCCATGCTGATCCGTAGCGACAATCGAGCCGCTGATGCGCTAGCCGCCGATTATCCCGGGGGCCAAAAGGCCTTCGTCCGTGACATGAATCAACACGCCCGGAAATTGAATATGCCTACCGCTAAGTTCGTTGATCCATCGGGACTGAATGCCGGCAACATGGCCGCGGCTGCGGAAGTAGCCGAAATGGTGAAGGCCGCGGCTCGCTACCCATTCATCGTGGAAACATCTGTACAGAAACAGGCGTTGTTTGATATCAAACTCCGACAAAAGGTCCGGACCATAGAGTTACAGAACACCAATCGTCCACTGCTGTTTGAGTTTGACGAAATCATGATCTCTAAGACCGGTTTCACGTTTGCCGCGGGGTGGTGTGTGGCACTCATGGTGGAAAAGAACGGACAAAACTTCGTTGTGGTAGTTTTAGGTGCCAAAAGTAAACAAGAAAGACTTGATATCACTAGGAAGATAGTGTATAATCAACTCATGGACATAGAAGTAGATCGTCAAGAAGGACAGTCGCCTTGGTATCGACGTTTTCTCTTCAATTGACTACTGCGATAAATAGTTGTTCAACCAGCGGCCTTTCAATGACGCTCATCCCGCTTTATAAATTCTGCGTGTCATCAAACTTGCCCCTTACACAGGAGACTAGAGATGGCAAAATTCCTTTCAACAAAAACTTATGGTAATGACCGCGGCCTTTCGTGCTGTTTCCGTCAATGGCGTAGCACTCACAGTCATTGCAGCCTATTGCATGGTTATAGCATTGGCATTCGTCTTGCATTTGAGTCTACTACCCTTGATGATCGCAATTGGGTTATGGACTTCGGTGGACTGAAAGCATTCAAAGAGTGGAGCGAATACATGTTCGATCACACTTTGGTAGTGGCCTCAGATGATCCCCATCTTGAGATCTTTAAAAACATGGCCAAGTTGGGGCTCCAGGAGCAAGGTGGCATTTGCGACCTACGCATCGTGGAAGCAGTGGGCTGCGAAAAATTCGCCGAACTGGCCTACAACACCATGCAAGACATCCTTGAGACCTATCAACAAGGTCGCGAATATACCTTGCCCAATGGAAAAACATTTTCTGCCCGTTATCCAGTGGGACAAGGTGTAAAGTTACGCTCTGTGGAAGTATTTGAGCACGAAGCCAACTCAGCCATCTACGAAGGATAAAAAATGACAAATCCTTTCCAAGACCAAGAGCGGTTCATGCGAGCCTGCGACCAAACAGTCGGCAAGTTCGATCTCGATCAATATAACATGTATCTCAAATTGATCAACGAAGAGCATCAAGAACTCATCCATGCTCTAGTGGACGCTGACCCGGTCGAACAACTCGATGCGCTGATCGATATCCTGGTCGTCACTATCGGTGCCATACATTCCGCAGGGATGGACGCAGAGGGAGCATGGAACGAAGTCATGCGCACCAACTTCGCTAAGATCGACTCAGCCACCGGTAAAGTCCGTAAACGCGAAGATGGTAAAGTTCTCAAACCAGAAGGTTGGACTCCCCCACAACTCAAACCGTTCCTGACACGATAATGGAGCCATTGCGCGATGATCTGATGGTCCAGCAACAACTGCCGGGCCGCGAAGAATGGGTCCGTCGTTGGCAACACATGGTGGCAGTGATCATGCTGAACCAAACTGGTCGCAAGCCCGTGAAACGGGTGCTGCCAGAGTTCCTAGAACGCTGGCCTGTCCCGGCATTCTTTTCATTGGCAGACCCCGAGATGGTCAAAGAAGTGATCCGGCCATTGGGGATGGTCAATGTGCGTACTAAAAGGTTGTTTGGTATGACCGAAGACTACTTGACTTGGGACGGCAGTGATGCTAAAATGTTATATGGTATCGGCAAATACGGCTCGGACAGTTATGAGATCTTTTTCAAACATAACTATGCCGTTGAGCCCACTGACAAAGAACTGAAGAGATATTTAAATGAAGAAATATCACATACATGATATCGGTGGCGAAGTAGTCAAGGACAACGAAGTTTATGTGCTCCGGGATAACCACGACCTCGATAATCTCGTGCTGAGTTCTACATGGCTGTATCGTAATCAACAGACTCGTGGTCATAGGCATGTCGGACAAGAAGAAGTTTACTTTTTCGTACAAGGCCGTGGGCAGATGATAGTAGGAGAGGAGACCAGCGAACCATTTAGTGTGGGACCTGGCGATGTAGTATTGATCCCCGACGGTGCGTTCCATCGTGTGATCAACGATGGAGATAGTCACATGCTGTTTAATTGCGTGTTCCAAGGCAAAAGGAATCATTGATGGAAAAAATCACATACACAGAAATATTTTATAGTCTACAAGGCGAAGGCAAGTGGGCAGGTGTGCCTAGCGTGTTCTTCCGAACATATGGTTGTAACTTCCGTTGTAAGAAGTTCGGCCGTACAGATGACTTCGAAGGGCACAACCCAGAAGTCGTGGATATCATCAACATGGTCAAGGCAGATCCCGACAAGTATAAAAAGTTCGAAGATCTACCACTAGTGACCACGGGGTGCGACACATACGCGAGCATCTATCCCGAGTTTAAGTCGTTCAATGAGCAAGACGATCCGGATGTGATCGTGGACAAAATGGAAGCATTGATTCCCAATGGAAAGTGGTCGGGCGAGTGGGCCAATGATGATGTACATTTGGTTATAACTGGTGGTGAACCTTTGCTGGGCTATCAGCGACTATATCCCGACATGATCCAACGCTGTCGAGACAACGGACTCCGCAATCTCACGTTTGAGACCAATGGTAGCCAAGCCTTGTATCCTGAAGTGGAAGAATACCTGTTCCAAGAATTTACACGCAACGGTAGAGACTACGACAAGCTCACATTCTCTGTGAGTCCAAAACTACCATGCTCGGGCGAAAGCTGGGATAAGGCGATCAATCCCAAGGTCATCAAGAGCTATGAGATGATCGGTTACACTTATGTCAAGTTCGTAGTGGCTACTCGCAAAGACGTAGAGGACGCAGAACGTGCCGTAGCTGAGTTCCGTGAGGCGGGATTCGGTGGGCCAGTGTATCTCATGCCAATGGGCGGTGTTCCGCAAGTTTACAATCTTAACACACAAGAAGTCGCTAAATTGGCCATGGAACGTGGATGGCGTTACAGTCCACGTCTACAAGTTGATATCTGGCGTAACGCTTGGGGCACTTGATTGCCGATACCGTTTATGGACCTACACATTTACGATCCCTTCGATGACCGTGCCGACTTCCAATATGTGTGGTGTTGGCTTCCACGGCGTTGCTATATGTCACGCAGATGGTTGTTCTGCGAATTAGCGGTGCGTGGGCGCAGGATCATCACAGGTCCCGGTGATCCTATCATCGAGGATCGTTGGTATCACCGACACGAAGCATTGATAAAGATAATGAGAGGATCCCATCATGGGTTTATTCGATAGATTCAAGAAAAAACCAGAACCTAAAAAAACAGAAGCGACACCTAAGAAAAAATCCGACAAAGATATCGCTACAGAAAAAGGTGAACCTTATATCTCTGTAGTGGCGGTAGAACTAGACCCCGACAACATCGGTAACGGTGCTTTTGAACTAGATTGGAACGACAAGTTTATCACGAATTTAGTCCGCGCCGGATACCAAAAAAAGCCTAACGAAGATGAATCTGTTATCGTCGACCGTTGGTTCCAGGACGTATGTCGTAATGTCGTACAAGAAAACTACGAACAGTGGGACGCCAATTACACCATGGAACGCCGAGTAGATAAAGAAGATATAGGCCGCGGCAAAACTTCCGTGTCATGATCCTTTATATCAACGGCGACAGTAATTCTGCCGGTGCCGAAGCTGCCAATCCTTGTGCGTTCGCTGAAGACGACGGACGATATTTACATCTAGGCCGTCGCCCTCACCCAGAGAATGAAAAAGTCTGCTTTGGGACGATATTATCCGAAAAACTCGGTTGGGAAAGATTCAACGATTCCGAATCAGCAGGCGGAAACGATCGTATCATCAGGACCACACTAGAATATCTTTCAACTAATCGGCCCGACGCTATAGTGATCGGATGGACTACTTGGGAAAGAGAAGAATGGTTCCACGACGGTCAATGGTTACAAATCAATTGCTCGGGAAGAGACTCTGTGCCGGCCGAGCTCAGGGATAGATATCGGGATTGGATCATTTCCCAGAGCCGGCGTTTAAATGAATGCGAAATGATCTGGCACGAACGGATCTGGGATTTCCATCTTAAACTTTCTGGCTTAAAGATACCACATCTGTTTTTCAACTGCTATAGCCATTTCCACTGGATCAGATCAAATGATTTTCCTAGATACGATTGGGGAGATTCGTATATCTCGCCTTATGAACGGTCCGGCACTTATTTCGAGTGGTTATCAGCGCAGGGATTCAAACCAACATCCCCGGGATCTTACCATTTTGGTAAAGAAGCTCACCAAAAATGGGCCGAATTCCTCTATCCACAGTTGACAAAAATACTATAAACTGCTACTATTACTCTATGAGATATCTGATCGTAGACACCGCTAATACTTTCTTCCGCGCACGACACGCGGCCCATAGACAAAGTGATACTTGGGATCGCTTGGGCTTTGCCGTCCATGTCACGCTTTCTAGCGTGGCCAAAGCATGGCGCGAACAGCGAGCCGATCACGTTGTTTTCTGTTTAGAAGGTCGTTCGTGGCGTAAGGACTTTTATGAGCCTTACAAGAAGAATCGTGCCGTGGCCCGGGCCGCGCTCACAGAAGCCGAGCAAGAAGAGGATCGACTCTTTTGGGAAGCCTTCGACGAGCTCAAGACTTTCTTGTATGAGAAGACCAATTGTACAGTATTGCGTCACCCCGAGCTCGAAGCGGACGATCTCATCGCAGGGTGGATACAGAGCCATCCCGACGATCATCATACCATCGTTTCCAGCGACACTGACTTCCATCAACTGTTAGCCGCTAACGTGAACCAATACAACGGTATCGCCGACGAGTTACATACTATCGAAGGTATCTTTGACAAGAAGGGCAAGCCAGTAGTCGATAAAAAGACCAAGGAGCCCAAGAAGATCCCCGACCCACAGTGGATCTTGTTTGAGAAATGCATGCGTGGTGACCCCACTGACAATGTGTTTTCAGCCTATCCCGGTGTGCGCACCAAAGGCACCAAGAACAAAGTGGGCTTACAAGAAGCCTATGAAGATCGTGGCAAGAAAGGTTTCAATTGGAACAACCTCATGCTACAACGCTGGACTGATCATAATGGTGTAGAGCATCGTGTGTTAGATGATTATGAACGCAATCGCACATTAGTGGATCTCACAGCACAGCCGGATGACGTCAAGGCCAAGATAGCAGAGACAATCGCAGAAAACTCGGTGTCTAAAAATGTCGGGCAAGTCGGTACCAAGTTTCTCAAGTTCTGCGGTAAGTATGAACTCAACCGCATCTCTGACAACGTCCAACAATATGTAGATTTCCTTTCAGCAGAGTATCAAACATGATCGAACAACTTACAGCCACCCCTGTTATCAAAGATAAATTTTGGGTAGTAGAATCACAAGGGCGTCAAGTGGGCTCAATTCAGGCCAAAGACGACGGGGGTTTTGCTTATGTACATAATCAGACTCGAGAATATTTTCCTACTATCCGGGCTATTAAACGCCAGTACAATATCCGTGTACTGACAGCACATAATAAAAAGAAGACCGCAAGCAAACACAAAGAAATCTATGGTTACCCTTGCCATAAGACCCCTTATAGTGAAGTGTTTGATGTGCGTCGGCAACTCCCAATCTACAGCCTCAACGATAAAAGCAAAAGTTATTACTGTGCCGGTTACTATCTAGTCGATTACGGCAACCAATGGTTGATTGAATTTTGCCCCAAACTCATTTCCATCAACCGTCACCGATTTATAGGTCCGTTTGTGACAAAGGATGAAGCACAAAAAGAATTGGAAAAATCAAAGGAACAAACATCATGAACATACCAGGACCACACATCAACGCTTTCAATGAGCGTGTAAAGATCATGAATCAAACCAATAAAAAAGACATCATTATGACCTGCCAAGATGCCAGAAATTTGCATTCAGATATCTTTACTTTGTTGAGCATGATCAGCGAGTTATCGGCGAAATCTCAACAAAACTCTGAAGAAAGCACAATCGAAGTACAATTAGACGGCGGAGCTTTTTAAAGTATCACTTTATCAATGATAAATAAAGTACGCACATAAAAGAGAATTTAGGAAATGTCAAGACCAAAGCCAACGGTAATCGTTGAACATGTAAACAAAACAACTTACAAAAGTGACCAGGTGCTAAACAGTGAAGGTATCTGGGCGGTCTTCTACGATAATAGCCCCATCAACCTTAAAACACACAACATCTTAGTTTCTTACCCGGGTCCCAAGTATAAGAAGGTTTCTTTCTCTAACCCCGGTCATGCTATCAACTTGGCCAAGAAACTCAACACCCTGTTCAAGACCGATAAATTCACAGTGGTCTTGCTCAAAGCCGGTGACCAAATCTACCCCTAAGCATTTCACCCAGACTCAACTTACTAAGATATTCTGGGAGATGGCGGGCTCGCAAGGAACCCAGCGAGAACTGCGTCTCCGCATCTGGTCGAACCCCACAGACCCCAATAGCCTGAGTCTTACCATGGAAGGTTATACTTTCCTGGCCAAGACCTTGGGGCTCAAGCACTACGCCTACGAACTCACCGAGCCACTCAGCAACGGCAACATCCTACAGCTGGAACGTCACTTTCCCAGCGTCTACTTCCTGTTCGGCAAGCGGAAGAAGATCTTGGTGTTTGAAGAAAAAGAAGCCACTATGCTGAGTCTATATGGTGGTGACTTAAAACAATACTTGGACAGTCTTAGCCAATAAAAAACGGGCCGAAGCCCGTTTTTGTTTTTCACCTATATTTTGGTTCGTCTGCTAGTTTACTTGGCTGTTTTCTTGGCAGCAGGTTTACGAGCAGTGGTAGCCTTCTTGACAACAGCCTTGGTCTTGGCACCGGCCTTGGTCGCTGTTTTCTTCACAGCGGTCTTGGCTTTAGTGGCAGCGGCCTTGACATCTTGGATGTCAACTTTGCCGTCTTTGTTGACGTCTGCTACTGCTTTGACTTCAGCTACAGTCACTTTACCATCTTTGTTGGCGTCGGTGCCTCTAAAAATGAAATACCCAAGAGCTGCAATTACTACTAGTGCGATAATAATTTCCATTTTGAAAAATCTCCTAATCGATTAGTGTAGTATTTACTGGGCCAAGAGTCCCGGGCGAAAATTTCTTTTTGGACATCTTAAATCGTAAAGTGGGCATATTACATGTTGCGCCGCAATATAAGTAATGTTACAATCAATGAATGCAGTAAACCCAAGATGCCGCATGGTGCGGGTCAAGGGACGATTTAACTCGCTTAACCTAAGGAGAAAGCAAAATGTTTTACAATACAACCCCTGATTTTTACATCGACTCTGTACAAAACGCCAAGAAGCAATTCGTGAACACTTTCGTACAACACGACGGTATCAAGACAGCCATGAATAGTTTCATCGACGGCCAGACCGCTTACACAAAGAGCGCAGTTAAGGTCGCTACAGAAGTTGGTACACGTCTGACAGAAGAAGGCGTTAAGGCTATCAATGAGGCTACTCATTTCGACCTAACCAAGTTCTTCAAAGTTCCTTCTGTTTCTTCTAAGAAGGCTTCTAAAGCTGACGCTGAGTAATACGCTACACAGCCAACAAAAAAGCCCGCATAAGCGGGCTTTTTCTTTATCAAAACACTTATTAGGCGTTCTTGATGCTAGAGATCAGACCAGCTGGGAACATGTCAGCTAATACGTCGTATACGACTGCTGTCTTGTTCTTGAACAAGTCGATTTCTGTGGCAGGAAGATCAACCACTTCAACACCGTCGGCACGCAGGCGAGCCTGGTTCTTCTGGATGTCAAGCAGTGCTTCTTTACGCTCTTCCAGAGCAGCCTCGTGTGCGGCTTCCAGCATGAACTGTTGTAGTTCTGCGCTGAAGCTATTCCAGATATCCTTGTTGATCAGGATAGTTGTCAAGAATAGGCTGTGCTCTGTGTTGATGACTGCCTTGGCAGTCTTGGAAGGAGCGATGTTCTGCTCTGTACCGTAGAGGCGTGGGTATGTGGATTCACCAGCAACGATACGACCGTCGCCGATCGCTTCGCCCAGCTCTTCGATTTTGATGCCGTCAACGGCTTCGCAACCTAGGGCCTTGAATGTTTCTAACGAAACAGGGCTACCAACGCGGACTTTTTCGCCAGCGAGTTCTGTGATGCTTGTGATCTTCTTAGCAGAAGGCAGTACGCGGAAACCACCCGAGTATGTGAAAGCCAGGGAAGCCATGTTGGTCTTCTCGCTGAGGCTCTTACGGAGGCTAACGCCGATTTCACCATCAAGTACACGAGCTACATGATCGTGATCAGCGAAAATGTAAGGCATGTCAAGGGCCAGCAGTTGCTGGTCATAATGTGTACCTAATGTGGTTGTGTACATCTGGCTCATTTCGAGTTCACCAGCTTCTAAGTGCTTGATGAGATCGTAACGATACTGTGTGTCGACCTTTTCCATACCGTGATACTGTTTGCCATATTGCTCAGCTGTCATGATCTCGATGCTGATAGCACCGTTGGTCTTCTCGCTGATGGATTTAGCAAATTTTTCTGCGGCGCGGATGAAGATCTCGATTGGTTCGTGGGCTAGTACCCAACGCAGAGTTCTTTTTTCCATTATTGTATTTCTCCTGGAGTTTTAGATGATAGCGTCTTTTCGATGTGTGTTTTGCCGGCATCCATCGATCATGCGCCGTCAATATATTTATGACCCAGCTACGATCCAAGCAGAAACAGGTATTTTTATTGTGGCATAAAAACAACACCTAAAAACCCCGTTTTTTGGGGTGGTTGACCCAAAATTCCCATTTTGCTACAATATAGGTATACAGTTAAATAAAGGAGCCAGCAATGAAAGAACTCAAAAACTACGTGGACCAAGAAAACCGTTTCAGCGCCAAATTTGGCCAGCGTCCGCTAGATCTCAACTCAGCTGCTGATCGCCAGAAGATCGCCGACAAGATCGATTCTGCCCTGAGCCCTGAAAACCTCACTTGCGATGGTGAACTGAGCCGCTCGCAGGTCCAAACCCGTTACCGCAACCTCGCCCGTTGCGCCGATCAACTCTTGAAGCTGGATCCCGGCGTCAAGTTCTACGAATACTGCTAAGATACGGTGGTTGACCTGAAAATCCCGATATCTTACAATAGTGATACCCTGAAGCAACAACCTTTCCAAGGAGCCCGTGATGAGTGTAAGTGAAAATCGTACCGTTACCCCCAGCGAGACCCGTAGCCGTGTCCTTCGCTGTTTTAAAAACAAACGACCCGTTTTCTTGTGGGGTCCTCCCGGAATCGGCAAGTCCGAACTGATCGCAGATCTCGCCAGCGAGATGGGTGGTCATATGATCGACCTGCGTTTGGGCCAGATGGAGCCCACTGACATCCGTGGTATCCCGTTCTTCAACAAAGACACCGGGCTCATGGACTGGGCGCCTCCCATCGACTTGCCCACGCAGGAGATGGCTGATCAGTATCCCATCATCGTGCTATTCTTGGACGAGATGAACCAGGCTGTGCCTGCCGTCCAAGGTGCCGCGTTCCAGTTGATCCTGAACCGTCGAGTCGGCAAGTATGTTCTGCCCGACAATGTGGTGGTGGTGGCCGCTGGTAACCGCGAAAGCGACAAAGGCATCTCTTATCGCATGCCTACGCCGTTGGCCAACCGTTTCGTCCACTTGGAAGTGCGCTCGGACTTTGATTCCTGGTTCCAGTGGGCTGTGAACAAGAACATCCACAAGGACGTGGTGGGTTACTTGAGCTTCGCCAAACAAGACTTGATGGACTTTGACCCTCGCTCGGCTAGCCGCTCTTTCGCTACCCCACGCTCTTGGACGTTCGTTTCTGAGTTCTTAGAAGATGGCGAAGCCACTGACGCAGAACTCACTGACTTGATCGCCGGCACCGTAGGTGAAGGACTCGCTGTCAAGTTCATGGCTCATCGCAAGGTCGCTGGCGAGATGCCTAAACCCGAAGATGTGCTCACTGGCAAAGTCAAAGAGCTCAAAGTCAAGGAAGTGTCCGCGATGTACTCGTTGACGATCTCCATGTGCTACGAGCTCCAGGAGCAACATAAAAAGTTGGCTGGCTCTAAGATCGCAGATTGGCATGCCCAAGCCGATAACTTCCTGCGGTTCATGATGGATAACTTCACTACCGAACTGGTAGTGATGGGTGCCCGAGTAGCTCTTACTACCTACAACCTGCCCATGGTTCCCGGCAAGATGAAGAGCTTCGACGAGTTCCACAGTCGCTTCGGCAAATACATCATCGCCGCATCAGGCAAGTAAAGTTTGGCCGTCACGGGCCGGGGGCATCGCATTCAGGGCGTATAAGTCCCCCATTTTACGCCTTACGCCTAGTTGACCAATAATTCCCATTATTGTATAATATAGATATACAGTTAAGGAGCACCCAATGAGCGATACCACACTAGCAGAACGTTCCAAATCCAAGGTTACCACTGATCCCAAAGTGGACGCAGAGGCCCGCGAGAAACTGGTCACTGCCCGTATCGGTCTCTTGCTCCGCAGTCCGTTTTTCGGCAACCTGGCCACCCGCATGACGCTGATCAACGCCGATGACTGGTGCCCCACTGCCGCTACAGACGGACGCAAGTTCTACTACAATTCCCAGTTCATCAAGAGCCTTCCGCTCAAGCAGACCGAGTTCTTGTTCGGACACGAAGTGCTCCACGCTGTCTATGACCATATGGGTCGACGCGGTGACCGTGATCCCAAGATCTGGAACATCGCCGACGACTATTGTGTCAACGCCGACTTGTTGGATCAGCGGGTAGGCGAGCGCATCACCGTGGTGCCCATCCTTTATGATTCCAAATACAAGGGCATGAGTGCCGAAGAAGTCTACGACGACTTGATGGAGAACGCCGACAAGATCGACATCGAACAACTCGCCCAGCAGATCCTAGACGAACACATGGACGGTGATGGCGAAGGCGAAGGTGATGGTGACAAGGACGGCAAAGGTGGTCGCCCCAAACTCACCGACGAAGAGCGCAAACAGATCCGCGACGAGATCAAGCAGGCTGTGCTACAATCGGCACAGGCCGCAGGTGCTGGCAACATCCCAGCAGGTGTCAAACGCTTGATCAAAGATCTCACTGCTCCGGTTATCGGTTGGAAAGAACTGCTGGAGCAACAGATCATCTCCACCATCAAATCCGACTTCACATTCGCTCGTCCCAGCCGCAAAGGCTGGCACCACGATGCTATCCTGCCCGGCATGAAGCCCGGCGAGACCATCGATGTCTGCATCGGTATTGACACATCAGGTTCCATCGGTGAATCGGACATCCGTGCGTTCTTGACCGAGATCAAAGGTATCATGGACAGTTACGACGAGTATCGAATCCATGTGTGGAGTTTCGACACCGAAGTCTACAATCCGCAGATATTCACTTCCGACAATCTAGAAGACATCATGGCCTATGAGCCCCAGGGCGGTGGCGGCACTGACTTTGATGCCAACTGGCGTTACATGAAAGAACAGGGTATCGAACCCAAAAAGTTCATCATGTTCACAGACGGTTATCCGTTTGGGTCTTGGGGAGATGAGTTGTATTGTGAAACCGTCTGGATCATCAAAGGTAATCCTAACTGCGAACCACCCTTTGGTATCTGGGCCCACTACGAAGAAGCCGCTAAACGTCATTAAGGAGAATGCTATGATTAAACCATTAGCGATTATTTTTTCAACTCTGATATTCATAGCACCGGCCGAAGCCTTTTATGGACGAGAAGCAACCATCGGAGAAGATTTAAAATTTTCTGCGCAAGTTGAAGAATTTAAATCTTCGTCGTTTATACGAAACGCTGTGTTTTCGCCCACCACAAAAACTAACAAGCCCGGGCCGGGCATGGTCCTATTACCAGCCTGTGCAGGAATACACAGTCGGGCCGAAAATGATTTGAAAGTGTGGGTTAAAGCATTCGTTGACGCTGGGTACACTGTATTGGTAGTCGATCATTACCAACCACGCAACGCTGGCAAAAACTGCGGCGGGTCTCGATATAGAACAGTAGCCGAAGGACGACTAGTTAAAGACCTGTACGATGCTGTTGAACATTTAAGCAAGATCCCTGGGGTAGATAAAAATAGGATTTTCACTTTTGGCCTCAGTCTGGGTACTATGGTAAGTGGTCTTGCTGCTAGCCAAGACGTTTATCAACAAGTAGCCGATGGTAGATTAAGGCCACGGGCTGTAGGTGGTCTCTATGGCGGATGTGACTATGGCCGCGGCGGAAAATATCTATTCAACGACACTAACATCCCTGTCTTATGGCTCATGGGGTCCGATGACAAAGAAACACCACCCGAGGATTGCGTTCCGACACTGAAAGTAATCGAAAAGAAAGTCAAAGTTGACTGGCATATCTATGAAGGTGCCGGGCACTGTTGGGATTGTAAAGAGCTTCACGGATTTAAAAAACAGTCACCTACTGGAGTCCATGTCACTTACTTGTACGATGAAAAAATAACCAATGATTCAATAAAAAGATCCATTGACTTTTACAACTCTTTCAAGTAAACTAACATCATGACTTCAATCGCTCCTGTATTAGACGAAAAGACCACTCAAGAGATCTTCGACAAGCTCGACGATATCCAACTACCGGTGCCCGAATATAAGAATGCCCCCGAAGATATTGAGTCAGCCATACAACGCATCATGGCTCTTGAGACGGCGCTAGAAGATCTATCGCGGGCGATCGAGATCGCTGTGATCAGTCGTCAGTTTGAGTTAGTAGATGGATTCCGTAGTCGGGCCGACGAAATGCTACAGAATAAGATCACTGTGGTAGAGCCTGAACGCGGACCAATGAAGATCACTATATTGAAATCAAATAAAGATGCTGAAGGATCTACAACCTAATCCACTTAATGTGTTTGGACTGAGAAGATTAGATCACTGTCCTCCACATTTCCATAAGATCAGTTTCCAATTACGCACTTCGGAAAAAAGCATTTCGGATTGGATATGGACTAACTTAGAAGGTCGTTTTTTCTACGGTGATCACTATCATCGAGATGTACATGATAAGATCTATTTTGAAAAAACTGTTGCTTTTGAAATACCAGGAGAAGCCAGCTATTTTGCACTGATGCTGGATTCACTAAATCCCAGACTCGAATCGTCTTGGTAAAAAAATTATAGTCTCAGTTAAACAAGTTAAATATCTATATCAATGATATCCCACACTGGAGAAAAATCAAATGGAAGAAAATAATCAGCAAGGCACTGCCCAGGCCGCGCCATCGCTGGGCGTACAGGATTTACTACTCATGTTCCAGGTCATACAGGTAGTAGCACAGCGTGGCGGGTTCCGTGCCGACGAACTATCGAATGTCGGCGCTTTACACGACCGTCTTAAAGTATTTTTGACCTCGGCAGGGGTTTTAGGTACCGCACCAACAGGGACCGCACCTGCAACTGATGGTAATGAAGTGAAAGGAGATCAATCATGATCAAACATGTGGGATTACACAAAAAGAAAAAATCCGTGATCGTTTTCCGTGAAGTTCCGGGGGAATCCGATCAGGCCTTGATAGTTTATCCCGAAAAACTACCTAGCCTACTGCACGACGAAATGATGGCTTGTTTAGAGAGTCCTAGTGGACAACAGAGCAACAGCATCAACGAAGTATTTTTCCGTACCATCATGGCTGATGGAAACAGCATCTTGACCAGTCTACACGCAGGCGGGTATATGATCAAGGTACCAACTAATTCCGTGATGGTGACCCCAACTACTGATCGTGCTAACGATATCCAGCTAGACAAACTCAATGATTTGGTGAACAAAATCTCTAGCGGAGAACCAATGGGGAAAGACCTAGGAGAACCTAGCATCGTAGAAAATGTCAGTGTGCTCAGCGATCGAGACCTTGCCGAGTCGCAGAAAAAACAGGCCGCGCAGATGAAGGCCGAAGCAAAAAGACTTTTAGAAGAAGCCAATCGACTAGAGAAAGAAGCGATGTCGCTGTCACCAAAAAATGCCCGCACCACCAAAAAAACAACCACCAAAAAACAAAAGGCAGCGGCTTAACCATACCCGCAAACAGATCTGGGAACGCATACTTAAAGACGTAGAAAAAAGTGAAGTTCCCTTACATTGTATCGATAAAATCAGGATCAATCTCACTGACGGGACAGAGGTCGTACTTGATATAGAACAGTTACTTTCCGAAGGCAATGAACCGGAATATCTCGAGATGGCTATCAATGATCGGCTCGAGGCAATGGACGAAATTATCGACGATGTTGATTTTATGATCAGTGTAGAAAAGGTTGCTAAGACTGTACAACCTTATACTGACAGATTACTCAAAAATCTCTGATATGATAAACGCTATAATCGCAACCGACATGAACGGTGCCATGGGCAACGCTGGCACGTTACCATGGCCAAAAAATAAGTACGACATGGAATGGTTCCAATCGATGACGATGGGGCATGTGCTCGTCATGGGAAGAAAAACATGGGACGATCCTACATTTCCAAAACCGTTGCCAGGACGGATCTGCTATGTGTACACGCACAGACCACAGACATTGCCGCTATATGGGAGACCCATCTCGGGCGACCTTCCAACCGCGGTGGCCAATGTAGCGAAGGCACATAAGAATCAAAAGATATTCATCATCGGCGGGCCAGCCCTGCTGATGGAGATGCAAGGCTACCTAGACTATATCTATATGACGGTGTTCAGGGGATCTCATAGAGCCGATGTCCGTATACAGCTCAAAGAGTTCTTGTCTGGATTCCAAGTCAAACGCTGTGACACCAGTCCCGATTTCCAATGTAGCTTCTTGAAATATGAAAGCATATTTAAACGCCCTCTCCCAAGTATTGAATGATGGTGAGGTCAGAGATGACCGCACTGGAGTAGGAACGATCTCCCTTTTCGGGCTCCAACAAAGATACGATCTACGACAAGGCTTCCCGGCAGTCACTACCAAGCGACTAGCATGGAAAGCATGTGTTGGCGAACTGCTTTGGTTCATTGAAGGGTCGGGAGACGAACGTCGCCTAGCAGAAATTACACACGGCACACGGGAAGGCCCAGTTACTATCTGGACTCCAAACGCATTAGCGCCTTACTGGAAACCAAAGGCACAATACGAAGGCGACTTGGGCAGGGTATATGGAGTACAATGGCGCAAGTGGCGCACTCCTGTCATACACAAAGCGGAAACATTCAAAGACGATTTTGGAAGCATATACAATCGCCAGGGCACATTACACATCAAAGAAACAGATCAACTAAAAGTTTTGATCGAAGGATTGAAGCAGGATCCATTCGGCCGGCGTCACATACTCACAACATGGAATCCTGGCGAACTAGATAGCATGGCGCTACCTCCTTGCCATGCCTTTGCGCAGTTCTATGTAAACAAGAACCATGAACTCAGTTGCCAGATGTATCAACGCAGTTGTGACATGTTCCTGGGCGTACCTTTTAACATAGCCAGTTACAGCCTGTTCACGCACATGATTGCTCAAGTGTGCGGATTTGGTGTCGGCGAGTTCGTACACACCCTGGGCGATGCTCACATCTATCTAAACCATGTGGATCAGGTGCGAGAACAACTCTCCCGTGAACCACTCCCTCTCCCACAGCTCTGGCTCAATCCAGACATCAAATCCATTGACAAGTTCACCATGGAGGATGTAAAATTAGTGGGTTATGAAAGTCACCGACCTATAAAAGCGGAAATGGCAGTATGAAAATATTAGTAACTGGCGCGGCCGGACTCATCGGCCACAATGTGATGGGCATGCTCGAATCACAAGGACATGAGTTAAAGGCTATCGATTCGTTTACCGATTACTCGGGATCGGTGCCACACTCGGAGATGATCTACTTGGCCAACGAGCGCATCTCGAAGTTCAAGACTTCCGTATCAAGGATCGACATCTTACAGACCGGGCCACTAGATGACGCCATCCGTGGATTCCATCCAGAGGCGGTGATCCACTTAGCCAGCTACCCTAGACAGAAAGCCGTCAACGCCAATCCTTATCACGCTTGCCGTGTGATGTGCGAAGGACTCACCAACATGTTGGAAAGTGCCGTGGCCGCTGGTGTCCAGCGTTTCGTCTATGTCAGTTCTTCCATGGTCTACGGTGACTTCAAGGACGATGTGCGTGAAGATGCTGTGTGCCGCCCACAAGGTCAATATGGTATCTGGAAGCTCATGGGAGAAATGTTGGTCAAAGACTACTGCCGCAAGAGTGGCATGACCTACACCATCATCCGTCCCAGTGCTGTGTATGGACCACTAGATGTCGGCGACCGTGTGATCGCCAAGTTCCTTATCAAGGCCATGCGTGGCGAGACTATCACAGTCAACGGCGCTGGCGAAACACTAGATTTCACTTATGTGGTTGACGCCGCACGTGGTATCACCGATGCCGCACAAAGCGAAGCCGCTGTCAACAAGACTTATAACATCACCAAGAGTCATTCAAAGACTCTATTAGAAGCCGCAGAACTCGCAGTCACTATCGCAGGTTCGGGCACGATCGATGTGCGCGATCGTGACGCGGATTTCCCCAGCCGCGGAGCATTGAACATCGATGCGGCCCGCAATGACTTTGGGTTCGACCCCAAGGTCGACATCGACGAAGGGTTCCAGATCTATTATGACTGGCTCAAAGATTCCGTTTTTTGGTCTCCAACGACAATACTCTGATCTACGCGAAGAACTACTAGACGCCGCTGACTCGGTATGGAGTTCGGGTCGTGTGCTAGATGGACCTTACACGGAAAAATTCGAGCGTGCTATCGCTATGAGATGCGAACGCAAGTTCGCCGTAGCAGTGAACTCGTGTAGCCAAGGACTCATATTCGCACAGATGGCCTTGGGCTTACAACAGACACGCATCCTTATCCCTACAGTGAGTTTCGTGGCCACACTGAATTCCGTGTTCATGGCCAACAACGAACCACGCTTCTGTGATGTAGATGATCGTGCCTTGCTGGATTTCGAAAGCCTGGACTATGCCCTCAAAGGCACGGGTGTAGGCGGTGTCATGTATGTGAACATATTCGGCAACTGTCTAGACTACGACAAACTCCGAGTAGAGACCAACTTCTTCAACGAAGACATCCCCATCATCGAAGACGCCGCACAGAGTTTCGGTGCCAGTCGCGATGGTGTGCCATCAGGTAAGATGGGCGACATCAGTGTGTTGAGTTTTGATCCCACCAAGAACTTGCCAGCATATGGATCTGGTGGCATGATACTCACCGACGATGCTGGCGTTTATGTGCGACTAATGGGCTTAAGAGACAACGGCAAGCCCGACGGATTCTACAGCACAGGCACTAACTCCAAGATGAGTGAAGCTGAATGCGCCCAACTGCTAGTCAAGCTCAAGCATTTCGATCGGTGGCAACGTCGCAGGAAAGAGATCGCCGAGTTCTACACACAGGAACTCATGGATTGGGTGGACCCCATATTACCAGATCGCCACACAGAGTCGTCGTGGCACAAGTATGTGATCCGGACTATAGAACGAAATAAGTTGAAAGAATATCTAGAAACACAAGGGATCGAGACCAGGATACACTACGAAACACCCTTATATGATTACCCAGTGGCGCAAGATTTCGTCAACTATGCCACCGAGATATTCCGCGTGGGTCATGCCCACTCCGCGGAAGCACTAAGCCTTCCCATCTATCCCGAGATGACTGACGCAGAAGTTGAGCACGTCGCTTATAGTATCCAAGACTATCTTCGTTGATACATGTCGCGAAGCCAGGCCCAATCGAAGCTCTTCATAAGATCTGGTAGATGTCCTCTCACTTCCTCATAGTAGCTGATAGCGTCGTTAGCTCCACGCAAGCTCCATTCGGCATTTTCTCCCTCGGCGCGAGTACACCAAATCTCTAGCCTATGCTCGGTCTCTAATGTAGGATTGATGTCGAGATAGTGACGTAGTTTAAGCACCTCACGGAACGCGGTCCTCCAAGTCATCCAAGGATCAGAGTTGAAGTGTGAGATCGCTGACAATACTGGCACTACTTCATGCGCACGGCTCAATGTAAAGTCAAGTCCCGGGTCATTGGTTTCTAGCACCAATCTCTTGTTGTAAGCGATCACGCCCATGTGTCCATATTCCAGGCCATTGACGGGATTGCGGGCATTGAAGATGTAGTGTTTGGCTTCCTGGAAATAATCGGGTTGCCAAAACCAATCGAAAGTGGGCACAACTTCTAGTTTAGCGAACACAGCGAAAAACCAGTCTGTTTCTGAAGCTTCTGCGGCTGCTTGATAGGCGCGAGTACGCCCGTCAACATTCATGACTCGCTTGGCTGTTATTTCGCCTAGATACTTGTCAAAAAGTGTGTCTTCTAGGTGTTTATACCACCGCTCGGCTTCTGTTTCACCGTTGCTGATGAATATCACGTCTAACGGCCTGCCCAACAACATGGTGCGTTTGGTCTTGTCGATTTCTGGATAGTCATACATCTGGACCAAGGGATACTGCTTGACATCCCTGGGCACGAGTGCCGTAGCATTGTTGACGCTGAGGCTATGTACAGCTCGATCTTTGGCACGCCAGATACAGGGTGTATAGTCTATGTCACCATTTTTCGAGTAACGGAACTTGACATAGATATCGGAACCAAAGTCATGATCACGCACTACATCCACTAGGCTGTCACCGTCATAGGTCACGGTGGGCACGGGGAAACGCTGTACCCATTGTTCGTTGGTGTAGTTGATGACATTGAACCAATCCAGGATTTCAAGATCGGCCATCTGTCGCTTAAAAGACTCCACATGTATGTAGAACGTGTCGCCGCGCTTTTCTGAATTGCTGGGAAACACATGGATCATTTCGGCTTGCCAGGGTTCGGGTTGCCAAGAGAAATCAAACACTGAGTAATCGCAGATGGAACTTATCACCCACACATATTCCGTCTCGGCTGTGCTCATGATACGTTTCAATGTATCGAGATAGTTGTCCACGAATCGTGTAGTACGCATATCGGGATGATCTTCTCGTAGTCGATTGAACTGATCCCGACTTTCTTGATTGCCGTGGTCGACGTAATAGATGTCATATAAGTCGTCGGGGATGACGACAGGTTGGTTGCGCACGAAGTTGAGGTTGGGAAACTCTTCCAGGGATTTCGCCCACTTGGCGTTACGATCAAACTCTGACTTGTTGATCAGGTATGTAGCAGACCATTTCTGCCATTGGCTACCAAACACATGTGTCATGAAACGCTGCCATGACTCAGGATGCCAAGCGAAATCAAAGTCGTCGTATACGCATTCGCTAGATACCACCCAGAAACGATTAGTAGTGGATCTGTTACAGCAACGTCGTATAGTATCTATTTCAGTGTTAGCGAATCGTATCTTTTGTGCGTGTGGATAACGTGCTACTAACTTCTCCCAGCGTTGGGCACTTTGATTATTGTAGTGATCTACGAAGAAGATATCCAACACACGGCTCACGGCTTCTTCGAAGTAAGGCGAGTCTGTGGCTATCTTGATCTCAGTGGCGCCGGGTGTGTGATATTCCAGGCCCGAACTCTCCTGCCATTCGCTGGGGAAGTGATAGACGTAAGGAGGGTCTAGTGCGCTAGGATGCCAGGTAAAGTCCACTTTGGTGGCATCAATCTCTTCGGGCACCGTCCAGCGTTCAGATTGTGCGATAGAGGTAACTACAAAGTCACTAACTAATTTGATATGTGTCGCACCGGGCACAGTATAAGTCACTCCCGACGAACTTTGATGTTGGCTGGGGAAGTGATAGATGTAAGGAGGATCCAGTGGGTCGGGATGCCATGTCTGATCTACCGTTGACGTTTCGATGTGATCGGGGATGAACCATAAATCTGTGTCGTGTATCAAACGCGGTGCCGTCTGTTCATCGACGAATTTCAATTGATTATTTTGTACGGTGGCGGGGTTCAACAAATAGACACCGCTGTTTTTCTGCCATTGGCTTCCAAACACATTGATGTATCCTTCGTCCCACGGTGCCGGTTGCCATGAGAAATCAAATTTGGTGTAATCATTAGACCCATAAATATACCAGCACAGACGAGTTCGACTCATGCCAGCGGCATCTGCTATAGACTCAGCAGGTTTTTCAAACTCAAATAGATTTGGCTTTTCGCCAAAATAAAACACATCAAACATGTATAATATCCATAAGCACTACCAGAATGTCTGGAACTTCGCTAAGACTATATGCGACGACCCTCGCGTCGCATACTTACATCCATTTGGAACAACCGAACCAGAAAACCTTGAAATACTAGCAGATGATCGGCCGGATCTTGGTCCCGATGACCGAGGACCTTTATTGCTTTGCTACGATCAAGAACCATTGATATCTGGATTCAACGAAAGATTGTTTTCCCATGTCATGGAGTTTACAAACATAACAGATCCCGATAGGATTATTTTACTTAATACAGAACTCGAAAGTCAAGAAAAAAATATCCTATTAGAAAAATTCAAATTCAGGGAAGCATATTCTTTTTTCCATATCTTCGCGGTTTCGGACTGGTATCGTGGTTACGAATTTGATGAAAGCCTGATGCCAATTGAAGATCGTACTATCACTAAAAAGTTTATCACGTTTAACAGATTGACCGGAGGAGCTCGAGTATACCGCTCATTCCTAGTATCGGAATTAGCGAAAAGAGATCTTATCGAGCAAGGGCACATCAGTTACAGCCACGACTGTCCGATATATGGTCATTACAGAGAAAATATATTAGAGTCAATATCAAGATACGATATCCTTCCAGACTATGCTGAAGAGACTATACGAACCCTGGATAAAATAAAATTCCCGTTACGCATCGATTCCACAGACGACAAATATATACCAAATGGAAGCATGACTCTAGGGTCAATGAAAGAAAACATGGAAAGTTTCTTGCATGTCGTGACCGAAACTTGTTTCTGGGATAAAAAATCTCATTTAACAGAAAAAATCTTCAAGCCTGTGATGCTACAACAACCATTTGTTCTAGTAGGATGCGTAAACAATCTAAAGTATCTAAAAAGCTATGGATTTGAAACCTTCGACAAGTGGTGGGACGAAAGTTACGATTCCATCGAGGATCCGATCAAACGTCTACAAGAGGTATCAGAAATCGTGAAATATATTTCATCTAAGTCTTTAGAAGAACTAAAAGATATGTTGTTGGAGATGCGGGATACATTAGCACACAACAACGATCTAATCAGTAGCGGAAGATTGCTACATCATGGTTGGAAAGAACTGAAAGAAAATCTCACGATGGCGGTAACTTCCGTCCCCAAGTGATGCTATTCCAGACACGTTCGTGTAAAAAATAAAGCAGGGTGTTAGCGGTTATCTGTATCAATGCCACTGACCCGGCGATTTTCAAATCGCCGGAAACTAAAAAAGTGATCAAGAACGTAGCGCCACTTCCAGTGACGCGCCAACTGATCGTTTTAGCTAGACTACGTTTTGCTGAATCCATTACAACTTACCTTCGGCCCTCAACTGTGCTCGTATCTGTGTGGCACTGATCGCGTGGATCTCTTCGCCGAGGTCATGCTGTGTGAACGTGTAGCCCACACCACGTCCATAACTGATGTCCACGATGTTTGGAACTTGCATGATGATATACTCTTCGCCGTAGTCAAATCCCTCAGCGGCTAACGCTGTCTTGATGTTAGCGACCACTGTGTCGTAATCAAAAGGATTGTCTGTTTGTGCTACTGTGCGGCCACCGCCGGCATCTGCTCCAACGATGCCTCCTACATCACGGATCTGTATACATACCTGCCCAGTCTCTAGCAAGGCTTTCTTGAACAAGGCAGTATGGCCAGGATGCCACGGTTGCCACCTTCCGAGCATCTGCGTAGTGGGTTTTTGTGGATTGAAACTCATTTGATATCTCCGATATATTTGGTTACTACCTTAGCTAGTTGTTCGTGCGTGTCTGTGAACCAACTTTCAACATGATAATCGAATCTTGATGGCGGTTCAAACATCTTGTTGGTGTCTTCGAAGCGTCCTTCTTTGATAGTGTCCATCCAGATCACATAATCTGCTCCAAACTCAGCACGAGCTTTTTCTGTAGGACATACAAAGTCGGCCACTGCTATCTTACCTGCCTTGGCGACACCGTCGGCGAGATATCGCATCCTCATGGCTTGCCTCATGCGGCCTTCGGGAGAGAAATCCCAATCGTCGTATTCGGTGCGGACTGCGTCGGCATTGAGCCATACCCCACCGATGAGCTTGGCGAAGGGTTCAGCTAATGTGCTTTTACCTGATCCGGGTAATCCCATTATCAATATTTTTTTGATCATGAACAAACTCTCACTTTATATAAATTTTCAAAACGATCGGCGTCGTCGCGATCGTTGACCATTGGCTCTCCACGGATGTTGAGGCTGGTATTCAACAACATAGGACATCCTGTCATCACATACCATTGCTCTAAGAGTTGACGGATTCCCGATCTCGAATCTTTCGGAACTGTCTGTACTCTGCTGGTGCCATCAATATGACATATAGCAGGAAAAAGATCAGGACGGCGACACTTAGCGACGACTTGCATATAATCGCTGTCAGTCCAGCCAGGTGGCATATCAAAGTAGTCACCGACCATCTCGGCCAGTATGACTGGGGCAAAGGGTCTAAATTTTTGACGTCGCTTAATTTCATTGACACGATCCTTTATATCTTCTCCACGCGGGTCTGCTAGTAGGCTACGATTACCTAAAGCACGTGGACCAAATTCTGCGGCACCTGATGCCACACCCGCTATTTTATTAGTTAGTAACTCATCTAGCAAGTCTTTTACTGGATAAGGTCCTGGTATCACATGTCCTAGATAAGCGTCTTGCCAGTTTAATTTTTTGCCATAGGCAAGAGCAGCGGCACCAAGGCTGCTGCCAGCATCACCTGGGTTTGGCATGATCCAGATGTTAGAATAGTATTTGCCTAGCAAACGATTAGCCAAGCAGTTGAGCGCCACACCGCCCATGTAAACGAGATTGTCGCTACTACCTAACATACGAGCACGTTCCATGAGTCTGCACACCGCCCACTCAGTGATCTCTTGTACGCTGGCTGCTAGGTCTTCGTCGCGGGCCGCATCCAGGTAATTGTCGTCTAGGCCTAGATGTAGATTGTTTTTGAATGTTAATTCCGCGATGTCGTCCACTTGTTCATCAAAGATACGATTGAACCAGGTACTTTTGCCCCAACCAGCCATGCCCATGAGTATGTATTCTTCGTCCATTGGCTTCAATCCTAGGCGCTTAGTGAACGCCGAGTAGAACATGCCTAGGCTATGCGGATAGCGTTGGCCCCATAGTTTCTTGTATCGGGCACGACCTTTATCGTCATACCAAGCATGATAGATCGAAGCTGTGTCCCATTCGCCGATAGCGTCACACACTACCACCGTGGCTTCTTGATAGGGGCTGGTCTGGAATCCTGCGGCAGCATGACTAAGGTGATGGCGGTAGCTACTGATCTCAGGCAAACCACAATCCCAATACACTTCTCGATGAGGATTAAACCCGGGGTTTTGTTGATAGATCCAGTCCCCGAGTTGATCTACCAATATACCATCGGTGGTCAGTTTACCCCACTCGATACCTTGTCCTGAATATAATTGACGTGTTTGTTTCAGCCATGGCTTTTCGTAATAAGCGATATGATCCACTTTGACAGGAATATCAGTCAGCAGCCCAGGACAGATGTTGGCATCGTTCTTGCTCTTGCTGTAACGTTCACTGTGGCCAGCGAACATGATATTGCCGTCTTTGTCTACTAGACTCGCGGCAGCGTCATGAAATCCAGCCGATATTCCTAATATGTTCATTGATTTTTCCTGCTATTCTTTGATGTCCAAGTTCTAAAGGATGCCCACCTGGGCCTTTGGGGCAATCGCCCATCCATTCCACCATGCCTTCTGTTCCCCACCCCAGCCAGTACAAGCAGTCAGGTATAGTATTAGAGGGTATCCCAAATGTGCTCACAAACACATGTGGGATACCTTTGTGTTCGAGATAACCATGTAATGCGGCCACTTCGGCTCGGAATTTCCTCCAGGCCCAATCTTCGTCCCAGTCACGGAATACCTCGTCTACTAACTTTCCGTATTTCCTCTGGCTAGTGGGAGTAAGATGTTTTCCACTGATCGTTATCCTATGTGGTGTGGTCCATGCTATTATAGCATGATCGACGTCATCGTGCGTTTCGACGTGGACGATCGTGCTAGTGACGATATGATCGTTGCCAGCTCCAGACACCGCTATGTTCACGGTATCGGGCACAAGGTCCGGCCATGCTACAGTGCTTTCTTCTCCGGCAGTGAAACTATCGCCATTTACTAATATCATTTATAAATGAAAGGATCGCGCTTTCGCATTTCTTTGAGTTTTTTACGGTATTGTATTTCTGATCGGATCTTATTGATCAATCTTTTTAACCAGTTCATCGAATTTTCCTTGGATTAACTTTGCGGCATCTTGATGTGCGTCAACTAATGGATGGCACTCGGGTCCTACTGAATATTTATTTTCTCTCGCCCACTGGTAAAAACCTCTTGGGCTGTGAGTCCCATATAGCTCAGTGATATGCGCAGGCGGGAACCAAAACCATTCATCCCATTTTATCGCTTTGTTCTCGGTCTTTATACAGTTATCCGCGCAAGTAAAAATATAAGGTATTCCACGATCTTCGAGTGCCTGTTGTAATGCCAATATATCCTCGTCGCTATCCAATACTCCATCTCGTGTGGGCCATGTCCAACAGACTATCATTATCAAATCGTTGACTTCTGAAGATGATAAAAAATCCCGCACTCTCTGTGAGATTTCTTTGTTACCAATACCGGGATAGGCCAAGCAGGTATAACTGTAACCGCGGGCCAGTAGCGCAGGAAAAGTAGATCTACTGTATCCATTAGGCCCACCGTGCGGGCTATCTGGGAGTTCGCTGCCCCAGACGAAACTGTCACCGCCTGCTACTATAATCATAACCAGGTTTCAATCTATCGATCTGTTGTTGATAATAATCTTCGTCGGTCCAGCAGTAATCGTAAGTAGACGAAAATCCAGCGGTTTCGATCTTTACTATGTCGAGATGCTGTCCTAATGTATTCCATATCGTCTGATAGTCATCCGTGCCAAAGCCACCACGCAGATCGACTTGCCCCACTGAGTGATACCCGTAGTTGTATTCCACATCGTCGAGATCAAACCCGTTGCGGACTAGCCACTCGCGGAATCCAGTCATACGTTTGGTATGCCACGGATACTCGCCACCGTGTGTGACATCACGTGCCCATTCGATATCAAATTCTCCCGAATAGTATCGCAGGTGCGTGATGGCCTCGCAGGTGGCTTGATCGATATCGGCACCGTTCTCGTCGATATAGACTTCGTACAAGGTCTTGCCGATCTGTGTCCAATGCTGATATACTGTACCAAAGGTACGGTCGTAACGTGTTTCGTTGAATGTACGTTTATACTCTCGAGGATACTCGAAACGAGGTGCGTTTAAGAACGTAGTTATCTGGCTAGGACGCACCCACTCGGGTGCTTCTACTTGTTTGCGTTGGCTCAACATTAGGCTTTCTGCTTCGTGGCAGATGTTGTTGAGTTGGCGGATAGCAAACTTGGTTTCGTAGTCGGCTCTCTTGTAGTATTCGCTGAGTCCCCATACTGTTCCTTGTAACACTTCAAAATGATTGTGTAACAAGTTCATCAGATCCTGATTGGGATCGAGGCCATGTCTCAGCGTATCAGGACGGTATTCTTCTTCTATACGATAATCGTCGAAGAAAGAATTTATCTTCGTCTTGGCCCAGTCTAGCTCGCGGCAAAGGAAATCGAGATTCCTAGCTGTGTTAGGAAAGCCCAAAAAACAAAAATTCTTTTCTAAGTAATTGTCGTTACGAAGCAGATCACATAAAGCATCGTGCCAGCGCACGGCCATTTCATGATCTTCGACTTCGATGTCGTAATCGATCTGATCCTGCTTGTTGAGAGGATCTCTCAGTACTATCTTGACTTTTTTCATTTAATAAGGAGGTATGAATTTATCAGCGTCTTTATACTTCTCGGGGTTCCTGCTATAGTCTCGGAAATGGAAATAAGCGAATATCCCCCAAACCACAAACATGCCTAATATCAGTAACCAGTCACCGGTGCTGGAATTAGAAGCATTGTGGACTACGCGGTCCCATAATTGTTTTAGACTTTCAAGCATCGATGTTTCTCCACCATTTATGTACCTCTGGACGCTGGCTTAATATGTCGTCCATGGTGTAATCGTCATTTCTGATCTGTTCTAATTTTAACACACGAGCCTTGCCTTTCGCAAGACCCGCTTGCCACTGATCGGGCCACTGTTCTTGGAACGTAGGTCGTGCTTTGAGTTGTACCAAAATATCCTGCATGGCGCCATGTGTATCGGGTATGAGTTCGTCTAACCAGGGTTCTAGTAACTCCCTTGGCAAGGCCAATGGACTGAGTATGATGTCGGGCGAGAAACTGAATATGACTTTGGCTAATGTGTCAACACCCAGTTCCTGCCCGAGCTGGGTCATCTGTCGAACTTCGAAGAGACCCGGGAGTGTAAGAGTGAAGTCAATACGCATCTGGCGTTTATGAGTACTGATTTCAACTCCTTGTTTGAAGTTCTCAAGCCACCGACTAAAATCGAGACCTGTTCGAATATATTCACCAATTCGGCCCGATCCGTCGATGCTTGCACAGATTTGCCAATCCCGTAACCTACTAAGAATATCCCGATAAAGATTAATACCTCTATAATCAATCCTACTAAGATTTGTGTTGTATCTAGCGTAAACATTTTGTCCATCTCCCAAGTCAACGATACGTTTCATGTATCGCCAATGCTGTTCGTACATGAGTGGCTCGCCGCCAACCCAGTAGACTTCTTCGACTCGGTGCTCCTCAACGGCCTGTGAAAACTCGGCCTCTACCTGTTCATTTTGAAAACCTTCAATTTGCTTTTTGATTTCAGGGACCATCCACTGATTCTTGGGATTGGTCCAGTCGATCATGTTGTGTTGGCGTTGCTCAGACTCCCAAGCACTGCTTAACATGTCTCCACAGGTTCTGCATTTGAAGTTACACAAGTTGGAAAACCTGTAATCCCAACTCACTGGCTGCATAGTAGTATTTCCGGTCTCGTCAGTAGAGTCCCATATGCTATTATACTTATGTCCGAAAAGATGGTTAAAATAACTACGGTAAACGTCTGTGTTCAAGAGCTTGCTGTTACACACATCGCATTCGGGCAAAGTCTCGCCGGTCATCATTCGGCGTCTCACACTCTTCATGTGCTCGCCGTTCCAATGCTCGTCCAAGGTAATGGGAATATATTTTCCTGTACCAGCAGCTGTATCAATATACTGCTGGAAGTTCTGTGCAGGTTCACGACTAGCACAGCACATCCGGCGCTCAGTCTGTGGACTCAGATATGTGTGAGTCCACGGTGCCATACAAAGTGTCGCGGGACGATGTTCAGGTTTGTTCATATCCCATGGCCTTTGCTATCTCAGGGTGTGTGGTGGCGAAGTCTTGCTTACGGTAAGCGTCAGTCTGCTTCATGAGACGGCAAAACTCACGCCCGTCGCTACCTGCACCGTTCTCAATGAAGTTGATGACATTATCAACTTCGCGTTGGTATTCAGTGCGCCAATCGGTGTTGCGTAGTTTACCAACTACCAACTCTTGCGCCACTGGCGTCATGGACTGTATGCTCATGCGGCTGGGACTATGTAGCATGTTGAAGTAGATGTTGTCAAAGCCTTTGGTGTCTGCCCAGGCCAGCAACTCATCGAGGTAGTAAACATTCTGTATGTTGAGCGTGAAGCACAGTTGGGTAGTGATGTTGGTGTGCGTCTTTTGTAACGCATGAACGGCATCCACGATCTCATTGGCTTTGTTCCAGTCGGCAGGGAAACGCTCAAACTCGAAACGCTCTCCCACATTGTCGATGCTAAAGGCGATGTCCACCCGTCCGAAGTCTTTCCAGATCTCTACCAGATCGTCGGGCCATTGTGTGGCATTGGTGTTGTAGTGTATGTCGATGTGATGACTGTCGCCGGTCTCCACAGCGAACTTGAGCAGGTCGATGTGCTCTTGGATCAACCAGGGTTCGCCACCAGTGAATTCAAAGTAGCGAATGTTGGGCAAGAGTCCGCGCAGGTCATCCCAGAAGGTCTCGGTCTTGCGGGGCCATTGTCCTTGCTTGAGCCAGGTGTAAGCGATGTGTGTTTTCTTGTCCACGGTCTTGGGCAAGTAGTTCATCTCTTCTTCAGCCCACTTGCTGGAACTCCAGGATCCGCAGATACGGCATTTGAGATTACAAATGTTACCTAGTTTGAGATCTACGAACCAGAGTTGGTCAGGTCGATCATTTTCCCAGTCCACTTGGGCATAGAGTTCTTTGAGTCGTACACGGCTGTGTATACGCTTGCTGGTCCTTCCAGCGGCTTCCTCTTCCCAGCAACGATTACATGTCTTGGGTTTTTCACCTCGACGGAATTGACGTCTCAGTTCCTGCATGTATTCGCTGTCATAGACTTCGCGCAGTGTGCTGACATTGAGATCATATTTGACACCATTGGCATCAGTGATCTCTTCGTCAGCAAGACAGCAAGGCCGAGCTGTACCCATTGGCGAAGTCTCGATGCTCATCCATGGTAGCATACAGATGGTCTTAGGCAGAGTCACGTAGTGTCTCCAATTCTGTGAAGGTCTTCCAAAAGTCTTCGTCCCTCACGCGATCCAACTTGGCGGTCTCTTCTCTCCAGCGTGGCAAGAGATGGCTGTTGTCTGTGCTCATCATGAAGTTGATGGCGCTTTCGAATCCAGTGGTAGCACGGCGTAGCGTGTCCTGCGGATCAAGCCACTCGATGTGTCTACGGTAAGCAGGTTCGATGACTTCTCGCTTGAACGCTTCGGGGAAGATGTCGATCCTGTACCATTCAGGACTTTGGCAGATATTGACATTGAAGTCCTTGGGGCGGATCAGGCCCAGTTCGCTCCATTCGCGATGGAAGTCTAACACATGTAGCACATTCATCGAGGATACCGTGGCGCTGACATAGAAGTCCACATGCGGCACTTCCTCCATCATCCTGCGGCGGTTGTCCACGGTCTGCGTCCACTCAGTGCCTTTGCGCATGAGCTCGGCCCGGGCGCCCGAAGCATCTAGGCTGGCGCCCACATTCACTGTTTTGAAGTGTTTCCAGAACTCAAACACATGTTTGTCTTTGTAGCGCAGTTCTGAGAAATTGGTGTTGTAGATCAGTCGCACATCAGTCTTGCCGGCTTCGATCAACTTCTCCAGCATGTAGTAGTGCTCTTTCATGATCAGCGGTTCGCCACCTGCGAAGTAGACTTGTTCGAGATAAGGGATATGTGGCTCCATCTGTGCCAACATGCCATCCTCGTCGCCGGTAGTATATTCTACCCTGGCCATGGGTCGTTTGAGTACATCGGGCACTACGCCATACATCTTGACATGGTCATTGAACCAGTTCGACGAAAAGATAGGGCCACAGCTACGACATCTCATGTTACAGAGATTGCTGAATCGTACGTCCCAATAACGGATCTTGAAGTCGGGGTGTGTTCCATCTGGTTGTGTCTTATGTATGTCTGAGATATGATGCCCGTAGTTCCTGTTGGCATCATTGCGCATAGAAAAGAATCCAGCCTTCTCTTGCTCATAGCACTTAGTACATTCTTTACATGGCTTATCCGTGAGCATGTTCTGACGCATGGTGCGATACTTTTCTTGGTTCCATACTTCTTCCATGGTGTGTTTGCGCAGATCGCCTACGGGGTGGAAGTATTCGCTGAGACAGCAGGGATAAGCACGACCATCTGGGAAGGCGTGCATGTGCATCCAAGGTAACATACAGAAGGTATCGCTCTCCGTGAGCTTGCGCCACTGCTCGGGTGTCAAGTCTTTGCGCTCGACGAAATAAGGTGCCCGACTATTGTAGTCGTAGCCCTTGTTGTAGAAATCTTTTGTATCACTCATAGTGTGGAATACCAGTCGGCTAGGCCAGGAAATGTTTCGGGGAAATTTTTACCCCTACGCTGATCGTATTGTTCGTAGAATTTACGGAAGTCGTTGTGTAGGGCTGGACGCTCAAAAGTCTCGCGGTGCGGAGTCTTGACTACATCTAGATAATCTATCAATCTTAGCACATGGTTTATCTCATGCTGATGTAGATAGCTGTGGCCTTTGTGCTTGACCATCCACTCAACTAGTCTCTGCTTGTGGTGTTCACGTATGTCATCAGGCAACACCAAAGGGCTTTGGAACGACGGAAAACGCAGGATGTTTAGCGTGAAGTTGGGGAAATCTCTGCCAAACTCTCGTTTCATCTCTACCAAGAAATCCAAGAACTCAGGCAATGATTCGAGACACAATGCGTTGATAGTACACATGTTGTGTAAGCCCCGTAGCCTACCACTGGAGGCCAACAAACGCATGTTGGTTTGCCATTGTTGCCATTGGAGCCCGTCTCTGATGTATTCGGCCTGCGAATGTAGTGCTTCGTTGGAAGTATAGATATCCAGTTCGATACCCTCGCAAGCATCTAGGAGTTCTTGTATACGATCCGACGGCATAGCCAAGTTGGAGTTGATGGCTAGGCGTGTGTTTGACTTGCCGCGGTTTTGTTTGAACCAGTCGATGAGTTGCCAGGTGTAGCCGGACATGAGTGGTTCTCCTCCGGTGATCCGTAACTCTCTAAGCGTCTTATGTAGGTCGGTTTCCCACCAGCGGAAAAATGCCTCAACATACGGATTGACTTCACCGTATCGATAAAGTTGAGCACTAGCGTGATCATGAGTGAAGTGATTCCTACCATCACTAACCAACTCGATATAAGGCCCTCGGGTTTTAATGTCCTTAACCCATGTAGAAGAGAAAGCAGGATTACAGTAGCTACAAGCCAATTGGCAAGTACGATCGAAACTGATTTCGAGAGTGCGTAGATTTGCGTCCTCAGCGGTGGGTAATAGATAAGCTTCATTGAGTTCCTCGTCGGTGTAGATCACGCTTTTATAGACACGGTCTGAAACAGCATCACGACCCATGTCTTCGATCTTCCAGCAATACTCACAACCGGGTGGACGTTCGCCACGTTGCATCATGGCGCGGTCGTTTTTCTTTTCGTCGCTGTTATGTAGCGCCTTGGGGTTACGTTGGATGGCCTCCACTGGCACGAAATGCGCAGGAGGGTGATGACAGGATGTGGTCATGCCGGAGCCTAACCATATGGTAGCGTTGTACCATTTGGCTCCACAGAAACTAGCACTCTTAGAATCGAGCACACGTTTCCGGAATTCTAGGTCAGTTTCATTATGTAGTCTAGGCAAAGTATGGCTCCATCTCGGGTATATAGTTTACTATATCTACGCCACGATGTCTATCTCTGATAGTTATAGTTTCCACGAATTCTTCCCAATACTCATCTGTGGCATTATCTAAAGTATTGATTATCCCTTCGAGCCCATTCTGAGATTGGTGATCAACTCTGCCCAGACGGTCTTGTGCGAGTTTAGCCAACTCGGCAGGTAAGCACGACGGTTCTAGATATTTAGGTTTAGTTAGTATATCGAATTGCACAAATAACTCTTCGCCCTTGGTCCAGTCTAACAATCGGTCGATGTGTAACACGTTGAGATTTTGGACTACGGTGTTCACGAAAAGATTCACACCTGGGATCTTCCGCATCAATTTGATGTTATCCAGTATGTCATTCCATTTACTAGGATAGCGTATGTAATGATTGAGTTTTCCGTGCCCGTCAAGGCTCAGACAAATCTTGATGTCGTGCCCCGAAAGGACGTCAAGCCAACTTTGATCGAACCGAGTGCCGTTGGTAGCTATCATTATTTCTTTTCGATCTGCTAACGATGAGATGATGTCCTTTACCCACGGCAACATAAACGGTTCTCCGCCTCGTAGGATGAAACTCTCGCTTTGTTGCATTATCTCGAGTATCTTGCTGTTGTCTTTGGCATCCCAATCGTATTTGGTTTGATCCCACTTTTTTCCAAATAGCTTATTTTCTTCTACTAAGAACTGGCTACTGGATTGTGGGTTACACATCAAACATTTCAAATTGCAAAGATTTGATAACTGTATCTCCCAATCGATTGGTCTTTCTCTAGTAGTTTTGACATCTGGCCACCGTTCGTTGCTGTATTCGCGGAAGCTCTTTGATCCTTGCTGTTCCTGTCGATAGCACCTGTCACATTCTTTGCTGTATTCGTTTCTTTTGATCCTGTCACGGAAATCATTGAGATATTCGCTGTTCCACCATTCTTCAACAGTATGTGACTTGATATTAAATCCAGTGTCAACTTGACTACGGCAACAAGGTTTGAATCGCCCTTCGGTGTCAACAAGACTGTGCATGAAAGGACGAACACAAAACTTATCGTTGGGCATGGTATCTGCACTCCTGCCAAAATTCCCGCATCTCAGGGAAAGTCCTTTCAAAATCAGTGCCACGACGCTTGTCGTGTTCATTGAAGAAACGATAGAAGTCGGCACGTTGTCCAACTATGTAGTCGTGATCCAGTTTCTGTCCTTCACGCATCCACGCGATGTCGCGCCGGATGCGTTGCACTTCATAGTCTTTGAAACCGTGGAAGGGATCCTCGGGCGTTTCTAAGTTTAGTTCCATCCAGTCTGCCACACGCTCGAGTCGGTCAGCATACACTGGCGGAAGTATCTGTAGGCTCTGCCATTTAGGCTGGCGCAACAATGGAGTATCAAACCACACACGCTGATAGGTCTTGGAATACATGCGCCGCAGATCCAGGATCCACTCCAGTTGTCGTTGTATGCCCAGGACCGACAGATTGTTCATGGTGATAATGAATGTGAGGCTGTTGCGATACGGGATCTCGTCGAGATAGCGATGTACATAATCCCACATGCGACGGAAGTTGAGCCCATGCCTGATGTATTCGGCATGCTGAGGTTCGCCGGTGTCTAGGCTCACATATTGCATGAAGTGTTCGATCTGTGTGTTACACAAGCGTTTCACATAGTCGAGATATTTCTCAAACAGTTTAGGTTCCACAGAGAAGTTAGAAGTGACATTGAGATGTAGCTCAGGGTTGGGCAGGGCTAACACATAGTCAAACACCTTGTAGGTATTTCGATCCATGAGTGGTTCACCGCCAGTCATGCGGAAATGTTTCAACTTGGGATACAGTTGTGGCCACCATTCCCAGAAAGCATCCACATAGGGATTCTCTTGGCTGTGCGGGATGGGACGATTGCGACCTTGGAAGTGCTCGGGTGCGTTGTGTGGAGTTGACGTAGGCCAGGCTCCCCACTTGTCTACTTCCGATTGCCAGGTCGACGAAAACTGTGGGCTACAATACGAGCAGGCCAGATTACAAGCATGATTGAAGTTGACTTCTACATAACTGGGAATCCAGTCTTCGGTGCCTGCGGAGGCACGGATGGCTTCATAGTCCTCGGCTGCCCAGGGTTCGCCACTGCGATAATGTCTGTCGCTGAGATTGCCGGTGTCTTCGATGTTCCAGCAGTATTGGCATTCACCAGGACGCTCGTTTTTCAGCATGATAACACGCTGTTGTTTCTTGTGCTCGGTGTTGTGCAATGCGCCGGGATTATCTTTGAGTGGCGCAGGATCGATGTGGTGCAAGGGAGGATGGTAGCAGGAGTTGTTGAGTCCTGTGGGCAAGTGTAGGCTGACCTGCTTCCATTTGGCCAAGCAGAACCCTTCGCCGAGGTGTTCTTTCATCCACTCGGCTGAAGCCATGAACTTGCTTTTGTTGCCTACTGCTTCGTCGCCTTTATTCATCACCATCCTTCGATACGACGGATCACATCGATCTCTTTGGTCATCATGTCTAGGTTCTTGTGCCCCGTAGAGTAATGATGTTTAAAAAATTTGCTTTGCTCTGCGTCAAACTCTGCGATGGGCATACCTAGTCGACTGCGTAACAGTTGCCCTTCTTTGGCAGCTAATTCTTCGGGATCTAGATCTTTGACGCAATCTTCCCAGATCTTTTTAAGCTCATCAAAGTCTTGTACGTTCCTGTGATCCCAATCATGTATCATTGTCATAGTGGTACCTAGGCGTGCTCCTGCGATGGCCCATATACCGTTTTCTACATCACGACCCACGGTCTGCCAGATGCAGAGGTTGTCAAAGTTGCGCCGTTGCACTGAGTCATCAAACTCTTGTAGCGTGGGCTTGCGGCCTTTGTCCAGACACATCTTGACGCCTTCACGGAATCCAGCACGCCATGCTTGGTAAGGGCTACCATTGGGGTAAGTGGTCGAGTAGCAGTTGTGCATGGCAAAGTATTTGGGTTCGAAACAGAACTCCACTGCTGTGCGATCGCTGCCATCCGATGCTTCGTGGGTTTTCATGTCTTCCACAAACCGCTTGCTCCACACACTCATGCCACCGTTGCCATACATGAGTCCGTTGATGTGATTGCGGGCTTTCCAGCGCCAGGCAGCATCAGCTTCGTCTTCGCCTACTGCCAGTTGTAGATTAAAGAAGTCACCGTCGGGCAAGTTGTCTCCGTCAATGAGCACGAAAAATTCTGTGTCAGACTTGGCAGCGGCGGCCTTGTGTGCGGCGTCGGATCCTTTGACGCCATCCACTCGCTTGGCCCAGGGTACCATGTTCTGTATCTTGATCCAGAACGCTTCCTTCTGTGGCTCGTCGTAACTGAGATAGATGCAATCTATGTCTGCGACATCAATGATTCTTGAAGCCATATGTTTCTGTTTCTCCTTGGTATGTGTCATCTACTAATATGTTGGCATGTCCTTTGACTACGAGGAATCTATCGCCTCCGCGATATAGATCATTGCGATGATGTGAAACATTTTCAAGTATGGTTAGTTTCCCATTGATCACCCGCATTGTCGAATAATTGGGCCGATCGTAAATCTCTTTATCGATCTTTATATATTTTCCTTCAACAGGAAAATCACCCGAGCTCATTGATAAAACAGTACCGTCCTCGTTGTAATAAAGACGATATTCCACTTCCGACTCGACAAGTTCGGGAAGGTTTTTAAATACTTCCAGCAGTGCCGGTAATTCGTCGTTCATAATAATCAATCATTCCATCAGTGGGGAAAGTCTTATCTTGATAATGTAACGGATGATACTGATTTATATTATTGATTCGTATCATTCCAGAATCAAATTCTGATACTACACAGTCTTGCCAATCATTATCACCATGCCAATTTTGTATGGATGGTTTCATGTGTACGAAATTCACGAAATCCAGACTAGGTATCGTACAATTTTCTCGACCCACGATCTCTGCCGCTAACGCATAGACGATGTCTGTTGTAGGCTTTTCGTCGCGGCAATTCTTCAAACATTGATCTCTCACTGAATCCCAGTTCCGGAATATGTCGCGAGCATAGGCGAAGAATGTGGATGCTGTGCGAGAAAAACGGAAATACATGAGTCCATTATAGACATCGGGTAATCCTGTTTCGTCGAACGTCCGGCGATATCTACGATTCAATGAAGTTTTCTGTAGATAATTTTTACATCCATGGCTCAAGACTAATTCTCGTGTTCTTAAAGCATGCCACCAATGATCAATGCTACGAGTGAACAATAGATCGGATTCTAATTTCACTGTCTCCTTGAATGGGGTTAGCCAAAATGCCTGCCATTCGTTAGAGAGCTTCCAAGTATCTTCTTGTGCGTGGTCTTCGTCTAATACTACGACAAAGTCAAATATCCGACGCTGTTTTTCTGTGATTTCTTTTTCTGTTTGTGAATCGACTATGATCGCGAACTGGTTGTTTCGCTGTGTTGATTTTATATTTAGCGCCTGCAAATAGGCCAGTCGCAAGTAGTCGACGTCCGCGGTATTCTGCGCGAATGTCAGGAATCCTGCCTGTGCTTGATGTGGCTGTTTACGCAAGAGCGGCCTCTACTAAGTCTCGGAAATCTTGTGTCTGTAGGTAGTGCTTGCTTAGTATGTGGATGCTCTGTTTAGGAGAAACATAGGCGCGGTCAGGAGTCCTGATCGTCAACTTATTATCATCCAACACGAGAGAATCTAACACCCCCGGAACAGTCACGATAGGCCACGGAAGGAATTCTCGTTGAGATATAGTGTATCCGTTGATCACATAATGTGCGATAGCGAAAGCATAGTCGTTTCGATAATTACCATCTTTGATGTTGTACAGAGCACGATAGTAAGAATAATTTTTTTCTATCATTTTAACGAAATCGAATAATTGCCGACTACGATCTGTCTTTTTAAAAAATATCGCCGTGGCCCAGACAAAAGGCAGACTGTATTCCCCCATGGTCTCTTGTACGTCGATGTTGGTGGCGTAGAGATTTTTATCCGGCAACATGTAATCGTTTATTACATCAAAGACTTTACTAAACGCATCATCCATGATCAGATAATCCGAGTCGACCAGTAACGTCTCATCGTATGGGCTGAGATCGAACGCTTTCGATCTGCCAAAGTTTTTCCATTCAACGACTTGCTGGTTAGTAACATCGTAACGACGATTCGTTTTTGTATCATCGGTTGTTGTCAGTATGGTCGTAGGTAGACCTAAGTATCGATCTATCAATCGAGCATTGGCTTGTGCTATAGAAAGATAATCTACTGTTTCGGTATTGTTGGCGAATATTACCGCGCCTCTAGATTTTTCTGATTTTCCGTAGTTCAGCATGTTGTTGATGCCAGGAATTCATCACTGCTTGATACCTCTGGCGGCATTGATACAGTAATTCGTCTCTGTTGATCTCAATGGGGTTCTCATATATGTCTTCGAGATAAAGTGTAGGTTCTGGCCAAGTCGCTAGGAAGCTCAAGAGATCTCTGGTCACTAAAAACATACCACCATTGTAGGTGATATGTAATTCAGTCTGTATCTTCTCCCTGAGTATCTTACGATTCGTTTGGTAATCAGTGGCCTGGCGGATGGTTCCAATCAGTTTGTCGACGTCGTTCATTTTTCTATTATAGCAGGAAAGAGATCACAAAAAAAGCGGCCTGGCCGCTTTTTTTGGTTTTTTGGTTAAATCGATTAACTGTAAGTATAAGACGAACCCCATGTATCTGCGAGGTTGGCAGTTGATGGAGGACGGATCGTGAAAGTGGTAGTGATACCAATGTTGATCTGGTCTTCGAAGTTACCTTGTACTGGTGCCGATCCACCTGGCTGGTTTGGATTGGTAGGCGCAGTATTGGTATCAGCGGCCACGTCGTTTAGATCGATTTGGAAAGTCAGTGCTGTTCCAACGTCGCCATTTGAGCCCTGTACACCATTGGTCTTGAGTCCCACTGACAAGGTGTTGCCACCGTAGTCTGCTGTGCCCGAGTTTGAAGTCAGTGCCAGGATGGTACGATTACTTGTTCCCACGTTCCAATAACCGTAAGCAGTAGCTAATGTTGTGGAACCACCGCCTGTACCTGTGCGACCGTTTGTGGTCGAACCTACAACGATGCTGGCCACTTTGCTTTCAAAGAATGTTTTCCAGTCGGTGCCTTTGCTGTTACCCAGTGTGTTGGTCACGGCAAAGTTGATGATGATCTTGCCGCCAGCGTTGAAGAAGTATCTAGCTTTATCGGCCGAGTTGAAAGTGATAGTACGGCTGAAACTATGTGTAGTAGGAGTGGAAGTGTTCCAAGTGCTAGTCGAAGAACCTTGACTTGTAACGTCTGTGCCATTGGCACTAGCTAATAAACGATTGTTACTAGCATCGGTGATTTTTCCAGCGAGAGCTGAAAGATATGCGATTGTAGTACCAGCTGTAGGAGCGGTGATGCCGGATCCGCCGCCACTCTGGTGTGTGAGCATAGAATTTAATCTAGAGATTAATGTGGCCCATTGTGTAGCAGTGACTTGATCATTGCCACCTGTGACTGTAGACAAAGTTGTGCTCTGACCATACCCTTTATCTCCTGAACCAACTCCCCACAAGGTGTTGATATTTGCTGTTGAGTGATCTACTGAAGCGCCACCCTGTACAAAGGTATTGTAATCTAATGCTTGTATAAGTCCGCCGGACGAGTATGTCATTTTTGTATGTTCCCTTACGAATTCAATTTGACGATGGCTTCAACTGTGCCTTCGCCGGTTGTTTCTTTATTTTGTAGAGCACGGCCGATAACATTCCAAGGAGTCATTTCATCTCTCGATGCTGATCTCGCTAAGCCATTTCCTGCCGAAACTAAACGATCACCTTTGCGGACTTTTCCGATTACACGCACGGGTACTCGACCACTGATAGCAACCGGAGGATGTGTAGCATCTTCGCCCGCGCCCGCATTCATGAGATAAGCTGCTCTTGTACTTATCACGCCAAACACAGATTCGCTTAGTTCCTGCCCAACTTTAGTGATTTCGGCAGTACCGCCAAGCTCAACCACAGTGCCTGGCTGATATGATGAATCTGCTTCGAATCTTTCAGCTAAGTCAGCATATAAGGCACGAGATGACGTTCCTGTAAAAGTATTGGCGTATACGTTGTTAAATCTAAGACTAGATGTTCCTAAATCTGTTCCGGCATTAGTATCAGGTCTTAATGCACCTGTTAGAGTCACACTACCGTCTCTTTTTAGTAGTGCAACTTGTCCGGCTTGTGTTCCGGCGATTAAACCATCAACATAACCTTTGGTTGCGATGCCGCGGCTGGTGCTGGGATCTTGTGCTACTTCAACGATGGCGCCAGTCAGTCCTAAAGTGATATTACCGTTATTTCTCAGTGTGATCTGCCCCACGTTACCAGTGGTGCCAATCGCTAGTCCAAAGCTGGCATCGTTAGTTGTGATGACGCCATTGGTGCCAGAGACCAATAACTGCAATTTGTTATTACCGATCACCAAACCAGCATCGTTTCTGATTTCTTGTTGTCTTGTAAAAGTGTTTGTGACACTCAATCTCGCCAAGTCGCCAGCTTGTATGCTTCCACCAGCTAGTGTATCTGCAGAAGTGGCAGTTCCATTGTATTTCAGGTTGGCGATGTTTGTTGCGAGGTTGAAGCCAGGTTTGATAGCAGGGAAGCCGGGAAGATCTGTGGTAGCAGGAGTAAACTCAGGATCCTGGCTCAATATTGATACTAGATCGTTGTCTACGTAAAATTTGATAACCGAGTGGACTGTTTGCGACTGACTATTGTCAGCGATAATGTCCGCCAGCGCACCAGTCTGACCTGTGGCTGTAGTAAATGCGGGACCGATGGTTACCCAAGGTGTTCCAGTGGGGCCACCTGGGTAGACTTTAAGTTGACTGTTGCGGGTATCCCACCATAGATCTCCAACAACCGCACCATCGGGTTCAAATTCTGAACTCATCGAGCTGGAAATCACTTTCCATGCTGTGCCTTCGTAAACTTTGAGCAATTTGTTATTGCTATCCCACCACAGTTGTCCCTGTACTGCAGGACTACCTGTGACTGTGTCGGGGCTGGCGCTGTTGCTGAAATTTTCCAGCAGACGCACGAAGTTTTGGTTTAAAAATACACCATATCCCGGATAGTTTTTACCTATCAGCGTGAGACTGGTGCTGGATGTATTAGTACTACCATCCTCAACTGTAATGGCAGTTCCGTTTGTTTTGGTAACCGAGTAGGGCATTTTCTACAAATCTCCGATATTGTGTTTATTTATCTCGTATTATATTGGCTTTTAAATTGACTAGAGTATCAAGCACTCCACTAATTTAGTACCAGGGTCCTCGTTGTTTTCTAGGACTACAGCAAAAATCCCAAAAACATCATTATTTTGCACAGATTTTGCAGCACCGTGATCATCGGCTACTAGCATATCGCCTTTTTTCGCTGGTCCTACGACTTTAATTTTTAACCGCCCTTTGAGGGCCACATACTGTCCGTGTGTCAGTTCACTATTCATCTTGTAGGCCGGAAATTCCGATATCGCACCAATGGCTCTCGAACCCGGAATACACGATGTCACTTCTTTTTCCCCTCCGACCATGACAACTGTTCCATACTCGTATACTTTGTCTGTCAGATATTTTTCAGCTAAGTCGGCATAACGAGCACTAGTCGCTACCCCGATAAATTCAGTGGCTTTTAGATCCCCTGAGCTGTCCCTACGTGCTATAGTGTCGGGCACAGGATTTGTTGATTCAACAAATCCATTGAGATTCTTCGCATCATCAGCTGATCCGGTGATATCTATGTCCCATCGGCCAGTAGCTCCTATTCCGTTGACTGAAGGAACACGAAGATTCGCTCGGGCTCCCTCGATGGTGTTCGCTGCTGTACCACCGGTTTCGATGGGCAGTAATCCACTGGCATTAAACTTACTGTCGATGTAATTCTTATTTTCGTCGAACTTTCCGTCAACATAACTTTTTCTTGTTGCAGACTGAGGATTCGATGGGTCAGCTGACAATATCACTTGTCCCGAGGAATCCAATGACAGAACTGTGGTTTTATCTCCGTCGACAAAGAGATCAAAATTGATAGAAGAACCCAGTGATTCATTTGCTATGACTAGGTCCTTGTCATCGCCGACTATAGAAAAAACAGCAGGGCCGTCGACGCCAATGGCTACGGTCGTAGATGTCAACTTTCCATCGATGAAGGAATCTTGATCTTTTCGTAGATAAGTCGATGCCGGAATATTCCCAAGTCTATTACTATTTTCGACTGTGGAGTTATAAAGAAAATTTGGTACGCGATTTGATACAGTGATACCAGGCTTGATCGTTGGGAATCCGGAGATGGGCTCTAAAGGAACGAACTCAGGATCAGTGTTAATGATCAACCGGTCTTGGCCGCCAAGTTTGAATCGTGTGATCAAATGATCTATGCCCGACTCGTCGCGAACGATGTTTGAGAATAAACCAGTCTCTCCCCAACTACTTTCGTAATCGGGGCCAATCACCATCCATTTGTTACCATCAAACACTTTTAATTGTTTTTTTCCCGAATCCCACCAGATGTCTCCGATAGCAGGATTTTCTGGCTCCGACGATGTTTTATAAGATACAGTCAGTGGTTGATAGCCGCGGTCAGTATTGACATATAGTTGATTATCGTCGACGTCGAACCATAATTGTCCTAGCAACCCATTGGTAGGAGGCGTAATGTCTGCAAAATTTTCTAGTAACCTGACTAGGTTTTCGTTTAGTATTTTACCATACCCGGATACATTTCTTGCTGGCAAGCTCAAAGGAGACGCTTGACTATCAATCGTTCCGTCGGCGATACTTGTCAGTTTGATTCCGTTAGTCTTGAATATATCCATGGTTTAATTCTCTTCTTTTTTTCCCGATTGCCTTTAAGAATTAAGTCTAACTATCGCCTCGATGATTCCTTCTGAATCAGTATCTTTGTTTTCAAGGCTACGGCCAATTACATTGAGGCTAGTGATTTCTTCTTTTTGGGCACCCTTTGCTAGGCCGTTGCCGGCGCTGATCAATCTCTGTCCTTTTTTCACTTTACCGATTACTCGCACAGGAACTCGTCCACTGATGGCTACAGCAGGGTGTGTGCGATCTGTACCGGCACCGGCGTTCATTAGATGCGCAGGGCGTGTAGAAATGACCCCGAATACTTCTTCGCTACCTTCGTTGGTAGCAACTGTGATTTCTGCTGGGCCGCCTAATTCGACTACGGTCCCAGGTGCATACTCTTGATCTGCAGCAAAACGTTCGGCTACGTCGGCGTATTGGGCAGTAGTAGAAGTACCCGAAAACACATTCGCGTAAACGGTATCAAATCTGTTTGTGGTTGATCCAATATTTCCCACGCCAGTAGTACCGCTCTTAGACAAAGATGGAACGGTGATACCCGCAAATGTTGGTGTGCTGGTAGTACCCACTGCTTGACCTATCGATATCGTGTTTGAGGATACAGTGACTCCTGTTCCTGCTGATATGTTCAATGTAATAACGCCGGTGGTATTGTCGTATGAAATTCCTGTACCGGCACTGATTGATGTTCTCGCGCCCGAAGAAGTCACGAACCCTGCACCGTTGGTAAGTTGATTGTTGTTAGTAGGAATAGTGATCACGCCAGTGCTTGAGTTATAAGCACCAGAGCCTGCAACAAAGCTCAATGCTGATCGTGCCCGGGCATTATTAAAATAAAGATTGGTCGATCCTTCGTTGACTTCATCAGTGTTAACAACTACGTTTCCGGTCTTTCCATTGACGCTACTGACTCCACCAACTACATCGATTACGCCGGTGGCACTATTATAAGTAGCAGCGCCTGTTACTGATATCGAGGATCTTGCACCAGATTGAGTGATATAATTAGCATCGTTAGAAAAACTGCTGACCGACGTGGGCTTACCAGACAAATCATTGTAACTTCCACTAGTAGCCACCGCAGCAAATGTGGGTTTATCAATGAGATCTTCCCAGGAAGTTGTTCCCGGAGGTCCTTCGGGACCAATGACGTTGCCTGCATTTATTACTGTGGAATCGGTGCGAGTGACAATGAGATCACCGTCATTATTGACGTTAACTATCGATATTCCGACGCCGATTGGACCTTGTGGGCCCACTACTCCTTGTGGGCCTTGTGTACCGGTAGCTCCCGTGGGGCCAACTGGACCTTGTGGACCAGTGGGTCCCGTAGCACCAGTAGCACCAGTAGCACCAGTAGCACCAGCAAGTCCTCTTGGGCCAGTGGCACCTGTGGCGCCTGTGGCTCCTTGCGGGCCAACCGGACCTTGGATACCTTGTGGGCCTTGCGGACCTTCGGGTCCACGTAGTTGCCCGGCGTCGACCCAATTAGATCCGTCCCAAACATATCCATTACCATTTGCTATCACAAGATAGACATCGCCGGGCTCTGGTGGAGTTTCTGCGTTTTGCTGTGGTAGATCGTTGACAGTGTCAACAGCACCTTTTAATTGAATGCTGGTGCCTCGCTCACCCTGTGGGCCTTGTGGGCCCTCCGGACCTTGTGGACCTGCAGGTCCCACTGGGCCCTGAGATCCTCTTTCGCCTTGCGTTCCTTGCGGGCCAACCGGGCCTTGCGGCCCCTGTATACCAGCCGGGCCCGTCAATCCTCGATCTCCTCGGGGACCCATCGGTCCGATATCTCCTCTTGGCCCTTTGATGTTACCTACGTTGGTCCACTGGCCCAGAGACCATATCCATAAGTCGCCATCAATGATGTATCCATCGCCGGAGGTATTGTTTTGCTCTGGAAGTTGGCTCGGAAATTCAAAATTTCCTAAAATACGTATGGCCGATAAAGAGGATAAATCTACGGGACCAATGGTTGACCAATTTGACCCATTCCAAACTTTTAATTGTTTATTATCTGTGTCCCACCAACCGTCGCCTTCGCCGACATCAATAGGTGTCGACGACGATGTGGCGACACTAGGCACAGGTTTAAAAACCGAACCATTGTAATATTTCAGCGTCTGCGTGCCGGTATCGTACCATATCTGTCCCACCAATGGATTATCTGGGCGAGTATCGTCGGCGAAATTTTCTAAAATCTTGACGAAGTTTTCTTGTTGTAATTCACCGTAACCCACATAATTCCGGCCCATGAGATTTATTCCCAGGCTGGTATCTAGTGTTCCATCGGGCAGAGCAACTAGTATTTCTCCATTGGTTTTATGTAGGATGTACGACATTATCTATTACCCTATCGAACTTAAATTTGTAAGTGTCTGTATACGTATGGTGTAATCTATTTGTATCAAACGATTCAATGATTTTTGTACCGGGTGGAAAACCACATGCGTCAACAATTTTCCTGCGGATCCCAGACCACCATCAACATCGTCGGTTTCATTGATACTCTTTGCCACTAGTCCCAATTCGTCAAATACATAGGCACCCGAAAGGTCTTGTGTCGAGTCGAATGCTGCCTGGTCATTGGGTTCGCCATAATCCAATAAACAAGTGACCAATATGTCAGTATAAGGTGTACCGGGCGTGTGACGGACTTCCATTTTGTTTCTTAATGGATCGGGGTTAGCCACCGATGTGTCGTCGACGACTTTACTGTAAGTCGCATTATACAAGCTACTGTTTTGTGCATTGGTATTAGCAGGGTTATAAGTGATCACCCCGGTCTCGTTGACTGTTGTACCACCGTTACCAAAATGCATGCGATATATAAAGCCGCGACCTTTGTTGGCTAAATTATAGGCAATAGCTTCTGAGATATTTTCATAGTGTATGGCATTGCGCTTATCGATGAAAATCTCTCCCGTTTCGGGATCGTGTATTTTGATGTGGCCCTGCACGTGGACTCCACCAACGTCGTCGGGCTTGCGTTTGTTTTCCTCGATTATCTGATCCATTTTTTTCTCATCTTCTGGCTGATTATGTTCCATAGTGTTATTTATCAAGGGCTAAAACTGGGGCTCTTGCTCAGGAATCGAGCTTGTTCCGACGGTATTACTTCGGCGCTGTTTACAGGCTGTAAACTGTCAAATTTGGCCCCGGTGCGGGAAGCAAGTGGGCGAGCCAACACCTCTTCTGCTGTTGTTTCTGGCGGAACTGTTCCTTCGGCATCTGAAGCATCATACCCAAACATGTCAAAGTCACCGACTTCCTTGTAGCCAAACTCGGCGGCGGAGTTCATCCAGTCATTGCCGTCGGCGTTGCCAGGCAACAGTTGTGCGTCACTGACATCAACTACCCGTGTTGAAATTCTATGCTTCAACGGTGCACCGGTACCATTGGTTCCGCGACGTATCCTGGCCAGTGTGTTGATATCGATTTCTTTGACTATCCCCGCACTGATATATTCTATTATATCCCCTGAAGAGTTGATATCTTCTTGTACCAAATAATATTTGTCTTGATATAACACTATCGCATCTTTTAACACAACCAACGGTTTATCTTCACTGCTCCAGTCTATCTTAGACTCGCGGGCATAATTTCGCAGATAAGTGATCATTTCGCCATTGATAACTATTTTTCCAGGATCACTCAATGTTGCCGATGACAGGCGAGATGCGTCTCCGACATGTATTTCTGTGTCGAATAGATCCAAGTCTTGTGCTAGTCTTGTAGATGCCTCGGCGGATATCCTATAGTAATTACGATCTTCGGCCATTCCGTGGAATAAGCGGTGTCCGTAATGATCGCCAATGACTTCGTAGCCGTACACTCTAAAGGTCGATCCCGGTTCTGGTGGCTGATCAAAGAAGGAATCTACGTTTTTGTCTCCTTCTCTTATTAAAAATCTTATAGCTTCGCCGTCGGAAATTATTTCGTAATCTCTTCCATTGACCAATACTTTTCCGTCGTAGACTAATGTACCAATGGTTTCGTTGACTGTGTATTTTGTCAGTCGATAGTCAGTTTGTTGACGATCAACTATAGTAAAGGGCGTTTCGTCGATTGGTGGCTCTGCCCATGGTCGGATGGGACGAGTGAAAACTTGCATGTTGACACTGTCAAAGATTATCCCTGGCACTAATTCTTCGGGGGCGTGGCTGCTGAACTTGTCAACATATTTTCCACCGTCAATGGTGATATCTTCGGGACGAGTTCCAAGTTCGGTATCTTGATATCGACTAGAAATATGTGTGTCGATCAAATCGGCTGCGGCCTGTGTTTCCTCGTCCTCGGCGTAAGGCAGGCCTTGTACGTTTACGCCAGGATATCTGAGTCCTTTAACGATTTGACTAGGGTCTTGTCCTGCGCTTCCCTCGGACGCCACGTAATAGGAACCGATCCTGTCAATGGCATTGTCGATTTGATCTCCAGGAACGACCGAAAATAAACGATAGTCAAAATTTTCCTCTGTTTCGATGGGAGAAATAAAATACAGGATCTCAATCGCACTTTTACCCGATACTAAAATTGCCGGGTCGTTATAAGTAAACACCACTTTGATCCAACTTGGCAATGACAATTCTTTTAAATCGTCATCGAGCAACGACGGGTTAACTAAAGTCAATGAATTAGATTCTTCGTCGATTCTGTATCTGCGTGGGTCAGCTACATTTTTATCTTTGTCAAAATAAATTTGTGTTTTGGGATCCGATAAAAGGCCTCGGGAGAACGATAGACTATCGTTCTCTCTTATCACTTCTTTGAATTCCATTTTGTTTTTATCTTGGCTCGTTAAAACTATTTCGTTGCTGTCTTCGCGTATTTCTGCAACTGTGACAACATTATTGAAGTTGTTGACTCCCGAGCCGCGTACACGCTGCCCGACGTTTATCGACGATAGTCCATCAAGATGTATGCGTTGTCCATTGACATCAACTGCCCACTTGTTTGCTTCCTCGTCATAATATGAATTTTCGATCAGTTCAGGATCGACTGTTGAAATCGTGTCGGACTCCACATAGATTTTGATCTGTTGGCCTTCTTCGATGATATCCGCATTAACGGTTAATATTTTTCCGTCAATAGTGTAATCTGTGTCGGGAGTTTTTATCACATCTCCAACGAGTACTTTATACTGACCAGATCCGTTGTTTGAAAAATCCGTAGGATATTTTTCAAACTGGTATGACGTTTTTTTGATTATTTCGAAATTTTGATACTCGTCGTTGCCCTGGTCACCAATATATCGTACAGATATCACTCTTTCGAGTTCGGGCCTGAATACGGTCAATACGTTGGTGTCGACATCGATCGAATAATCTACATTTAAAGAAATACGGGTACGGCCACCATCGGTCCCAACAATGAACACCGCTGTGTCTTCGGTCAATGTTGTTTCAGTGACTTCAAAAGAATTGATTAATTCAACTGTTGCTGTTTCAATCGCCGACATCATTATGGGAACAGCAAATATATTTTTAATGTTATACCGATAGACTTGGCTATTGTAACTTATGATGTCAGAATAAATTCCCGGAGTAACATTAGGCTTCCATTCGGGGATGGAAATTTCATACGTTGTTCTATCAAATTTGATATGTGTGTCTAAAGATCTAACTAGATTATAACCTGTGCTCTGGTTTCCACTAAAGTTGCGCAGAACTGCATAGGCCTTGGCGCCAGTACCGTTGCCATTGATCAATATACGAGGAGTCGATGTATACCCTTTACCCGGATTGATTACTTCGATCGACACTATTTCGTCATAGTTAGTTCTGGCTCTTAACACCGCCCCAGACCCGCCGCCGCCTTCAACGGTGATGACTGGTACTACTGTATAGCCCGAACCGGGGTTTTGTATTTCTATACGGTCAATGATAAATGTATGATTTTCTTTCCAGTCTCTGTACTCGTGTCTATCTTGTACAACGGCATCATTAGGCCGCTCGCCATTGGGACTACGATACTGATTCGTCGATCTATCATAGTATGGAGAAAGATCAAAGTCGGTGAGATTACCATAGAAAATCTCATCGCCGTTGTAGTTTAACAGATACTCTCTTATTTGTGTGCGATAAGGTTTAACTTCATTGATATAGTCAATGTAATAATCTTGATTGTCGCGAACAAAGCTAGGGTACTGATCGAGTTTTCTTAGTCGATGTACGATGTTGATAAAGCTGGTTTTAAATATCCAATCATTATGTTTTTGTTCGCTAAGGAGATAATTGACTGCGACAAAGAACATTTTATTGAAATACTCTTTGAATTCTCCTACAAATATTGTGTTTCGTATGGCTCCTACTATTTCTCTTATTTCTATACCAGGTGTTTTATCATATCTAACATTATCAAAGTTAGCTGCATCAAACCCCATACCCCCAATATCTAGATCATAGAGATCCGGGAGCAGTCTAATAGTACCTTTTTCGAGTCCCTTTAATATCAATCGACCATCATCACCGACCTGATAAATTCCAAATTTATCTTCTTGATCATAACGAACACGGATCAAGTCGCCCGGCGATGTAATTAGCGTTGCAATATCTTTGGCATAGTCAACAGTAAAATCTACTTCTGACCTGAGGTCGAATCCTTCATCTTGCCAATCGACGAATTCCCAGTAAAGATCTGATTTATAAACCTGTATCCTTGAAAGATTAAATTTCGTACCGTTGTAAGTCCACACGGTCCACAGCCCGTCATTGCTGGCGTCTTCCTCGATTAGTACTCGATATCCGACTGAGATTTCTTTCCGGTCTATGTAATCTAAATCCTCAACAGAATTGACTTTACGATCATACCCACTAGGTGTTGGTACAGGATCCTGTGATCGGAAAATATCGATATTAAATTGCCGGGCCATTGGTAGCGTTTTAAATGTCCTGTTGACATATTCTAACACGCTCTTCAGCGCCCGAGCTCGATCAACAAACATGTTTTGTCTCGGTCGATACGATATTCCCACACGCTCGCTATCCGATAGGCGAGGATCTGGTACTATATTTCCTACTCGATCTACACCGGCCAGACTATCGACTAATTTGTCTAATATTTTTCCAGGAATCTGACTATCGCCACGATTTTCCTGCACGAGTTCAAATTCACTATGTACAGTATTTTCGTTAGGCAGATTGGCATAATCTATTTTTAAAACAATGTTCTGTCCCGACAGATAAGGATTAACACCGAACAGCGCGATAGCATTTGATTTGAGTATGCCAGCATAGGCTATACCCTGGATGGTCGGTTGCGAAATTATGTTTGCTATTGATGCGGCACTGCTTTTCTTTTTACCAGTAAATGTTTCCTCTTTGCCCGATACCCAGAAATAATAGCGCGGATTTACTATCCCCGATTGCGAATCAACTACCGTGTCGACTACATAGGCCTGGCCGTCGTACATCGGAACTCCGGTGCCGCCACGGGATACATACTGGGAAGGTGGCACAGAACTAGATACCCACTCGCAAACTTCAATCTCTGAACCCGGGAACATTGAGCCCCAATTCGCAGATCTATATTGCAGATCACTTTGTTCATAATCAAGGAATCTGACTTTAGAAAGATTCCACCAAATTAACCCGACTTGTTGTTCGCCCCAACGTAGGTTGGAATCAACTGATAATCCGTCAATGGCATCTGTATAAATTGCTGGGTCGATCTCTGTTTTAAAATCAATATCTTGCTCAGCAGCCCCTAGTATTTTTCCTTTAACTGGGTCAATGAAATCGAGGTTGGCGATTATCGTGTTGGTATTTCTGTTATAAATCATCAAACGATTTATCGATGACAAGTCAACACGAGGTTGTTGTATTCTTGATATGTCCCAGGGCTTTCTTCTAGTGGGGTTTACATAAAGATGCAGGCTTCCGATATTTGATAACAGAGAAGAAAATATCTTAGTCAATGAACCAGTAGAAACACGCCACATCGACCATCTTCCTTGTTCGTTCAAATCCGACAGTACTAATATTCTCGTTCCATTGGGTAGGATACTAGTGTCAATAAAAGACAACTCTCGGAGATTATCGACTTTGATGTCGTATTCTGATCGAGCAGGAACTGGATCAAACTTTGGTGACGACACCAGCATGAAATCTCTATTGATGTCGGTGCCATGGCCGAATCCGTCGCCAGTATAAGCATCTTTCAAACTGAGTTTTTCGGCGAATATCATGTATCCTGCGTTGCTAACACCAGTAGAAGGATTAGACATCAATTGGTAGAGATAAGCGGCGCCGCTTCCTTTAACAACATTAATGAATCGAGTGGTACCGTTATCAAACCGTGTTTGGAAGTCTTTGCGGGAGAGATCAAAGTCAACATTTTGTTGTAGATCAGCGTCGGTACTGCTGATCAATAGATTTTCTCCTGATCGATCAAGTCTTATGTTTGTTCCAAACGACCCAACATTTTCGTCGGGTTCAAGGATTTCCTGATCTAAAAAGAAAGTTTCAACCGACAGCGATGGAATTTCGTTGCCTGAATTTTCGTAGACTTCTATACCCGATTTCTTCGACGATATATCTTTTATTATCAAATCACTACCAACGATCTCAGCCATCACTCCAGGTATGTTTGCTAAATTAATGTCGTTGGCCAGTGTTTCTAGGCTAGCATCCTGTGTAGTCAAGGACACCGACGTTTGATTGACAAAAATAGATTCCACTTCAGATAGATCTATAGCCGGAGAAATCTTCAATTGACCAAGCGCCTGGCCCTGGTCAATAAATTTATAAACTTTACCTCTTGAGTAACTGGAATCTCTATAGTCGGGGGCACCAACATAAAGATACTTTGATCTTATGTCTATATCGAAACTATGACCAAAGTGATTGTAATCGATCTGATCCGGCGATGTTATAAATTGTGCCAGATCGAATGCTTTGGTGTCTATTCTTAAAATCTGTCCGGACTCGTTGCCTCTGGACAATTCTATACTATTCGATATCGGAGTATAAGAATAATCGGCGATATCTAACAAAGATATATCATTGTCTGTTAAGAACTCCGCAAATTTCTCTTCGAGGTCATCACCATATGTGTACTGGAAACTGCCAACTACCGATTCATCAGAGATTGCGATCACCTGATATCGAGAGTTGATAGTGTATCCAGTCCGCGGATTGATCAATGTTTCGCCAAGTCTCAAGGCGACGATATCTGATGCCTGGGAACTTGGTTCATACAAGATTTGATTTGATTTTATTAATCTCGATTCGACTCGTCGTTGATAGATATACATTGCCCCAGATTCTCTACGGTATATCGGGATAGGATTTCCTTGGGAATCTAGTAGTAAATTTTTATTATCGTCACGACGGAACTCGTCGGGTATGGGATTTCCTTGATCGTCGAGTACGAGATCCCCGTTTTCATCTCGCTGATATTTTGTAAGATCATGATTAGGAGCACTGACGAAAATACGAGAACCGTCGTAATTAGTTTTAACTACGTGGCCAAATTTGCTATCGGCCATCTCATTGGAGATAGTGAATGCGTAACGATATCCTGGGGCGACACTAAAGTTTATTTCCTCACCTTGGAATGATTCAACATTAACAACAACCTGATAGTTTTCTTGATCAACCGTGTAATCGATTCCGGGCGTCAACACCGTTGACCCGATCGAAAGTTGCATCATTTCAAAATCTTCTGATCCAAGGGCTAATTCATCGACGAAGGGTATGTCATATCTGCTGACTCCTTCGACGAGGTCAACCGATTGGTTGCGAGCGATTATTCCGATGTCCTTATAGTACGCGAATACCTTGGCAGCGCCCGGTGAACTCACATATATCCAATTGGTGTTTTCGCTGATGCACACCGAATGTCCAAAATTATCACCAGGGTTGCTGTCGACATTTACCAGTACCTGTGGGCTCCGTAGATTTTCTTCTCTACGGAAATTATAAATGTAGACCAGACCTTTCCCGGACTTGCTGTCGGGGGCGCCGACTACTGCGGTATAATCTGCTAGATCCAATGATTTACCAAAACCCGCGACATCTGATGTCTGTGTGGGCTTCAGTGTCGAGCTTTGTTTAAACTCACCCGAAATCAACTTTACGAATGTCTTAACATTTCCTGATTCAGTAAACGGTGACGACACCGCTATCAAATCCTGCTGACTATTCATTTTCACAGCATAGCCAAATTGATCTTCGCCTAAAAATTCAGAGGACTGTGCTTCTATAGCTTTGCTATAGTCCCATACCTGGGATTTTTCGTAAACCGCCCACCTCTCTTGTTGGTCATTTCTTTCGACCCATACTCGATCTCCGGCTACCCAACCGTACGGAGGAGATATTCTTCCGATATCAGTGGGTTCATCAACACGCATAGACTTGGTTTTAAGAAACACGCCATGGCCGTTGAAATTACGTATTTTCTTAATGTCCTCGGAGTTTTTATAAATGGTCGAAGATATCTTGAAAATATCAACTATTTCATTGACTTTGTAAAAACCATCTACAGCCTTATCGAGACCCTTGACGATAAAAACTTCCCCGGCACTGAGATTATGTGGTTTCTCAAAAAAGAACATGATATTTTCGTCAAGATCATATCTTGCACCGGATATGTTGTTATCGGTTTCATTGACTCGATACACATTCCAATCATTATCAAAATCTTTGGCTACCCAAATTTTTGTTCCTCTTCCGGCGTAGGAAAGATATTGGTCGAAATCAACTTGATCTCTTATATCAAATACTGTGGCATCAACATCATTGACGTGAACATAGCCGGCGGTCAATATGTCATTGGATAAATCTGTGTCGTCGCTGCGATCGATAAAAATGTCTTTTTTATAACTTGATGTTTTCCGGTAAACATCGTTAACATGGATGCCAACTACAGCAGGGCTAGGGGTATCATTTATGTCAAGGAATTCAATTACCGCTGGGTCATTGGTGATTTCTGTTTCGTCGAGTATGATTTCAATTTGCGCATCGCTTTCGATAGAACCATATTCGCCGATGCGCAAAGCCCACTCTTCAAAATAGTTAATTTCGCTCGAAATGTTGTTTAACTTCGCGCTGGCTAGTGTTTCGATCGAGTTGTGAGTGCCTTTATCTTTGATAAATCCCTGATAGAATTTTACCTGACTTAACGGATCTAGGCCGAAGTCAGTGAGATATGATCTTTCTCTGAATCCAATCAACCCGGCGCTGTATTCTAACAAGTCCATATCGGTGGGCGAATTGTCGATGTCGTAGATATTTTCAAATTTTTGCGCATTAAAGGCAAAGTTAGGCAACAACCCGGTCTTGATCGACGACCGATCGATTTGTGACCATTGAGATTGCACGAATTCGTCGGTGGCGATTATATCAACTAATGCAGTATAATACTGCTCTTTGAATTTTATCACAGATCCTTTTTTGTAGTCTCTGCCGGCTTGCCAGTCGTCGACGTATTCGCTGTTGTAGATAAATCCTGGTGGATTTAACTCTCCTGCCCAGTTGCCAGTTTTACTTCCAACCAACTTGAGTCGATACTGTCGATTGCCGAGTTCGGGTTTGTAGATTATATCATTGAAGACTGTAGTATTATCAAAAATGATAGCATGTTCGTACTGCACCACCTCGAGTTCAGCTAAAGAAATCATCGATTCATTGAGTGTCGAAACTTTGAATTCGCCGTTGCCTCTTAGAACTGAAAACTGATTGCTTTTAATAGTAGAAAATTGCTGGTCCAGCAGTTTACTACCGTTGATGGTATTTTTTACATGATCCACTACCCCAGTTGGAGAGTTTACACGCAACGAACTTCCCACGGGACTCAGTATGATCAGATTACCTGTAGACCACCCTTGCTGGCTCCAATGCAGGAATTCCCTGGCGCTCAGTATCCAGTCTTTTCTTGCGTTTAGAACATTATCGTTGTCAACGAAGCGGAAACCCTGACCGGTTAAAAATCTACCATAACTGACTAAAAAGTCTACAACCTGTTGACGGCTCGTAAACTCGTATCCATAGGGCACCGTTATCTTTTTGCTCTGATAGTCTTTATAAATTATTCCTCTTTGTTCACCAACTTCGATGGCATAGGCATTATTGTTGGCCAGACCTGGGATGATAGTAAAATAAGGACTCGCTAAATCGTAACCAGATACTGTGTAGCCATTGGGTGTTTTTTCGACTATGACTGCACTGTAGACTAATTTCTTGATTGGACTAGATTTGCTTAGATGTATGTAAAAATTTTCTTCGGGAACGACTACAGAATCGTTGATCGAAGTCGGCGAACTTTGCTCTGCTAGGACCTTGATGTAATTTTTGTCAGTATAACCGGCGACCTGATAAGCCAATTGCACCGATATGTTTTTTAGTCGAGTTTCGATGAAATCGATGGGGTCTCTTCCAAGATTAATGATGTAATCTCGTATCCAGTTGAGGTAGCCCGACACTCTCGACACTGATCCGTCGTCATTGATTTTGCCATTTATTATTATGTCGGTTGGTGAGATGCGTTTCAGACTGTCAGTTAATACCAACTGATCGAGTTTGATATTTCGGTTGTATCTCATGACGTTCATGAGACTTCCGAAGTAGAAAGCAGGTCGTGTTAGTGCTATCGCTTTTTGTACCGCAAACGCATAATCGCTGCTCTGGCGCCATGCATATTCAGCAGGCCCTTGGTTCCCTACAACAAAACTACGACTTGCATCCTTGCTATTAAAGTTTGAGACTGCAAAGGCGTTAGGCGAGCGCAGAGTTCCATAATCATCAACCGGGATGATCTTTAAAAGTTCGGGGCGAGCGAATCGGGCATCATAGCCTGCACGGGGGCCAGCATGTATGTAACCTTCGCTGAGATCGGTCCATAGTAACAAGTTTCCGCCAGTATATGGCGCAGGACCATAACGATCTTGCCACCATTCAGGTTCCTCACTGAATCCCAACATTTCCCATGGGTGTGTGTTAGGTCTAACTGTATCGTAAAAATACTTGTAGATAGCTCTCCAGGTACCAGGAAGGGCTTCTCCGTCGATGGAGTCACGGTATTTCCAGTAATTCCAGGTCCAAGGGTCATTGGCAAGGAACGTGCTATTAGTAGAAAAATCAACTCGATTTCCCCCCGCCCATCTCAAGAAACTTTTTGCGAGAACTCTTTCAAATTCTTGCAAGGAATATTTCACATCTCGGAATTTTCCTGGGATAAAATCATGTATATTGATTATATTTTCGCTGTAACCAACCTTGATATTGTTATAAATTCGTTTTTCAAGTTCGATCAATAACTCGTCTCGAAGATCACCAAATGCCGGAGTGATCGAACCATCATGGCCTTGTATAACATCAATAGGTTGGCGATACGAATCGTCTCGATGCTTGTAAGGAACAAACTTTGGATATAGCCCCAATTTACTTGGAGTTTCAGGAATATAACATCCATCGGTGTTGAAATAATCAACAATCTTGACTATGTCGCCGGCGTTTAAATTATACGAATCATTGATAATTACCGCTGTGCGATCTTGGGGGAAATAGTAATCTCTGTCTTTGACTAACTGTTGATCATTGACATAGACCAGGACCGCGCGATTGCTGAGCACACGATCATTAAAAACGGTAGGTAGATCAAATTGTCTGAGTAGAGGATTGATGACCGTATCAACATACTCTCGACGATTGTCTCCACAAGGGACCATGTCTGAATAATACCACGGCGATGATTGGTTTTTGGAGAAGTTGATGTTTTTTAATATTTCATCAACTGCAGAAGGCACACGCGAAATGTCGGTCAACGCAAGTGTTTCTGCGATTTCTAAAAATTTATTTTTAAATTTAGTATACTCTTTTGAAGCGAAATCAATGGAGTCGACAAAATTTACTACACTATCTTGTAAAAACAGATTACTGTAAATCATCGGAGATGACTGTTGTAGTATCAGTCCCCCGTTTTGCTTATACTGTACATCTCGATACCCGGCATAATTGCCAACGGTTTCGTTAGCTACCTTGGTGTTTTCGGATAATTTAAAAAAGTGATTCTTGATTTGTCCCAGTGTGAGATACTCAAAGTCTTGGTTTAATGGATTAAAGTCCAAGTTGGGTGGAATCTCATAATAGCCTATTTCGCTAGGAGTTTCAGAATAAATCAATATATCTATATTGCTGTCTTTAGGCAATGCGCTAGATACGATTCTTACTACTTTTTTCGCGCCAATAGTCTCGAGTTTAAACTGTGATCGTTTTAGCAAGCGGTTATCGACAAAAACTTTGATATAAGGTATCTGCTTTTCTCCGGCCGCTGGATCTATATCTATTTCAAAATAATTAGTAGTTCCGTCAAATACATGAGAAATTATCTGATACTGATGAGATTTCTCGCTGGCTTTTTTCCAAACATTTTTCAGAGAGATATTTTCTCGATCCGAATAAGAAATAAGATACCCGAGATCAATTTTCTTAGTTAGTTCTTTAGTGCCTTCAAGGTATGTCACTACCGAATTATTAAAATCATTGCTGAACTCAATGTCCCCGACATTGCCAAAATTTCTGTAACTGAGTGGATACCCAAGGATGGTGTCATTTTTACCTGTTCCTTGCTTATAGGAAAAGATAGGTGTTCCAACAAAGTTAGAATTGTAATATCTTTCAGTATCGCCAAAACTGATACCATCGTGATCAATCACTTCGAACAACGGTGTTTGATTCACTGATGTTTTGATCTTGCCTTGATGCCAGCTTGTTCCATCATACCAGAAATTTTTACCACGGTTCTCGCCAGAACTGATTGCCACGGTATGATACTGCTTTATCCCCGACTCTAGGATCGGTGTAAGGTGTGGCACTTCGACTCCGCCAATTTCTTCCATAGTCATGACATAGATAGAATTGCGTATCTGCGTATCTTGATCACCGGCGAAAATTACTGTTTTGCCATCTTGTATTTCTAATATTTCTTCCCAGTAGGCATTACCAATTGGTGGTTGCACAATATTCATTAGTGCAAGATACAATCTTCCTTGGTAGATAGAATACTGGCCTTTGAGTATGGTGTTAGCGATAGCAACATCATAATCTACGTAAGTGTCTGAGAGACTCCATGTTAGTTCCGACTCAGCGGGAGATATACCTTGAGCGGCAGAGGTACAAATATAATATTTGTTTTCAAACGAAACTAAATCACCAATTTGATAGCTGGTATCAGTGTTAAAAACGACAGCAGAATTTCTGTCGTAGGCGACCGGCGTCCAGTAACTGATGTTCGTAGGTAAATTTTCTGCGGTAGTACCAATGGCTCGATAGATGGCGTTCTGATATTTCGTTAGCTGACCGATAGTATAAACTCGTGTCAATTCAAAATCATATACGAATCCATAATCCTGCCAGTTACTGGTATTATCGGGCGGTTGCTGTAAGTCAATCTTGGCACGGTACACTTGGTTCGCTACTAGTACCACATCATCCTTAGCATAATGCTCTAACGAATCATAGGGTTTACCAAATCCTTCAACTTGCGAAAACGCATCGTCGATGTAAAAATCTAGATAATCGACTTTGCCTAAACCTTCGCGCCCGAAGTTGTAGAGTTGGAGATTTGGTTCAAACTCAATGATGGGTCGCTTGGCTCGATATTGGTTGTCGGGTAGATCGACAGTTTTATTATAGGCCGCGGCCGATTTAAGTACATCGATATGGAACCAACGATTACTGCGTGTCCATGCATTGAGATCGGTACTTCCCCGGTTGATCGTTATGTAATCTAGATTTTTTAATTGCTCGTCAAAATATCCCGGGTTGACTAACAAGGATACGTCTATCAGTTGTATGGCTTTGCCAACTCCTTCGATGTAGTATTCTCGTTGACGATATTTTTCAGGATTTACTTGTGAATTAAATCTGACTTTCAGACCGTTGGTAAAAATTACGCCATTGGGGCTGGTATAGTTTATTTTCCCAACGATATCTGTTTCAACATTAATGAAAACATTACCAGCGTCGACTAATCTTATCTCTCCAACAAAGCTGGGATCCGATTCGTCTTGATAATAGAGCCGGTCTAGGTTAGCCGTTATTATAGGAACTCTCTTGTAGAACCCATCATAGTCAATAAAGAATTCCTGTGTGGCATTATCGATGCCTTTTCTAATAAAAACTTTTTGGTTGGGCAAAATACCAGTAGCTGGGACCAGATTAATTATATAATCGTTATCGCTAGGCACCAGTTGTATCCTCCAGAGATTTCTTCTAATCGCCGGTGGGACTGTTTCGGTGACTACTATATCATAGGGATGATAATCAAATATTTCGTCGTTGGTCCACGATACATCGCTATCGTCTTGGTTGATAAAAATTAAATATTTTCCATCAATGTCAATGGGGTCTCGGTATCCATCAAATCCTTTGGGATTTGTTTTTATAAACTCTCGTAGACCGTGATTGTGTATGTCGACGTATTTGGTTTCGACCGCAAAGTCCGAAACCGCGGCCAACGTCATTGATGTAAATCTCTCTTGAGCAGTTGACAAAGGAACACGGAACGTCACTGTTCCTTGATCGTTTCCGTTATTGATAACCCCCACCACTTCTCTAGTAGAGATATTTGCTTGTGCTGATTTGACTCCATTGACGCCGGGCTCTGTTTGTATCCAGAACTTACGACCTGGCTGATCTAAACGGAATACATAAGTTCCGCCACGAGCAAGAGTCAATGTTGGGTTGACTTCTTGTCCACGACCACTGAAAGTGAGACCATTCGATGCTATGTTGCGTGTGACAGTGTATTCACCTTCGCTGTCTACTTCGCCAGCAAAAATATCAACAGCTTCGGGTCCCTCAGGAACCCAATAGTAATTGTTGAAGTTGATAAATTTGTCGAGATCAAAACATCCATCGAAGGTGTAGTATTCGTTTTCAAAAAGGCGATTATGATCTGATACATTCCCACCGTAATAAGATATCTTTTGCAGGAGATCTCTGTAGGATGAAAAAAATTCAATCTTATCAGTAAAGGAATTTTGTGATACTACACAAGGCTCAAGTTGATAATTCTGTCGAGCCTTGTCATCTTCTAAAATGTAATTGTCAGAAGGTTTAAATGTTGGGGCAACACGTCTTCCGATGTAACCATTTATTCTTTTGAAATTAGGTTCGCTGATCAGCTGATCGACGGTAGCCGACAAGAATTTTTTGTTCGCATCAGTGCGAAAAATCTCTGGTAAAAAATTCAAAGTCTTAGACGATGCCATGTGTCACCCAATGTTTATGTAATATTTAAGCCTGCAGAAATCTGGTTGATTTGTGAAGCGGTAATCGACGAAATAATTTCAACATCATTGACGGTGGCGGCAGAAATAATAATTTCGTCTGGCTCGGCGTTGATTTGATAAAGGTTCCCAAATGGAATATTACTATTCTCAGACACGATGATTACCGACGCTATGTCGGGGCTAAGACGATTGTGTAGATATGCGCTGAGCTCAGAGAAATAAAATGTTTCGCCGAAGTCCCAGTTGTTGACATCAAAATAAGAATTTACGGCCGCGATCAATGATGTTTTGATATCGCTGTCGCTAATGAGTAGATTGGGGTTTTTAACCACTTTAAATTTGGCACGCAGATTAGACTCAGCACGGCTTCCAAAGATTGGTTTAAATTTTGCCGAGTTATAAATGATCGTGTCGCTCATTGCTTTGTAATTTTCAAGGATACCATACTCCAACTTGAGTTCTTCGCTTGTAGGCTCCGTTGGTTCTTCTACGGTATTTGATGTATCCTTGATCCAAGCAAGATAATCTGTGGTATAAGTTTTCGTCAAGATAAACAAGTCCATGATATTATTGGGACTTGGATCGATCCGGCGCTGGTTAGGGCTATTGTGTCTATACTGAAAATTAATTCCCGATCTTCCTTGCTTGGCAAGATAATCTGTTGTCTCAACTAATCGGAATAGGACAGGACTATAAAAATAAAATCTTTTTTCTTGATAAGCATAAAATACTTGCCCAACAGCGTAAGAATTTAAGTTATCTAAAATTTCATTGCGCACAGAATATTGAGAAACAATATTGGAGCCATCAATGGCATGATACTCAACGAACGAATTTGAAGACGAATCAACTTGGAAATAAACGAGCTTTTCTGTGGGGTTAACCTCGGGTGACACGATTAGTTCAAAGAGATCAGGATTGTCGGGTACTCCGTCGTTGTCAGAATCAGGGAAAGTCAGAAGTATTTTATTATTGTTGACATAACCGTCGGGCTCAACAACATTTTTATAAACATACCAAATTAAATTGTTAGTCAATGGCAACGAACTATCGGGTTCGGTATTAAATCTTAGCACATTGATATAGTCATTGACAGTTCTGCCGGTCTTGCTGTCAAATATTTTTAAGCGATCGTCAAAATAAAATTTAGTTTCGGTCACGCTTTCAAAGTAGTAATCTAAACCACGATAATCAACCACATACTGATTTCCGTTGTATCGGAACTTAACTAGCCAACTACTGTCGGACCCTGGATTTGTTGACCCGGCATACTCGTCCGAATACTCCTCGCCGCCTAGATACTCTTTTTCGATGATTTTCCAACTCGCGGTTTCTATGTCGTATCTCAGACCAAAGTCTTTGTAGACCTTGATATATCCAACAACGGTTTTTACAAAATCGTCGCTGATGGAATTTTTAAATACCGGTATGATTTCGTCAACAATAGCTCCAGTTGGAACTAACTGATTAAGAGTCAACTGTTTACTATCGATGTCGCTGGTGATGACAGCGGCATAGATGTAGCGACGATCACTGTCTTTTGTAGGCTGTCCCGAGACTATCTTTCCGCTGCCAGTAAAATATTTTCCGGGGCCGGCCGAAAATCTCAACATCGCATAAGGGACTATGTATCTTTTATTATCAGATGCAGTTGTCCCAGAAGAAACAGCATCGCCATTCTCGTCGACTAACTGACCAACATTGGCATTGGTAGCGATGCGCAGAGATTTCCATGTGACGCCTGATATCGGCAATCTCTTCACTTGAGAATAATGGAAATGCTGCATGCTCTTGCCTGAAATTATAGGATTGATTTGATTGTAGACCACTGAATAAATTTCATTGTCGGTTTGATAGTCAAACTGTAAACTCTTTACATATTCATCTCGATATATTATGCCGTCGCTGGCATAGATATTTGTGGAACTGTATTTGCCGGTAACATCAAGTACATCAAGGAATCGACTCACTCCGGAACTGGTGCGGTTCACTGCTTTGGCCTTGAGTACAGTAGAAAAGGCTGTGTATGGGAAGATGTTGTAGTCTTCGCCGGTGATCATACGGTTCTGCGTGTAGAACTGTTGAGGTGCTTTCGTTCGTATTTCGTCGAGGGTTTCTCGAGCGGTAGCATTAGCTATGGTATAGTTCAGGCTTACCCGAAGTGTCAGTGTTTCCGTACGACCTTTGCGGCTCACATACTCGATAGGTATCGAGATGTTTTGCATTTCGTCGGGAGTAATTTTGTAAGTAAGGCCATTGCTCTGGCGATAATAAAAACGGAAATTTCCGCGAGGTATGTTAGCAAATGCACCGTCACCAAACACAAGGTCAACTTGATCACTGACACGGCTGTTGACTTGATAAAGATTACGATCTTCGCTTTTATTATAAACTACATTGATGCCGGCTACCGCAGGAATACGTTTCCATGATGTTGACAAGATTCCCTGGCTGCTTACGCTATATAACCAGACATCATTGTTGTTGATATTGTCAAAGTTCATGGCCACTACACGATTAGGTAGGCTTTCATTGACAGAAAAATCGGCGCTAGAAATCTGCCCTTGTTTAAAGTAAACAAAGTAGCCAGTGCTATTCGAAGAATTTCCTAGATTGTCGTTGCGGTAAAGTACGTTAAATTTTGACGAAGGTTTTGGTTCAATCTCATAGATATAGGCCTGACCTGCGGTAGTAGCCGATACCGCTTCAAAATTCATCGAAGCGCCTTCTACTGTTGAGGTAAATCTATAGATTGGTACCACCCCGGGCTCGATGCTAACAGAATATTCATCTGTTCGTATATTGTTAATGAGTTGTGTATTACCGGGCTTGCCAATGATTTGGCTGTTGACCAGAGCCGAATTCATGATTGCATTAAATTGTTCTTGCCAATTGTCATTGGTAGAATCATTCCAGGAAATGATAAGATTAGCAAGATTAATGCCGTTGCTGTCAGTGACGCTTTCAGTAGTTGATATAGAATCGATTTTCAACAAGCCCGACGCAGGAATATTACGTTTGGGCGTATAGTTGATCATGCGTGCCAATTTCAGGACGCTATCTCTGCGCTCAGCCGTGTCGATAAAATTTTCTCGAGCATTCAGGTCGGCACGGAACGCCAGGCTTTGACCTAGGAATGCTATCAGGTCGATCAGAGCTATATATTCTGAACTTTCAATGAAGTCGTTGAAATCTTCAGGGTAATAAGTGCGCAAGTAATCGATCATCGTCTTGCGCAGAGTTTCAAAGTCGTAACTCTGGAAGTCAGCTTCTTTGAAGGTCTGATAGATCTTAGTCCAGTCTTGCTGGACGAGTAAATTGGTTTGTCTTGTAGTCAGCGCCATAATATCTACCGTTTTCGTTATTTACCGCTTTTTATAAACGGCTAATATTAAGCTGCCATCATGGTTTGTCGCTCTCGATCAAACCTTAATTTCAGGATGTTTCGTTGGTCTGTGGTCACGTATCTAAGGTCGATTTCTATTTGCAATCCATGTTCATACTCATCGAGTATCACTTGGTCTACCGCTAGTCGTGGATCATATCCAATGATTTGTTTGATGTCGTCGATAATGACTTTTCTGACCTCTGGTGTCAGTGGATCAAACAGCATATTCCATATTATGGTCCCAAACTCGGGGTTCATCAACTTTTCCCCTTTTCGTATACCGAAGTGATTGATGAGGTCTTGTCTCACTAAATCAAAGTCCGCGAGGCGAAACTTTTTGCTGTTAGTTTGTGTGCTGAATCCACGATAAAGTATTGGCATAATAATGTATTTACGCCGCGGCAGAACCGCCGGCTAGTGTGTTTACTGCATAACGACCCTTATTAAAATATGCTTCTCCTGACGTACCATTTGCATCAGCACCGCCGCCAGTATTACGCCAAGTTTTTGCTCCGCCGGCACCTAACAAATGCGCCACCTGCAACATCCCAGCCACGGTCTGTTTGTCATCGCCACTTTTTATAGCGCCTATCCTGACCATGGTTTTATAGTTGCTTTGCATAAGCTCATACATTACTCTCTCTTGTACGCCTTTGTTGTTGAAATAGTCATCTAAGCTATTGATACCATCTTTGCCAGTCCATGCAGAAGGGTAATTGACTGCTCCGTTACGATATTGCTTGTAAAATTCTTGTTTGATATAACCCTGATCGGAAAGCACTGCGGCACCAGTCTGATATCTTCCTACATAGTTAAGGCTGTTTTTGGCACGATAATTCCACGAACTTTCACTGTAAGCGATCTGCGCCATAAGGGCCTTGGTCTCAAATTGACTGAGATTGCCCACACCGCCCGGTGGATTAGGTGCGTCGGGTCGATCTAGCCAACTTGGATCAATTGGTTTTAATGGAGCTTTGCCTAGCGCACCATCCGGGCCTGGGTCACGTGAATAAGTCCCAGGAGGCTCGGGCGCCTTTGATGGCGCAGGTTGAGCAGCAATGTTTTCACCACCTTGTGTTGGTTGTTTCTGTTGATAACCTTTGTTCCTAGGCCATGGCTCGTGTCCAGGGGCAATCGTGGCAATAGAAGTGACTTGATTGGCTTTAGATATCCAAGGGTGCAATTCACTTTCCCTCACAACGTCAGGGTGTAATAAAAGAGGTATATTGCCAGGATCGTTGACTTTTTGTCCGGGTCCGTTATTGAGATCAATCCTAGATCCCTGAAACCTCATATCGCCCTGGCTAGTAAATTCTCCTTTGCTGCCGGCATCCAACACAATATCACCGGCACTGCCAATCTTGATTTTACCTACTGCATAACTGGTAATGTCCTCGCTCGCCTTAAGGACTAAATTGCTTGTGTCGAGATTTATTCCTTTGTTGGCCCGAACATTAAAGGATCCCTCAGAATGAAATCTCATATTTCCTGCCGAATGCATGTTGAGGTCACCTTCAGTCCGTATATTGATGCCACCGGCCGAATAGACGTTAAGATGACCCGATCCAGTAAATTCCATCCATACGGATCCGTCGCTGTTGGCCACATATAGGATACGATCTGTATCATGCATGAGTATCTGGTGCCCACCTGCGGTACGCAATCGTATCAATTGGTCCCGGCCACTGTCAATGGCGCCATCGTCCATAACAAAACTATGACCACCTTTTCGACTTCTTACTGCATATTTTTCTTCTTCAATCTCTCCCGATGCTAACAAGAAACCATAGTTAGGATCGTCGGCGGGGTCATTGATAGGGCGTCCCGGGGTAGATATACCAAATACCTGGCTGGGAGTTTCTCTCTGGCTCGACGACGTTATGGCACCACGTGTGGGGTCTTTGTCGAGCCCTTGATCGATCAATACCTCAGCTTGATACTCATGGATGGCTTTTTTATTGGATCTATATGAGTCGGTGATGTTGGCTGGATCGTTTTCATTGAATTCTGCCGCGGGGAGCACCGGACTGAATTTCTGTGCCAGAGAATTTTTTACTTTTTCACTCTTGACTCGATCTGTATCAAATGGGCCAGAAGTTCCAATGGCCGGTAGCATGACGTGACTGAGATTTTTATTAACGCAAGCGAACCAGTAACCCCGGCCGGGGTCTCCGTTGACGAATGTACACAAGACTTCGTTACCCACATCGGGCGGTACCATCCACATACCGTAGGTATGCAGGACTTTTTCAAATTCAGTATTTTTTGTAGCTTCGGGCTGATTGGTCGCGCCAAAGAAAGGACTGGCGTAGACCACAGTGCGCCAATTTTGTACATTGTTTTCGTCGCCACCCAGATCGGGTATGTATACTTGCAGACGCCCACTATTGGTGGGATCCACGTTATTTTTTATAACTCCAACGAACGGACCCGGATCAAGTTTGATACCCGTAGAGGTATTTTTATCGGCCCAATATGGTAGTTTGTTTCCTAATCGTCGATCAGTAGACATAGTTGATTATTTCCATTAGATATTTAATTTCCTTGTGCCGACGCCAGTTGTGATTCTAGTGAGGACAATTTTGAATTGAGTTCTGCTACTTTAGCGGTGTTTCCACGACGCTCATAGAAAGAAAGACTTCTCTTAGTTGACATGATGTCGTACTCGAGATCTTTAGTCAACTGCTCTTGTGTCTGCGGAGGTGGCGAAGTATCTGCTGTTCGTGTAGTGACACCACCGCCAGTAGTTTCTACAGTAGAAACTGTTTGAGTTATTTCGGAATTGGTAGTCACCGGGCCCGTCACCGGATCATTGACCCCGGGATTGATATCTGCCTGCGCCTGTATTTGTTCTTGTTGACTAAAAGACGTCACCGGGAAAGACTCTGGTTCTAACGACATTTCGTCGCGATCGTCTTCGATGTCAATGTCCTCGTCTTGATCTGATATATCTTCTAGATCGGGGTCTTCGTCAAAATCCGATGGCGGCGCGGACTCCGAATCAGGATCCCACGGTTCATTTTCTTCGCCCCACCCGTTGGTGTTTGTGTCTGCTGGATCGTCATCTTGTTGATTTTCATCATCTGATGTGTCTTCGACTACTACGCCTGAACTATTTTCGCCGGCGACGTCGACGCTAACGGCTCCGCCTTCAGGATCTTCTTCTATCTCGCGAGAATCTTCAGTGGTGGCTGCTTCTAATATGTCATCAAATATCCTGATCATGTCGAGGGTTTGCTCAAATCGCCCCGAACGGAATTCGCTTTCAACTTTTAATATACGATAAAGTCCCGAAAATTTGCTTTCAACGTACCTGCCATCAGATCTTACTAATCCTGTTTTGTCGTCGATGTCAACTGGAGTGCGGAAATTGACTCTAGCATAGATTTCGCCGGCATCCATGATCAAGCTGCCATTTTCACTAAATTGATTGAAAATTTTAGCATCGTACTCGGGATCTGCTGGATTGATCAACACGTCGTCCTGTTTGATAAAATGTGGATCTCCGATGATCTTTAATCTGAGGTTCAACATATCGCCTCGGGCACCCGAATAGATACTGTTCTGTATACTGGCGGCAGTCTTGGTAGTAGGATCTCTGTTGCCATCTAATGCTGCGCTGGCACCAGGATTGTCGGGGATAGGAAGATATTGTACCTGCTGGATTGATCCAGCCTGGCTGGGATTTTCTACTTCGTTGGGTTTATTCTGCGTAGTAGTACGAGCTGCACCCGAAGTGGTCTGATAACTTGCTCTGTTGACTTCGATGGCTGTGTAGAAAAGAGTGTCAAAATCGATAGAGAAGTCGATTATATCACTGTTGAGTCCAGTATACATGTAATTGTAGATCTTCACAAACCCCTCAGGGCGACTCTGTGGACCCATTGGATGCTTGCTGTTGTAAACTACATAGGGTTTGATATGATAGGTTATAGTCCTGGCCCAACGATTTGTTTTTATATCAAACTTATCTAGTTTAATGGAAGGGATGATCTTGTACCAGTTTAAGGGCTTACCACGCTTGTTAGCTATTTCTTCGGGGCTCTTAGTAGCCGGGTCCGAAACTTGATCCAGTATATAACTGCTGTTCCGCATAACCATGTCAACTAATCTAGGTACAGAGGTGCCGGCACTAACACTGAAAGCCGTGGCTTTAAAATCTGGACCGACTGCGTTTGGTGCATTAGCCACTCGTGATTTGGCTGTGCCAGGATCGGGAACAGGAGTCTTGCTGGGGTCTGTACGATCTGGCAACACGATCGCAGAGTCGGCTATTTCTTTGTCGACTACGAATCTTATACGGTCGGTATACTCTCTCGCACCGGTTTCAATTTGATATTGGTACCATGCATTGACCCCGGCTGTATAACTAGAAGATTTGACCTTGAGTCCTTTTTCTAATTCTTTGATGCGGGCTTGATAGGCCTGGAGTGCCTCGGAATCGTTTCTTACTGTATCTAGCTTAACTGCTTCACGAAAGGCTGCTAACTCGTCGGTTTCGGCTACGACAGCTTCTCCTTCGTCAAAGAAATCTTGTACTGTTTTGGCATCTATTTCGAGATTAATAGGAGTGGTAGCAGTACTTTCTTGGAGTGCCTGATGATTGTAGGGCACGGCTCGGATAGAATATTCTGTGCCTTTGGTCCCCACTTTCATCTTTAGTTCTAGAAGCTTGACCGGGAACCACTTGGTCATATTAGGTATAGGATTTGGCATTTCCCCTTCATCGGTAGCGCCAAAAAAATCTATACGCAAAGCATAAGGCAATTCAAGATAGTTCCTGCAAGATGGTTTGATTGTGGCGGCGAGATCAATGATACGATCCAGCAAAGTGAGGCCGTACGGCTCAACGATATTAAATGTGATTTCTATGGCGTTACTAGCCTTAGTTCTAGCGTTCATGCCCACTATAGTATTAAGTCTCAGACCGTCAAAGTAAAAATCGTCTCGGAAAGCAGGATGGCGACTAGAGTTATCATTGAATCTGCCGGCGCCACCTATCAAACATTTTCCAACACGATCCCAGCGAACTTCGTTTGTTACTGCTTGATTGTATTCGTCGCTGCTGAGGGCAAACAAACTGATGTTGTAGGTATAAGTGGCATAGTCGTGCAAAGGATTTTCCACTGGTACATAGGAAGGTATGCGACTAGCTGTTACTACTACCTCAGGCAAAGTTTCTGTCTCGCCGGGCACATAACCAGGATCCTCGCCGGTTATTGAAGCAAGACTTTCTGTGGTATCAGGTGATTCTCCGGGATCATTGCTAGTTATCGAGCTCAGAGTATCTGTAGCTTCCCCGGGATCAGTTTGTTCGCCAAAGGACTCAAAATCAGTGGGGTTATCAAGATTTTGCTGTTCTTCTTCGCTAAGTACATCCTCCTCGCCGGCCTCCTCATCCACTGGTGTATCGGTGCCGGTAAAGTCTGTTCTTTCTTCAGACTTGACTATATCTGCAGCCGTTTCTGATGATGCTGATTGTTTTTCTTGTGCGGTGGCTGTATTGGCTGATTGTGCTGCTTCGGCCGCGGCCCTTTCTTGGGCTTCTCGATCGGCTCGTCGCGTACTAGTCAGTGTGAGTTCTCGATTGCTGCTGTTTTGTATACCATCGGTGGGTACTCCCGACAAAGGAGTCCCGCTGGCTGTGGGGCCAACCGTTTCGGGCCGAGTAGTAACAAGAGTCCCTCCGGTATTAACCGGGCTGGCTATGCTGGAGTTTGTTAATTGACCATAGTTAGGGTTGTAGTCACGGTCTTGGGGATTTTGGCTTCCAACTTCGTCGATGGAATAATTACTAACCTCATTGTCGCTGATGCCAGCCGTTTTTAGTGCTTCGTCTTCGCTGAGGCCTTGGGAAATGGCTGCATTAAAGGCCGCGGCTTTTTTTGGATCGTAGGCCATCTACTAGAGCCCCAGGTCTGCGATCAGTGTTTCTTTCTTGGGAATGTATATAGACACACCTGGACGGAAATCAAACACAGGATCTTTGATTACATTGGGGTTTCGTGCAGAGAAAACCCACCAAAGGCCCGAGTCGCCATAGATATCATGTGCCAGCAAATCGGGACGATATTGATAGATGCGATCTATACGATAGACTACATCGGATGCCAGCTTACGGAATGTGCGAGTCTGCATGATATCTAAAAATCCGCTGTAGATTTTAGTATCATAGTATGGACTATTTTTGTTATAAGTGGCCATGGCTTACAGGAAACCCCCTCGTCCTTTTAATAAATCGCCTCGGGCAAACTCATCAAGATCAAACCCGATTGCTTTACGTCGACTGACCACAGGCTGTAAGGTCACCGATACCGTGCTAGTGGTTGGAATCCGTGTTTTTTGTCCGGGCATAGGATATGTTTCGATATAGTCGGTGTCCTGCGGCATTGTGTGCGAAAAGTTTGTTATTACGCAAGACACATGCGGAAAGTAATGATCTCCGTATCCGTCAAGATAGACCACAGGAGGAGGATTACCTGCTCTTGATCCCTGTCCAAACCACATCTTAGTACAGGCCCGGAAAAAATAAATGGTAGCCAACACATATCTTGCCTCTAGTTCGTTTTGTGCTGTAAATTCTCCAGATATGGTTATGGCTTGCACTTCTGACCCTTCGTAGAAATAAGCGTCATAATTACTGTGTGTGAGTTTTTGATTTCCGTAGCGAGCAGTATGTTGTACCTGTATGCTAGGAGTGTAAGGAAAAACTACCCCACTTTCGCCGGTGCCATTAAACAACGGAGACATGACACCTTTGATAGAATCATTGTAAAAGTAATCGGACTGGTCAGCTAGGCTGATACGAACACGCCAGTCGCTTTCTCCTACACTACCGGCGCTATTAAATCCGACCACACTCATGGCAGGTCTCGACGAGGCGCCCCCTTTGAGCAAACCCGAGATAGTTCTCCGAGCATTACTAGGATCAAATATGTTTAGGGCGGTATCAACGATGCCGGGCATCTTGAATCCCGACGGTTGTGCGTCGGTCACACCGGGGACAAAGTCTTCGGTGCCAAAGGTTGGCGTGGTGTTTGGTGATTTATTAAAAAATCCACTGACCGTGTCTAAGATACCCATTTGGTGATATTTCCTCTTGCTTTTTGAATATTTATCGCTTAATATAAAGTGGTCATATTATAGGAACTCCATGAAACACAATTACCTTAACAACAAAGATATCCTTAAAGAAATACACAAGAGCAAGACTACTTACTGTAGTTTCCGTGATCCCAGCGACAAGGATTACGACATGATCTTGCCAGATATCAAAAAGATAAACAAAAAGAACATACTCGAAGCACGGAGGAATCGTGCCGAGCGCCTGGCCAAATTGGCCCACGAAGCCGCTTCAGTGGATGGTGTCAAAAGGAAATTGGATGAATTTGAGATCAAACTCAAAGACGTACCCGACACAGACGTAGTGTTCCGTGTGATGACCTGGGACCATATTCCTATTGACACATCCAAGAAGAAACCCAAGAACCAAAAAGCACCCCTGCTATTTGACGAAGAGCCGGTGCTCAGTGAGTACGACGATCTAGAGGAGCCGGCCGCTGGTGCCCCTACCAAATACATGAAAGTCAATTTCCCGCCGTTCCAGCATTTCCGTGTCACAGAAGATGGGGAACCTTTTTGCGTGGGCAAAAGCCACTGGCGGGGCGACCTTGACACCGGCGAATTTTCCCGGGACCACGGTGCGATGACCAATAAACTCGCACACATGTTTTTAAAACTCTGTGAGCGTTATGCCATGCGTTCAAACTGGAGAGGATACACTTACAATGACGAAATGCGAAGCCAAGCACTCTTACAGCTCAGCCAGATCGGACTCCAATTTGACGAATCAAAATCGCAGAACCCTTTTGCGTATTATACTGCCGCTATCACTAATAGTTTCACTCGTGTGTTAAACATCGAAAAACGTAATCAGAACTTACGCGACGACATCTTAGAAATGAACGGACTCACCCCTAGCTACACACGACAGGCCCAAGGAACTACTTGGGGCGGTGGCGGTGGTAGTGGATCACCGGTAGAGGAATAATCAAACATGGCGAATCTGTTCCGCAAGGCTGCGGTGTTCACCGACATCCACTTTGGGCTTAAATCCAACAGCCAATTACACAACGACGATTGTCTAGCATTCGTCAAATGGGCCACTGCCAAAGCCCGAGAAGAAGGTTGCGAGACGGCGATGTTCTTGGGCGACTGGCACAACAATCGTGCGTCCATCAATATCGTGACACTGACTTACAGCCTCCGGGCACTAGAGCACCTCAATGAGAACTTTGACAATGTGTTCTTCATCCCTGGCAACCACGATCTCTACTACAGAGACCGCCGTGACGTACAAAGCGTCGAGTGGGCGCGGCATCTACCAAACGTACACATCTGTAACGATTGGTTCAACGAAGGCGATGTGGTCATCGCACCTTGGCTGGTAGGAGAAGATCACAAGAAGGTACCCAAGCTCAAAGGCAAATACATGTTTGGGCACTTTGAGTTACCTGGCTACTTCATGAACGCCATGGTACAGATGCCCGACCACGGGGAGATCAACGCCAACGCCTTCCACGGATTCGATCAGGTGTTTACTGGACATTTCCATAAACGCCAATCCAATAACAATATCACTTACATCGGAAACTGCTTTCCGCATAACTATGCTGATGCCGGTGACGACGAACGCGGCATGATGGTCCTGGAATGGGGCAAAGATCCCGTGTTCCATGCTTGGCCCGACCAACCCCGTTATCGTGTGTATCAACTTTCCAACATACTCAAAAACACCGATTCACTGTTGTTCAAAGGGCTACATGCCCGTGTCAACATCGATGTTGACATCTCCTACGAAGAAGCTTCGTTCCTCAAAGAAACATTCATGGGGCAATATGGCTTACGTGAGTTCACGCTGATCCCGGCCAAGAACTCCGACGTCACCGACGGAGGTTCCTCTGCGCAGATCGCGTTTGAGAGCGTAGACCAGATCGTGGCGGATCAGATCACCAACATCGAAAGCGAGCAGTATGATCGTGGCATGTTGCTGAACATCTACCAGAATCTATGACCCTATTAGAAAATCTACAAGAAGAGTACTCTGTCATCGTATGCCAAGACATCGGAGATTTCTTTTCTATGTCTTGGGGCGATTTCTATCTACATCTCAAATCACTGAAGAGAGAAGAGTACCGAGACGATGAACGTCTGGTGTTTTACCTCCGCGATACTGTCAGCGACGATCTATTAGAAAGATTTTTCAAAGACTTTTTCCAACAACTAAAAGTCGTCGATGTCCCAAATTTTTTCATAGTATTGGTGTTACCCGGCGATAGGGAACACGACATCGCGACACGATGTTACCAAGCGGTCGGGGTAGATTCACCTCCCACGGTGCTCATCGATGAGCAGACAGACGGGAATCACCATCAACCCACAGAAATAACTGAAAGTCGTGCGGCGTTTGGTATGCCAGCGACTGTGTGCCCTTTGCCTTGGAATTCTCTAGATATCAGCCCAATCGGCACATTCGCTCCTTGTTGCTTTTATCAAGGCGGAGCCACCAGAGACAACGGTACTTTGTTTGACCCAACCGTCGATTCATTGGAGGAAGTCTATAATAGCAATTACATGAAAAAGCTACGTAGACTATTCCGCGAAGGTGTCAGACTACAAGCATGTTCTCGTTGTTGGAAAGAGGAAGAAAGCGGTGCTGTCAGTAAAAGACAGTTATATGCCTTAAGATTCGGTGACGACAGCAGATCTATCAATTGGGAAGAAGATGATCTAAAAAATCTCAAGATGGTCTCTGTGGCGTTTGGGAACGTATGTAATTTCAAATGTCGTATCTGTTCCGAAAAAAGCAGTAGCAAGATCGCTGGAGAGATTTTAGCACCTTTGTCTACAAAAGAAAAAAAGACACACCGAGCATGGCAAGCGATCGAAAAAGGCAAATGGATACATGACGGTCAGACTCTATGGGATAGCGTGATCGATAACCCACAGATAAAATATTTTGACTTTGCCGGAGGCGAACCGCTATTAGATAAGAATCATCTACGAGCATTAGAATCGATGGTAGAACGGAATATCGCCGGCGATGTTTCGATACATTATAATACCAATGGCTCGATCATCAATGACCATCTACTAGATCTATGGCGTCACTTTAAAAAAATCGACTTAGCTATCAGTATCGACGATATCGGTGATCGATTCGATATACAACGCCCAGGTGGCGAGAAATTTGGTTGGAGCACAGTCGAACAAAATGTGCGATACATCAAAGAACATAAAACCAATAACGTGATATTGAACATACATTGTGTAGTAAGCGTCATGAATGTACATTATCTCCCGGAATTGTGTGATTGGATCGAGAGTGCGGGATTCGAAGATCTATACTTCAGCATACTATACAACCCCGATCATCTGAGCTTGTCAAAGATCCCAAAGAAAGCGGCCGAACTCAGCATAGAAAAACTTAAGAGCCATTCGTTCAACGAACGCACACGACCTTTCATCGAAACAGTTTTAGGTATATTGGAAAAATCCAAGCATACAGAAAACATCCCATTCGTCAACTATATGAATCAACTCGATTCTGTGCGAGGAGAAAGTTTTGCCAAAGCACATCCCGAGGTCGCGAAAGCACTGGGACTAGTGTAAAATATCAAAGATTATGTTCAAGATCAAAACCCTGACTGTTAAAAACTTCATGAGCGTGGGTAACGCCACGCAGGCTGTGAATTTCGATCGAAAAGATCTCACGCTAGTCTTAGGTGAGAACTTGGATCTCGGCGGTGACGATTCTGGTGCCCGTAACGGCACAGGCAAGACTACCATCATCAACGCCCTCAGCTATGCGTTATATGGCAATGCGCTGACCAACATCAAAAAAGACAACCTCATCAACAAGACCAATGGCAAGAACATGTTGGTCACTATCGAGTTTGAGAAAGATGGCATAGACTATCGCATCGAACGCGGACGCAAGCCCAATGTCATGAAGTTCTGGGTGGCAGGTGACGAGCAAGAGATCACCGACGACGCACAAGGCGACAGCAGAGAAACACAAGCCGACATCGAACGCATGTTGGGCATGGAACACGAGATGTTCAAGCATGTAGTAGCACTCAACACTTACACAGAACCATTCTTAGCTTTACGAGCCAACGATCAACGTACCATCATCGAACAACTGCTGGGCATCACTCTACTATCGGAAAAAGCAGATCGTCTCAAAGAGCAGATCAAAGCCACTAAAGATGCCATCACGCAAGAAGAAGCTCGCATCAAAGCCGTCCAAGACGCCAATCGGCGCATCGAAGAACAGATCGAAAGCCTGCGCAAACGCCAGCGACTGTGGGTGGCCAAGCAAGACGAAGACTGCGACAAGATGCGGGCAGGTATCGCCGAACTAGAAAAGATCGACATCGAAGCCGAGATCCAAGCACACAGAGATCTGGTATCGTTCAACGAAGAACAAAAAACACGATCTGACTTGGCCAAAGCACAGCGTCAAAGCGAAGCCGAGCTAGATCGTCTGACTAAACTAGCATCCAAACTAGAAAAAGAAATCGTGTCTCTCAAAGAACACAAGTGCTATGCTTGTGGACAAGACATACACGATGCCAAGCAAGACGAGATACTGAATAGCAAACAATCATCGTTGACTGAAGCACAAGATCAAGCCAAGGCCATCGGCGAAGAAGTGGAAGCTATCAAGTCTGCTTTGCTAGATTTAGGCGACTTGCGACATCCTCCTGTGGTGTTCTATGACACGCTGGAAGATGCCCTCAATCATCGCAATACGCTGGAAACACTCAAGACCAATCTGGTCACACGTGAAGCCGAACATGATCCCTACAGCGAGCAGATCCGTGAGATGGAAGAAGCGGCGGTAGAAGAAGTCAACTACGATACTATCAACGAGATCGCGCGAGTGCGAGATCACCAAGACTTCTTGCTGAAACTATTGACCAGCAAGGACTCGTTCGTGCGCAAACGCATCATCGATCAGAACCTCGCTTACTTGAACCAGCGACTCAGTTACTATCTAGATCGTATCGGACTCCCACATACAGTGAAGTTCCAGAACGATCTCACAGTGGAGATCACTGAGCTAGGGCGCGACTTAGACTTTGACAACTTATCACGCGGTGAGCGCAATCGCTTGATCCTTTCACTGTCTTGGGCGTTCCGAGATGTCTGGGAAGGACTGTATCAGCCTATCAACTTGTTGTTCATCGACGAGCTAGTAGATTCGGGCATGGACTCGTCGGGTGTAGAGAACGCACTCGCTATCTTGAAGAAGATGAGCCGCGACGTGAATCGTAGCGTATGGCTAGTATCGCACAAAGATGAACTAGCAGGGCGAGTGAACAACATCATGCACGTGGTCAAAGAAAACGGATTCACCACTTACAACACCGACGTAGAGGTCGCGGGTGTTTGACATCACGCATTTGCATTTGGAAGTCAGTTCCAAATGTGTGCTCAAATGTCCCCGCTGTCCTCGCACGGAATTAAAAGATGATCATCCGCAGATCAACAGGGATTATAGCCTCACAGAATTCCAACAGATCTTCACACAAGATGTGCTGTCAAAGATAAAATACCTCAGCTTCTGCGGAGACATCGGCGATCCCATCTATGCCACAGATTTCTTGGAGATCGTTGGATATGTCAAAACTGTTTCTCCCGAGACACAAGTCAACATAGTCACGAACGGTAGTTACAAAAAGCCCGAGTGGTGGCGAGAGCTGGGTTCGTTCCTAAACGAAAAAGATCGCGTGACGTTTAGCGTAGATGGCTGGGACGATGCCAGCAACAAGATATATCGCGTCAACAGCGATTGGGATTCTATCATCACGGGACTGAAGACACTTAGCGGTTCCTCTGACGTCAACATACGTTGGAGCACGATACTGTTCCGATTCAACGCCCATCGTGCCGAGGAGATCAGGAAACTAGCCAGTGATTTAGGCGTGGACCAATTTGATCTGGTCCGTAGCATGAAATTTGGTAGCAACGATCCTAGATACCTCAATGACCAAGGCGTTGATACACTAGAGCCCGACAATTACAAAGAAGATCGTGTGTACAGTAGATCTAATCTAGTGCTTGGCAGGAAATATCATCTTCCCCCAGTGAAGAGAGATACCGATGCTCCACAGGCATGTCTCAATGGTATACAGATGCCATTCGTCAGTGCCGACGGAAGGTTTTTCCCTTGTGCTTGGTTTGGATCGGGCTACATGGAAAACGATTTCTTGGAAAAATATCAAGACCGTATCAATGTGCGCACTCGCGGATTTGATGCGGTGTTAAGCGATCCTTGTTGGGACGAACTAAAGATGCGGTGGGAGATGTTTCCGCCTCCTATCTGTAAATTTAAATGTAGCAAACATGGCAAATAAAGATATATTCTGTAACATACCGTGGTTCGAACTGAACATCAATCACGATGGCAGTTACGATCTCTGCGGGTGCCAGAATGACAAAATCATCATGACCAGCGAAGGACGGGAGTGGAATATCAAACGCATCGGCATCGATGACTATTGGAACAGCAGTCGCATGCGGGAAAAGCGCAGGATCAAATTAGGTGATACCGTGGATCCTATGTGCCGCATGTGCCAGATGAAAGATGCTGCCGGTTATACATCTGCGAGACAGAAAGAAAATCTCAAGTCGGTGATCTTCCAGCGACAGTTTGACCGTAGTTTTGAGCAGAGTCCGCACAAAGGGTATTTTGATTACAGCGCCAACAACGACGGAGAGACTGTTACCCGCATAGCCAGCCTACATCTCAACATCGGTACCACTTGTAATTTCAGCTGTAAGTTTTGTCCGCCCGAAGCATCTAGCCGTGTGGCACAAGATCAACGGAAGATGGGATGGATTCCTATCGACTACAAGTTAGAGCCATGGACGCAGGATCCGGTGGCTTGGCAGCGTTTCGTTGACTGGTTCGATGTAAATTACGAGTCGGTTCGTGTAGTACACATCATCGGCGGAGAACCTGAACTCATTGAGCGTTTCCGAGATCTGCTGAAGATGTTTGCCGACAAAAAGATGACTTGGTTAAACTTGTCGTTCACTACCAACGGTAGTATCAACTACTCAAAATATCATGATCTCTTGCGTATCTTCAAACGAGTAGAGATTGGCGTCAGCATCGAAACAGCAGACCGTGCCAACGATTATCTGCGGCAAGGCGCAGACATCACACAGATCCTGCGTAATGTGGATGATATGAGAGATGCTATGCCAGAAGTACAATGGACTTTCCGTACAGTACCTACAGCATTATCAGTATTAAGATACCACACGCTACTGAAACACGCCCTGGATCGTCGTATCCCCATCGATGCCAGCTACCCAAATCGTCCAAGATGGATGTTGTCAGATCTCTTGCCCGAGGATCTCAAAGCATATACTATACAGCACTTACAGGATTTCGCAGACAGCATACAGATACAAGGTGAAAGATTCAACAATACCAAGAATCCCAACAACGTCGAGATCACATTAAAGAACGAAGCAGAAGCGTTGATACGACACTTGCGGAGACCTGAACCGGCAGGAGCCGATGAACTACGCCGAGATATGGCTGCTAGGCTCAGCGAGCAGGATGAGCTCCACGACAAGACCGTCGAAGATTTTTTACCTGAAGCAACAGATTGGTTAAGGATATATGGATACCGTCATTGATATCACTCTAAAACCCGTATGGTGGGACGACTATCCCGAGATCGAAATCCGTTGGGACGATCAAGTATTGTTCCGCGGCGAGCTCGATCATCACCACGTCAAGACTTTTGATGTCTCCGGAGGACATGGAGACCATCTCTTGGTCGTGGAGTTCTACAACAAAAGGGACGGCGATACAGTAGTCGAACAGGATCTCGACAAGGCCGTGATCATAGAAGGTATCGGGTTCGAAGGCATGAATTTTGACAGTTTCCGTCAGCAGGCCTTATACTATCCGCGTTATCCTGAAGCATATCGCAGAACCTGCGAACAGCAAGGCATAGTGTTAGAACCCGCGATCCGCGGTGATTACCTAGGTTGGAACGGAGAATGGGTGTTGCCCGTGACGTTTCCCATCTACACCTGGATACACGAAACCGAACATCTTGGCTGGATCTACGAAAAAAATCTATGATCAACGATAAAACGATAACTATGGATGTCCATGTGGCTTTTCGAGAACTCACCCGTAGAATCTTTGCCCGACGATTGTGTAGGCTTCGTCTATCTCATCACGAATCGAGTATCAGGTAGGAAATACATAGGCAAAAAACTGGCAAAATTCTCAAAAACCACTTATCGAACTGTTAAACTGAAGAATGGCACTAAAAAGAAAAAACGCATCAAATCAAAAATCGATTCAGACTGGCAGACTTATTATGGCTCAAACGACGAACTAAACCGAGATGTAGAAACGCTAGGTCCCGAAAACTTTACCAGGGAGATACTCTATTACTGTTACAGCAAGGCCGAATGCAGTTACATCGAAGCAAGAGAACAATTCCGACACCAAGTCTTAGAATCCAACGAATACTATAACGGACACATACAAGTCCGTGTACATGGCTCCCACATCAAGGGCAAACTTAAAAATATCATCAGCGAGTAAAGGCTAGCACCGGCCAACATCGGGTGCCGACGATAACCGGATCTTTGGATCACGGGGACCGAAGTCTCGCCGCCGCCGCGAGCATACAGCGACTATCCTTGACAGGACGATGACCAGATATGCCTTTATCAACTGGTTTCGCTGTAAGACAAATGTTCTTTTATCAAGGCTAAAAGATGTGAGATTACAACGATACTCACACGGCTCTGCGATGTGTTAGCGTATGTCGTAGACCCCGCCGTCATAGGAAGACGGGATGAGCAGGTACCGGATGACCGCCTGCGCGATTGTTTATATTAAAATATAGTCAATCATAGTTCCAACGCTAAGTGGTTGTGCTACTCGGATGATGCTAGTAAAACCTTTTTCGCCCCGCAAGGGGCGAAGTGTGGCTGCTTAATCTGGATGATACTTAAAAACAAACAATAGTTCTAATTTAGAAAAAACATCGCTGAGCGAATAGCGAAAGCGATAGATCCGCATATGCGGATCTTGTAATGAAACGGTCATAGTAAGTTATTTGTCGCAAAGCAGAAAGAGTAAATATTTGTTATGCCGCAACAAACTTACAGATCTATATTCATATCTGATGTGCATCTTGGTACGCGGGACTGTAAAGCCAATCAATTAAACAACTTCCTCAAACATCATACCTGTGAAACGCTTTACCTAGTAGGAGATATCATTGATGCTTGGAGGATACAGCAAAACAAATGGCGTTGGAAACAAAGCCATACCAATGTAGTACGACGTGTCATGGGTCATGCCAAGCGTGGCACACGAGTCATATATGTGGCTGGTAATCATGACGAATTCCTTAGACCGCTCATGCCCTACGGCATCAACTTTGGCAATATTGAAGTGGTCAATCAGTGCGAACACATAGGTGTAGATGGACGGCACTATCTAGTCACACACGGTGATCTCTTCGATGGTATCACTAGACTAGCCCCATGGATCAGCTTTTTAGGCGACAAGGCCTATGACTTTGTGTTGATGTTAAACAGCAAGTTTAATTGGATACGACATCGCATGGGATTTGGTTATTGGTCGTTGAGTAAGTATCTCAAAGGACGTGTGAAAAAAGCCATAGACTTCATATTTCAATTTGAAAAGAACCTTGCCGCATACTGTAAGAAGCGTGGCTTTGATGGTGTTATCTGCGGACACATACATCACGCTGAGATCAAAGAAATAGACGGCGTCACATACATGAACGATGGAGATTGGGTGGAATCAATGACTGCCCTTGTCGAACACTACGACGGTCGCTGGGAGATAGTGACCTGGACCAAAGAGCACGACGATGTGGACACTGATACTAGTAGCAGTAAGCCTTACAAATCCCCAAGATCGACCAGCAACGATACAAATGGATCTGCCCAGTCGTGAAGTCTGCGAACAGGCAGTCGCATCCATGCGGTACGACATACGCTATCGCGGCTACAAGATAGTACACTCATGCGAAAAAAAATCCTCATCATAACCGACAATGACCCTGCGCAGATCAACGGTGTGGTCACTACTTTCCAGAATCTGGAAATACATGCTCGTCGCGACGGCTACGATATCTTTTATATTGATCCCCGGCAGTTCCCTAATCGTGGCGCTCCTGGTTATCCTGAAGTTCGGCTTAGTTGGCCCAAGGGCATTGGTGACAAGATCCAAGAGATTGATCCGAACTATGTACACATCGCTACGGAAGGCCCAATTGGCTTCGCGGCGCGGTGGTGGTTAGACAGCCACTTCTATCGCTACAACACTTCCTACCATACCAAATTCCCCGAGTTCTTGAAAAAGATCTACGGTGTTCCTGCTTGGATCACTTATGCTTATCTGCGTTGGTTCCACAAGCATTCGGGTCGTGTGCTTACAACAACCGACACTATGGTGAGAGAATTAAAAGAGCATGGCTTCCGCGGCGACATCCGAGCCTGGACACGCGGTGTGGATCGCAACATCTTTGATCATCGCATGCGATCCAAGGAATCGGGACCACCTGTTCTGTTGAGCGTGGGCCGAGTGTCTCGAGAAAAAGGTCTTGATGATTTCTGCGAGATCGACATACCAGGTGCCAGGAAGATAGTGGTTGGCGACGGTCCTTACCGTCAAGAACTTGAATCTCGCTATCCCAGCATCGAGTTTGTGGGAGCCTTGCGTGGTACGGATCTAGCACGCTACTATGCCAACGCCGATGTGTTTGTGTTTGCCAGTCGTGCTGATACTTTTGGTATAGTGATCATTGAAGCATTGGCTATGGGCACTCCGGTGGCAGCCTATCCTGTACCTGGCCCCATTGATATCTTGGAAAACGGCATCACAGGGCACATGAGCGAAGATCTCACAGAATCTGCCCGTATCTGCTTGGGCTATCCCAGAGACCGAGTTGAACAAGCTAGCCAACAGTGGAGTTGGGAATCGTGCTGGAAGATATTCCGCGAGAACCTCGTAGAGATAATCTGATTCGTCAAATTGGACGGTTTCTTTTTGGGCGTAAAATCTTAAGCGTAAATATTTACAGTAGTGAGATGGTCTCACTACACCACGTGAGTAGTTTCTTTTAAAGGAAATTCAAAATGAAAAACGTAGTTGCCGCCCTGATGATGGGTATTGCTACATCGGTGTTTGCTGCCGATGCGGCCAAAGCACCCGCAGCTCCTGCTGCCGCTCCTGCTAAAGCAGAAGCCAAAAAAGAAGAAAAGAAAGCTGACGCTAAGTCTGAAAAGAAAGCTGACGCTAAGTCTGAAAAGAAAGCTGACGCTAAGAAGTAATCTCGCGTATCTTGGACTAGAACCGCTGTCTTTGGCAGCGGTTTTTTATTGTCCGTCGCTAACGACATAAATCTATATGTCCATGACAAAAATACTACAAAACACACACTGATATTGTGCTCTGCTATATATATATTAGTGTCAAGGGTCAGGAGTACCCTGGACATCAACGCTGATCAAGAGTATCAGCAGAAAGGTAATTCAACTATGAAAAAGTCTATCCTCGCGGCCGCTATCTTAGCCGTATCCGTATCTGCTCAAGCAGAAATCTCAGCAAACCTAACTGGCGCAAGCGACTATCGCTTCCGTGGTATCAGCCAGACGCAACTAGATCCCGCTATCCAAGGCGGCCTAGATTACAATCACAAATCCGGAGCCTACGTGGGCACATGGGCATCAAACGTGTCTCGTGCTTTCTATCCAGGCGGCAAAGGTCAAGAGATTGATGTTTACGGTGGCTATAAAACCGAAGTAGCCGGTGTCGGTATTGATGTAGGTGTCCTTCGTTATAACTACCCTGGCACAACCACTGACTTTGATACTAACGAAGCCTATGTTGGTCTAAGCAAAGGTCCTGTTTCTTTCAAAGTAAGCCAGAGCTTAAACAACTATTTTGGCACAGCCGATACCAAAGGCACACGCTATTATGACCTTGGTGTTAGCGTTCCAGTTGGCCCAGTCACGCTAGTAGCACACGCTGGTTACACAGACGTAGCCAACCAGTCTACCAATGATTACGCAGACTATAACGTCGGCGTCACTAAAGACGTAGCTGGTGTGACACTAGGTGCTAAATGGTACACTAATAAGCTGACCAGCGATTACCAAGCTACCAACACAGTAAACGGCAAGAGCCTCTACAAAGACGGTTTCGTGTTCACAGTTTCAAAGACTTTCTAAGGAGACTGTCATGAAACTTGTAACGGCAATCATAAAGCCGTTCAAGCTCGACGAAGTGCGTGAAGCCCTTACGGCCATCGGCCACAACGGCATCACAGTCACTGAAGTCAAAGGCTACGGACGGCAAAAAGGACACACCGAGCTATATCGCGGTGCTGAATATGTGGTAGACTTCCTACCTAAAGTAAAAGTAGAAGCGATCGTGGATGACTCTATCGTTGAACAAGTGATCGAAGCCATCGAAGGAGCTGCTCGCACGGGAAAGATTGGTGACGGCAAGATCTGGGTAACCAAAGTAGAAGAACTGATCCGTATCCGTACGGGTGAGTCCGGAAAGGAGGCCATCTAAAATGGAACTAGCATATAGCTTAGATACGTTTTACTTCCTAGTCATGGGCGCCATGGTCATGTTCATGGGCGCAGGTTTCACCATGCTGGAAGCAGGTATGGTCCGCACCAAGAACGTCTCAGAGATCATCACTAAAAACTTTGCGCTCTACGGCATCGCTTGTTTGATGTTCCTACTCGTAGGCTACAACATCATGTACGGCGGAGCCAAAGGTTCGTGGATCCCGGGCTTTGATTTCCTGGTCGCAGGCGATCATGCCAAACCCGCTGCCGACGCTTACTACAGCAAACTGTCGGACTTCTGGTTTCAGGTAGTGTTCGTGGCAACTGCCATGAGCATCGTGTCGGGAGCAGTGGCCGAGCGCATGAAACTGTGGAGCTTCCTGTTGTTCGCAGTAGTGATGACTGGCTTCATCTATCCAGTGGAAGGTTTCTGGAAGTGGGGCAAAGGCGCTCTTGACGCTGCTGGCTTCCTGGACTTCGCAGGTTCAGGCGTGGTACACATGGCCGGTGCTGCCGCTGCCCTTGCAGGTGTGATCCTGCTGGGTGCTAGAAAAGGCAAGTATGGACCCAATGGTAAGCCACGTGCTATCCAAGGTTCAAACATCACACTGGTGGCCCTGGGCACATGGATCCTGTGGTTTGGTTGGTTTGGTTTCAACGGTGGCTCACAACTGAAGATGAGCACGTTCGCTGACGCCAACGCTGTGGCACAGATCTTCGTCAACACCAACATGGCTGCTGTGGGTGGTTTGTTAGCGGCATTAGTCGCTGGTAAACTGTTTACAGGCAAGTCAGATATCACCATGGCGCTAAACGGTGCTTTGGCTGGATTGGTGTCAATCACTGCTGAACCACTCACAGGCACTGCCATCGCCTCTACGGCAATCGGTGCTATCGGTGGTTTGATCTGCTACGCATCCATCCTGACTTTAGATCGTATTTTCAAAATCGACGACCCAGTTGGTGCTATCTCAGTACACGGTGTAGCTGGACTATGGGGACTGTTAGCAGTGCCATTGACCAACAAAGCCGGATCGTTCCTGACCCAGGCCTACGGTGCTGCCGTGATTTTCGCTTGGGTGTTCATCACTAGCTTGATCGTTTGGTATATCATCAAAGCTGTCATGGGCTTGCGTGTCTCTCCCAAAGAGGAACACGAAGGTTCTGACATGGAAGAGTGTGGACTCATCGCTTATCCTGAGTTCCGTCAATCAGTCAAATAGTAGTTCTTTTCGACTAAAAACAAACCGCCCTATGGGGCGGTTTTCTTTTAATATTCTAATGCGCTACGATCCCACGGGAATCCAGATGGATATCGTTCAGACATGATACGATTGCCTTCGTGGAAAAAATCTTCTGTCACAGATCCTTCGTTACCGCCTAATCGATAACAGAGGCTGTAGCTACCTGAAGTATCAAATTTTGGAAAGTAATGTTTTAGTGCCGCTAAAAATCTACGGTCGGCTCCCCATTGAAAATACCATGCATGCCCGATTGTAGTAGCGATGTCTCGCTTGACCATGAAGCAAGATGTGTCGATATGGAACACATTCTCTCCCACATAAGTTGGCCATTTTCCGAGACTTTCGCATTCGTCACGACAGATAATGTTGTCACTTGGACCAACGATTTTCCTTAACGAATACGCCCAATCAAGTTCTTGATTTTCCATTACGGTTATTAGGTCTAATACATGATTTGGTTCAAGGAAGTTATCTTCGTCGAGGTAGCATATTACATCAGCATCAATTAAAAATCCGCACGCCGCATATACTCGATGACCATACCATCCATTGCCTCCAGTATTCTCAGCTAATGTAGAGACGGCTACCGGAACATCAAACATACGAGCATTTTCAATGATGGCATTGACCGAGTCTTCGTGGTCGGCGCCGTCAACAAAGATATAATGTTTGACTTTAGTATAGATCTGTGTCTGCACGCTTTCTATGCATTTTTTGAGATTTTTACTCCCAATAGTTGGTGTTACTATGGCTACTCGCATTTTATTTCCTTAGAAAAATGGTAATCCTGATTTTTTAGTTGTTTCGAGATTGTCGTCGATTAATTTTGAAATTATCTCTCGGTCGTCATAACTTAACTGCATAGCTTCGTCGTAACTAATAGCACCTCTCATGTACCAGCAGAGTTTCAATGCTTCTGATCTCAAGGCTTTTGCTTCTTTTTCCAGGCGATCTAAAAAATCTAATACTTCCTGGTCAGAGCGTAGATTCAAAAGCCTTAGTCGAAAAAATTTGCCTGATCAAACGTGAGATCGGTTTCGTAATCTTTATTACAATGCTCGCAAGTCAATTTGATAGGTTTAATCTTGTTGGCGTTCGCGTAATCGTCGATCTTTTTCTTAACAGCATCATAGGTCTTGCGATCGCAGTTGTCAAAAAACTCCAGGATCATTCCAGGGTCATTGACGCTCTCTCCGTCAACAGTAATGGATTTGATGGATGATACCACGCTGTCAAGACTCATGGTAGTTAATTTTTGGAAACTTTCTTTGAACAAGCGATTTTTTTCTTGTTCGGATATCTGGTCTGATCCAACTAGTTCCAGGATCCTTTGTTCTTCAAATGCGATCATGTTGGCACGATTGATGTCTCGGAACGTCTGCGGACAAAATTCAAAAGTCATGCCATTGATATTTTCGGGTACGAAACCCGACATCCTGATATTATCTAACAAAGAAGTGAGATTGACAGTGGATTCGTTGCTTTCCTGACAGCTCGGGCAGGTGCTGTTTATATCCATGCCTTGTCCATAACTAGCCAATCTAATGGCTATCAAGATAGCATCAAGATCCACTGTGGGGCAGTCCTTGGGATCTTTGATGGCAGGAATGCAGCTTTTTATCATGTTAACCACACCTTCGCCGTTCATGAGCGCATCGGGTGTTTTTAGCGCGATCTCGTCCTTGATGGTCATGGGAAACACTGGAACTTCGCCAGTGGCAGTGAGTTCAATGCTGCCTTCGGGCCAAAAACGTCCGCCCGACGGTATTTTGAGGTAAATGGCAGGTTGCCGGAAATGTTTGGCTAAGGGATTTGACATGGTTTTTTGATCCTATAAATACAGTAGACCAGTAGTCTATTAGTAGATTACTATTATTTATAAGCGCGAAAAATGGCCGTTAATATTGACATTCCTGGTGTAGGTCGAGTACAAGTTGAGGGAGTAGCCTCAGAATCCGTCATGGAGAAAATCCTTGACCAACTCAAGGCCATGGACCCAAAAAACTCCAGTTCCCCTACGGCCACAGCCAACAAAGAGGCAGCCGCAGCCACTAAAAAGTTTGAAGAAGCATTAAAAAACGCCACCACTGAAGAAGAACGGGCACGATTGATGGCAGCCAAAGAAGCCGCCGATCGACGCAATCAGATGGAGCAGATGAAAGTCAGTGTACGAGATTTCACCACCAACTTGGCCGCCAATGCCACTCGTATAGCGGCTGGTTTGATTAAAATGCACGACCGCGTGGCTGCCGATCCTATAAGCACTGGGGCCAGTTTACTCAATGTCGGCATCGACATGACTGCTCGGGCAGCCAAGACCACTTCGGGTGCCTTGTTAGATCTTGGATCAGAAATTCCGATAGTAGGTGGAGTATTCAAAGGACTCAAAGGTGCTGCTGAGGGCGCGATCGAAGCCTTGTCGGCTGCGGCCAAGATAGCCAATGACGTCTTGGCCAAAGAACTAGCTAAGACAGCCGAATCAATGAAGAATTTCGCAGCCATGGGGGCCAGTTTTGCTGGTGGTCTCACTGAGTTGCGCAATATATCAGGCGCCAGTGGGCTAAATTTGCAGGCATTTACCAATGTAGTTAAGAGTTCTCGCGAATCAATAATGGGCATGGGCCTGACCGTAGGCGAAGCCGCACAGCGTATTGGAAGTAGCATGCAATCGGCCAGCACAATGACCGGCCGCAGTGGAAAAACACTCCGAGATGAAATGCTGAGCATGGGCTACAGCTACGAAGAGCAAGGTATCGTGATGAGTCAGTACATGGCCAACATGAAATCATCTGGCAATCTTGAAAAGATGAGCAGAGAAGAAATTGCCGCCGGCACTCGTAAGTACGCAGCCGATCTCAAAGTGCTGTCTGATATCACTGGTGAAGATGCTAAAAAGAAAATGGAAGAAGCACGCAAAGAAAGTATGCGTGCCTCCTTGATGGCTAACATGAGTGACAACGAACGCGAGAAGTTCATGCAAGCCTATGCATCAGTGCCAAAGAGCATGCAACAAAGTGTGCTAGAATATTTTGCCAGCGGAGGCACCGCAGTGACTAATGCTGGTGGAGCACTGATGCGTGCTACTAACAAAGAATTTGACAAGACCTTGCAGGCCATGTATTCAGGAGTTAAAGATCAAAATGTAACAGCATCTCAACTACAAGATCAAACTTTAAACAATGTCAAATCCATTGGTGAAGAACAGAGACGACTCAACAAAGCAGGTGGTGCCGCAGCCGCGGCCGACACAGCAGTAATATTAGCAAAAGCCGGGGGCGCTGTTGCTGAGTATTCAAATATGGCAAACGATGCCGCAGCAAGATTCTATGGCGACACCGATAAGAGTCGCGCCGCGGCCGAAAACATGGCAGGGACACAGGATGAAGCCACACAAGGATTTGCCAAAGCCACCGATGCTGCCATGAAGTTCAGCGTGGCAGTAGAAAACATCGCCACTAAAGCCTTGCCCAAGTACAGCGACATGCTGAGCACAGCCCTGCAAGGAATGGTCGAAGCATTCCGTAAAGTAGGCATAGACATTCCCAAGACCGAAGCCGAGATCGCTGCTGAGAAAAAAGCTGCCGCAGAAAAAAGCCCCGGCGTAATCGATCTAGGTAACGGAGTCGAGGTCGAAGGACAAAATGTGGCTGCTGCCGGGGGTGCGGTGTTGTCGGGCCCCCAGTCGGGCTATAAGCCCAATCTCACTATGCATGGAACTGAAGCGATTGTACCACTAGAAAACAATAAGATACCTATACAGTTTGAATCTGACTGGTATGACAAACTTAGCAGAGCCGCTATGCTGATCACTAGCACCACACGCAACAGCGTAGCCGACGGAATCAACACCAGTGGAGACTTTGGCAAAGCCATGGTCGATTATGTAAATTCTGCCACTACTAAGATCCGAGAACTCGAACAATCCGAAGCCGGCCGTTCCCAAGTTAATGAAATAATGAAGGGCTTTGGTGAGACCTTACTGCAACTCAAAGAAGGCCGCAATCGTGTTGAATCGGGTCAGGTCTCTATAGTAGGCGAAGGAACAGCACCAATGATTGACGCTCAAAATCGCATGATTGCCTTGTTTGAGCAGTTCTTGACCAAGCAAGACGAAACCAAAGCCGAAATAGAGCGTGCTCGTGTTGCGCAGGAAATGATGCGAGACCTAATGTAATCACGGTAAATATAACACCCGAGCGAAATATACATGTCCTGGAAAAAATACTTTAAAACATCAAATGTGCCATCTTTGGTTGGCGGAAGTCCCATATCGGGCGCGAACCGCGCTGCCGATGCCTCCTATCGTAACTGGGCCAGCACTTTGCCCGATGTCTATGTAGGACATTCCAATCGTTTGGATCGCTACAACCAATACGAGCAGATGGACATGGACTCAGAAGTCAATGCCGCTCTCGACATCCTGGGCGAATTTTGCACACAGCGCAATGAAGAAAATCACACACCTTTTGAGATAGTTTTCAAAGATTCGCCCACCGACAACGAAGTCAAGATCCTCAAAGAGCAACTACAGCAGTGGGTCAATCTCAACGACTTCAACAAGCGCATATTCAAGGTGGTTCGTAATGCCCTCAAGTACGGCGACCAAGTGTTTGTGCGCGATCCTGAGACATTCAAACTGTTTTGGGTAGAGATGAACAAGGTCACTAAAGTTATCGTCAACGAAGCCGAAGGAAAAAAACTTGAGCAGTATGTGATCAAAGACATCAATCCTAATTTCCAGAATCTCACTGTAACAGCCGTGGCAGCCACTGACGCCATGAGTTCGTCACCTACACACGGCGGTTCGGCTTATGTACAACCCAACACACCTTACACTGGCGGCAGTCGTTTCAGCCATGCGCAGAACGAAGCGGCCATTAATGCTGAACATGTGGTTCATGTCAGTCTCACTGAAGGTTTAGATGCTTTCTGGCCATTTGGTACCAGTGTATTAGAAAATATTTTTAAAACTTTCAAGCAAAAAGAACTGCTTGAAGATTCCATCATTATCTATCGTGTACAGCGTGCTCCGGAACGCAGGATCTTCAAGATCGACGTGGGTAACATGCCTCCACATATGGCCATGGCCTTTGTTGATCGCATCAAAAACGAAGTCAGCCAGCGCCGTATTCCTACACAAACTGGCGGCGGCGCCAATGTTATGGATGCTACTTATAACCCACTCAGCACTAACGAAGACTTTTTCTTCCCAGTGACCGCTGACGGTCGTGGGTCCAGCGTTGATACATTGCAAGGCGGTTCAAATCTAGGAGAGATCACCGATCTGCGATTCTTTACTAACAAGCTGTTCCGTGGCCTGCGTATTCCTAGCAGTTACTTGCCTACTGGCATGGATGACGGCACACAAAGTGTCAATGACGGCCGAGTAGGCACAGCACTCATACAAGAATGGCGTTTCAATCAATACTGCAAACGCTTGCAGAGCCTGATCGCTGACACACTGGATCGTGAGTTTAAACTGTTCATGCGTTGGCGTGGCATCAACATCGATAACCAATTGTTTGATCTAGTATTCACAGAGCCACAGAACTTTGCACAATATCGCCAAGCTGATGTTGATGCGGCTCGTATCGCTACTTTCACACAGCTAGAAGGCTTTCCTTACATGAGCAAGCGTTTCCTTATGAAGCGTTATCTGGGCATGAGCGAAGCTGAGATCGCAGAAAACGAGATCATGTGGAAAGAAGAGCATGGCGAAAACTCCACATCCAGCACCGGTGATATCGGCGGCCTGCGAAGCGTGGGCATCACTCCCGGCGGCATCGAATCCGACACCGAACAGTTCGCTCCAGCGCCTGTTGAAGGTGGCGAAGCAGGTGCTGAAGTTGTAGTACCTGGTGGTGCCGAAGCAGCACCAGCAGCACCAGCAGCACCAGCAGCACCAGCACCGGGAGTTTAAAGGTTTTTGGTTAAATAACACTATGGTGCTACTAGAATTCTTCCAAGATGTCCCTACTGGTTACGGTAAAGATGGTGACGACAACACGGTATTGCAGAAAACTGATACCCGTAAAACACGTCTAACTCTTGCTGATCTTAACAAAATCCGTATGGTCAACGATGTACGCAAGTTTGAAAAAGAACAAGAATTGCAAGATGTTTCTCGTCAGTATGCTGCCCCAATCCCCGGCGCCGAAGGCGCACCTTCGCTGTAAAAATATCCTCAGATAATACTTTTGTAACATTTGACTAAAAAAACAGCCGTTTTTTAGTGATTATCTACGTACTTTTGTAAATAGTTTAACGGAACATATTAAAAGGAGTCCTTTTACCATGAACAAATATGAAAAGCTCATTGAGTATATCATCAATGACCAAGAATCTCAGGCTCGTGAACTGTTTCACGAGATCGTAGTAGAAAAGAGCCGTGACATCTATGAAAGCCTACTCTCTGACGAGCAAGGCGTAGAAGAGACTGTTGGCGGCAACGAAGTCGAAGATCTCGTTGACGAGATCACAGCCGACGAAGAAGGCATCTCCGAAGAAGACATGGAAGTTGACGCTGAAATGGGCGGCGACGAAGAAATGGATCTTGGCGGTGACGACATGGGCGGCGAAGAAGAGTTTGGCGGCGAAGAAGCTATCGAAGATCGCGTTATGGATCTCGAAGACGCTCTCGACGAACTCAAAGCAGAATTTGACAAGCTGATGGGCGAAGTTGACGCCGACAGCAACGGCGACCACGACATGGCCGACCACGAAGCTGAAGAAGCTGAAATGGAAGAGTCTGTTGTTGAAGCCAAAGACGAAGACGAAGCTGAAGAAGACAAAGAAGAAGTTGCCGAAGACGACGGTCAAGCTGAACTTGACAAACTGCGTGAATACGTAGAAAAAGTCGCTGGTGTTTCCAACACCGAAGGCGCTGATAACAAAGCTTCTGTAGTTGCTGGTAAAAACGACATGGGCGGTTCTGCCAAGAACCTAGCTCAAGGCGGTGAAGAGCAAGGCGGCAAAGTAAAAGCTCCTTCTACCATCAACAGCGGTAACAAAAACGTTCCTGGTGCCAAAGCTGGTAGCCTGGAAAAAGCTCCTGCTCCTAAAAAAGCAGAATAAGGAATAGATAGAGATGGCCCTGTATCTCCGCGAGAATCTTACATTTGACCGCGCCAACATGATCGTTGAAAGCGGTGAAGATGGCAAGAATCTCTACATGAAAGGTATATTCATCGAAGGTGGCGTCAAAAACGCTAACCAGCGTGTGTATCCCGTTAACGAGATCGAAAAAGCTGTTTCGACTATCAATGAGCAGATCAAGGGTGGTTACTCCGTTTTAGGCGAAGTTGATCACCCTGATGATTTAAAGATCAACTTAGACCGCGTGAGCCATATGATCACAGAAATGTGGATGGATGGTCCTTGTGGTCACGGCAAGCTCAAGATTCTTCCCACACCAATGGGAAATCTAGTCAAGAGCATGCTGGAAGCCGGTGTAAAACTCGGCGTTTCAAGCCGTGGTTCCGGCAATGTAAACGAAGGAACCGGCCATGTTAGCGAGTTTGAAATCGTTACCGTGGACGTTGTTGCTCAACCTAGCGCACCTCATGCCTATCCTAAAGCAATTTATGAAGGACTCATGAACATGAGAGGTGGTGCTGGGATCATTGAAATGGCACGTGAAGCCAATACAGATCAAAGAGTACAGAAGTACATGAAAGAGGCGGTTGTACGTCTCATCAACGAACTGAAACTATAGGAGAAACCGATGTTAGATGCTATCAAACCATTGCTAGATAGTGGCATCATCAACGAGGAAACTCGCACAGCGATCTCTGAAGCCTGGGAAGCCAAGCTGACGGAAGCTCGCGAGCAAGTCCGCGCTGAATTACGCGAAGAATTCGCGGAACGCTATCAGCACGATAAAGCATTAATGGTTGAAGCTCTAGACAAGATGGTGACAGAATCTCTCCAAGCTGAAATCCAAGAATTCCAAGCAGAAAAAGCAGCCCTAGCCGAAGAGCGTGTGAACCACAAAGTTCACATGACAGAAAGTTCCAAGAAGTTCAACGACTTCATGGTTACTAAATTGGCTGAAGAAATCAAAGAGCTGCGCAGTGATCGCAAGACTTACGAGAATAGCATCGCTAAACTCGAACAGTTTGTCATCAAGGCTCTTGCCGAGGAAATCCAGGAATTTGAGCAAGACAAACAAGCAGTGGTAGAAACCAAGGTTCGCTTAGTAGCCGAAGCAAAAGCCAAAATGGCCGAGCTCCAGCAAAACTTCGTGGCCAAGGCTTCCAAACTGGTCAAAGAGAGTGTTGCCAAGAATCTGGAGTCTGAACTGACCCAGCTCAAAGAAGACATCTCGATCGCACGTGAAAACATGTTTGGTCGTAGAATCTTTGAAGCCTTCGCAGGTGAATTTGCTGTTACTCATCTCAATGAGAACAAAGAAATCGCTAAACTACGCGAAGCTGTCGCAGAAAAAGATCAACAGTTAGCCGAAGCGGTTCGTGCGGCTGAAGAGAAACAAGCGATCGTGGAATCCAAAGAACGTGAAATCCGTGTTGTCAAGGATCTATCAGAGCGCAAAGCCACTATGGCCGAACTGCTCAAGCCTCTCAACAAGGAAAAAGCCGCTGTAATGAGCGAGCTTCTAGAATCGGTGCAGACTGATAAGCTACAGTCCGCATTTGAAAAGTATCTACCTGCTGTACTCAATGCTTCTAGCAAACCACAAGCCCAAAAGCAAATGGTTGCTGAAAGTCGAGTAGAGGTTACAGGAGATAAAACTGCTAAAACCGCCGCTGAGGCTGATGTCAGTAACGTCATCGAAATCAAGCGTCTAGCAGGGCTTAAATAACTTACCCTAAAGGAGAAAAGGTAAAATGACACAAGCACTATTAGAGAGCCGCTGGGGCGAGACCAAAGAAGCTCTGCTCGAAGGCCTCCAAGGTTCCAAGCGCACAACAATGGGCGTGATCCTTGAAAACACAAAGAAGTATCTATCTGAAAATGCAACAGCCGGTGCAACAGCTTCCGGTAACGTAGCTACACTGAACCGCGTTATTCTTCCAGTTATCCGTCGAGTAATGCCAACAGTTATCGCTAACGAAATCGTTGGTGTTCAGCCAATGACAGGCCCCGTTGCTCAGATCCACACACTCCGCGTTCGTTACGCTGACAGCAATGACAACGTAACAGCCGGTGACGAAGCACTGAGCCCATTCAAGATCGCTACTGCGTACTCTGGTACAGGTACAGATCCTAATGGTAAGGCTTCTTCTACAGCTAGCCTGGAAGGCGCACCTGGTCGTAAGATCAACGTCCAAATCCTGAAGCAAGTTGTCGAGGCTAAAACTCGTAAACTGTCTGCTCGTTGGACATTTGAAGCTGCTCAAGACGCACAAGCCATGCATGGCCTGGACGTTGAAGCAGAAATCATGGCTGCTCTGGCACAAGAAATCACAGTTGAAATCGATCAAGAAGTTCTCGGTTCTCTGCGTAGCTTAGCCGGTACAGCACAAGAAACATTCGACCAAACTGGTGTTTCCGGTCAAGCTACATTCGTTGGTGACCAGCACGCTGCTCTAGCAGTTCTGATCAACCGCGTTGCTAACCGTATCGCTCAACGCACACGTCGTGGTGCTGGTAACTGGGCCGTTGTTTCCCCAGCTGCTCTGACTGTTCTACAGTCTGCCACAACTTCTGCTTTTGCTCGTACAACAGAAGGCACATTCGAAGCTCCAACAAACACCAAGTTCGTTGGTACATTGAACGGTGCAATGCGCATTTACGTTGACAGCTATGCTGCCGATGATGCTGACGTTCTCGTTGGCTACAAAGGTTCTAGCGAAGCTGACGCCGCTGCGTTCTACTGCCCATATGTTCCTCTAATGTCTTCTGGTGTCGTTCTTGACCCAGCAACATTCGAGCCAGTCGTAGGCTTCATGACACGTTATGGCTACGTTGAGCTGACAAACACAGCTTCTTCGTTAGGTAACGCTGCCGACTACCTCGGTAAAGTTGCTATCCAAAATCTGTCGTTCTCCTAATCAGAGAATCAGACCAACCCAGGGATGGGAAGGACAAAAAGGGCCGCAAGGCCCTTTTTTGTTGACTATAAATACTACACTATGGGAAGACCTAGCTTAGATACAAAATATTTTCAAGGAAATCAAGACATGATTTCGTCGGACGCCTGGGTGATCGGCGGATCAAGAGGCATGGTTGGCGATATACTAAGCCAACTTGGCGAAAGAGTGTTTTTAGTTAAAACTGACGAAGGAACTAGCAGATGCAAGCTAGTAGATAAACTTTCGGGCCCAGGCCAAATGACCATCACAGCTACTCATGTTAACCATGGAAAATTTAATGTGATCAAAATCACCGACGACTTTGTCTGGAAATCCACTGGAGAACGATATCGGTGGGTAGTCGGAGCCAAAAATGCTCATGACGATGTAGTTGGCATAGTATCTCCATAAAGTCGAACAGTTTGTACAATGTATCTATGAGCATAAATACTAGGAAATTACCTTGGATAACAGAGTATGCCAGCTAAAAAAATAGTCAGCGATTATTACACCATCAAATCTCCTACGATTGAACTTCAAGGGAATCTCATAGTCACTGGCACAGAAACCAAATTACAATCTATTGAATCCACAGTCAATGATAGAATAATCACATTGAATAAACTGGATGACGATACTATGCAAGCTGGCGTATTGGGTGGTGACAGCACGTCGGGAATTGAAGTTGATCGCGGAACACTGACAACAGCATATCTTAAGTTTCGTGAGTCCGATGATGCTTGGATACTTAACAACGGAGATGGGACAGCAAGATATATTCTTACTTCGGTTTCTTCTTCGTCAGGGGCAGGACTGACGGCTGTAGTAGAAGATCTACAGCCAGAATTAGGTGGCAATCTGTCATTAGCTGGTAACACTATCAAAGACACAGATGCCAATGTTGAAATTAAATTTAATACCGTTGCCGGTGGCGGCACAGGAATATTTGTCACTAACGATTCTTCTATTGAAAAAGAGTTAGTGACCAAACGTAAAGCGTTTATTTACGCATTGATTTTTTAGGAACAACTCATGTCAATTGCAAACACTACCTTGACTTCAACGCCGGCGCCAATCATCAGCAACACTGTCGGCGAACGAGCAGTCACAGTGATATATCTCTACAATGGCGACTCTACTATGAGAACCATCGATCTCTATGCGGTTCCGTCGGGAGATTCTCCATCGGACGGTAATAAATTTTATGGTGCGCTATCGATTGAACCCGGTGATACCTATATTTTAGATACTGAAAAACTTTTGCTAGATAATGGAGACACCGTTTATGGATCAGCATCCGCAGATGATGTTGTCGTCGCCACAGTAAGTTATACCACATTGTAAAATATAAAAGAGCAGAATTTAAATGGGACGTTATTTAAAAAATTCAAGTACCTCAGTTGGTTATGCATTTCGATTACCACTGGCTGGTACATCAGGTCCTGAACCTTCTAATCTAATAGATGGAATGATTAGATTCAACACATCTACTAACAGAGTACAATACGTTTATAATAATGATTGGAAAGATATTGCATCAGTGGGCAATGTCATGATAGAAACACAAGAAGAAATTGGCAACAATACCTCTACTAATTTTACCATGACCAATGCTGTAGCTAATGCCACAGACGTCATGGTATTCATTGGCGGTGTATATCAACAGCCTGGTGTAAACTATACAATATCTGGTCCAGAAATAGTGTTCACTAGCCCTCCACCGGCTCCTGACTTACCAAACAGTCCCAACAAGATCGTTATCATTTACAATTTCAACAGCACCGACGTCAAGACCGACGCTTTGTAAAGGATAAAACATGGCAATAGGTAGAATATCAGGTGCGATGCTATATGAAAACTTGGAGCGCCAAGGGGTCGACCTGCGCTTCGAAGGCAACCTCATCTACCTCGATGTCAACAATAATCAAAATAGTCAAGACGGCCGCGTTGGTATAAAAACTAATAGTCCAGCATACGACCTTGATGTTAATGGCGAAGCCAGGGTTGGAGATGTTTTAATTTCAGGATCGTCGATATCTTCATTGAGTGGTCTATTAGATCTTGGTGCTGTTACAGATATCACTATTTCGGGTGGGACATCTAACTATGTGTTGACCACAGATGGCAACGGTACATTGAGGTGGAGTGACATTGGTAGCTTGGCACAGGCCACTGGCACTACTGGAATGACAGTAATACTTGGAACTCCTACCGACAGCTCATTAAATGAACATGCTTCCTGGGACAGCTGGACGCCTGATGTTTATGTCACAGACGCTATTGATGATCTCAATCAAGTAGCACTCAATATTGCCAAAGGCACTTATGTTGGCGAAGCCAATTTTTCAGCCAATGTTGTTGCTGGTCCTAGCCCGATGACAGTAGAATTCACAAGCACTGTCACAGGCAATCCCACAAATTATTATTGGGACTTCGGTGATGGTACAGTGATAACTGCCGGATCGGTTGTGAGTCACACGTACAACAACGAGGAAGGCGAACAGTACACAGTCACATTACGAGCATACAACTCCGCAGGCACACTAAATGGTGACTTATCGGCTGGTGCTCGTGGATCGGTTGATCAAGAGATCAAGACAGACTACATCACTCTGTACACACCAAACCCCGTGCCTTCGTTGTCGTTGATCAGTGACGTCATTGACACCGATGATGTGACCGGATTAGCGATCACTAACTTCAGTGAATATTCAAACTCATATGAGATCGTCTGGGGCGATGGTACAACGACGGCTCTAACCAAACTCAACGGCGGTATACAAGTCGACGGTAGCGGTAAGATCGTCTACGATCCCAATACTAAAGGTGCGGTATGGGAAGACGATGGGTCAGGCACTGATACTCGCACCCATATCTACAGCAACACCAACGGTGACACCAAATATGATTTAGTGCTGCTAGCGACCAGCGACACAGCAGGCCCTTCCCCAGTCACTATAGAGTCAGATCCTTACCCAATCTATGTCTACAGCGAGCACACACCAAGCTTCACAGCCAACACCGTCCGCGTAGTCAACGAAGAAGCGACCGCTGGCGGAGTAGTATCTTTCACTAACTCTACTGATACAGCCCCCGGCAATACGTCTATTTTTCTATCAAATAGATATCGTTGGATTTGGGACGATAGCACCGACAACACCATTGATGTTGGTCCAGGTATCGCAGGAAATCCCGGTTCTCCGATATCGCATACATTTGCTCTCTCAGCGTCCGATCAGGCAGCCGGGGTTACTAAAACTTACAGCGTGACTCTTGACGTAGTAAACGGCCACAGTCTCAGCCCATTTACTTCGTTGCCCACAGTGATCACTGTAGAACCTGATGTAAGATCAAATTTTACATTGACCGCCGACATAGTCAGTGACCGATTAGGTGACAGCAGTTCGGTGGGCTATGCCTATACCGATTACAACAATAACGATAGATCAAAGTTTAATTTCTCAACCACTAGCCAAAATGCTGATACCTATGAGTGGTCTTGGGGAGACGGCAACACATCGGGCACAATCAACGAAGGCGATGCAGGAACGGCCACTGGCGGGTCGATATCGCATTCTTACACCACTACTGGCACCAAGACAGTTACATTAGCAGTGGCTGGCATGCCCGGGACCATTGCACAAACAGACACAGAGAGTCGCACGTTAACCATAGCAGCTAACCCAGTTGCCCCCGGAAATCTTTCGTCAAAGACTCTGTCAATGAGCACATCCAGCCAAGGCACCAGTCCAAGATTGGCCTATGATGCCACGAATAACTCCGGCGGCGCTATGCCATCGGCTGGTACGACAGTGACCAGATATGTTTCGGGAACTATTTCGTCGTCGACTATTACTGATGCCAACACATCGATAGCAGGAACATTAGTTGCTAGTGTTAATGGCACCGATGATGGCTCAGTGATATTTGACACAGCATCTAACAAGTCGGGAACCTATAACAGCCTAGTGGTAGTCGATGACAGAGATGCACACCTTGCTATATCTGATAGTGTTTACCCCACAGGATTCTACAAGGTCTTTGATGCACGCATATCAAAATTTATCTCCGACTTGCCAGTAGGCTACAGCACTCTCCAACTTACTCACACGGTATCTGGAAATACTAATTCAACTGGATTTGTACGAGACGATCTCATAGCGGTACCTACCTTAGATACTTCATCGGCTACTATCACTGAAAAAACCAGCGGCACATATCGTTACATATCGGGTGTACCTTATTACAATACCGGTGGTGCTGTTACGATCAGTGGGGTGACTATCACAGATTGGATCGGACAGACTTATTTCAATGGAAACCCTGTGACTGTTTCTGATGGCGCCAACCTTGAAAGCACCACAGGATCATTGATCTCACCACAATCAAAATCCTATACTGACGTTGATGGATCAACTAGTTTCTTGACATCAGGTATTCCCAATGCCAACACTGGCAACGGATCAATATATGCTTTAGGTGGTATTGACGTCAACATCGACGGAACCGCTGCCTCAGTTGGTTATCTCAATGTCACGGCTACCAACGTCAATGGATCTGGCACTACCAAACAGGTGACTGTACCTATCAACGTCTACTCGTCGACGATATCGGGTATCAACGAAGAATCTATCCCTGTGTCATCTAACTTAGGTGGTACTTATAGCGACAATGGTAAACGAGTGGTGATTTCAAACACCGGCGGACCTTTAGACGCTACCCCGGCATTTAATTCTGCGACAAATTATTATACTACCCAAGTATTCACAGGAGCTACTACGGTAGACGGAACCAACGAAGCTGTTGTTCGATGGGGAGCGATCAAAAATGTCACTACAGACTTTACAAATTATCTTCCTGCTGGACCCGATTTAGCCACCGGAAGAACAGGATACCAATATTTCACATTTGCCTTCCGCAGAACATTGGTAGCCAACTTTGACATCGCTATCAATGGCAAGATATCGGGGTTGTGGATAGCTGCACCCGGCACAGATGTTGATACTACATCAACTCTCAATGGTTGGTTAGATTCATCGACTAACTATGCTGGTTCAGGTGTTCCTGGCGCCAACACCGCTACTGGTGGCAACGGAAGCAATGGTTGTGCGGTAACATCGTCAGACCGAATCCCTACTGGCACAGCCATCAACGGAAGTTATACTCTGACATTGGGCGGCGAAAATCTTTCCAAAGCCACAGGAAATGTGTGCTTGGTTCGCATACAGTTGGCTACCAATGACTATGTCAACTCAATCAGTATAGGAGCATCAGCATAATGGCTATCTCCGACAATCAAAAAGTTGACTATCTCTGGAAGAAGCTAGGTTACGGACTAGCTAAAACTGATACTCTGGAATACAAGCGTGCTTTTAACGAAAGCATCTCCAGTCCCTTGCTGGTGCGCGGAGACAAAGTTTGGCAGAGATCTGCCGATATCCCATTGGTCATGCCCGATAGCAGCATCGACATCATTGAAGTCTATAATGATTCAGGATTAGCTTCAGCCACGGTAGAATGCACAGAAGACATCACATCTAGTGACAATCGTACCTGGAAAACAGATCTTGTTGATTGGATACCTCCTGAGTTTGGATCTACTTACTTGGTCAAAGTTTATGTAAATGATCCAGGCGCCGCGGCACCGCAGACCACCGGCACACAGCTAATTGGTGCCGGATCCGGTAACGATGACGAATGGTTTTTTGACTATCAAGCTGGAATCTTGCATTTTATTGGAGAAAATCTTCCTACAGCTATAGCTACTAATGTCACTGACAAAGCGATCTATGTGTCAGGCGCCCGATATGTCGGCCCTAAAGGCGTAGGCGCCGCCGCAGGACAAACAGCCAATATCGGTAACCTACAAGTCACCGACACGACTATTTCTACACTAGATGGCGCTAAAGATCTCGTCCTAGATGCCATTGGCCCTGGCAAAATCAGCCTCAACGGAAACCCACTAACCAGTGTAGCTGACCCTGAAGATCCGCAAGACGCAGCCACTAAAAACTATGTTGACACTCGTTTCTTAGACTTCAATGACGACCGGATCATCAAAGGCGACACTTCAGTTATTATCAACGATGACGGGATCGATCCTGGCGTCATTAATGTCACAGTAGACGGCGTAGCACACAGTCAGTTTGATGCCACAGGGTATGTGATTGGCAATACTACTATCTCCAGTGACACGGTCTCTACAACCGGTGTATTAAACATTGATACTACGGCCGCGATAAATCTTCCCGTTGGTAACACTTCTCAGCGTCCAGCGGCCCCAAATTCAGGTGACATACGCTATAACACAGATCTAGCTACAGTTGAATTATACGATGGTAATACCTGGGTCAAGCTCACTAATAACATCGAATCACAGATCATCGAACCTGATGGCTCTTCAGACACATACACGTTGGATCAAGAAGCGACCACAGACAGCGTAATGGTGTCATTAAACGGCGTGATACAAAGTCCTGCTACATATTCCGTGTTGGGCACAAACATAACTTTCTTAGAAACTCCGTTGCCCACAGACATCATTGATGTGCGTTTCTTAGCTACAACTGTGGCTACACGTCTAGCTTCAGCAACAGCACCGTCTAGTGCTACAGCAAGTGGTACTCCTGGGCAAGTAGCATATGATAGTAACTATGTATATGTGTGTGTAGCACAAAACACCTGGGTTAGAGCCGCTTTAAGCACCTGGTGATATAAATAATAATGTAATTCAATACCTGACTCCTGTAGAGTCACGGCTTAGTCATTAACTTCCATCCAACTCCATTCTTGTAGACCTTAAAAATTTCACACACGAATGGTGTTTACCTACGATTTTGGTAAATACCATAGCGAAATCTTTTTAGGAGCTACAAGGTATGCCTAACATTACACGAATTAAAAATAATCAGATCACGGACTCAACCATTGAGTATACCAAGATCAAACCAGGTACACTCGTTGGTTCGGTTTTTAACGCTGATCTAACACTGAATTCTAATGTTACCATCGTTGGTAACTTGTCTGTCAGCGGCGACACGAGCACGGTACAGAGCACGAACACATACATCAATGACCCACTGGTCATTTTCAACAACGGTTATACCGGTTCACCAAGCTATGACATTGGTATCCTGGTAAACAGAAACTTAGCCAGCATCTCTGGCGTAGGCAACGTCAACGCTGCCCTGGTCTGGGTAGAAGCCGACGACGCATTTAAAGCTATCCTGACTACAGAAACTGGTGGTACAGCAGGTGCTATCAACGAAACAGCCACAGCTGACTTCGTCGCTGGCGTAATCACTGGTGACGAACTCACAGATGGTACACTGAGCATCACAGGCGGTGACCTAACAACAACAGGCGACGTTAGCGCCGCAACAATACAAGCCGCAACTGGCTTCAGTGGCGACTTAACTGGTGATGTTACAGGTAACGTGACTGGTGACTTGACAGGTAATGTCACAGGTAATGTAACTGGTGACCTAACAGGCGACGTAACAGGCGACTTGACAGGTAATGTCACAGGTAATGTAACTGGTAATGTAACTGGCGACCTAACTGGTGACGTAACAGGCGATTTGACAGGTAATGTCACAGGTAATGTAACTGGTGATGTAACTGGCGATATCACTTCGTCCGGTACAAGCTCATTTAATAATATCACAGCAAGTGGTACGATCACAGGCGATTTGACAGGTGATGTAACTGGTGACGTAACTGGCGATGTAACTGGCGATTTGACTGGTAACGTAACTGGTAATGTAACAGGTAACGTGACTGGCGACCTGACAGGTGATGTCACATCTAGCGGCACATCGACATTTGCTACAGTTGACATCAATGGCGGTAACATTGACGGCACAGCAATCGGTGCTAACTCGGCCTCTACTGGTGCTTTCACAACAGTTTCTGCTTCAGCTGGTTTCACAGGTGACTTAACAGGTGACGTAACAGGCGATGTAACTGGTGACTTGACAGGTAATGTAACTGGTAATGTTACAGGTAACGTGACTGGCGATTTGACTGGTGATGTTACAAGTTCCGGCACAAGCTCATTCAATGACATCACAGCAAGTGGAACGATCACAGGCGACCTAACAGGCGACGTAACCGGCGATTTGACAGGTAACGTGACTGGTAACGTAACAGGCGACCTAACTGGTGATGTAACTGGCGATGTAACTGGCGATATCACATCCGCTGGTACAAGCACATTCACTGGTACAGTTGATGCTTCCGCTGCTTCTACTACACTGGGCGACACAACATTTGACGCTACTTCCACTATCGATGCTGGTGCCAACAAGATCACTAACGTAGGCACACCTACAGACAACACAGACGCAGCCACAAAGGCCTACGTTGACGGCAAGATCAGTGCTGGTGGTGACCGCATCATCGAAGACGACACAAGCGTCATCATCAATGACGATGGTACTAACGCCGGCGACATCGAAGTCACAGTTGATGGTACACTGACAACAACATTTGCCGAAACATTAACAACATCCGCTGTTGCTGTTGAGATCACAGACACAACTGCTTCCACAGACAGCTCTACAGGTGCTTTAGTGGTCGCTGGTGGTGCTGGTATTGGTGGCGACACCAACATTGGTGGCGATCTGGTAGTTGGTGGTGACCTGACAGTACAAGGTACTGTGACATCAGTCAACTCCACACAGGTTGACATCGCTGACCTTAACATCACAGTAGCCAAAGGTGCTGCCAATGCTACAGCCGCTAACGGTGCTGGCCTGACAGTTGATGGCGCTAACGCAACAATCACATACAACAGTGCTTCTGATACATGGGACTTTAACAAAGATATCGTTGCTGATGTCACAGGCGATCTAACTGGTGATGTCACAGGTAACGTAACTGGTAATGTCACAGGCGACTTAACAGGTAATGTAACTGGTAATGTCACAGGCGACTTAACTGGCGATGTAACCGGTGATGTAACAGGTGACCTGACAGGTAATGTCACAGGTAATGTAACAGGTGACGTAACTGGCGATATCTACGCAAGCAACGGCACAAGCAAAATCCTTGAAAATGGCACCGATGGTACAAACGCCACATTTACTGGTGATGTAACTGGTGACTTGACAGGTAACGTAACAGGTAACGTAACTGGCGACCTGACAGGTAATGTCACAGGTAATGTAACTGGCGACTTGACAGGCGACGTAACAGGCGATGTAACTGGTGACTTGACAGGTAATGTAACTGGTAATGTTACAGGTAACGTGACAGGTGACCTAACTGGTAATGTAACTGGTAACGTAACAGGTGACCTAACTGGTGACGTAACAGGCGATTTGACTGGTAACGTGACAGGTAATGTAACTGGCGACCTGACAGGTAATGTAACTGGTAACGTAACTGGTAACGTAACAGGTGACCTAACAGGCGACGTAACAAGTTCTGGTACATCCACATTTGCTACCGTTGACATCAACGGCGGTAACATCGATGGCACAGCGATCGGCGCGAACTCAGCATCCACTGGTGCTTTCACAACAGTTTCTGCTTCAGCTGGCTTCACAGGTGATTTAACTGGTGATGTAACTGGCGACGTAACAGGTGACGTAACAGGCGATGTAACTGGTGACTTGACAGGTAACGTAACAGGTAACGTGACTGGTAACGTAACTGGTGACTTGACAGGTGATGTAACTGGTGATGTAACTGGTGATGTAACTGGTGACTTGACAGGTAATGTCACAGGTAACGTAACTGGTGACTTGACAGGTGATGTAACATCCACAGGCACAAGCTCGTTCAGCGACGCACAGATCAGTGGCGGTGCTATTGACGGCACACCCGTTGGTGCTACAACAGCCAGCACTGGTGCTTTCACAACACTGGACGCTAGCGGTTCTGCTACATTAGCTGATGTTTCTGCCACAGACCTGGATATCGAAAGCCTCACAGTCAACTCGGCACAAACAGCCGGTGACAACATCATCCACAGCGGTGTCACAGATGCAGGTCTGTTCCGTTCTGTTGCTGATGCCACATACGACCAAGTCATCATTGGTGGTGACGGTACAGCCGGTGATCTAGTAGTTGGTGCTAAACTAGCAGTACTTGGCACAGACTCTATGATGATCCCCGCAGGTACTACAGCAGAGCGTCCCGCAACTGGCGCAGCTGGTATGATTCGTTACAACTCCACAACTGGCAGTGCTGAACTGTACACAGGTACACAGTGGAGAAACATCGGCGGTGATTTCACAGTCATTTCCGCAGAAAGCTTCAACGGTGACGGATCTACGACAGCCTTTACACTGGCCGACTCGATCACGACTGCTGGCGCTATCGTAGCAATCAACGGTGTGGTCCAGATCCCAACAGTGTCCTACTCGATCTCGGGCACAACACTGACATTCACAGAAGCCCCTGAGAACGGTGATGTGATCGATGTGCGCCGTCTGCAGACAACATCCACGATTTCGGGTGTTGCCAGCGTCAATGGTGACTTTGAGTTCCGCCCAACAGACACAGCATTAGAGCTGTACACTGGTGGTGCTAACACAACCAAAGTAATTGCCAACGGTGCTTTCGTAACAACAGCAGCCGCGACAAGCGCGACAACAACAGCTACAACTGTTGACTCGTTCGCCAAAGCCACATATCGCAGCGCCAAGTATGTCGTCCAGGCTTCCACAGCCGGCGGCGACTACGAGGTCAGCGAAGTGTTGGTAGTACATAACGGTACAACAGCAACATTTGTTGAATACGGCAACGTAGCAACAAACGGTTCGCTGGGAACTATCACAGCAACGATCTCGGGCGCTAATGTATTGTTACAATACACAGCCGCTTCGGGAACAGTCAGCGTAGTAGTCAAGCAAGATTACATCGCGGCTTAATTGAGCAAGAACAAACACGGGTGGTAGGTTCCACCCGTGTTTATAATAAAAGCCAGAAGGGAGATATGGAACTATGGCAAGCAGCTTTTTCGTAGTAAAGAATGGTATCCAGATTGGACCATTATCGATCGATGCCTCGACAGGTACGATCAGCTCAACAGCAGGTGCTGTTTCTTTCGGCGGTAACATCGCCGTATCCAGCATCAGCAAAAACAACAGTACTATCGCTATCAACGACACAGGCACAGGCTCCAACGTCGATGTCATCATTGACGGAACTCGTGCGGTAGTATTCACCGGCAACGCTATGTTGCCCAACACAGACCAAACCTATGACCTAGGTAGCGCAGATCTACAGTGGCGAGACGTTTACGTCGGTCCTGGATCTTTGTACGTTAATGGTCAGAAAGTTCTGCAAGAAGATTCGGGTAACATCGTTGTTTCAGCTGATGCTAACCAAAACCTGGTATTCCAGACTTCGGGTTCGGGTAACCTAGAACTTGATCCAGTTGGCACAGGTGTGGTTCTCGTCAAAGGTACACTACAGATTGAAGCCGGCACAAACATCACTAACAGTGATGGTAACGCTGTTAACATCGCAGTTGGTATCAAGACCGACAGCGTAACCAGTAAAACCACAAACACAGACCTCACAGTCACAGCCAATGGTACAGGTGTAGTACGCATCGACGACGACATGGTAGTCACAGGTAACTTGACTATTTCTGGTACTACTACCACAGTCAACACATCAACATTGAGCGTAGCTGACAACATCATCGACCTCAACAGCGATGTCACGACAGGTTCTCCAAGCCAGAACGCTGGTCTGCGTGTCTTGCGTGGCGACGACCCCGCTGTACAGATCCGTTGGAACGAAACTTCTGACAAGTGGGAATTTACCACAGATGGTACAAACTACAGCGTGCTAGGTGACGCTTCGGCTCTGCCCGGCAACACAACTATCGCTGGTAACTTGACACCAACAGTGACTGAAACCTATGACCTAGGTTCGGCAACATATCGTTTCCGTGACTTGTATCTAGCAGGTTCTACTATCAACCTAGGCGGTACAAAGATCTCTAAAGATGCCAATGGTGACGTTGAGATCAAAGACAGTTCCAACAACCTGAAGAAAGTTGTTGCTGCTTCGTCTCAGATTGGTACTGGTTCGGGTGCTTCTGCTATTAAGCAAACAAACAGCAGCGGTAAGATGAAGTTCACAGACGGTTCCGATGCCGCCACAGGTATCGAGATCACTGACATCGTCAAAGCCGGCACAGACGGCACAGGCAACATCGGTCAAAGCAACAACAAGTTTGGTACTGTTTACGCTACCACATTTGATGGCGAAGCGACTACAGCCAAATACGCTGACTTGGCAGAGAACTATATTGCTGACAAGGCCTATGACGCTGGCACAGTAGTTGAGTTTGGCGGCGCCGAAGAAGTCACAGTCGCTGCTCCAGGTTCCACTCGCGTAGCTGGTGTGGTTTCCACAGCACCTGGCTTCTTGATGAACGCTGGTCTCAAAGGTACGAATGTTGTCGCAGTAGCATTCACAGGTCGTGTTCCTTGCAAGGTAACAGGTTCTGTACGCAAAGGCGACATCTTGGTAGCTTCCGGTAACGGACACGCCACAGTGGCTCGTGATCCCAAAGTGGGTCAGATCATTGGTAAAGCACTGGCCAACTTTGATGGTCAGAGCGGTGTGATCGAAGTAGCAGTTGGTCGCTATTAATCAAACTCAGCATCAAGCAAAAAAGGGCTCCGGCCCTTTTTTGTTGGCCGTTGTCACAATCCAGCAACAGCATAAATACACGATAAAAACGGATTTCGCACATGGGATTAACCAGACCTCGCTTTAACCAACTGCAAGAATCAGACTTTAAAAGCAGTTGTCGTGTAGCCACTACATCGAATGTAACACTATCAGGTGGAACACCGGCCACGGTCGATGGCGTAAATCTACAAGTCAATGACCGTGTTCTGGTCACAGGTCAGACTGACGCCACAGAGAACGGTATCTATTTTGTTTCTACTTTGGGATCAGGCAGTAACGGCTCTTGGACCCGCGCCCTAGACGCCAACGAAAACGCCGAAGTATCGTCGGGGCTCATACTCACAGTCACTGAAGGCACGCTACACTCTAGTTCGATCTGGAAGCTGACCACAGCTGACCCCATCACCATTGGCAGCACCGAACTCACATTTGTCCCCAATCTAGAAAACAGCAACGTCTATGTCAAAGCAGTAGACATCAGTGACAGCCCGGCCACTATCGACTCATTTTCGGCCTCGGGCGTGACCACTGTGCGTTGGTTGATATCGGCCACTGACAATGTTGGCGGATATCACAAGACTTCCACAGTAGATGCTGTCACCAACGGCACTACTATCACCGAGATTGAATACGGTGTGCTACTCAGCGACAGTGCGCAAGATGTAGTCACGATCGGCACTACTATTTCCGGTGGCAACATCGTTCTACAAGGCACAGGAACCAGCGCCAATGTGTCAGTTCGTGTGAATCGTATCACGCTGGGCTCTGACACTACTACAGGTTACATACGAGCACAAGTCCTGGCATCTGCTGCTTCTGCTGTTGATCTTTCGGCAGTAGATCAAGACATCATTCCTGCCACTGATGTCACTTACGACATTGGATCATCGTCATATCGCTGGCGAGATCTTTACTTGAGCGGCAGTACCATCGATCTTGGTGGCGCTCAGATCAAAACAGACGACACCACCGGTTCTATCGCTTTCGTGCCGCCGGTCACAGAGTCTAATCCCAATCCGTCGGCATTAATAGTGAACCCTGCTGGAACGATCGCAGTAGCAGCGACCAGTGCCGGATCTATCAATGCCGTCATCATACAAAATGCCAACTCAGCACTTCCGCCCAAGATCAGTTCCGTAGAAGTCACTGACTCGTCGGGGACGGTGCTAGACGACACCGCAGTGGATACCGCAGGTGGATATATCAAACTCAACGGCTCGGGTTTCGTGTCGGGATGCCAAGTACTGATCGGAGACACACTAGCCACATCAACCACATTCGTGTCCGGTACAGCAGTCAGAGCACAGGTCCCTGCCACCGCAGCTGGCTCCTACATGGTCTATCTAAATAACCCCGATGGTGGCCTGGCCATGAAACCCAATGGAGTGACTTTCTCATCAACACCAACTTGGGTCACATCCGGCACATTAACCAGCCAAATGGTAGATCAAGCCTTCAGTATCCAACTATCTGCCACTGGCGCGACTTCCTATGCTTTGGCCGCAGGATCGTCGTTGCCCGCAGGCGTGACACTAACATCGGCAGGCGTGCTGTCAGGCACAGTCACTGGCATCATTTCAGAGACCACTTACAGTTTTACGGTAGTGGCCACCGATGCCGAAAATCAAGACAGTCCGCGCACATTTAGCCTTACAGTGGCCGCGATACAGTTAAAACCATACCTTGTCAAGCTCTATGGCGCCGCCTCTGGAACCACCTTCACTGATTCCAGCAGTTATGCTCATGGAGTCTATACCATTGGTGCCGATGGTGGCAACAATCTTTCCATCCAAGGTTCTACTAACACAGTCTACGGCGGTACCGGCAACAGCATATTTTTCAGCAATCCCACTATTGGCACCAACTATGTCATGGTCGATATCAGCCCAAGGGGTATGGGGTTCAAATCATCGACATGGTATGTGGGCTGGTGGTTCAACTCAACTACGACATTACTCAATCTCCCAGTGGTGGGATTTTATCGTAATGGCGTCACTAACAGCAACGAGATAATGAACGCATACCTCACATTCAATGGTTCTACAGCCTATCCAAGATTTTCCTGGGACGGTGCTGGCGCCGGCGACGACAGGACTTATGGTACCGCGGTGCCATCGTCAAATAGTTGGAACTGGATAGAGTTTTTCCACGAGGCCAACACCACGGTCATACAGTCAAGGATATACAACAGCAGTAGGACATTGACGCATACGCTGGGAGCCGCCTATGGCGGTCAGGATTGGACCAGATGGGGTAGTGGTTGGTTCTATGCGAATAACAACTATACCGTGGATTATATAACATTCAACACCGGCACAGCATCGGCCAATAAACTGCGTGGATACATGGACAGTTTCATATTCTCGAACACGATCTTGACGGCGGCCGACATACCAACCATGGAACCGTTTTAACGAATAGTGAGATTTCACAGCCCACCCGGGCTGATCTTGGAGATTTTTGATAAGTAGTAGTATAGACTTTTGGAGCTAGCCAACTATGTTTAAAATTGAACAAAAATATCGTGCCACTTACACCGGTGAAGAAGTCACGACACAGATGACAGTATCCGGTAATGATCAACAATACGAGCGCGAGTGGGTGCCCAACAATGTGTTCAACAACCACTTAACCAGCCAAGCCATCGTGATCGGTGGTGGTGATACAGCCAAGAAATTTGATCTACGCTTGATCAAGAACCACAAAGGTGGTATCCTGGGCGAGAGCAAACTACAGACCTATGGTTGCAATGATGTCTACAAAGACATCGAAGTTGATTTCCTGGTAGTAGTCGGCCGAGAAAATGCCCAGACAGTAGCCAAGAGCGGCTATTGCAAGAATCACATCGTTTACACCAACGCTGGCAACGTCTTAGACTATCCCGGCAAGTTCTATCTGGTACCACAAGATCCAGCCTGGAACTCGGGCGCCATTGCTGCTTACATGGCCTGTTTTGATGGACATAGTAAAGTTTATCTATTAGGATGCGAAGCTGACCCCGATCGTCCATTCTGGGCGCAATCTATGAAGCTTGTTATGGAGACTTATCCTGAGGTAGACTTTGTATTAGTACAGGGTTTCAGTGCCGATGGTTATGTGCCAACAGAATGGAAATCGTTATCAAACTTCCGTACTGTTTCCACTCGTGAGTTTGTCTTGGAAGCCGACATCGGCTAACACAGATTCCATAGTTGATAGTTTTGCTATCACGGAATCAAATTTAAAACTACGCCATACCCCCGGATGTAACGGCCGGGGGTAATCTTTTATGCCTACCCAACAATAGCCTCTGTGTTCGCTATTTAATTTAGGAACAAATTCGTCTTTGACTGGAATAAGGAAAGTGTGAAAGAAGAATCTTTCGTTGTCGCTAGTGAACTTTTCGATGGGTATTATTTTTTTGTAGTCAACTTCACCAATTTCTTCTTGGATTTCTCTACGTAGACCGTCAACAACAGTTTCGTCTTTTTCGATTTTGCCGCCGACTAATCCCCACGAACCTTCATGTCGGTCATGGTTTCGTAACAAAAACAAATATCTTTTCGTTGGAACGCAATAGATTAGAGCACCGCAACTCTCTAGATTACGATGCTCCACTCGCCTTCTTGATATATTCCTTCTGTGCTCTTGGCCCATGATCCTTGATACCATCTATACTGTACGCCAGTATTTAAGTTCGTTACATACTGGGTGTTTGATTCTCGCTGGCTATGGAATACTACACGCCATGTAGATCCATTCCACTCAATGATATCATTGGCTTCGGCGACAAAATTTGGGTCCGCCCACACTTCAGCGGCTTGAGTGTTGTCTAGACTACCAATTGGATTCAATATTAAAAATCTATCTCCGATTTCTGGCGCCGTGACGAAAATGCGATAAAGTGGGTGCTCGGGCTCACCAGGAGGATTGGCATATTGTGGTCTGCGACCAATTGGCTTATCTAAGTTGATAGTATAAGGATCGATTATCGCATGCACATTAGTCAAAGTATTAACAGGCGCTGAGTCGGGATCGAGGTTGAATATCAGTTGGCTTTCGTCTAAAGGATTGTAACTAACATGTCCTATCAACTCAAAGTTTGAGTCAAAATGTCTTAGGCGTAGTTCGCTGAGTCCATCTTTTAGTTCACCGTAGTAGTCGATGAGAGTTTTCCAACTCGTGGCTACCTCGGGATGCTCTTCTCCATTGACCACAGTACTGTTTTTGACCAAAGTTACTTTATCTCCGATATAGACTACCTTGAAACCAAATGGTGCTATCACTCGACGAGAGAGATAACTTTCGTCATCGAACACGGTTTTTGCGATATTGCCGTCGGCGTCGTAGATAGAATTGATGATTTTGTACACTACTCCGAGTTTTTGTACCTTGGCCGGAGCAGAAATCCAAATCGGCAATTCAAAAGTCAATGTTGAAATGCTGATGGGTTCATCATTGCCCATTGGCACTACTCTTGAGTCCCAATTGGTACCTGTTAAGAATACTGCGCTCAATGATGTCCAGTCGATATAATTATCAGTACTTTGTATTTCTAGCGCAGGATTAAACAAGGTGGCGATTTGCTCAATGAGTTGTAATTTCTGCTCGGTATTAGAAGTCCAGATATCGAGCTTGAGGGTAAGTCGATACGGGACCGGCATGATGCGTTCTACCGTAAACGAATCACTACGGGTAGGATCATAGTTCCCGGTATCGGGATCATACCTTTGTTGCCTTAGGCTTATCTTACTGACATGACTGGGCTCTTGCACTCTTTCTCGGTCGTAGTCGAGTCCGGAAACATATACGGCCATTGCTGGCACTGACGGTAAAGCGTTTTCTGAATTACCACGAAGTATCTGTGCAGCTTGCCGACTTTGATCTCCGTAGATCACAGGTACACGTTGCAGGCTTAGGTTTCCATCTCGGTCTTGGCCGAACTCCACGTAAAAATTAGATACCATGCGTATGAACTGCATGATAAATCGTCGTATCTGACCGTCGTAGAAAAAGTTTGGGTGGCTCATTAGTTATCGGCCTTAGGAGTAAATGCCTTAGATAGGCTTTGTTTGACTGGCATGGTATCTCCGTTGAGATCGTTGTATGTGCTGGTATTATGTGTAAACGAGGCACGAAGAGTTTTGTTGTCGTCAGAATTATTAGTCAATGATGTGCGTACAGCATCTTCGACTTTGACCCAACGCGAACCGTTGTACCTAAACAAACGATTTGGAAGATAATCCAGTCTCAAGAAATAGTTTCCTTCGATCGGCGATTCGGGAAAACTGATTCCAGCCGAGATATTTTCACCATTGGGTGCGAGCCCGTCACTGGTAAGATAACCAGTGGGTTTTTTGTAGATCGTTGTAGGCGCCGAGTCGGCAGTAGCATTACCAACGTCATTGAGTTCTTCTACCGATTTGCCGCTGTCGGCAGTGACTCCTGTAGGCTCTCCTGCAGCTCTAGGCAGCAATAATGTGCTGGTGTCGTAACCTGATGCCGGAACTTCGGACTCGGCCTGTTCGATCACAGCATCATTGATGCCTAGATACTTGTCATAGGTACTGAGTATGTCGGCGATGGGGGTATCTGTATCTCCGACTTTGATTTTGTTAAGTATGTCTTTGTACTCTTGGCTGTCTACTAACGGATTGAGTTTCACACGCCATAGATGTGGCCACCAAGTGGGGGTAAAACCCTCAGCGGCAAAACTGGCATCTCCCACTACATAGTATCTTTTTAGTGCAGCAGGAACATCGTCGTCTAGGGGATGATCGTCGCGTAAGTGCATGAACTCAAGCACGTCGCCGGCTATGAGTTTGCGGCCCAGTGTCTCGATCATGTCGTTGTAATGGAACACCATGAATGTGGTACCGGCACTCAAGAAGATACCAAATTGGCTGAGATCAAAATCCTGATCCCCGCGATTGTAGATACCACGCATGTTATACACATCGGAATCATACTTGCGATCGCGGTTTTCTACGAATAGCAAGTCCTGGATGTTTTGCTCACTCTGATTCAGATAACTGGGTTTAGTAGCATCGCCGGTGTCGCCCTGATCGATCGGTCCCAGGTATTTGTGGACATTGATGCCAGTGCCGCCAACGGTGAACATCTCGTGGATACGCTTATCCATGAACTTGTAATCGTTAGTCTTTTTACCGTCTTTCCAAAGGCTTAATCTGGGCATTTCGAGTCCTCTTATCTAGTATTTAGTGATTTGGCGTTTGCCGCGAAATGCTATATACTGTCAACATGCCCGAAGAACTGCGCCAACGAGCCAACCAAATTTGGATACAGATCTCTAGCATCCAGAATCCGCAATCACGGATGGATCTAGGTCGTATGTATAAAAACGTGGAAGCCTTGCTTACCGAAATAAGCCGGGAGGAGGTAGAATGCCGCCGTTTACACCGGGAAACGAACCGTTTGGAGGAGTTGCGAGCCAAAACGGACGAGAGATTGGTCCAGATCGAGCAGTATATAACACTGGCACACCTTTGTGGTTGACTGATAACTCAAATGACCTTTATAATAGCGATAATCCACTCCGCATAGGAAATACACGAAATGGTAAAAGTAAACGGTAAGACGATCAAAGCTAAAGTCAAAGCCACCCGAAACCCGTTGTTCGCCGACGAGAAGTACACTGGCGGTGAACCAGCATGGGACGCCGAACGTGCTTGGGCCATGAGCGATGATGATTTCGATCATCATCTACGGAACAGTCTCCGTTATTACAACTATTTCTATTCGGTCAAAGAACTGCGGAAATATGTCAACGAGTGGGTCAAGACATCGGGTAAAATCGACCCCGAAACAGCGAAGGCATATATCAAGAGCCCAGATCGTCATACCCCGATGACTCTTTGTAGCCTGATCAAGGCCAACGAACAAGGCATGCCGCTTAAAGATAACGCACTGGAAAAGATCCGCGGATGGATCGCAGACGCCGCGAAGCATGCCAACGACGACGCGGACGAGCCAGTGGCGAAGGGAGAAAAGAAACCCGAACCTTATCGTCCCACTATCCAGGACCGTCTCAATGAGAAACTGTCAGAAGTATTAGGCGAGATGGAAGGCTGGGTCGATGAAGTCCATACTAATGCCAAAACGGATCATAAAGCCTATGATTTCCTGACCACACAGAAAGTGCCGCAAGCGCAGATCGGTAAAGTGCGAGTGCTTTTCCAGGATAAAAAAGATGAACTAGAGCTGGCCAAATCGGGACAGGACGAACAGCTCAAAGAAGGGTACAACCATCTCAAAGCCGCTGACTACAAACGCATCATTGGTTGGCTCGATCGTATCCTCGCCGATATCGACAGCTTCGAGAAAGTCAAGAAGACACAGCGCAAAGCCCGTGTCAAGAAAGCCCCGAGCAAAGAAAAAGTGGTAGCCAAGCTCAAATATCTCAAAGAAGATAAGAGCCTTAAATTGGTATCTGTATCTCCTTCGGACATTATCGGCGCACAAGAGCTATGGGTTTATAACGTCAAGACACGCAAACTAGGCAAGTATGTAGCTGCCCAATTTAACGAGCTTGGAGTCAAAGGTACTTCGATCACTGGGTATGACGAGTCTAAGAGCGTGAGCAAGACACTCCGCAAACCCGAGGAAAAACTGCGGGAATTTGGCAAAGCATCTAAAGTCCAGCTACGCAAATTCTTGGACGAGATCCGTGCCACCGAAGCTAAACTCAACGGGCGCATCAACGCTGACATCCTGTTACTCAAAGTCCAGTAAGGCCATAAATACTGTGTAATAGGACACAGTAAATGGCCACACTTAAAACCGGGCTTGATGCCAACTTAAACATCCAAACCGATAACCTGTATGACCCCAACACGGGCACAGGCGCAGGTCCCATCGCGTTCGATGCTAGCCAACTAGAAGTAGTCGAAGCCAAACGTGCTGAGATCACGGACTATATCAGACTGCGCCTCGCTGATCAGATCGTTGATGTTGAGCTAGATCCCGAGCACTACAATCTGGCTATCAACCAAGCACTGATCAAGTATCGCCAACGTGCTTCTAACAGTCAGGAAGAGAGTTATGCATTCATGGAACTCCTTCCCGAAACACAAGAATACATATTACCACGCGAAGTCATGGCCGTCCGCCAGATACTACGTCGTGGTATCGGATCGGTATCGGGCACTACAGCCAGTCAATTTGAGCCCTTTGCTTCGGGTTATTTAAACACTTATATGTTGGTGGCCGGACGTGTAGGTGGCCTTTCTAGTTACGAACTGTTTGTGGATTATCAAAAGTTAGCCATGAAGATGTTCGGCGGCCACATGAATTTCACATTCAATCCTGCTACTAAGAAACTTACCATCGTGCGCAAGATGCCCGCAGGGTCGGGCACAGAACCTGTGATGCTGTGGTTGTATAACTATAAACCTGATATCATGCTGTTCAATGATCACATGATCTTCCCATGGCTCCAAGACTATGCCTACAGTTTCGCCAAGCGCATCGTGGGCGAAGCTCGTGAGAAGTTCGCCTCCATCGCCGGTCCACAGGGCGGCACAGCATTAAACGGTTCTGCTCTCAAGAGCGAAGCGCAAGCTGAGATGGACGCACTCGAACAACAACTCAAAGATTATGTCGATGGCTCCATGCCTTTGACTTGGATCACAGGCTGATGAAAATCTCTGAGATCATCACGGAACACAAGATGGTCTGGACACGTCGCAAGACTACTACTCGTGGCGGCAAACCTGTTTTAAAATGGCGCTGTACAACGGGCCCACGCAAAGGTCGTGTAGTCCCTCAAGTCAGTGACTGTAACGATCAGATAGATGTAGCTAAACGAGAACGCATGAAAAAGACTCGTGCTAGGACCGAAAAGCCACAGGCTCGTAGAGCACAGCGCACCAAAAAGATCAACACCGCCAGTCGCTTGATCAACAAACTCAATCGCTTCCGTTAATACTTCTGTAGGTCAAAAGAACACAATCGCATTCTAAATAGTAGTATGCGAGCTCGTGAAATCACCGAAGGGCGCACCGGAACCGTGCGCAACAATCTCAAACCACGAAAAGATCAAGAAATGGCTATACCTGCGGCACATCGTGTAGCGGGCACAGCCGATCGTGTCTACGACTTGAATCGTGTGATGATGGCAGTAGCCGCGTCTGATGGCAAAGCAGAATCATCTGTACCCGACCAGAGTTGGTGTGGCCGTAACAACATAGCCGCACCTTACACGAAACTAGAATCGGAGATGCTAAAACGGGCATATCGGTCCGTTGGTGTCGAGTGGGACGACGCACTGAAACCAAACCCACAAGAAAAAAGCCTAGAATTAAGCGATATAAACAATCGCAGTCCTGTGCCAACCCGCAAAACGAACAAATACGGTGTTTGACATGTTCGGTGGTATAGTGTATACTGTACCAAAGGAGATTCGTCATGATCGTAGGCATATGTGGGTTCATTGGCAGCGGCAAAGACACCGCCGCAGATTATCTAGTAAACTTCCATGAGTTCCGGAGAGAAAGTTTCGCCGCTACGCTCAAGGATGCGGTCGCCGCGGTGTTTGGCTGGGATCGTGACATGCTGGAAGGGCGCACCAAACAAGCCCGCGAATGGCGAGAGCAAGTGGATCCGTGGTGGTCGGAACGTCTAGGAATGCCCAATCTTACTCCTCGCTGGGTCCTACAATACTGGGGCACAGAAGTATGCCGCAAAGCGTTCCACGACGATATCTGGATCGCCAGCTTAGAAAACAAACTCCGCACAAGCCTTGACGACCTAGTGATTTCTGATTGCCGTTTCCCCAACGAAATCGCAGCCATCAAGAGAGCTGGGGGGTCTGTGATATGGGTACAGCGCGGAGACTTACCGGAGTGGTACGAATGTGCTTTGCGAGAAAACACTACCCCAGAGTTAGAGCAATACATTCTCGAAGATCACGGTCAATTAATGCCACAGATGTACCCGGGTGTACACGCTTCAGAATGGGCGTGGATAGGGACAGATTTTGATCATATAGTCGACAACAACAGTAGTATCGAAGATCTATACAACAAGATTAAAAACCTGGTACGGTAGTTCCTAATTTCCATTTTGACCCACTGTGGAACAAGTCTATTGAGCAATTGGCACAGATAGTTTTGAGGTTGTTCCAGTCCACATTTTTTAGATCCCCGTCCACGTGGAATACCATCATCTGACGATCTGACGAGGACTTAAATCCACATCGATCGCACACAGATTTTTTTCTGTATCCTTGCCGAAACCATAATGGTGGTTTGGGTTTGATTCCTTTCCCTTTTCTAATGCACGGATCGCATTGTCGCCTGTAATAGGTTTTTCCATTCTTACGGCAATTGACGGCTACTGGTCTTTCGTTGCAAGTGGGGCATAATGTCCTGATTTTCATACACTTATTTAAGGTTAAACCTTAATTAAGGGCATCGTAACGGTGGGATTTTGTTATCCTAAAATAAATATTGATAACTTGTCATATAAAGGAAAAACAACATGGCACTGATATCACCCGGACTCCAACTGTCAGTAACAGACGAGAGTCAATATGTACCAGGCGCAGTAGGATCCACCCCATTGGTGATCCTGGCTACCGCACAAGACAAAACATCCAACGGTAGTTATGCCACCGGAACATCCAAGGCCAATGCTGGAAAATTGCAGGTATTTACCAGCCAACGCGAATTAGTATCGGCACTGGGTTACCCTGAGTTCAAGCAGAGTGCCGCTGGTACTCCTTTGCATGGATCTGCACTTAATGAATATGGTTTGATGGCGGCCTACAGCACATTAGCTATAGCTAATCGCGTTTATGCGATCCGTGCTGATATTGATCTCGACGAGCTTGAACCAACTTCGGTTCGACCTGTAGCTGATCCCGAAGATGCTACTTTATGGTTAGACCTCGGTGATTCGGCCTGGGGCATCAATGAGTGGGATAAATCAAGGGGTGCATTTGTTACAAAAGAGCCTATAGTAATATTTGACCTAGAAAACGACGCTACTGTTATAACAGTTGGTGGCGTGCCTATTTATTTGCCTAGTGATGGTGTTGGTGTAATCGGAGATTATGCTGTAGTCTGCGATAAAAAACAAATTAGATACTTCCACAAATCTTCTCGCAATCGTTGGAGACTAGTGGGATCCACTGTTTGGCAAATTGAAAATTGGCCAACAGTAGTTGGATCAGTTCCTGCCGAGTCGAGCACTATACAACCCAATGACTCAATCATCATCAATGGTCAAGAAGTTATATTCACCGGCAATACTCTTGAGACAGTAGTTAGCGATATTACAGTACGTTTTGGTTCATACACACCCGGTTCGCCACTTGCTTCGGGTGTCCGTGCTGTCGTTAATGGGGACAAATTAGAAATTTTTGCCTCTGCAGACGCAGTGAGCGGAAACGACGGGGCCAATAAAGATGGCATCGTAAAAATAGAAGCCGGCCAAGGTAATGGACTGGCATCCGTTGGTCTTACTGCCGGCGAGTATCGTGCCCCAGCAACATTCCTGGGGTCGTATATTGACGTTCCAAATTGGATACTACCATCTGAAACTAGACCGTCGGGTAGCGTTTACATCAAAACATCGGCTATCGGCGGCGGCTTAAATCTTGCCCTGAAACAATTCAATGCTGAATCTTCATCATGGAATTTGTTAGCCGTTCCGGCATATCCTAGCGAACAAAGTGCCATATATGGATTTGACCCAATCGCTGGGGGATTCTCAGTACAATTAGGAACATCATTCGTACAGTACGATAATATCGGTAGATCGTACGGAGACAATAGAATATTAACTTCTGGCGTCACACTCAATATCTTTTACAAGACATTGCAAGGTCGTACTTCACGTAAACGATCTGGTTCAGGTTTAACCGGAGGAACGATCATACTGAGATCTACACAGCCCGGTACAGACGAGCTATTTGTTTCAAGTGTCATCACTATTAATAGCGGTGACACCAGCGACGAGTTTAAATCGAATTTTGTGAGAGCAATCGTAACGGCTAATGCCCCAGAGGTCTTTGCTCAATACGACTCTTCGACTGGTTCGGTGACCGTCGGTCACCTATCTGGTGGAACGATCTGGATCGAAACAATCACCGGATCTCCAATGGAGAGCGCCGGATTCAGCAAACAAAATACTCGTAGCACAGAGACCGAATATGTGATCAGTTCTTATCAAGCACTTGACACTATCAGTAATCGAACAGATATTGATTTTGATCCTCCATACACGTCTCCTAATGATGGAACACACTGGTACTTTGGTGATCCTACACAAGTCGATATCATGATCAATGATGGTAGCGCCTGGAGAGGATATCGTACACTGGCATCAGATGCCCGCGGATACGATCTTACAAACACTGATGCCAATGGCCCAATCATTTCTCCTACTAAACCAAAGACACAAAACGATGGCATTTCTGTTCTACGACCCGGAGATATTTGGTTAGACACGTCAGACCTAGAAAATTATCCCAAGTTATATCGTTACAACACACAAAACAAGTGGGTAGCAATTGACAACACAGACCGTATCAGCCAAAACGGAATAATTTTTGCTGACGCACGTTGGGACGCCGACACCGAGCTTGGTGAAGACGACGAGATCCTCCAAGTTGGCGGAATGATTGACCCAATCGTTGGAGAAATGCCAGACCTTGGCAAGATGCTGATCAGCAACTATGTCGATCTTGATGCACCAAATCCACGTTTGTACCCCAGAGGAACATTGTTGTTTAACACACGTCGAAGCGGATTCAATGTCAAGAAATATGTCGGTGACTATTTCAATGAAGATAGTTTCCCTAACGAGACATTGCCCGATGTTCGCAGTTCTTGGGTCTCAGTAAGTGGTCTCAAAGACAATGGTGCACCATACATGGGCGCACAAGCACAGCGCAACATGGTTGTTAAAGCTATGCGCAGTGCCATTGACGGAAACACACAAGTCCGTGAAGATCAGTTCTTCTTCAACCTGATCGCTGCACCTGGTTACCCCGAAGTAATCACGAACATGGTTGCACTCAACAACGATCGTAAGAATACAGCATTCGTTATCGGCGACACGCCAATGACACTGCCCACAGATTCGATCGCTGTTGCTAATTGGGCTAACAACGTCAACGGCGATGGCTTGTCGACAGCAGATCCTTATCTAGGTATTTTCTATCCTGCTGGTTTGACCAACGACGTAGACGGCAACACTATCGTTGTCCCAGCATCGCATATGATGCTGCGTACATTCATCCGCAACGATAATGTTTCTTACCCATGGTTTGCACCAGCTGGTACACGCCGCGGCCTGATTGATAACGCTACAGACATTGGTTACATCAATCCTGTGACTGGCGGATTTAACCGTAACGGTATCAATCAAGGCATGCGCGATGCGTTATACGAGAACCGTGTCAACCCATTGACTATCCTGCCCGGTGTTGGTTTAGTTGCTTGGGGCCAGAAGACACGAAACCCAACCGCATCTGCGATGGATCGCGTAAACGTAGCTCGTCTAGTAAACTACATCCGTACGATATTGGCCAGCGTAGGCAACGGATTCTTGTTTGAGCCCAACGACAAGATCACACGCGATCAAATCAAGAGCATCATTGAAGGCGCTATGAACGACTTAGTGGCCAAGCGTGGTATCTATGACTACTTGGTTGTTTGCGACAGCACCAACAATACACCAGAGCGAATTGCACGCAATGAACTCTATGTCGATATTGCTATCGAGCCAATGAAAGCGGTGGAATTCATTTACATTCCAATCCGTTTGAAGAACCCCGGCGATATCGCCAAGTTGGGCGGATAATATAGGTATATAACGAGGAGTCAACCCTCCTCGTTTGTTACCTTGACACAGATAAATATCTGTAACAGGAGAATATAAATGTCAGTATCATCATTGACGAGATTTACAGTACCATTAGCCACAGATCAGAGTGCCAGCGCACAAGGTCTGTTGATGCCAAAATTAAAGTTCCGATTCCGTGCTAGTTTTGACGGTTTTGGTGTTAGCCAACCTAAGGTAGAATTGACCAAACAGGTCATTGATATCAAGCGTCCCAGTGTAAACTTCAATCCCATCACACTAGATGTTTACAACAGCAAAGTTTACCTGCAAGGCAAGCCCGAATGGCAAGAAACCTCAGTGAACTTGCGTGACGATGCAGCCGGCAACGTGGCTAAATTGGTCGGCGAGCAGATCCAGAAGCAGTTTGACTTCATGGAACAAGCCTCGGCAGCATCGGGCATTGACTACAAGTTTATCCTGCGCTACGAAGTGCTCGATGGCGGTAACGGTGCCAGCACGCCCAACGTACTTGAAACTTGGGAGATGTATGGATGCCAGATCAGTCAGGTTGACTACGGTGACATGAATTACAGCACCAACGATCCTGCAACTATTAGTTTAACTATAAGATTCGACAACGCTGTACAAAGCCCAATTGGTACCGGAGTTGGCTCCGCAGTGGCTCGTACAATTGGCTCTACTGTGACTGGTTGATCCAGACGACGCATAGAAAATCACAGAAGAAAAAACAAAGCCCGGAATTCCGGGCTTTTTTTTGGCCATAAATACTAGGAGCAAGGATTTTTTCTATGTCCATAAATCAGTTTCTTAAAGAACTTAGTACCGGGGATAATGTCAAGGATTATTCGCACGCCTCTAAACTTTTTGTTGGCGATAATTATAGGCTGAGTCCCAAGTACGGTTTCCTCTTTCATGTGGCCGTTGATATCAATCCCGAGATCAGTCGCATTCCTCGAGATCAAATACTTGAGTTAGGAATGATCGTTAAGTCAGCTTCTTTGCCAAAATTTACAGTTGATACTAAAACCTTTAACGCTTACAATCGTGTCAACGTAGTACAAAACAAGATCAAATACGATCCTGTCAACATCGTGTTCCACGACGACTCTGCAGATGTAGTCAGGAATTTCTGGTACGACTACTACAGTTATTACTATCGAGACAGTGATTATCAACAAAGCGTCTACAATTCAGCACATAAATATGGAGTTCGGCAATCCCAGGACTGGGGCTACAGTCCTAGATTTTCTTCAGGCAACAATCCCGGGACACAACAGTTTGTAAAGGCTATTAGAATTTATAGCCTCTATCAGAAAAAGTTCAGCGAGTATACACTCATAAATCCGACGATCACAGCATTCCGACACGGCGAGCACGTCAACGGCGAAAATGGTACCATGACTCACGAGATGACTGTACAGTTTGAGACGGTGAAATATGCCTACGGATACGTGAGCAAAAATACTGTTTCTGGATTCGCCGACTTGCACTATGACCATGTTCCCAGCCCACTCACACCAGCCGGCGGTGGCACCAATAGTATCCTAGGCCCCGGTGGGTTACTAAACACCATCGACGAGATCACCACCGATCTTTCCGACGGAAACTTTTTAAGCGCAGCCCTCAAAGGCGCCCGCGGAGCTCAAAATTTTCGAGGATCTAATCTTAAAGCCATCGCTGGCGCCGAGTTAAAAAGCATCGGTATGGATATACTACGAGGCAATAATCCACTCTCAAAAATCAATGTTCCAAGTTTATCAAACATCAGTAGCAAAGTTACTTCGGGGCTTGCTTCGATTGGGTCGAGTAGCCGTTCAGTAAGGAGCAACGGAGAAGTGATAAACAATGCACCTTCTGCTTCTAACAGCACACAACGATCTGGATTTTCTAGTATAGACGATGGGGGATTTGAGTTATGACCGATAAAAGAACTATTACAAATTTTGAAGTCAGTGATTCAAAAACTGAAAGATTCTTTAACAATTACTTTCGGCCCGACCTTGATGTTTCATCAAACATCAACGATGCTATTTTCACTAACTTTGAAAAAATTACTGATAATAAAGAAAGTGCCTTGGCATTGGCTAGCGCAGTTATAAACACTAGTAAATCTCGACAACTAGATGTCATGGAAGTTTTAGCAGAGTTTAACAAGATGGGCAAGGATCAATTAAATGCCTATCTTTGTATGTTCTTAAATATCAATCGTGTCAATTCAAGTTTATTGGGCATCAATAATCAGCCTGTTAAAAACAAATATATCCAACGTAGTATATTACCATGAGTAAGTATGCCCAGGGAAAGTTCCAGATAAAAAATCCCGACAAGTACATAGGTAAGAAATCCCCCACATATCGTAGCGCATGGGAATTCGTTTTCATGCAGTTCTGCGACAACAATCCTAATATATTAAAATGGGCGAGCGAAGCAGTACACATCAACTATCGCAATCCGCTCACAGGTAAAAACACCATCTATGTGCCCGACTTCCTGATCATATACCAGGACAAAAATGGCAACCAGATCGGTGAAGTGATCGAAGTCAAGCCCAAGAAAGAGACCACGATGGAACAGGCTAAAAGTACCCGTGATCAAGCATTCGTGGTACTTAATATGGCCAAGTGGGAAGCTGCCCGTGCATGGTGTAAAGGGCAAGGCCTAAACTTTCGCATAGTAACCGAAGATCAGATTTTTCATCAAGGAAAAGGTAAATAGTAAGTGAAGTTCGGGATAGGAAATCCCGTGATAAAATGCCTCGTTTCACGCTATCCTGCCCATATCCTTCTCGATCCGGATAAATATCTAAACATAAACTTAGTTTAAGGAGACTCCTAAATGACACAAGCAAAGAAAATCCGTTGGGTTCTAGCGCACGAGCCTATCGAGCTTTTCATCCGTGCTGCCAAAGTTTTTGCTGCTGAAGTAGAAGCAAAAGCCGCAGGCGCATTGGATATCGAAGTTTTAACACTTTCTGAGTATGCTGAGAAATACAACGGCGGCAAAGCTGTTAGCAAGCACGACCTAGTCGACCTGCTGGACAGCGGTGCAATCGAAATGAGCCAGACATACACAATCACACTGGGCAAAGTCAACAAAGACTTCTTCGCCCTGGACTTGCCCTTCCTGTTCCAAAGCCACGATCACGCCAGCCGCGTGTTCGAAGGTGAAGTTGGTAAGAGCCTGTTAAACAGCCTTTCCACAGAGAAGAAGATCAAGGGTCTTGCTTTCACATACTCGGGTGGTTTCCGTATCATCCCAGGTAACGAAGCAGTTAGCCAGATCGAAGATCTACGTGGCATGAAAGTCCGCACATCGTTCTCTCCCGTTGCTATCGACACATTCAAAGCTGTTGGCGCCAACGTAGTTCCTATGGAACTAGAAGAGCTGACAGAAGGTCTGGCACAAGCTGATGTAACAATCGGCGAGTCCACATACCCACGTGTTTACGCTTTAGGCCAGAACGCTGTTTCTAAAGTCATCAACCACACAGAGCACAGCTTGTTCCTGACATCGATCCTAGTCGGTGAGCAGTTCTGGAACAGCCTCAGCGAAGACCTCCAGAAGGTTGTTGCTGACGCCGCTATCGTTGCTGCCCGTCACGAGCGTGAGATTTCGATCGCTGACGTAGCCGCTACACAAGAGCGTGCTGCCAAAGACGGTATCGAAGTTGTCACACTGACAGCTGAAGAAAAAGCCAAATTCCAAGAAGCTACAAAAGAAGTTTACGTCAAGTACGAAGACTACTTCACAGCTGGCTTGGTTGACGCCATCCGTAAAGCCTAATAGTTTTAAAAACTATAGAAAGAAAGGACCGCAAGGTCCTTTCTTTTTGGGGGCGCCCTTTTGCGTTGGGTTAAATAGTTTTATGACTAAAAAATTAGAGGAACTACTAAATCTGTCCCCGTCGGACGAGACCGAGTCTGTTTCGACCGAAATAACTCATCAGAAAGACGTCATCAGAGAAGTAGATACTGCTATCGATAAGATCGATGCCGCTCTTCCAATGGTCCGCGAGTTAGAAGCCGCTGACAAAGAGATGGACGACTTAGCAGATCTGGCAGAAGAAAAGTTCAAAGATCTCATGGATCTGGGCATGAACGTAGAGCCACGTTACTCGGGCGTGATATTACAAACAGCATCTACGCTATTAGGACATGCTATAACCGCCAAGACTGCTAAGATGGACAAAAAGCTCAAGATGATACAACTACAATTAAGCAAGGCTCGTCTGGATCACCAGATGAGCAAAGAAAGCCCAGAGGATGGGGCCATCGAAGGACACGGGGTAGTCCTAGACCGTTCCGAGTTATTGAAACAAATCCTGGATTCTGCCAAGCAAGAAAAAGGCAGATCTGAATAAATATAGATAATAGGATACGGACATGAAAAATTTCCAAGCATACTTTTTTGAAGCAGGTAAACTGTTTGAGTTTCGCGTCAAACTCGCAGGGATCGACCCTAAAGGCGAAGTGATGGAGCGCATCAAGAACGCTCTCAACACATACGAAGTCGAAACCATCGGCAAGGTCAAACGCCTGCCCATCCAAGAACACAGAGACTTTTCTAGAGCAGGTCCAGTAGAAGTCTACCAATTTGATGTGGCTGTGCGCTACCCAACTATCACTGAGCAGATCCGTCAATTGATCATCCAACGTGCTCAGATCGCTGGCGAGAATGTTTGCGTTTATACGAAATCGCAGATGGAGCAAGAAGAACTCAATGTTTCTGAAGAAAGCAAAGAAGCTGTCCTGGAGCAAGAAGAAATGAGTTCGGAGTCCGGTCAAGAGTTGGTAGGTGAGAAACGCCTAACTTCATTCTTCAAAGAATTAGAAACAAGAAAATACGATATCGACGGCAAGGAGAAAGCCGACGGTAAGACCACAAACGAAATCCCCCAAGGCACGGAGAGTCCAGTTGGCTCTACCAAAGTAGCCAAGCCTGAACCCAAGAGCGCCGCAAGATAAGGAACACTAAAGTGACAAGCATCTACTCCATCCTCTCTACGCTGAACAGCCTAGAACCTAAACAAGAAGAAGTAAAAGAAACCCACGAGCCCGTAGAGGCCAAAGGTAGCATCAAGGAAGGCATCGCCGCTAGACTCGAAGCTCAATTGCGCGAGTTCAAAGAAACCGTGGCCGAAGGCGAAGTCTGCCCGGTATGCGACAGCGAGCCCTGCCAGTGCGAAGAGATGGAAGAAGGCAACGAGTTCTCGGGCGCACTGGCCAAAGCCAAAGCTGCCGGCGAAGAAGAATTTGAAGTAGATGGTAAGAAATACAAAGTCGAGGGTCTTGACCCCAACCTGCTGAAAGCCATCGCCAAGGGCGGTGTCAAGATGCAACACGACGCTGAAAGCGATCGCAACATCCATAAGAAATATGGTTACCGTGGCGACCGTGAAGAAGAAGATGATGATGCTTACGACGAATGGGGCAACCTCAAACCAGGTCGTAAAGCCAAACCTGCTGATACTGGCGAGAAGCGTGGCCGCGGTCGTCCAAAGGGCACAGGTCGTAAGATGGGTGCCAAAGGTCCTAGCCTCAAGAGCCGCTTGCTGAACATGAGCGAAGCACGCCTCATCGACGAAGACGGCAACACATTACAACACATCCTGGATCGTTTCCCAGCTGAAGTCAAAACCTTCGAGCAAGGTGGCGATCTCGAGGACAACCTCTATGATGCTCTCTATGACTACTACCTGAGTTCGGGCGAGATGCCTTACGGCACAGCCAAAGCTCGTAGCGGTGATCCTTACGAGTGGGTCACAGAAAAATTAGTCGCTGAACTCAATCTCGAAGAAACAACTACTACAGTAGTCGTTCCTGACTCCGCACAACCATCTGCCATGGAGTTAGATGAACTAGCTAAATTAGCTGGCTTGCGTGAGAGCTGTGGCTCGATGAGCCCAATGAGTGCGACTGGCGACTCCGGTAAACCTGAGATCAACGTCAGCACAAACTACAACTCTGCCGATGGCAACAAGAGCATCACTATCACAGCACAAGGTGATTCAGCCGTAGAACTAGCACAGATGCTGAAGCTCAGCGGACTCATGGGCGATGCTCCTGCCAAAGAGCCACAAGTCGCGATCGTCGCTGCTCACCCCGAGCACGAAACTGAAGTCGAGGAAGAGCGTGATATCGAATACGCAAACACTCCCGATGAAGAAACAGCTGGTGTTGACGCTGTCGTGACTTCTGGCGATGACCTACATAAGAGCAAAGGTGCTAACCCTAACTGGCAAGGCGACAACCCCATGCGTACCACACAGTTTGAAGACAATGATCCTGTCGCCAAACTAGGTCGTGACCTCATGAAAGAATACCAAAGCATCAAGTTGAGCAAGTAATTGCATGACTTTAGAAGAACTTAAACATCTAGCAGGAGTTGGTCGCGGTGTCTATCCTAAAGACACCGTTGACCATTCTGTCAGTGGGAACATCACACATACCGCGGCCGAAAAAGTTGCGCACATGAAAAAGCACAAGATACAGCCCGGCACCGATGACTGGTTTAAACTTTGGTTCGCTCGCCCCAAACTCACGGGCGAAAATCCCTTCGGCAAGAAATAATCCTTAAATACTAGCATGTCCAAGAGTCTCGAAGGCGTGCTGGTCAAACCCGCACACCGCAAAGAAAAATATACCAATGAACAGATCGTCGAGTTCGCTCGGTGTGCCGATCCCGCCACGGGCCCTAAATACTTCCTGGGTAACTATTTCTACATACAGCATCCTGTCAAAGGCCGCATGCTGTATCAGCCTTTTGACTATCAAGACGAACTGATCGACGTCTATCACAATCATCGATTCAGTATCAACCTGCTGGGACGACAGATGGGTAAGACCACCACAGCCGCAGGATATCTGTTATGGTATGCCATGTTCCGTCCCGACTCTACTATCCTGATCGCCGCGCACAAATACACTGGTGCCCAGGAGATCATGCAACGTATCAGATATGCCTATGAGTTGTGTCCTGACTTCATCCGTGCGGGTGTGGTAAGTTATAACAAAGGCAGCATAGACTTTGAAAATGGTAGCCGCATAGTTTCTGCCACTACCACAGAAACAACAGGCCGGGGTATGTCCATCACGCTCCTGTACGCTGACGAGTTCGCGTTCGTGCGAAACTCTATCGCCAAAGAGTTCTGGACTTCTATATCACCGACGCTGGCTACTGGTGGTAAAGCGATAATCACTTCTACCCCCAACTCCGACGAGGATCAGTTCTGGATGTTATGGCGTGCCGCTAACAGGACTGAGGACGAATACGGTAACCAGCGCGAGTTGGGCGAGAACGGTTTCAAAGGCTACATGGCTAAATGGAACCGTCATCCCGATCGCGACGAAGTATGGGCCAACCAAGAGCGTTCCAGTATTGGTGAAGAGCGTTTCAAACGAGAGCACGAATGCGAACCGGTGATCTACGACGAGACATTGATCTCGGCTATACATCTCATGGAACTGGAAGGGCGTGATCCACTGGAGAAACAAGGACAGGTGCGCTGGTATAAACGACCCGAGCCTGGCCAGCAATATGTGATAGCACTGGATCCCAGCCTAGGCACCGGAGGCGACAACGCCGCTATCCAAGTAGTAGAAATCCCGTCCATGATACAGGTAGCTGAATGGAAACACAACAAGACAGTGATCCAGCGACAGATCGCTATACTACGAGAGATTGCCGACTACATTTATAGTATCACCGGCAGCGAAAACGACATCTACTACAGCCTGGAAAACAATACTTTAGGCGAGGCAGGACTGGTCAGCATCGCCGAAGTAGGCGAGGAAAACATACGAGGCACTTTCCTTAGCGAGCCCGGGCGAAGCGGAAATGTGCGACGCTTCCGCAAAGGATTCAACACCACTCACAAGCCCAAACTTACTGCTTGCGCTAAACTCAAAACTCTGATAGAAAACAAACGTATCACACTCACTAGCAAGAACTTGATTACTGAGCTCAAAGGATTTGTAGCACACGGTATGAGCTTTGCGGCCAAGCCCGGGGAAACCGATGACTTGGTTATGGCCTTAGTATTAGCCCTACGCATGATACAACTGCTACAGGGATTTGATGCTAACTTAGATGAAAAAATGCGCGATAGCCTAGATGACTACATCGAGCCCATGCCCTTTATAATGATGAGTTGATAAATACACTACTATGCGTGAATTAGATAAAATTGCCGAGGCCCTGTTTGAAAAGATCCGCTCGAGGTTTGAAGGTGTGACCATTGGCGACGAAAATGCCAAAGCCACCCAGGATCCCGAAAACGCGAGATTCATCAATTTCCAATACTCTACACAGAGTGGCGAAAATCTTGGCAATATCACAATCAGCCTCATCGACGAAAACTCTATCAAAGTCTATTACAGCAAAAACATCACCGACGGCATGCCCGAGGAGGACACGCAAGGCTGGTTCGACTTCCTGCGCGGCATCCGAATGTTCGCCAAGCGCAACATGATGGATTTTGACACACGCGACATCACTAAAAAATCATTGGATATCAGAGATATCAAACAGCAGAGCAAGAGTGACTCTGCTTACACATCAGACGAAGTCACCATTGGAGAAAGCCGTATGTATGGAACCCGCCGTATCAGTTATGACCGTATGGGCGAGACCCGTATCATCGTGCGCCATAGCACTCCAGTGGATGAAGAAAAACGCGGCTGCCGCACACGCAACATCGAAAGCATCTATGTAGAGACCGCCGAAGGCGAACGTTTCAAATTGCCTTTCACTAACCTCACAGGTGCCAGAGCCATCGGTCAGCACATCGCCCAGGGTGGCAACATGCTGGACGAGCGTGCTGGTCATATCATTGACTTGGTAAAAGAAATGGCCGCGCTACGCACATTCGTTTCGGCCACACGCAACCAAGTATTCGAAGATGATATAACACCTGTCATGATCGAAGCAGCCAAGCGCCGTTATCAGAACGTCCGTAAAGGTCTCAAGAGCATGCGTGGTCCCCGCGGCTATGGATTCTACTGGGCCGGCTCAGGCGTTGACAGCAGCGGTGACGCTGGCGGCATCGGCGAAGACGAGATCAAAGATCGACTCACCCGCCGTGTATTTGACGAGCGACTGGAAGAAGCCTTGCCCTATGTGCGCCGTGCCTACAGCCAATACCTCGACAGCCAAAACACACCCATGGGACGCGAGTTCGAATCCTGGGCCGATGACATGGTCGAAGGCACCTGGGCACAACCCGACGATGCCGAAAAGATCAACAAGCTCAAAGAACTTATGACCAAGCCCTTGTTGTTGGGCGCCGATGCCGCAGACGCTACCAGCGCACTCTACGACATCATCGGGGATGATGACTTGTTTGATGAACTAGAATCCATGGCCGAAGAGGATCCCGAAACTGACGCCCGCCCCGTAGTCCAAAATTGGCTCGAGCAGAACATGCCCGAAGTGGCACAGCAAGTGACTCCGGCACTCGAACCTCCTGAGCAACCAGAACAGCAACCAGTTCCTGCGCAACCAACTGAAAGCGTAGATCCAGATCTGGCTATGCTAAAATGGTTATCTGGGCTCCAAAAATAATATCACATTTCTCTTGACTTTGCTAAATACTTGAGCATATACTCTGTATGTGCTCGAGACAATCTCACACATTTATTATGGCACACTTTTTAAGGAGAAAACATCATGGCAACTACATTGGCCGAAATCCGTGCAAAACTTCAAGCTCAAGAAAGCCGTCAAGGCGGCAACTCAACTGGTGGTGATAACGCCATCTTCGCCCACTGGAACATCCCAGAAGGCTCAACTTCCCGAATCCGTTTCCTTCCCGACGCTAATACCAAGAACTCGTTCTTCTGGGTAGAACGTGCGATGATCCGCTTGCCATTCGCTGGCATCAAAGGTCAAGCCGATTCTAAACCAGTGGTAGTCCAGGTCCCTTGTATCGAGATGTGGGAACCCAACGCATGTCCGATCTTGGCCGAAGTACGCACATGGTTCAAAGACCCTAGCCTCGAAGAAATGGGTCGCAAATATTGGAAGAAGAAATCTTATCTCTTCCAAGGCTTCGTCCGCGAAAGCACACTAGGCGACGACAAAGTCCCTGAGAATCCAATCCGTCGTTTCGTGATCAGCCCCCAGATCTTCAACATCGTCAAGGCGGCCCTTATGGACCCTGAGATGGAAGAACTGCCAACTGACATCGAGCGTGGTCTGGACTTCTTGATCACCAAGACTTCCAAAGGTGGTTATGCTGACTACTCTACTTCCAAGTATGCTCGTAAAGAGTCTGCGCTGACTGAAGTAGAACGTGCGGCCATCGAGCAATATGGTCTCTACGACCTCCAGGACTTCTTGCCCAAGCGTCCCAACGACACTGAGCTGAAAGTCATGAAAGAGATGTTCGAAGCATCTGTGGATGGTCAAGCATATGATCCCGACAAGTGGGGTGCTTACTACAAGCCCGCTGGTTTCACTGGTGGTGGTTCTGCTCCTGCCGCGGCATCCGAAGATGCTCCAGTGGCTAAGGCCGCTCCTGCTCCAGTACAGTCCGCTCCGTTTGAAGTCGACGAAGAAGACGCTCCTGTAGCAGCCGCTCCCGTGGCAGCCGCTAAACCTTCTAGCCAGAAAGCCGAAGACATCCTCGCGATGATCCGTAATCGCCAGAAGTAATATGAGCACACCGGGTGGGATCCGTCCCACCCGTTTCTACTAATGAGGATCAATTATGGGCAAACCATTCGACGTAAGTAAATTCCGTAAATCAATCACTAAGAGCATCGACGGTATCTCCGTGGGCTTCAATGACCCCACAGACTGGATCAGCACCGGCAACTATGCTCTGAACTATCTCATCTCCGGCGACTTCCACAAAGGAGTCCCGCTAGGTAAAGTCACCGTGTTCGCTGGCGAGTCTGGCGCAGGTAAATCGTTTATCTGTTCCGGTAACCTGGTTCGACACGCACAACAGCAAGGCATCTATGTGATCCTGATCGACACAGAGAACGCACTTGACGAAGCCTGGCTACATGCCTTGGGTGTAGATACTTCCGAAGACAAACTACTCAAACTCAACATGGCCATGATCGACGATGTGGCCAAGATGGTTTCTGAGTTCGTCAAAGAATACAAGACGCTACCCGAAGACCAGCGTCCCAAAGTCATGTTCGTGCTTGACTCTTTGGGCATGATGCTGACTCCCACTGATGTGAACCAGTTCGAAGCCGGCGACATGAAAGGTGACTTGGGTCGTAAAGCCAAATCACTGACAGCTCTAGTCCGTAACTGCGTGAACATGTTTGGCAGTCTCAACATCGGGCTAGTGGCAACTAACCACACCTACGCCAGCCAAGACATGTTCGACCCCGATGACAAGATCTCGGGCGGACAGGGCTTTATCTATGCTTCTTCTATCGTAGTCGCTATGAAGAAGATGAAGCTCAAAGAGGACGAAGACGGCAACAAGATCTCCGAAGTCAAAGGTATCCGTGCTGGTTGTAAGATCATGAAGACACGCTATGCCAAGCCTTTCGAGTCAGTCCAAGTCAAGATCCCTTATGAGACTGGTATGAACCCTTACTCAGGACTAGTCGATCTCTTCGAAGGCAAAGGTTTGTTACAAAAAGATGGTAACAGGCTTAAATATGTCACAGCAGCCGGCGAAGAAGTCAAAGAATTCCGTAAAGCCTGGGAACGCAACGAAGAAGGCATCCTTGACCGAGTCATGACTGATTTCGTCGCTAACCCACACCGCGGAGAGTCTAAAGCAGAAGACATCCCGGCTGGAGAACTTGAGGAAGCATAATGAGCATTGACGCACTCACCGAACTGTATGGTATCATGAAGGAATATGTTCCTTCTAAGGAACGCCAAGCGGCCGCTGACAATATCGTCAGCGTCCTGGTCGATTTCTTGAGCGATGGCGATTTGAAAGAGTTCGCCGGGTACGACTCTTATCTAGAACGTGCTATGAAAGAATATGGTGGCGGGTTTGACGATGAAGAGGACGAAGAGGACGAAGAAGATTACGATTACGATGAGGATTGATGGCGAATATCAAACCAGCCAAAGTCTTCACTGATCGCGATTTCTTTCCGATCAAGACCGAAACAGCCTGTCAGAGCAAATGGACATGGAGCACTATCTGGTTAAACCAGGGTGCTTCATCTTCTTGCCACCGTGTACAACCTTGGCCAATGACCCTGGACCAAGCCGACGATTTCCATAATCTGCCAGAAAAGATCCGCGATCGCGAAGCTATGTTGCGCGGTGAATGGCCGGGGTATGGTTGCGAGTATTGCCGTGACACCGAACGAGCCGGTGGATGGAGCGATCGACAGCACAACCTAGACATACCCGGATTGACGCCACCCGAGCTCGCTACAGATCCCACAGCTACACACGTCACGCCACGCATAGTAGAGATATTCGCCAAGAACACTTGTAACCTGGCCTGCGTATACTGTTCAGGGAACCTAAGTTCCAAGATCGAACAGGAAAATGTCAAGTTCGGGCAATTCTATCGCAACGGTGTCTGGATCCCTGGCAAGATAGACAAGAACCCACAGGACGATCTCTATCTCGAAAAGTTCTACTCGTGGCTAGAGCGTAAAGGGCATGAACTACGGCGTCTACACTTGCTAGGTGGAGAGACACTGGTCCAGAAAGAGTTGATCGAACGTGTGATCGGCATACTAGACGAACACCCTAATCCTGAGCTCGAGTTAGGTATATTCTCTAACTTCAGCGTACCAGAAAAGGTGTTCCGTAAGTACATCGGCGATATCGAAAGACTGTATGAACAGGACAAGATATCTCGTTTCGATTTCACAGCCAGCATCGACGCATGGGGACCAGAGATCGAATATACACGATCGGGATTGGATTTAGAGTTATTTGAACGCAACTTTGCTTGGGTCGCCGAGCAGGAATGGATCACGCTCAACGTGAACCAGACCGTGACTCCCTTGACCATGAGAACGATGCCTGATCTCATTGACAAAATCACTTTTTACAGTAATAATGACACTAGGCACATCGGTCATTATTTCCAATACGCCACTGGACATAGTTATCTACATCCAGAGATATATGGCGGGGAGTTCTGGCAAGATGATTGGCGCAGGATATTTGATGCCATGCCGTCGGATACTGTTGAGCAACGAGAAGCAAGGCAACGCATGGAAGGCATGAAAGCGAGATTAGATGTCACTGAGTTCAACCGTAAAGAAGTCGATAAGATGAAGATCTATCTCGACGAGATCGACCGACGTCGCGGGACCGATTGGCGATCCCTGTTTCCTTATTTGGATATATAAATGTGGTATAACAAGATAGTCGCAGACCTAGGTAACATACCTCCCTTCATCGATTATTACGAAGGTGAGCTATCAGTGGCCAAAAACGACGCCAGGATCGGCGGCTTGGTAGAAAAGAACCTCAAAGAGATGCCGGGTATCACTGAGCATCGATTCAATCAGCTACAAGAGATTGAAGCGGTGTTGGAGTTCCTTAACATACAGCTCAGGAAGATACGACGTAAGCATTTCCAGAAGTATCTAGAGAACTATGCTCGCGCACTCAGCGCACGTGATGCTGAGAAGTATGTAGATGGCGAGGACGAAGTCATCGACTTCGAGACCATCATCAACGAAGTAGCCCTGCTCCGTAACAAGTGGTTAGGTCTCATGAAGGGACTGGAAAACAAACAATGGATGCTGGGTCACGTGGTCAGATTGCGGACTGCTGGCATGGAGGACGTCACGGTATGAGGCCCATGCCGGACTTCGTGGCTTGGAGCCAATCATTGCTCGACGAGTGGCAGACTGTAAGAAATGCCCGCCCCAGGACCGATCTAGTGTCGTCGGTGGATCTCGAATGTGCGAGAGAATCACTCGATGAATGGGCCACACTATTAAGACGATATTCGTTTGACAAAGAACCGTCAGTTGATTTAGCAGAAGCTTGTTATCAATTTGAAACAAGACTAGACAAGTATAAGAAAAAAGTAATCATGGAAACACTACAACATGGAACCATTCATTAGCAATCACAAAAGCCACGATCATAGTCGTTATGTGTTAGATCTTATCTATCAATACGACAGTTTCCTTGACAGCATCACTACGGTATGCGACATGGGCTGCGGAGCCGGTCTTGACGCTCTTTGGTGGGGAACTTTACAAACACGAGAAGATCCTCCCGAACCTCGTAATTTGAGAGTCGTTGCTCTAGATAAAGATATTTCTCGGCTTGATCCCGAATTGAAAAAACATGAAAATATATCGATACTAGAAAAAGATTTCGAGGAACTATCTTTGCCTCTCAAAGTAGATGTTATATGGAGCCATGATAGCTTCCAATACGCACTCAGGCCCATGGAAACTCTGGCGTTATGGAATCGGCAAATGTCCGATAATGGCATGTTGATTTTATCAGTGCCAGAATATTCGGGTAATTTAAATGGCAGGATAGTTAATAGATCGTATAACAATGCCTTTTATAACTATAATATAGTGAACTTGATACACATGCTAGCCATGTCCGGGTTTGACTGTCAGGACGCTTATTTTTATAGAAAAGATAATTGGTTATATGCCGGTGTCTATAAGACTCGTGACCCTTTTGATTTTCGTAAAACTAAACTCTATGATCTCGTCGACGCCGGAATGTTCCATAAGAGTGCAGCTGACTCAATAACACGGTATGGATACATAAGGCAAGAAGATCTCATATACCCGTGGTTAGACAAAGATTTTTATCAATATAAATGAAAAAAATAGTATTAGTCACAGGCGGCTTTGATCCGCTACATTCGGGACATTTGGCATACTTCCGTGCCGCGAAGGCTCTTGGCGATCGGTTGATAGTGGGCGTCAATTCTGACGCATGGTTGACTCGTAAAAAAGGTAGACCGTTCATGCCAGTCTGGGAACGAGCAGAGTTGATACAGAATCTCAAGATGGTCGACCAAGTCGTGTTTTTTGACGATCGAGCAGATGCTGATGGTAGTGCCAAACACTTCATCAAAGAAACTCTTGAGCTATTCCCAGACCACGAAATCATCTTCGCTAATGGTGGTGATCGTACAGATAAAAATATCCCCGAGATGGAGATACAAGATCCACGACTTAGTTTCGTGTTTGGAGTTGGTGGCCATGACAAAGGTAATTCAAGCTCGTGGATACTAGAAGAATGGAAGGCTCCCAAGACTGAACGGCCATGGGGGTATTATCGTGTGTTACACGAAGTCCCGGGTACTAAAGTAAAAGAACTCACAGTCAATCCCAAACAGAGTCTTAGCCTACAGCGTCATGCGCACAGGAACGAATATTGGCATGTCACTAGCGGACGATGTGATGTGTATGGGCAGCTGGCAGGAGGGTATACATTGCCACCGAAGACGCTAGACGCACACGAGAATCGCACTATCCCACGCGGGGAATGGCATAAATTGACTAATCCCTACGACGAACCTTGTAAAATAGTGGAAATACAATACGGTGACGCATGCGATGAAAGCGATATAGAACGTAGAGAATAAATACAGTCATGCGCGAACTATTACAAATATTTGAAGATCCCGAACTCAAAGCACAAGCGGTAGCCGCTGTGAAATCCACTGATGACGACCGTCTGTTACAGAAAGTGATAGACACACTCAAAGCAGGAAACATCGAGGAACGTATCGAAAACATCATCAGCAAAGATGCTGATGCCAAGCGTTTCGTACAACAGATCGCTGACATCATAGTCAAGATCAAATCTCCCATCGAGGAAAAGAACAAGTTCCTAGAAGACTTTCCTAAAGGTATCGTTGATACAGCGAAATTGCTCGATGGCAATGGTCATAGTTTCGCCGACTTAGTTGGACCGGGATTCAACGTCGAATTATTCAAAGCATTATCGACTTCGTTGGTCAGCCAAGGTGTTGGCCCAGGCGAAGTAGCACTGGCTGTCTTGAGCCCAGATATTTCTTGGAGTGGCCGTGCCGCGGGCGGCGGCGACATCCAAGTCGGCGATCAAGCGGTAGAAGTCAAAACGACAGTATCTTCAGGAGGCCGTTGGATCAATGCTCGCAAAGCCACTATGGACATGGCGGGCATAGAAAAGGCTATCGTGGATGCCATCACCAAGAGCACAGGAAAAGAACCAGAAGGTCCTATCCCGGCTCGCGTCAGTCCTGCGCTATGGGTAGACAGCATACGTCCATTGATCGATCCTAAGATGCTGAAATCGACTACCAAAGCCATGGCCGACGGACTGTTCAACCACACAGACAATTCCGAATATCAGCAAGCACTGATGTCAAGCACAGCCGCAGACATCCGTGAAGCTATACTCAATGTTGGTTACGAAAACTACAAGACCTATTCTAAATTCGACGGGATCCTGATGATGGATGTCCGTAGCGAATCGGCACAATATTTCCGTGACTATCCTAGCATGAGCGGACTAGTCAAAGTCGATACCACATATATCTATGCTCCAGAATCGGAAGCCATGCCCAAAGTATCATTGATGCCCGTGGGCGGTTCTTCTGCTGGCACAGCAAAATCGAGTACTCCTTCGAAACCGATAGCCGCACCTTCGGCGGTCACCGGTAAGAGGGTTGAAATCACACCAACAACTAAAACAACAAGAAAAATATCAGACAAGGGAGTTGGCAGAGAGCGTCGCTGATGAAGATCTCTGTCGACAGAATAGTCGATCTCGCTCGCGAAGTAGAAATCACAGATCCCATCGACTGGGGGATGTTAAATGTCAGCGAAGACCACGCATACATGATGATCGGATGTAGCGTGGCTGAGATGTTTGAAAATATCGATGAACAAGATAAAGACGAGATACTACTGTCTATCATAATAAAGTTGACAGTAGAGAATTTCGTTTTGAATCTTAAACTGTTAGGAAAATAAAAATGTTGAAAAATGTCAAGGTAGATTTCGATCTATCGCGTTTTACCAATGCTGACCACCGTGTAAACGAAGTCAGTTCTATTGGTACTAAAATGTATCAAGAAGGAAGTAACTTTCCATCTTCATATTGTTTAGAAAATACTCGCATCCATCAGCTGTGGTGGAACACAGACGAATTTAATATGGAAAAGATCAGCCAGGACCTTGGGTTTGATGTTAAGACTATCTCAAGCATAGTGATACCACCAGGCTCGATTATCCCGCTGCACTCAGATACTTTCCATAAATTGCGTACCGAGTTCCCTAATGAAACCGGCCGGATGGTCCGAGCCGTGATCTATGCTACTCCGTTTGACATAGGCCAAATAACACAGTATGCCGTAGACGGCACACTTTACGCCAGTGCTGGCTGGCAAGTTGGCGAAGGAACGATCTGGGACGACCAGGTACCTCACGTTACTGTCAATGGTGGCATGCGTGATCTATGCACAGTCAATTTTTCAGGGTTTATGAAGGAATAAAAATGCTATCTCCAAACAAAAATTTCAAACTTTCAAAGCAATCAAAAATACATTTTGCAAAATGGTGGGATCATCCCGAACGCGGCGCCTTGCGTCGTGCTCTCATCGAAGCAGAGATTGCCGCTACATTGCAACCGCCTCGTGCTAAGAAGTCTGAACAAGGAAAAAATGAAGATGCTGGATCTTGAAGCTATACGTGAACATCAGACACGATTAGAAAATCATCCTCTACTGACTACAGATGTCATGGAGAATAAGCGACAATTGGCCACGTTCATGGAACATCACGTCTATTGTGTATGGGATTTCATGTGCTTGGTCAAGTGCTTGCAGAATTATGTGGCCCCAACCGCAGTGCCGTGGATACCCAGCAAGTATACTAAAAATGGTGCCGCTCGTCTTATCAACTCGATCATGGTGGCCGAAGAAAGCGATTGTTTTGACGGTAGATATATTAGTCACTTCGATCTCTACATCGAAGCCATGGAAGAGATCGGCGCTGACCCCACCCGTGTGCTAAACTTTGTTGAACGCATACATTCAGTAGGTTTGTACGAAGCCATGGAAGTAGCACCTGCCGCTAGCCGAGCCTTTATGAAGAGCACGTTTGGATTTATCAATTCGGGCAAACCGCATGTGGCCGCAGCTGCATTTGCGTTCGGTCGAGAGACAGTCATCCCCGGAATGTACATGAACATGGTCAAACAGTTAGGCATCACTGAGCAAGAAGCACCTAAGTTCTACGCCTGGTTAAAAAGACATATCGAGGTTGACACAGACGATCATGGCCCGGCAGCGGTGGAATTAGTTAATATTTTCTGCGACGGCAATTCGACAAAAATACAAGAAGCGCAGGATGCCGGACACAAGTCTATCGATGATAAGATGGCATTCTGGGATACAGTACGCCACGTCATACATGGACGCTAAAACACAGCAGGCACTCGACATCCTACAAGAAGAGTGTGCCGAAGTCATCGTAGAAGTTAGTAAATGCCGTAGGTTTGGGCTAGAATCTCGCCATTATAAAACTAACATTCCGCACAAAGAAATGTTAGAACAAGAGATCGCCGATGTGTTAGCGATGATAGACATACTCATTGATCAAACGGTAGTCGATCAGGAAAACATCATCGAATTTAAAAAAAGAAAGATCGACAAGCTAAAAATTTGGTCGTCGATATTCCAATGACTATAGGCAATACTTCTTTAAAAAATTTCAAGCGTATAATACCGGACGAATATAGAAACAAAAACATTCGTCTATTCGTCAAGATGGAGAGCGAAAATCTCAGCGGATCAGTAAAGGATCGAGCAGTGATCGGCATGATCGAGGGTGCCGAACGTCGAGGAGAGATAGCCAACGGAGATACGTTATTAGAGCCAACAAGTGGCAATACTGGTATCAGTCTTTCTATGATCTGCCAGCAAAAAGGTTATAAATGTTTACTGGTGATTTCTAAATTTGTCAATGAAAATATAAAGAATCTTTTAATATCCAATGGTGCTGAACTAGAAATCGTCGACGGAGACCAGGCAGATGTGAGAGATCGTGCTAAAGAATTAGTATCTCTGGGTCGTGGAAAAATGTTAGATCAATTTTCCAATGACGATAACTGGAGATATCATTACAGTACAACTGGACCCGAGATCTGGAAAGATACCGGCGGCAAGATCACGCATTTTGTTTCATGCATGGGGACCATGGGCACTATCACCGGGGTGAGTAAATTCCTTAAAGAAATGAACCCCGATATAGAAATCATTGGTGTACGGCCAGACATAGAAAGTTGGGTCATTCCGGGCATATCTCGCTGGCGCCCGGGGTATGAACCGCAAGTAGGAAGAGAGGCGATCATTGATCGAATGATTGATGTTTCTATTAAAGATTCAAAGATAACGGCTAAAAAACTCTACAAAGTTGAAGGGATCAAAACTGGTTTCACGTCGGGTGCTAATATTTGGGCATCTTTGGCATTGCCCGCTAAAGATGATTCTGTTATAGTCACCATAGTTTGTGACCGCGAGGACAGGTATACTAATTTAGGAATATTTGATCAATAGAATAAATATTTTCGAAATCGGACGAAATATAGAGAACATTGTAGGTTCCCACCGGTTGACACATAAATAAAACGACTATACAATAGATACTATGATGACTACAAAACTGTCAAACATATCAACATTAGGATGCCAATCGAAGGCAGGCCATTCCTATTGGCCTAACTTTAGTGCCCTAATGATTGAGCGTCTTGATCGTGGAGGGTCTGAGTAGAACTCATTGTAACACATAGAATTCTACAAGGACCCTGGATCGAAAGACCCAGGGTTTTTTGTTTTAAGGTGCAAGCGGAAACGAGGTCCCATAAGCACTCAAAAAAATAAACGGGCGGACAGGATCCATGAACTCTGTGGCGAGAACGCAGACTGTAAGACTCCTGGGCAGGGTATCGACCCTGTCATATGGTTGACCACAAAATCAGTTTCTTGTAGACTGTGTGCTGTGGTACCATATTGAAACACATTAGAGATAAGACGGTACTGGTTCGAAACAGGACTCCTCGTTTAGTGTGTTTCAATATGGCGACACTATATCCAAACGCATTGAGATTCGGAATGATCAACCGCGGCAATGCAGACAGCAGGCTTGAGCGACCTGCCAGTGCGTTTGGATATGGTAACCCAACTAACTGTGATACAATCCACTATCGGATTGGTAG